CGAGGCTACCAAAGCATTTGAACAGGTGTTGGACACCTTGTTGATTGATCGTGCGACAGATCCCAACAGTCGTGGCACAGCACGACGCTTGGCCAAGATGTATTTCAACGAAATCATGGCAGGTAGATATGAACCCAGACCCGATGCCACTGCTTTCCCCAACGATAGTGAGGATCGATATGAAGGAATGTTGGTTGTTAGAAGTGAATTGCGTAGTATGTGCAGTCATCATCACCAGCCTGTATCTGGGGTGGCTTATATTGGTATCATTGCTGCCAACAAACTTATTGGCTTATCTAAGTACACTAGGATTGCTCAGTGGTGTGCTCGTCGCGGTACTCTACAAGAAGAACTGGCCAACGACATTGCCAGAGAAATAGCACGGGCCACCGACAGCGAAAATATTGGTGTGTACATACAGGCCACACATGGTTGCTGTGAAAATCGTGGTATCATGGCACATTCAAGTTTGACTCAGACCACGGTGCTCAAAGGTGCGTTCAAAGATGATCCTGGCACCAAGAAAGAGTTCATGGACAATATCAAACTGCAACAAGAGTTTGCACCAAGATGATACAGCCACTCCGCGATGATCTCATGGTGCAACAGCAGTTGCCTGATGGCTTGGAGGGTGTCGATGCGGCCTGGCAACACATGGTTGCGGTCATAATGTTGAACCAAACAGGCCGTAAACCCGTAAAGACTGTGGCTCCTGTATTTTGGAGCAAGTGGAGAACCCCTTATGCGTTCCTGCAGGCCACTCCGGACGAGGTGCGTGATGTGATCTGGAGTCTGGGCATGGTAAATCGTCGCTATGATCGTCTCACACAGATGAGTCTGGATTTCATGGAATGGGATGGCAATGAAGCTGACAAACTGTATGGCATTGGAAAATACGGTTCGGACAGCTACGAAATCTTCTTCAAGAACAATTACACAGTAGAACCCACGGACAAAGAATTAAAACGCTATTTAGAAGAGGAAGCATTTGCATGATTACACAAAGTCTACAGGCTGTTGTAACAGAAATATCCGACCTATGGTCTTGGATGATCGGCATTGTTGCCGGTTGGGGACTGACATTTACTCTTGTGGTTGCTGTGCTGGTATATGCACACATTAGAATTTCTAGATTGCAACGCAAGGTAACACAACTTGAAAATCGACAGGTCACAGATGGTCGTGATCTTAGCTTGCGTATACGTAATTTAGAAAAATAAGGATATTCAAATGAAATTGAGCGACATCGTTATTGCAATTCTACTTGCTATCATACTTGCCATGGCAGTATATTATCAAACTCACGATCCGCTGGCTGATGCCAGTGCTAGAAACTGTATTACAAAATCGCATTCAGATCGAGAATTAGCCGAATGTATAAGAATTAACACGAGAAGATAAAATGAACAAAGTATATTACAAAGATTCAACAGTTCGAGCTTGGGTACACGATATCATTCGTGCCATGAATGCAGATGGATGGAAGCCTGACTACATTGTGGGACTTACTCGTGGCGGCCTAGTACCAGCTGCCATGCTGAGTCATTATTTAGAAGTTCCAATGGAAACGCTGAAAGTAAGTTTACGTGACAGTGATCATGGACCAGAAAGCAACTTGTGGATGGCCGAAGAAGCATTTGGATATGTGCCCAAAGAAGAACGGTTGTTAGCCGACTTTGATTACAGTATCAACGCCAAAAACATTCTGGTTGTGGATGATATCAATGACACAGGTGCTACCCTAAATTGGATTCGCGAAGATTGGACAAGCGGTTGCTTGCCAGACCACGAGCGTTGGAAGACAGTATGGGGCAACAATGTTCGTTTTGCTGTGTTGATCAACAACGAGGCCAGTGACTTTAAAGATGTAGACTATACAGGCATGTCAATAAACAAACTGGAAGAACCCATATGGTGTGTTTTTCCTTGGGAAGAATGGTGGAGATAAATAGTTATATCCCCAAAACAGCGGTCTTGGCGTCATTCCCGCTTGATAAATTCTGCCGCCTATGCTATAATTAACATAGGAGAAATCAATGGCAAAGTATTACTCAACAAAACATTACGGACACAACATTGGATTGAGTGCTGTATTTAGACAGCCCAATGCTGATCACAGTCACTGTCATCTGCTACATGGTTACAGCCTAGCGTTCACATTTACATTTGGTTGTGACCAATTAGACAACAAGAACTGGGCAGTGGACTTTGGAGGACTTAAAGAACTAAAAGCCTGGCTAGAAGATCACTTTGATCACAAGTTGGCCCTGGATCGACAAGATCCACACTTGGCCAAGTTCGAAGAATTACAAGCATTAGACCTAGTAGAGATCCGAATGTTTGATGGAGTAGGTGCAGAAAAGTTTGCTGAACACGCTTTTAATTTTGCAGATCAATTGATTCGAGAAAAAACTAATAATCGTTGTTATTGTGTTAGAGTTGAGTGTGCCGAACACGGAGCCAATAGTGCAATCTACGAAGGTTAACGAAATCTTAGACATACTGCAAGAGGAGTGTGCTGAAGTTATTGTTGCTATCAGCAAGATTCGCCGCTTTGGTATTGACAATAGCTACAAGGATGGTGGTACCCAGCGTGAACATTTGGTACAAGAACTAGGCGATGTTACATTGTTAGTAGAATTACTCAAGGCACACAATATTTTTACAGAAGCAGAATTACATGCGGCACAAGTGAGAAAGAGTCAAAAATTAACACAATGGTCAACAATATATGAAGATTAAAGTCAGCGAAATATTTTATAGCTTACAAGGCGAAGGTCGCTTTGTTGGAGTACCTAGCGTATTCTTAAGAACATACGGATGTAACTTTACCTGTTCAGGTTTTGGTTGCAAGCCTGGCGAAAAATCAACAGGTGCAGATGACGTGGCCAAAAAGGTAGAACTGTACAAAACATTCAACGATCTTCCATTGGTAGAAACAGGATGTGACAGTTATGCATCGTGGCATCCAGCCTACAAACACCTGAGTCACACACTGACCACAGAAGAACTTGTGGAAAAGATGTTGGCGCTGACACCTAATAACATGTGGATGCAAAACAATGGCAATGATGTTCACTTGGTTATTACAGGCGGTGAACCTTTGCTAGGTTGGCAACGTGCTTATGCAGAACTGTTGAGTCATCACCGCATGGCAGACTTGAAGAATATCACATTTGAAACCAACGGTACTCAAGAACTACACGAAGACTTCCGCGATTACTTGATTGACTGGGCCAGTGACAAAGCCGGACGTGAAGTCACATTCAGTGTCAGTGCCAAACTAAGTGCGTCAGGCGAGTCGTGGGATGATGCTATCAAACCCAAGATTGTCAATATCTATCAAACTTACGGACACACTTATCTCAAGTTTGTGGTTGAAACTGAAGATCACGTTACAGAAGCCATACGTGCTGTGGATGCATTTAGACATGACGGTTTCAAAGGCGTGGTATACTTGATGCCACAGGGCGGTGTAGTTGATCCATACGAATCAAACAAACTAAACATTGCCAACATCTGTTGCAAACTGGGATTCAACTACAGCCCACGCTTGCATGTGGATCTCTGGGGCAACGGCTGGGGCAAATAATATGGCTCCCATACCGGGCATGGACCACTATGATCAGTTTCATGCACGAGCCGACTGGGATTACGTATTTGTCTGGTGGCCGAAACAATGTGAACTCACTAACCGTCAAATCTGGTTGCAACATGCATATCGTGGCACAGCAGTCTGGGTCGGCCCCGGTGAACCTGTGTTTGAATACAGATATCATGCTCCCCAGGAACACTTAATTTGGCAACTACAACAGTGACTGAAAAAAAATCCAATGTCACCGACGGACGAGAGAGTTTTGACGTCACAGTTGGCAATACCTTAGTTGCGTTTTTTAATCGCAACGTAAGCACGTATCCCACTGAAGCGGGTGGACCCAAGTTTGATCTTATTCCTGTTGAAAAGCAAAAAGACATCATGGTCAATGTGGCCCGTATGTATGCTCAACAAGAATATAACCGTATTACAGAATTGGTAACAGTATTACAAAAACAAGCAGCAGAACTCAAGCGTCGATTAGATATTACCGACATGGTACATGCCGCCAAGTACGAGTTCCAAGTGTATCACGGCCAAACCTATTGGTTGGCTTACGAACACAACAAACAAGGCACTAGATTGACCCACTTGGGCCCAAATGATTGGACCACAGGTGCGCCTGCAGATTATGAATATATTTGCCAGGTCAAGTGGTTGGGTGATTACACCTGGGTAGAAGTAACAGAACAGGATGCAAAATGAATAAAATGATGATTTGGCCCGTGTGGGCAGTGGCAGTATTGACCACTTGGTTATACCTGATCTTGACCGGACCGGGTTTTGCCTTGTACGAAACACACTGGCTGTATGCGTTAATGATGGTGTTTGGGTCAGCAGTGGCTGGCTTTACCCCAGAAGGCGGCGGTGCTGTGGCATTTCCAATTTTGAGTTTATACTTTAACATTACTCCGCCTGCGGCACGTGATTTTAGTCTGGCTATACAAAGCATTGGCATGGTATCAGCGGCCATATGGATCTTGACACGCAAAGGACATGATCTACGAACATTTAGACACATACCGTTCTATGCGGCCGTAAACATGATTGGTTTTGTGCTTATGACCACTGTGGCCGGTGCTGTTGCTTTCAAAACCGTACAGATGTTGTTTGTGAGTCTGGCCTTGGCCTTTATTGTGGCCTACTTGATCAGCCGTGGTCGTGGCACCGTGGATGATGTCGAACTCAAAGGTTCCCAATTTGTTACTTTTACAATATTTTCATTCATAGGTGGTTGTGCCTCTGCCATGTTCGGCACAGGCAGTGACATGTTGATTTACATTGCGTTGACCTGCTACTACGGCATGAAGGAAAAGATCAGCACAGACATCAGCATTGTGCTCATGGCTGTGATCACTGTGTTTGGCATTGCCTATCGTGGTTTGTTTTTGGATGCTGTACACCCGGATGTTTATTTGATGTGGCTGGCGGCTGCCCCGGTGGTGTTGTTTTTTGCTCCATTTGGTAACATACTGTTGGGATGGGTACGTAAAGAAACCATGTTGTACACAGTACTGGCCATGAATGCTGTAAACTATTTTTACTTCATGAGTAAAAATCTAAATATGCTGACACCAACTGTGATAACACTGGCATCATTTGTAATATTTTTTGTAGCAAGTTTTTACATTAAGAACATAAGGAATAAAAATGGGAATATTTGATCGCTTTAAAAAGAAACCCGAAACAAAACCAGAAGCACCCAAGACTCGAAAAAAATCTGCCAAGGACTTGGCCACAGAAAAGGGCGAACCTTATGTGGCGATTCTTAGTGTAGATTTAGATCCAGACAACATTGGCAACGGTGCATTTGAGCTAGATTGGAATGACAAGTTTATTGCCAATCTGGTACGTGCTGGTTATCAACACAAACCTGCAGATACAGATGCAGACATGGTAGACCGTTGGTTTGCTGATGTGTGTAAAAATGTAGTGGCAGAAAACTTTGAACAATGGGAAGCCAATCAGCCAATAGATGCACGTCCACGCAACATTGAACGTAGAGATATTGGTGACGGGCGTACTGAAGTATCGTGATCTTGTATGTAAATGGTGACAGCCATAGTGCTGGTGCCGAAGCAGTAAACACCTATTCGTTTGCCCAAGACGATAGCCTATATTGGAACATGGCACGTGAACCGCATCCAGATAATCTACGTGTCAGCTACGGCTGTGAGTTGGCCAACATGCTGGGTGCCATACTACAATGTGATGCAGAGTCAGCCAGTAGCAACGACAGAATCATTCGTACCACTTACAAGGCCCTTGACATTGTAAAACCCGAGTTGGCCATCATTGGGTGGTCAACATGGGAACGAGAAGAGTGGTGGCACGAAGGCACTGAACAGTATTGGCAAGTCAATGCCGGTGGCATTGGTGAAGATTGGCCTACAGAAATCAAAGATCAATACCGCGGTTACATTTTAAACATCAACTACGATCATGCTGTTAGAAACGCACACGAAAAAATACACCAACTGCATAGATATCTTGACCAGAACAAAATACCACACATATTTTTTAACACATTTGAACCATTTACCAAAACTTTAAAATTTGAATGGGGCAACAGTTATATACATCCATACAGTCCAGAATATACTTACTACAATTGGTTAAAGCAACGGGGATTCGAAACGGTTCGTCCTGGATCATATCATTTTGGTCCAGATGCCCATACCGCCTGGGCCGAATTCCTATACCAAAATTATGTCCAAACGCTATTGACAACTTAATCATTATATGCTATTATAACTACATGAGATATCTACTTGTTGACACCGCTAATACTTTCTTCCGTGCCAGGCATGCCGCACACCGTCAAGCTGATACTTGGGATAGGCTGGGTTTCGCCATTCAGGTAACGCTAAATAGTGTTAATAAGAGCTGGAGAGATCAAAAGGCAGATCACGTTATTTTCTGCTTGGAAGGTCGTAGTTGGCGTAAAGACTATTATGAGCCTTATAAAAAGAATCGTAGTGTGGCTCGTGCGGCCTTGACAGAAAAAGAAGCTGAAGAAGATGCATTGTTTTGGGAAAGCTTCGATACTCTCAAAGACTTCTTGGCCACAAAAACAAACTGCACAGTATTACAACACCCTGAACTTGAAGCAGATGATTTGATTGCCGGTTGGATACAAGCCCACCCACGTGATCATCATACCATTGTGTCAAGTGATACAGACTTTCATCAACTACTAGCAGAAAATGTAAATCAATATAACGGAATCGCAGATGAGCTCCACACTATTCAAGGTATTTTCGACAAGAAAGGTGCCCCAGTCAAAGATAAAAAAACTAAGGAACCAAAAACAATTCCGGATCCTAAGTGGATTCTTTTCGAAAAATGTATGCGAGGTGACCCCACAGATAACATTTTCTCGGCATACCCAGGGGTGCGTAAGGTGGGAAGTAAAAATAAAGTGGGACTCATTGAGGCATTTAACGATAAAACAGCGAAAGGCTTTGCGTGGAATAATCTAATGCTACAACGCTGGACTGATCACAACGGTCAGGAACATCGTGTGCTGGACGACTATGAACGTAATCGTGTGCTAGTTGACCTAACCGCACAACCCGACGACGTCAAAGTTAAAATCCGTGGCACCATAGATGGAAATAGCGTGGCACTTAACCGCCCCATGATTGGTGCCCATTTTTTAAAGTTTTGCGGCAAATATGATCTAGTAAAAATGTCAGAATACGCTGAACAGTACACTAGATTTTTAGAAGCAAGTTACCCAGAAAAGGAATAATATGTTAGAAAATTTTAGACAGTGGTATTTGCGTAACTACACCGAAATCACTTGGTTTCTTATTGGTTTTTTGATCATGGCCGGTTGTGCTCAGATTGGTCGCGGAGAGTATGTTGACGCTTCGATCAGTTGGTTGGTTGCTGCGATAAATTATTGGTTTATTAAAAGATGATTTTTTTGTTATTGTTTGTGATGGCTGTCAAACATTGGATTGCAGATTTCGTATTGCAGTTTGAATACATGGTCGAACAAAAAGGCACATATGGTCTTATGGGAGGCATAGAACATGCTGTCATGCATGGCGTGTTTACTGGCATCATAGTGACAGTATTTGTGAATAGTGCACCGGTGGGTTTGGTGTTCGGTCTCTTAGATAGTGTTGTACATTATCACATAGATTACGTCAAGGCCAAATGGGGCACACGAAATGCCAACACACAAAAGTTTTGGATTCAACTGGGAGCCGATCAGCTGGCTCACTACACGTTCTATATCTGGTTGGTATGGATCTTACAAGAAGCTATTTAAGGAGTCACCATGAGTGATATTATTGCTAAACCTGTTGTAAAAAATAAATTTTGGATTGTAGAAGAAGGTGGAGAAAAGATTGCCACCATCCAGGCCATTGAAGAAGGCGGCTTTGCTTATGTACACGATGAGCAAAGAGAACTGTTTCCATCAATCAAGATGATCAGTAAAAAATACAACATCGAATTTGTCAAGGCTGAAAAACCCAAGAAAGAAAAACTAGATGTGTATGATGTGTATGGATTTCCCACCAACACACAACCCAACAACGAAGTGTTAGATGTGCAACGTTACTTGCCCATCTACACCAAAGGTAGCAAAAGTAAAAGTTTCTTCTGTGCCGGCTACTACATTATTAAATTCAGTTCAACCTGGGTTCGTGCCTACTGTCCAAAACTTATCACACTGAATCGTTACGAATATCAAGGTCCATTCAAAACTCAAGACCGCATGATAGAAGCCATGCGAGAAGCCAATGGACAATAACGTATCTGTCCATGTACGCATGTTTAACGATCGTGTTAGAGCCATGAATCAAAGCAATGGCAAAATCTTAACACTGAATGCTCAAGAAGCTCGCAACTTGCATGCCGAAATTTACGAGTTGCTGGCCACCATCAGTGGATTCTGTAAAAATACTGAAAATTCCATCATCAAAACTGATATCAGCATGGACGGTGGCGGTTTTAAATAATATACGTATATTAAGAGATAAATAAACAGTATATCAAGGATAACTGAAAATGTCTAGACCCAAGCCAACTGTGTTGTTGGACCACGTTAACAAAACCACTTACAAGAGCGAGCAAGTGCTGGCCTCTGAAGGTATCTGGGCGGTGTTCTACGACAATCAACCTATCAATCTCAAGACACACAATATTTTAGTGAGTTACCCTGGCCCCAAGTACAAAAAAGTAAGTTTCAGTAACAGTGGCCATGCAATTAATCTCTGCAAGAAACTCAACACCTTGTTTAAGACTGACAAGTTCAGTGTGGTACTGTTACGTGCCGGCGACAAAATCTTCCCATAAGCGTTACACTCAACGTCAACTCACAAAAATATTTGTAGAACAGGCTGAGTTTCCAATTGGCCAAACTACCGACCTACAACTGCGTTGGTGGAAGAATCCCACAGACGACACCAGCCTAAGGTTGAGTCTTCAAGGACTACAATTTGTCAAGGCTGTGCTCAAACTACAAAGTTATGAATTTGCTTTGCCTGAAGAACTGACCAATCATCATCTGTTGCAATTAGAACGACAGTTTAAAAGCATGTACTACCTGCTCAAACGTCAAAAAATTATAGTGTTTGAAGAGGAAGAAGCCATGATGCTGACCTTACACGGCAATGACTTAGCATCATATTTAGATAATATAGAATCACAAGGTTAGTGATCACTAACTTAGATGGTTGACAACCGCAGAAAAAGAGCGTATAATAGTAATTAGAAGTAGCAGTTTTATTAACCAATCCCGCATTGTGTCGGGCAACGAAGGAGAATTACAATGTCAAAGCGTCTCACACGCAAACTCACTGACGTGGCTCAAGAAGTTGAACGTCAACTCAAAGCTCATTACAACGTAACTGATAGAGAATTAACTGCCTGGCGAGTTGCGGCCAGAATCGGTCATTCGTTCCCCAAAAGCACCATGGTCGCCATTGCCGATCTTTGGATCGACTACGAAGTCCAACGTGATGTGCTACACAAACATATTATCAATATCATGAAGAAATGGGACAGTCGCATCTGTTCACCTGTGTCGGCTTGCCAATTAATAGATACAGATCGTATTGATACTTACGACGGCCAGCATCGTACTATCAGTGCCGCTATCTTAGGTTTTACAGAAATTCCTTGTGCGGTGGTTGTTACAGATGACAAGAACTTTGCTAGTTATGCTTTTGAAATGTTAAACGACACAGGTGTTAAACGTCTTACCCCAGGTGACTTACATCGCAATGCTCTTGTACGCTACAAAAATGGTAGCCGTGATATTAAGGTAGTACACGCTAGAACCATGCAGGATCAGTTTGATAAGTTAGGCATTGACCTGCAAGACAAAGGTAGCCGTGCCAGCGATAATCTGCGTGGCGACAACGATTACTTCTTCAGTCACTTTAAATATGCACAAAAGGGCATTGAGTTGGATGAGTCTGGTCGAGTGCTACACAATATCCTGTCGGCAATCAAGGAAACTTTCCCAATTGGAGAAGAAATTGATCAAGGTGTTTATATCGGCTTACATGAACTACAACGTCTAGCTGGTACCAATCCCAACATCAAATTGCCTGCAGATTGGATGAAAACCTTGTTAGACAGCTTGAAGAAAACTCATAGAAATTCAGCCACTATTCATGCCAAAGCTAAACTGCAATGGGACCATACTCACCCAGGTGCAGGTTGGACTGCTCCGATGGCCATGGCCAACTTCATGCGTGAATTGCATATTCATAATGGTGGTGCATTAAACTTACCATATCACGGAGAAGGTAGTAAAGTAGGCATTGAAGCTGGTAATTTTGTTCCTGGCTTGTTTCCAGAGGCGTCATAATGTTAAAAGAATCCCTAGACACTTTTATTGCCCCCAACTACGGTAAGACCACACGCACCGCAGATACTTATCGAACCGTGGCCGCTTACTGTCGAAAGAATTTGGATCGCTTGGTAGTTGATTATAGTGAAGTAGTAAATGATCAACAGTTGTTGCGTGAAATCCGCAATGACATTGATTACTACCTACGTCGTTATCACGAATACTGTATCCAACAACGTGATGGCATGAAAGCACACTATCACGAAATTGGTGCAGACGAAGATTGTGACTTTGAACATTTGATTCCAGCCAGTCGTATCCGTGACTTGCTGTTGGCTGGCCGTATCTCCGTAGAGCAAGCTCTGAATCCGCCCACAGTAAGATTGAGTCGTGCCAAACACCGGGCCCTCAAAGATGCAGGTTGGGCCTCTAAAACTCCCAACATGTGGTTGCCATTTGAACGCTATACCAATGTGTTCTCTGCCACTTACCAAACACACGATGGAACGGCAATTGATCCATTGACATGGACCTTGGAAAAGCATTATAATTACTTTAAACATTTAATTATATGATACTAACAGAACAAATTGCCACTAACATTGCTGCATGGGCTCAAACGGCCTGGAGCATCAATGTCCCTAACAGCACCACAGCAGAAAAGGTTATTGCTCTTGGCCTAAAACCTTTTTATGCCAATGCAGTAAGAGTTGGCGGATCAGGTACCATTGTTGACGTAAAGGTCGATCATCGAGCATTTGATGTTAAGAGTAACGATGCTATTAAGTTTTACAATACCAAACCAAAACCTCATATGCTCAAAAGCGGTGGCCAATACTTTGAAATTATCAAAGATTCTTTATGGGTGCGTAGACCAAATTCTGTATTGTTGCCTTCTCGTCGTTCACCAATTGACATGCAAGGATGGAAAGGAGATCCTGGAATTCTTATGCCGTTGGCGATTCAGGAGTATCGAGATTATGCCAATAAGACAATAACGGCCGCCAATTGTACAGTACTAACTAGTATTCTTTTAATTTACGGAGAGGACTTAGGGCACAAGTCAATTTACTTAGAAGAACAAAATTTTGCAACACCCAACGCAAGTTCTTATAAAATTCACCAGACTAGAAAAACTAAAAAAAATCCTGTGCCTATTAACAACGGTTATGAAGCGTTAGATGCTGACGGGAAAGTATTATACTCCTCAGCTCCATACGGAGAAGGTTCTAGTATAAATTTTCTAAAGAGATTTGATCTCGGTAACGGTTACTTGTTTGTTTGGCCTAGTACTGCTATACCCACCAATGTAACTAGCATATCTGATTGGTCTAAACAAGGAAATTATAAGGTTTGCATATGAGTTACTTAGAAGAAATTAAAAAGAAGTACGATATTACAGACTATAAGGAAAGCGGCGTAACTATCCCCGAGCTTCCAACTGATGGTATTGTATTAATTGTAGGCACAAGCGGTAGTGGTAAAAGCACTATCCTGCGTAGCCTAGGTGAACTACGTCAGCCTGTAGTAGATAACGCTCGCACTACAATAGAAAACTTCTCTACTCCGGAACGTGGCGAAGAACTCTTACTTGCCTGCGGACTGCGTAGTATTCCTACTTGGTTCCGACCACCCAATACCTTAAGCAATGGCGAGTATCATCGCTTTGAAATGGCCATTAGTTTAGATCAAGGACTCGGCACAGTTGACGAGTTTACGTCAGTTGTTGATCGCGATACTGCTAAAAGTCTTGCCCTAAGTATTCGCAAGTTCTACAATCGGCAGGGTAAAACAGATCCACTATATATTGCAAGTTGCCATAGAGACATAGTAGAATGGTTAGATCCTGAATACGTTTATGACACAGATCTCTGTGTCTTAGAAAATCGGAGGTCACTTCTTCGATTGGGGACAAGACCAAAACTTGCACTCACCATCAAAAGCTCAAGTGTCGACTATTGGAGATATTTCAGTAAGTATCACTATTTAGATACTGCTATTAGTAAAAGTGCTCATTACTATGTCTTACTCTTAGGTGATAAACCCATTGGGTTTCATGCTGCTATACATTCAACTAATAGAGATATTCACAGTTACTGGCGTGGCCATCGTACTGTGATCTTACCCGAGTTTCAAGGCATGGGCATAGGTACACGATTTAGTGATGCCATTGCCGAAATCTATGTTAGCCATGGTCTAAGATACTTTAGTAAAACAGCACACCCTAGTTTCGGCGAGCATCGTGAAAAATCCGAACTATGGCGCCCTACGTCAATGAATAAAAAATCCAGGGTAGGTAGTTACTTGAACAAGGATGGTACTGCTAGAAAAATGGCAGGTTACGGCGGTACAACCACTGTTCGAGATGCTTATAGGGTTTGTTACAGTCACGAGTATATAGGTAAAAAGTAACTCTGTTGCCTAAAAACAACACCCATAACCCCCTGTTTTTAGGGGGTTTTTTGTACTTAAAATTCTGGTTGATCCATAATTCATTAAAATGTATAATGTATGTATAGTGATTAATAAGGAGCAGAAAATGGTTGGACTAACAATAGTAGATGGTGATATCATCCGTAGCTATGATTTCAAACCCATGGCGGGACGTGATGATTGTTTTATCGAAGGTCAAGTGATTGATGCTCACAATACCGAGCAAGGTTATCAGGCCTACAAGATCCGTGTTACCCGTGATCATTTTGGTGCCGACACCGATACTAATCAATCCGGTCCTGACAGTCGTGTGGGTCATGAAATATTTGTGCCTTGGAGAGTCAGCTTCAACGAGTTCCAAGGTCGTGTAATGAATCTTTCCAGATAAGGCTGTGATGGGGCCGTGCGGTCCTTGGGGAGCCTTGATACCCCAGAAACGACGCAGTCACTTTTTACTGGTTTTTGACTCAAAATAAAAACCAGTACTTTTTAAACAGGAGATCGAAATGTCGAAATATCGTACCCGAGAAGAATACCAAGCAATGGCCCGGACTATGCCGGCTCAAGAATTATCATCCTTGCTAGATACGTTTTGGAGCTCGACTACATTGACTGAAGGCGAACGGGCTATTCGTGATGTACTTGATGCCGAAATGGAACGCCGTATCATGGCCTGGGAAATCGCCGAAGTATGAGCAACCTGTTTCTTGTGTCGTGGGACTGCACGGGGCTTGAGGCTGTGATCAATATCACAGACTATGAAAAAGAAGCCACTTGGGCCACACTCAAGAATGAAGATCCACCGGTTCGGTTGGGCAGTATGGTCAATCATTTGATGCTTCGTGCTAGGGCCAACAGCCAAAGACATTATGAAATCTATACCATGAATGTGGCGGAAGGTATTTCAGACGAAGATATTCGTGGTATGTTTGACGCAGATCCGCAAGGTTCGGCTGATTTAATTCGTGATCGTGGTAATAAAATTTACAGCGATCGTGAAAATTTAGTAGACCGTAAAATCATTTAATTGTATAATAGTTCTATAGTAGTTAATTTTGTAGTAATTTTTAGGAGCCTGTGATGAGTACAACTATTAGTGAAAGCCGTACAGTAACACCCAATGAATGCCGTAGCCGCTTGCTTCGTGCATTCAAAGTCCAACGCCCTGTTTTTATTTGGGGTCCTCCCGGAGTAGGTAAAAGTGAATTGGTAGCCGGTCTTACCCAAGAATTAGGCGGTTATACCATTGACTTACGTCTAGGCCAAATGGAGCCCACAGATCTGCGTGGTATTCCGTTTTATAACAAAGAGTTGGGCAAAATGGACTGGGCCGAGCCAGTGGACTTACCAACACCAGAGTTGGCCGCAGAATACCCTGTTGTGACCTTGTTCTTAGACGAGATGAATGTGGCGGCCCCGGCAGTACAGGCCGCGGCCTATCAGTTGATTCTCAATCGCAGACTAGGCAAGTATCACCTGCCCAAGAATGTGGTAATTGTGGCCGCGGGTAATCGTGAAAGCGACAAAGGTGTTAGTTTCCGTATGCCAATGCCCCTGGCAAATCGTTTCGTACATTTGGAAGTACGTGCTGATTACGACTCATGGAACGAGTGGGCTGTGCAGAATCGTGAGCACAAGGACGTGGTAGGTTACATTGGTTTTGCCAAGCAAGACTTGATGGATTTTAACCCACGCTCAGCCAGCCGTGCCTTTGCAACACCACGTTCATGGCACTTTGTAAGTGAATTCTTACATGACGAAGATGCCACAGATGCAGAATTGTCGGACTTGATTGCTGGTACTATCGGTGATGGCTTGGCAGTTAAGTTTATGGCACACCGCAAGGTTGCCAGCAAGATGCCTAACCCAAGCGAAATCTTGGCAGGTAAGGTCAAGACTTTAGATGTCAAAGAAGTCAGTGCCATGTACTCCTTGACTGTGTCCATGTGCTATGAATTGCAAGATGCTTATGCCAAACTAGGCAAGGAAAAGATCAGCCAATGGCACGGTATGGCCGATAACTTCTTCCGCTTTATGATGGATAACTTTACCACTGAATTGGTTGTTATGGGTGCTAGAGTTGCGTTGACCACTTACAACTTACCCCTGGTACCAGGCAAGCTCAAGAACTTTGATGAGTTCCACAAGCGGTACGGCAAGTACATTATCGCGGCAGGCGGTAAGTAAAAGGTTGCTGTCACAGGCAGGGGGCAGGCACACGCTGTAAGTCCTCCTTATTCTTATGAACTATGACTTTTGTCCAGATCTAGATACTCCAGAGATTTGTGTAGTCATGAATCGTAAATGGTGGTTAGATAACAAAGAATCCATTGGTACTTGGTTAGGCCACAATAAGATAGCACTAGGACAAATGATGTTATATATCCCCGACCCAGCAGACCGTACTTATTTTATGTTAAGGTGGCCACAATGGTCATAGGTCCTTTGCTCATAGTCGGTCTAGCTAGTGTGGCTTCGGTAGAAACCACCGGTAAAGGTCTAGCAGACCATGGTATCAGTGCTGTTCGCGATCAAGACTGCAAGATCAGCCGAAGCATCAGCGGCAATGATATTTGCCGTCCCACAGCACCTGAACCACGTGCCACAGTCGCAGTCAGCCAGCCCACAGCACCACAAGTGATCAAGCCTGGTTCTAGTGTACAGGGCATGGAAGATGTGTTTAATCAACGAAAAAACCGTGCTAACCAAAAGGTTGACCAAAAAATCAATTAAATGTATAATATATATAATACAGGAGCGAACAGAATGACTACACTAGCAGAAAAAAGTAAAGCGGTAACAGTAACAGATCCCAAGACGGATGCAAGTGCCCGCGAAAAACTGGTTACCGCACGTATTGGTCTTTTGCTCCGTGCTCCATTCTTTGGCAACCTTGCTACCCGCCTAACACTTATCAACGCAGATGAATGGTGTCCTACTGCCGCCACAGACGGCCGTAAATTTTACTATAATTCAGAGTTTGTCAATAACCTTCCCCTAAAGCAATTGGAATTCTTGGTCGGACATGAAGTGCTTCATGCGGTTTATGACCATATGGGACGTCGTGGCAACAGAGATCCAAAACTGTGGAACATTGCCGATGACTATTGCGTAAACTGGGACCTGGTAGAACAACGTATTGGCGACAAGATTCCCGTTGCCCTGTACGACTCGAAGTACAAAGGTATGAGTGCCGAAGAAGTGTATGATGACTTGTATGCCAATGCCGACAAAATCAACATTGATGAATTGATGAAGCGTCTACTAGACGAACATTTGGACGGAGAAGGTGGTGAAGGCGAAGATGGCGACAAGCCAGGCAACGGTCGTCCACGCCTGAGCGAAGAAGAAAAGAAGGCTATTCGCGACGAAATCAAAGATGCAGTACTAAATGCCGCCAATGCTTCGGGTGCAGGTAATTTGCCCGGTGGTGTCAAACGCATGATCAAGGACCTAACCGAACCTGTGATTAACTGGCGTGAGTTGATCAATCAGCAGGTTGAAAGTTCTATCAAGAGTGATTTTACTTGGCAACGTCCCAGCCGCAGAGGGTGGCATATGGATGCTGTCATGCCCGGCATGTTGCCCGGCAACCAGATTGATGTTGTGATTGGTATTGATACTTCAGGTAGTATCACTGACCCAGATCTCAAGATTTTCTTGAGTGAAATCAAAGGTATCATGGAAAGTTACGACGAATATCGTATCCATGTGTTGGGTTGGGATACCCAAGTACACAATCACGAAATATTCACATCGGACAATATCGCTGACATTGAGAGCTTTGTACCGGGTGGTGGCGGTGGTACAGATCCGCATTGTGTTTGGACTTGGTTGGAAGAAAACAACATCGAACCCAAGAAATTGATCATGTTTACTGACTTTTGTTTCTTTGGTTGGAGCCCTGATCAGGTCGAGCAGTATTGCGATACTGTGTGGATTATCAAAGGCAACAAAGAAGCCCAGCCCGAGTTTGGTGTGTATGCCCACTACGAAGATGCTGTGAAATGAACGAAAATATCCAACGCATAGCCGAGGACACTCACTTTACCATTGCTCATAGCCCCATATGGCGACTCAAGGTTGAAGAGTTTGCCCAGGCCATTGTGCGGGAGTGTGCTGATATTGCACACACCGCCGAACCTTATCAGAGCAGTGACAATATTTTAAAACATTTTGGAGTAGAATAATGGAATTTGTAAATCCCAAAGATTTAAAACCCAAGGCCGCACGTGAATTGGCACTAAAGTTGCAGTTGCGTATTCTCAAACTAGAAAACTGTCTAGATGATCTTAGCCGCTCCATGGAAATTGCTCAGTATACCAAACAGTATCAAGTAACCGAAACTTTTGTGCGTGATGCTGAAGCCTTGCTTGCAGATAGATTGGTAATACCCGAAGCTGATCAAAGCGATACCAAATTTACCTTGGTTGAAGGCGAACTAAGCCAAGAAACCATCGATTCCATCCGGTCCAGTGCTAAAGTATAACGAAGCCAATCCCCTGGCGGTATTTGGACTTAGAGAATTAGATCATTGCCCGCCGCACTTTACACCGGTTACCTTTGAATTAAAATGCACCGAAAAAACCATTTCAGATTGGATCTGGACCAATCTTTCAGGTAGGTTTTACCATGGTGAACAGTATTACAAAGATGCCGATGCCAATGTACACAGCCATCGCTGTGCCGCATTTGAAATAGCCGTAGAAGCTAGTATGTTTGCCCTAGTACTAGATCAAATCAACACCTTCGATTTCGAGTTCTAAAAATTTTTCCGGTGGCTGTATAGATCGTAAATATATGCATAGTTTACGGAGATATCTATGCAAGAACAAGCAATACAACAAGAACAAGTAGCACAGCCCGATGAAACAGCAGTTCAGTTACAATTATCGGACTTGATGCTGTGTGCCCAGGCCCTTCAGTTGGCCAGTACACGTGGCGCATTTCGTGCCGAAGAATTCACACAGATTGGCGGAGTATTTGATCGCATAACCACTTTCCTTACAGCCAGTGGCGCAATGTCATCATCTTCTGCACCAGCCAGTGATGAAACAGTAGCCACACCAGCTGCTGAATAAAAGGAAAATTCAAAATGATTAAACATGTGGGTAAACACAACAACAAAAGAATAGTATTACTATGGCGCCGTGTACCAAACGAGGATCATATGGCCTTGCTTACATACAGCGAAACACTTCCACGCATGATTCATGACGAAGTCATGAAGGCCTTGGAAAGCCCAATTGGTCAAAACGCCAAAGAATTCAGTGACGTGTTGTTCCGTACAACCATGGCTGATGGTCGTAATGCTCTTGAAGTATTACACAAAGAAGGTTTTATCAAGAAGGTTCCAACCAGCCAAGTGTTGATAACTCCCACAATGAAATCCAGTGTACGTTTAGATGAACTAAACAGTATCCTAGATGAAATGGAAAAAGGCGAAGAGGCCATCAAGAAGTTGGCCGACATTGACGCCAATGCAGGATTGCAAACTAAAAAACGTCGTACCACAGAAGGTCGTGAAGTTGGTATGCCACCAAACAATTCCAGTATCAGCAGAACCAATCTTGATGTTGAAGCAACCGATAGCGCCGCTGCCTATCTCAAGGGTGTACTAAGCGATGATGATTTGGCCACACAAAGACTAAGCCAGGCTGCTCAGATGCAAAAACAAGCCGAGCAACTATTAGCCGAAGCCAAGCGTTTAACTGAAGAAGCACAATCACTAACACCTGCGAAAAATGCCAAACCAACAAGAGCCAAAAAAGCCACGACGACCAAGAAGCAAGCGGCTTAACTTAAACCGTAAAGATCAATGGGAAAAGCTCTTAAAAGAAGTAACCAAAGAACAAGTACCCATTGGTGTCTTACGTTATATTACTGTTAATTTAAAAGATGGCACCAGTGTAGATGTCAACGTCGCTGAGATGATTGACGAAGGTGCCGATCCTGCTGTAGTGGAAAAAATTATCAATGCCAAACTAGAAGCCTTGGATGATATCATACAAGATGTTGATTTTCATATAAGTGTAGACAGCGTGGCCAAAGTAATCCAGCCTTTCACTGACAACTTACTCAAAGACTTATGATAAATGCTATATTTGCCGTTGATTTCAACGGCGGTATGGGCCATAACGGAACGTTACCTTGGCCGCATAACGCTGAAGATTTACAACACTTTAAAAACTTGACCACTGGGCATGTGGTTGTCATGGGCCGCAAGACCTGGGACGATCCCAAGATGCCCAAGCCGTTACCTAATCGTACTGTGTATGTAGCCACACATAGACCTGTGACACATGCAAATCCTTTCAGCGGAGATGTACAAGAAAAACTTCTGGATCTAGAGCGTGAAAATCCCACTAAAAAAATATTTGTGATTGGTGGTTCCGCCCTGTTAGAAACTGCTAAACCTTTGTTTGATAGGATATACCTAACACACGTCAAAGGAACTTATCGTGCAGACACTAGAATATATGTAAAAGAGTTCTTGACAGGATTCCATCCTGTACGTGCTCAAGTAAGTCGAGATTTTCAATCAACATTTACGGTCTATGAGTCGGTCTTCAAACGCAAACCAACCTAAAATATTTGTATCAGGATCCAGCTGGGCTCGTGGAGAATGGGCTCCTGGTAATCCCGTGGTCCAACATGATGGCATAAAACAGTATTTTGCCGATGCAGGATACACAGTAGTAGATGCCAGTCAAGCTCGTAGTTACCACAGTCGTGTGATCACATATCTAGATGGTAAATTAGCGAGCCGATACCAAGACGGAGACGTTGTATTTTTTATAATGGCTGATCCTTTGCTAGATCTTATCATGCCAGAACTTGCTGAATTAAATCTCAAACGTGACAGTGATGCCGGTAACTTGCCCGGGTTTACCGAAGCCATTAAAACAGCTGCCGGGTTAATTAATCTAGTACGTCAACAACAAGACTCTATATACCGTCAACTTGATACAGTGGCCAAAAAGCACAATGCCAACATACATTGTGTTGGTGGCACCTATAATGTAAACACTAATATACTCAACAAATACACAAACCTATTGCCCACAGTGGTAAGTTGGATATACTTGTTAGCAGGACAATATCAAGAACACCCCGGAACAGATAATCCTGAATTTGGTATAACGTATACTTGGGATATCAACTACATCAACTTATCCACATATACGCCAGAGTTCGCTGATCAAGTTCGGCAGGAATTCAACTCAATATCCGACAGTACTAGAATAATGGATGAACTTATTTTTCACCCAGATGGCTTGCATCCTAACCGAGAAGGTCATACAATACTGTATAAACACCTAACAGACTTATTACACCTATGAAACAATACCTAGACGCACTTAGACAAGTTCTTGAGCAGGGCGAACAAAGAGATGATCGAACCGGCGTGGGCACTATCGGCCTGTTTGGTTTGCAACAACGCTATGACTTATCTGTTTCATTCCCGGCAGTAACTACTAAAAAACTTGCCTGGCGAGCCTGTGTAGGCGAACTGCTATGGATGATTGAAGGTTCAGGCAGTGAACGCAGACTGGCAGAAATTACACATGGTACTAGCGATGGCACAGTAACCATATGGACTCCTAATGCTCTGGCTCCTTATTGGAAGTCTAAGGCTAAATTTGAAGGTGACTTGGGTCGTGTGTACGGAGTACAGTGGCGCCGTTGGCGCACTCCTGTAGAACACAAAGCCGAAACATTTAAAGATGATTTTGGTAACATTTTTAATCGTGGCGGCCTATTGCATATCAAAGAAGTTGATCAATTACAAGATCTAATTAAAAGTCTTAAACAAGATCCATATGGACGTAGACATGTATTAACAGCGTGGAATCCTGGCGAACTAGATCAAATGGCTCTACCACCTTGCCACATGTTTGCTCAGTTTTATGTAAGTCGAGATCGTAAACTGAGTTGCCAAATGTACCAAAGAAGTTGTGACATGTTTCTAGGAGTTCCTTTTAACATTGCCAGCTACTCTCTTTTAACTCACTTGATTGCTCAGGTGTGCGACCTATCGGTTGGGGAGTTTGTTCATGTTCTCGGAGATGCACACATCTACTTGAATCATGTAGAGCAGGTTCGAGAACAATTGGATCGTGAACCATTACCTGCCCCACAACTTCTACTCAACCCCGATGTTAAAAGTATCTTTGATTTTACCATGTCAGATATCACATTAGAAGGCTACACTAGCCATGCATCAATTCGAGCAGAGATGGCTGTATGAACATATTAGTCACCGGTGGTGTAGGTTTTATTGGGCACAATGTGGTAGCTGAACTTGAAGCACAAGGACACAATGTTTGTATCCTAGATAACTTTACCAACTACGGTATTGTACCTGATGCTGAAATGTCCAAGCTACATCAAGAACGTTTAGAACGTATTGCTACGACTGATATACATCATGTAGACATTAAAAACTACAATGCCTTACTAAATGTGTTTGATGAATGTAGACCTGATGTTGTGATACATTGTGCAGCATTTCCCAGGGCCAAAGCCGTAGATGAAAATCCCGAAGAAGGCGCCACAGTATTGACCAATGGATTGATTAACTTATTACGCTGTAGCGAACGCTTCGATGTTCGTAGATTTGTTTACATCAGTTCTAGCATGGTCTACGGAGACTTTGAGCTGTACGGCTACGAAGATATGCGTTGTAATCCAAAAGGTATCTATGGTATTTTAAAGTATGCCGGTGAAAGCCTAACACGTGATCTATGTGAACGGGCCGGAATTGATTATGTCGTGTTACGTCCAAGTGCGGTGTATGGACCACGAGATGTTGAAGATCGCGTGGTCAGCAAGTTCCTAACCCGTGCCATGCTAGACCAAGAACTTGTGGTATGCGGGGCAGAAGAACACTTAGACTTTACCTATGTTGATGATGCCGTTGATGGTATTGTCAAAGCCTCACTTAGTTTTAACAGTTCCAAACGTACATATAACATCACACGCAGTTGTGGCCGCAGTCTACTAGAAGCTGCAGAACTGGCTGTCGCGATTGCAGGTGGCGGACGTATTAAAATGGCCGATGCCAATCCAAGATTCCCCAGTCGTGGCACACTAAGCACCATACGTGCCGGCCAAGACTTTGGCTATCGTGGACGTGTGGACATAGAAGAAGGTTTTCAAAAATATTATGAGTGGCTACAGCGTACCATTTAATGGCGTAGCTCGCCAATACCGACTGCTCCGGGACGAGATACTTGATGCCAGTGACCGTGCATATCGTACGGGACAAGTACTGGATGGTCCCTATACACAGATGTTTGAACGACAAATGGCTCAACGATGTATGCGTCAATATGCTGTGGCAGTTAACTCTGGAACACAAGCCCTGGTGTTTGCCCAATTGGCTACTGCTCGTAGCAAGGACATAGAAAAGATCATGATCCCGGGCATTAGTTTTGTTGCCACACTTAACTCAGTGTTAATGGCCGGCAATGAACCTGTGTACTGCGATGTAGACCATAATGCCTTGTTGGATATAGAAACAATTGACTATGCCCTAGACGGACACATAGATACTGTCATGTATGTCAATATGTTTGGCAACGTGTTAGACTACAATAGACTATTAAATGTTACCAAGTTTTTTAACGAAGATGTCAAAATTATTGAAGATGCCGCACAAAGTTTTGGTGCCACCTACAACGGTATCCCGTCAGGCAAACTAGGCGATGTAAGCGTATTGAGTTTTGATCCCACAAAGAATCTAAACAATTATGGTTCAGGCGGCATGATACTCACAGATGATTATGATATCTATCAATTTGCTCTGGCTCTTAGGGATAATGGCAAGGTATTAAATCACGACCATGCTGGTACCAACAGCAAGATGAGTGATTCAGACTGTGCTCAAATGTTAGTTAAATTAAAGTACTTTGATACTTGGCAACGACGACGTGCAGAGATTGCTGACTTGTACATAGAAAACTTAACTGATTGGGTGGATGTGCTATTACCCAACCAAGACGTAGAACATGCTTGGCACAAGTTTGTTATTCGTACAGGATCACGTAGTGCCATGCAAGGCATGTTGGCCAGCAAAGGCATTGAAACTAAAATACACTACGAACAACCTTTATTTGAACATCCAGTGGGCTGGGATTATGTGGATTATGCTAGAGACATCATGCGTGGTAGTACAGCACACAGCAAAGAAGCATTGAGTTTACCTATCTATCCCGAAATGACCGACACCGAAGTAGAGCTTGTAATTGACAGTATTACGGCTTACTTGAATTAAATCGTTCTCTCAACCATAGCCATTCAAAGCTGAGTTTTAACTGTTCATAGTCTCCCGCAACTTCTGCGTAATAAGCTACAGCATCTTCTGCTCCACGTATACTCCACTCAGCAAAATCTCCCTCAGCAACAGTCAACCATGTCGCGAGTCTATGTTCTGTTTCCACAGTAGGTTTTATGTCCATAAAGTGTCGTAGTTTGACCACTTCACGGAAAGCGGTACGCCAAGTCATCCATGGGCTTTGATTGTAGTGTGCTGTACCTGACAGGATAGGAACACTTTCGTGTGGTTGGCTTAGTGTAAAGTCTATGCCAGGTGCGTTATTCTCTAACACCAATCGCTTGTTGTAAGCAATGACACCTTGGTGCCCATACTCTAATCCGTTTACAGGATTACGACTATTAAAAATATAATGTTTGGGTTCTTGGAAGTAGTCTGGTAACCAGGAGTCCCAAGGAAACTGATTGCCCAACACTTCTAATTTGGCAAACACAGCAAAAAACCAGGGTGTTGCACTTTGACGTGCAGCTTCTTGATAAGCGGCTGTTCTACCATCAACTCCTCTAACCCATTTTGCTCGGGTATTGCTCATATAGCACAAATGATTATACCAACGTTCTTCGTCCGGTTCACCGTTGCTGATATAGACTATGTCGAGACAATCACGGCCTCCTAAGTAGTCGTTTAACCTGGGTTTCGTGTCCTCAATGTAAGGATAATCGTAGATTTGTGTGCGTAAATCCTCCTTGATATCTCGAGGCACTATCGCAGTAGCACCTGCTGTGCTAATACGAACCACTGTACGGTCTTTCTTGGTCCATAAACAAGGGCTATCATGTAACACCAGGTCCTTTTGGTTAGTGAACATCACATAAGGAGTTTCGAACTTGTAGTTTTTGATTTCGGTTACTAGATCGTCGGTTGAGTATTGGTGCACCGGCATACCAAAACGTTCTACCTGTTGATCATCTGAGTAGTTGATAACATTGAACCAATCCAACAGCTCTAACTCAAACATCTGCCGAGTGAAACTGGGGACATGTATATAGAATGTGTCGCCACGACGTTGGTTACCCGAAGGAAAGCAGTGGATCATTTCACGCTGTGCTTCGCTGGGGTGCCAGGTAAAATCAAATTGCGTATAGTCGCAGATGCTACTGATGATCCATACATATTCTGTGGTGGCCATGTTCATAATACGCTTGAACACGTTGAGATGGTTGTCCACATACCGTGTTCGCTTGATATCAGGGTGATCTAATTTTAATAAATCAAATTGATGACGTGCTATACCACCATTCATAAAGTCCATGTAGAATATTTGTGTGGCGCCTGCACGTATGCGTTGGTCAGTCATGTACTTGACGCCGGCTGAGCCTGGATACACAGGACCACCTTCGCGTTGCCACTGTGTGGGAAATCGATATTCGTAGTCAGGTTCGGTACGATCAGGATGCCATGAATAATCAAAGTCTGTGTCGTCTATGTTGTCGGGTACACGCCATATGCCGCGATCGGGCTTACGGACAACACTCTGTTCTGTATGGAAGTGCCATTCTTGATTGTGTGCTGTACGTCGATTGGCTAGATACACTTCGCCATTGCGTTGATGCTGGCTAGGCCATACATGCAAGTGCGTGGTTTCCCAAGGTACCGGTACGTATTCAAAGTCGAAGCCGGTGTAATCATTGCCCCCATAAATATACCAGTAGTGTGTAGTCTTACATTTATCAGCGGCATCTTTGAGACTAGTCGCAGGTTGTTCAAAAGCAAACAAGCCCGGTTTATCGCCAAAGTAAAAAACATCAAACATGTATAACTTATCCAGTCATTACGAAAATATATTCCAACACCTACAAACTATTATAACAGATCCCAGGGTAGTTTACCTACATCCTTTTGGATCAACTCTACCAGAAAATCTTGAATTTCGACGCAATGACGAAGATGCAGGTAAATTTCGCGGGCCATTGTTTATCTTTTATGATCAAGAGCCGTTGGATTTAGATTACAATCGTCCGGTGTTTGAAGCCATCACCGGTCTTGAGCAAAAACCATTTATTCTAGTATCCACTGAACGTGACAGTGACGAAGCCAAACGCATCTGTAAAGAATTTCCATTCCTGCATATCAATTACTTCTTTCATATTTTTGCTGCACACGATTGGTTCCGAGGACACCAAATGCTTCCTGGTCTACAACTACCACACGAACGTACTTTAGAAAAATCTTATATATCATTCAATCGGTTGACCAGTAATCGTCGCATGTATCGTAGTTTGTTAGTCAATGAGTTGTACAAAAACAATTTACTAGACTCAGGATATGTAAGTTACAGTCACCATTGCCCCGACGATGGTGCGTTTGATGATAACCTACGCCGAGGTGTTCCCGAATATAAATTTGACTCTGCATACATCGAACAAGCTATTGCCAACATAAAACAGATACCAGAGTTGCGTATAGATTTTGCTGGACAAAACATTCCTAATCAAAGTATGTTGTTAAGTCCCATGACTGAGTTGATGAAAAGTTTTGTATTCTTGGTAACGGAAACCTGTTTCTTTCAAACAAAAACACACTTGACAGAAAAGATATTTAAACCTATTGTACTTCGTATGCCATTTGTACTTGCTGGTTGTGCCCATAACTTAGAGTATTTGCGTAGTTATGGCTTTCGTACATTTGGTGACTACTGGGATGAAAGTTACGATGCAATAGAAGATCCTGTAATACGTATTGAAGCTATTGCTCAAGTAATAAAAACTGTTAGCGAATTAAGCACAGAACAACAAATGACCATGTTGCTAGACATGCAACCCGTCTTAGAACACAACTATCAATTATTTAATGATCCGGCGTTTATCAAGCGTGAATGGGATCATTTGATTCGGTCTATTACAGCGATAGATCGTGCGTTTCAACGCATACCCCCATATCGCCTAGATGTCAGAACTGGCTTGCCTATACCTATCTCACTTGAGTCCTAGTTCTCGACGAATCTTTGTGGCACTGATGTCTGTGACAGCTTCATCAAATGTTTCTTCACCACTGGTATATCCTACTCCACGACCCCAACCAATGTGTACAATATTAGGTACCACTTGTATTTCATATTGTCCTTGATAGATTGGATCTAGGTCGCGACGAATAAAGCCTTTAACCTTTTCTACTTCAAATGGATTTGATCCTTGCCAACCTTGTACGTCACGTATTTGTATGACTACTTGTCCTGTGCGTTGTATTAGACGCTCAAACAAAGCACGGTGTCCATCGTGCCAAGGTTGCCAACGTCCTAACATTTGTACAGTTTCTTTCCGCCAATCAAACGTGGGCCTGCGGCGGTTATCAATAATATGCGATCCAATAAACTCAGCCCATTTTTCTGCGTTTTGTTCTGTGACACGGAAGTCATACACGTCAGGCTCAACAAAGGCCGCATTGGTGTCAGCATAACGACCTTCACGTATAGTATCTACCCAAATGGTCCAATCAGCTTTGAAGTTGTTACGCATTTCTACCAAGGGTGCAACAAAGTCGCAGATCACATATTCTCCGCCGGCTTCTATACTAAACTGAAACATACGTAGGCTTTGGCGGATGCGTCCTTCATTGCTAAAATCCCAGTCGTTGTACTTACGACGAATATCGTCAGCATTAAACCAAGTTACCTTAGCATCAAACCCGGTTACTGGAAGTTGTTCAGCAGAATACATACTCATTGTTCCGTACTGTTCCAAATACTTTTTAAGAGCACCAGCCAAGGTTGTTTTACCTGCACCCGGCAGGCCCATAATTAAAATACGTTGTGTCATTTTGTTTTCCTTTACCAAATATCTGACGGTACTTCGGTGTTTCTAAATCCCTGATATAAACTCATTCTGTGATTGGTTACTGGATGTTGCATACCATGCGGTATACGAGTAGGACCTATCAGCATGTATCCTGAGTTGGCTTGATAGGGTACACTATGCCAAGCACCTTCATCGTAACAACAGGTGCCCATGTTTTCTGCACCATTGCTGAGGTAAACTTGTACATTGACACAGTGGTTGGGGCTGACATCACCATCATGTATAGTATTAATATAGCCGTTGTCGTCGTACCATAGTTGTGGACCATTTTGATATAGTGGTCCAACACGTGGTTCTGCTATTCTAACATACTTTCTTAATTCTGCATGTATCTGTTGTGCAAGATATTCATTGACTGATAAACTTAACTGTTGACGTTTTACATCAGTGTTATCATCTGAAATTTGATTCCAGGCGGATCTATCTTGATCAAAACTAGATGTCAGTCTTTGATAAAGAGTTGGACTAAACACATCAGTAAGTTGATAAAAATTGTCTGTAATTCTTACGAGCATACACGCACTCCGTATAGTTGTTCAAATCGATCTGCATCAGCACGATCGTTGACCATGGGTTCACCTCTAATGTTGAGACTGGTGTTGAGCAACATGGGACAGCCGGTCATTACATACCATTTTTCTAGGAGTTCTCTAATGCCTGAGCCATTATCTGTAACCGTTTGTACTCGGCTAGTGCCGTCGTGATGCACAATAGCAGGGTAAGTGTCAGGATGCCGGCAATGGGCGACTGACTGCATATATGGACTATCACTGAAACCACGGGGCATATCAAAAAATAACTCAGCTTGCTCAGCCAAGATAACCGGCGCAAATGGCCTAAACTTTTGACGACGTTTGATTTGGTTGACACGATCTTTTATATCTGATCCACGCGGATCGGCGAGGAGACTTCTGTTCCCAAGGGCACGAGGTCCAAATTCGGCTCGGCCGGAAGCAACTCCAACGATTTTATCGTGGAGTAAACAATCAAGGATGGCATTGACGGGATAGTCGCCGCTAATGCAGTGACCAAGGTATGCGTTGTTGAAGTCAATTCTTTTACCGTAGGCAAGGGCAGCGGCGCCAAGACTGCTACCAGCGTCACCAGGATTAGGCATGATCCAAATTTTTTCAAAATAATCACCAAGATTACGATTAGCTAAACAATTTAGGGCAACTCCGCCCATGTAAACCAAATTTCTGCTCCAGCCAAAGTCTTTGGCTCGACGCATAACATTATATATCAGATTTTCTGTAAAAGCCTGGCTAGATGTGGCAATATCCATGTCTGAGATTCCACGTAAAAACTCCGTGTCAACGCCAGTGTGTAAATTTTGTTTAAAAGTCAAATCCCACTCATTGTTAATTACAGCATTTTTTATAACGTCAGCAACATTATCTTTACCATATGCACTCATGCCCATTAATATGTACTCTTCTTCGTTGGGTTTTAGTCCCACACGCTGAGTCATTGCTGAATAAAACAGTCCAATACTATGCGGATACCGCTGTCCCCACAGTCTGTGATATTTGGCCTGACCATCCACGTAATGAGCACCCCAAATGCTAATGGTATCCCATTCGCCAATAGCATCAATTACAACCACTGTGGCTTTGTCAAACACACTTGTTTGAAATCCTGCTGCGGCGTGACTCAAATGATGATTATAAGTTTTTATGTTTTTAGGAGGATACGCCAACCAGCCATGCAATTGATCCCGAACAATTTGTTTAACAAAAAGTTTGTTCCACTCTATTCCTTGCCCACTGTACAATTGACGTAATTGTTTGTTCCAAGGTCGTTCATAGTATGCGATGGTATCGATGGGGTAATCGCATATCTCTTCTAATAGACTAATACAAAGATTTGGATCGTTCTTACGTTTGCTGTAGCGTTCTGAATGCCCGGCAAATACTATTTCTCCATCGGAGTTAATTAACGAAATGGCGGCGTCATGGAAGCCAGCCGAGATTCCTAATATGCTCATTTATTTTTTCTGCTATTCTTTTGTGTCCCAGCTCCAATGGATGCCCGCCGGGAGCTCTAGGACAATCACCTTGCCACATATAAATTCCCTCAAACGGCCAACCTGGGTAATGCATGGTGTCAACACCGTCCCACAAGTATTTTACACTACTCCATGCACCCGTGTAAAGTCTTTGATCAAGTCCATTTAAACTGACCATAACATAGGGCTGATCGATTGATTTTAAATATCCTTGCAAGGACAATATCTGTGCGGCCCATTTACGATGAGCGTGGAAATCATCGTAGTGATTGCAATAGTAAGTATCGAGCCAAGACATCTCAAACATGTTTGAATGCAACTTTCCTATATTTACATCCATGGTATTGCGGCGGCGGGCATTCCATATTTCCATACGACTAGGTTCAGTCCACTGTATAACAACCAAATCAAATCGTTGTTGAGCAGTTTCCTCTATAACCAATCTAAATGTACGATCATTGGATGCGCCGCCAAGTCCCAAATTTTTTACTGGACGATTATTTAATTTTCCTATTAGGTTGGGCCAAGCAGATTCTGCAGGATTGGGTAATTCTGCACCTGCTGTAAAACTACACCCGACGGCTAATATGCTCATAAATTTTTTCTGCTATAATCTCATGACCCTGTTCCAGAGGATGACCGCCCGGGCCATGCGGTGTACCATATGTCCATTCCGTTGATCCTGAATATGGCCAACCAATGTATGTGTCTACATCTACGTGTCGCGTTAAATGCTCGTGTTGACTTTGTTTTTTTATATAATCAATATTCCAACTTTCAGCATTACACGCACTAAACATCACACAAGGAACGGCATTTGCACGACAAAAAGTCTGTGTTAAAACGATTTGTCGTATCCACTGTGCGTAGTAATATCCCGGAACGTCATACGCTGTCATATACTTGATTAAATCACGTCGATGATCAGTACAGGTTTGCATTCTACGATAATCCCTACCTGCCCATAAGTCAGTAATACTGATATCATCAGCAAACTCTTGTCTAGCTGGATCTGACCAACCAACGACAATCAACGAAGCACCCGCAAATACAGCATCCATTGTACGCTTGACCATGCGATGGTTTCCAGTTGCTGGTTTGCCCCAATTGGTCACAGGTTGATTTAATTTTTTACCCAATATTGCCGGCCATGCTGTATTACGGTCAGCAAGTTCTTCCCCGTAGGTAAAACTGTCTCCGATACAATAAATCATTTATAGATAAATGGATCTCGTTTACGAAGCTCTTTTAACTTCTTGCGATAGCGTAATTCTAGTTTAATTCGATTGTAAATGTTTCGTAACCAATTCATTGAATTTTCCTTGCATCAACGTGGATGCGTCTATGTGTGCTTGTTCCAGCGGATGTGTGGTGCCTACTGGGTATTTATTCTCCACGGCCCACTGATAAAAACCTCTTGGGGTTTCGGTTTGATTTGCTCCGGTGCCCGGCGGGAACCAAAACCAATGATCAAAATCAATTTGATTGTATAATGCAGAAATATGTACGTCTGCATTGTCTACAGTATAATTTTTTACAATTTGGTTATCAGCACAGGTAAACATATAAGGTATATTGCGTAGCTTCAAATAATTTTGTAATAATACAATTTCTTTAAGTGTAGTATATATTTCCCAGTACTCTGTACTGCCCACATGTTTATAAAATGTTTTTGCAAAGTCCTGTACCCCTGTGCTCTGTGCCCGTTTTATAGTTTCTACTTGGCTGTTAAATATTGCTTCGTTTTCTGTAACAAACTCACTTTTGATATTTTCAAAATTATCTTCTATGGTCCAGGCATTGATGCTGTACCAGGGGCTGCTAACTTGTCCAGTACTGTAGGCAAATCTAAATTCAAACCTACTAGAAAAAGTCCAACTAACAATAACGCCAAGATTGTCTTGATGTCGACTGCATTCAGACATCACTGTTCTAGCAATAGCACTATTGGAGTATCCGCCACGAGCTACACAAACGTCGGCGCCCAATAAAGCCGTAAAGGTATTTTTACTAGGGTTCTTGCCGCAGTCTTTTAATTCGTGACCAAAAACAAAACTATCACCCCCGGCTACTATAGTCATATCCCGGCCTCATCCGATCTATTTGTTGTTGTTTGTACGTGGCATCGGTCCAGCAATAATCAAATGTTGCGGATACGTCTCCTGCTTCTATTTGATATATGTCCAAATGATTGCCAAGTATGTTCCATATCTGTTGATAATCTGCTGTACCAAAACTCTTTGTCAATTCTACTTGTCCTACAGGCAAGTATCCTAGACTTAATGCAGGATCTGCAGGATCTCGATTGTTGGCTATTAGCCACTTGCGAAACTCTATCTGCTCCTTTGTGTGCCAAGGATTGTTGTCGCCTAGTAAGGTCACATCGTTACCCCACTCTACATCAAATTCGCCTGAGTAGTATTTTAACTCTGTGATGGCCTCACACGTTGTTGCTGTAAGTTCTGGTGCTCCTTCGTCGCGGAACACTTCAAACAAGGTTTTGCCTATCTGTGTCCAATGCATATATACTCCGCCTAGTACACGATCATATCCATTGATGGCAAACCCTGTGCGATGTTCGCCTTTGAGGTCATAACGCTCGGCTTGTAGAAATGTAGTAATTTGGCTTGGACGTACCCAATAAGGTGCTGTGGCTTCTTTACGCTGACTTAGTATTAGGTTTTCCATCTCGTGACAGATGTTGTTTAACTGTCGGATAGCATACTTTGTTTCGTAGTTGGCACGTCGGTAATAATCACTTAAACCCCAAACAGTTCCTTGCAATCGCTCAAAGTGATTGTGTAGTTGATTCATTACAGCATGATTGACACCATTATCTGCATAATCAAATCCACGTACCGTGTCAGGGGAAAACACTTCAGGAATATGATATTCTATGCCAGAACTATTAATGATATCTACTGCTTGATTGAGTTCGTCACAAAGATATTCCAGTGTGCGGGCTGTACGGGGAAAACCCATAAAACAAAAATTCTTTTCTAATAGCCGACCACTCGATAGTTCTAATTTTAATGCTGATACCCAATCCCGTGCCAATTGGTTATCTGCAGCCGTAATTGTATAATCAACTTGATCTGTGTAGTTTAAAGGGTTGCGTAAGATTACTTTAATTGATTGAGTCATACCATTCTAGTGCCGCAGGTCTCGAGTACATTATATCTCTAAACGTATATGTGTCGTTTCTGATTTTTTCCAACTGTAGAATTCGTTGTTTGCCCTTGCGTAGGCCTGCTTGATACGAGTCAGGCCATTGTTCGGCAAAAGTGGGTCTTGTTTTGAGTTGAATCAGTATGTCCCGTAACGGGCCGGTAAGAGGACGTTCCCCAGGAGTACCATTCACAATTTCGTCTATCCAAGGATGCAGTACATCTTTAGGTAGTGCCAACGGGCTCATAATGATGTCCGGACTAAACGAGAACACCACCTTTGCTAAAACATCTACTCCGAGTTCTTGGGCGAGCGTTTGTATCGCTTGTACTTCAAAGAGTCCTGGTGTAGTAAGAGTGAAGTCCAGACGGATCTGGCGGCGGTGATGGTGGTACGCAAGTCCCTGGCGGATGTTCGCAAGCCACTGATCAAAATCAAGACCTGATCTAATATACTCTCCAATTCTGCCCGTGCCGTCGATGCTTGCACAGATTTGCCAGTCACGTAACCGGCATAAAATATCGCTAAACAAATTAACGCCTCTATAACTAATACGACTAAGATTAGTGTTGTATCGAGCGTAAACATTTGGTCCATCTCCCAATTCAATTATCCGTTGCATATAGCGCCAGTGTTGCTCATACATCAACGGTTCACCACCAACCCAGTAGACTTCCTCAACTCGATGCTGTTCCACGGCATCTGCAAACTCTTGCTCTATCTGGGTGTCTTGAAACTGTTCTATTTGCTCTTTGACTTCAAGACGCATCCAATTGTTCTTTGGATTTGTAAAGTCGATCATTCCGTGTTGGCGTTGCTCGCTCTCCCAAGCACTCGACAACATGTCGCCGCACATGCGGCATTTAAAATTACAGAGATTGCTGAACCTGTAATCCCACGAAACTGGCTTCATTGTCGTGTAGCCTGTTGCATCAGTATGCTCTCGGGCCTGTAAGTACTTATCTCCAAACAATTGATTAAAATAACTACGGTAAACGTCTGTGTTTAATAGTTTGTTGTTACACACTTCACACTCGGGCAAGGTTTCTCCAGCCATCATTCTACGGCGCACACTACGCATGTGTTCACTGTTCCAATGCTCATCTAATGTGATGGGAATGTATCGTCCTGTGCCGGCCGATGTATCTATATACTGTTCAAAGTTTTGTGCAGGTTCACGGCTGGCACAGCACAAGCGTCGTTCTGTTTGTGGACTAAGATAAGTGTGTGTCCATGGTGCCATGCATAGTGTTGCCGGTTTATTCATAACCCATTGCCCGTGCTATTTCTTCATGTGTATCCATAAAGTTTTGTTTGCGATGTTCATCTGTACGTTGCATCTTAAACAAAAACTCTCGGCCATCACTGCCTGTGCCAAGTTCAATAAATTTAATTACACTATCAATTTCTTGTTGATATTTGTTATTTTTCCAAAATGTTGTTTTTAATTTGTTTAGTACCAACTCCTGTGCTGCCGGAGTCATCATTTGTATGCTCATGTGATCTGGGCTATGCATCATATTAAAATAGACGTCGCCAAATCTTTTTGTATCCGCCCAGGCTAGTAGTTCGTCTAGGTAATACACGTTTTGTATGTTGATAGTAAAGCATAACTGTGTGGTAATATTAGGAGCGTCGACAGCCTGTGTAAAATGCACATCATCAATGATCTTGTTTGCCAATAGCCAATTGGCTCCGTAGCGTTCATATTCAAAACGTGAGCCTACGTTGTCAATACTAAAGGCAATGTCAACTCGGCCAAACTCTTTCCACATTAAAATTTGTGGAGTACTAGGTTGTTGTGTAGCATTGGTGTTGTAGTGTATATCAATATTTTTACTGTATCCTTGATCTACTGCGTACTGTAATAAATCAAAGTGTTCTTGTATCATCCAGGGCTCGCCACCGGTAAATTCAAAGTACCGGATGTTGGGCAACAAGTCACGCATGTTATCCCAGAAGGTTGTGGTCTTGCGTGGCCATGCACCTTGCCGTAGCCAAGTGTAGGCAATGTGCTCTTTTTTGTTAAAGTCTTTGGGCATGTAAGCAAGTTCTTCTTCAGCCCACTTACTACTGGACCAAGAACCACATATACGACATTTTAAGTTACAGATGTTACCCAGTTTTAAATCAACAAACCATAGTTGATCAGGATCGTCATTAGCCCAGTCTACTTGTTTGTATAATTCTTTTAATCTTACTTGGCTGTGTATACGTTTACTGTCCCTACCTGCGGCTTCTTCTTCCCAACAACGATTACAGGTTGCAGGTTTTTCTCCACAACGAAACTGACGTCGTAAGTCCTGCATATACTCACTGTGGTATGCCACTTCAAGATTAGTTTCGTTTAAGTCGTACTTCTTGCCTGACTCATCGGTAATCTCATCATATGCCATACAGCAAGGACGTGTGGTGCCCATTGGACTAGCTTCAATGCTGACCCACGGCAACATACATATCGTGTTAGGTAGGTTCATAATCTCGTAAGCTGGCTAATTCAGGGAATGTTGCCCAAAAATCTTCTCGACGTACAGCGTCTAGTTTGGCACACTCCTCAACAAAGCGTGGCCACAAATGACTTTGATCTGTGCTGTTCATGAATTTGAGAGTGCTACGAAATCCATTGGTAGCACGTTTAAGATTGTCTTGCGGTGTTAACCACTCAATGTGTTGCTCGTAGGCGGGCACAATAACATCCTGTTTAAACTGTTCTGGAAAGATATCTACTCGATACCATTCCGGGCTTTGGCAAATGTTTACATTAAAGTCCTTGGCTTTGATCAATCCAAGCTCGGTCCATTCTCTATGAAAGTCTAATACATGCAACACGTTCATTGAACTAACTGTGGCACTAATGTAAAAATCCACATGTGGCACTTCTGCTATCATGCGACGACGATTATCTACTGCCTGTGTCCAATCTGTTCCTTTACGCATCAGCTCCGCTCTAGCTCCGCTGGCATCTAAACTGGCACCTACACTGACATTTTTAAAATGTCGCCAATATTCAAATACGTGCTTGTCCTTAAATGCCAGTTCACTAAAGTTTGTGTTATATTGGATACGCACATCAGTTTTACCTGCTTCAATCAACTTCTCAAGCAAGTAATAATGTTCTTTCATGATCAAGGGCTCGCCACCGGCAAAGTATACCTGCTCCAGGTGTGGAACGTGTGGCATCATTTGTGCAATCATGTCATCTTCGTTGCCTGTGGTATATTCAATCACAGCCATGTCACGGCCTAACACATCAGGTTTCTTGCCGTACATTTTTACGTGATCTTGATACCAATTACTGCTAAAAATAGGCCCACAGCTGCGACAACGGAAGTTACAAAGGTTACTAAAACGAACGTCCCAATAACGTATTTTGAACTTAGGATTGGTTCCATCTTCTTTGGTTTCATTTACTTCTCCTATATGATGTCCGTAGTTACGATTGGCATCGTTACGCATACTAAAAAATCCATTGCGTTCTTGTTCGTAGCACTTGGTACACTCTTTGCTCTTGGTTTCGCTAACCATATTCTTACGCAAGTTACGATAAGGTTCTTGATTCCAAACTTGTTCCATAGTGCTTTTACGTAGGTCCCCCACAGGATGCCAATAGTCTGCCACACAGCAAGGATATGCACGACCGTCTGGGAAGGCATGCATGTGTACCCAAGGCATCATGCAAAATGTTTCGCTTTTTATTAATAAGTCTTGCTGAGAGTCATTCAACTGTTCGAGTTCAATAAAATATGGTTTACGTGCCATATAGTCATAACCCTTGTTATAAAATTCTTTGGTCATAGTGTATTATACCATTCTGTTAAATTAGGAAACGTCTCTACAAAATTCTTACCACGACGTTGATCGTATTGTGAGAAGAAGTTTTTAAAATCGTGTTGTAAGATAGATTGTTCCATGGCACCCGTGTGTGGAGTTATAACAACATCAAGATAATCAATCAGGCGTTTTAATTGATCAATCTCAAAACCATGTAGCACCCCAGTGTCTTTGTGTGTTTTATAGAAGTCACTTAATTGTGTTCTGTATTGTGTTCGTATGTTGTCTGGCAATACCAGAGGACTTTGAAAACTTGGAAAACGTAATATATTCAGCGAGAAGTTAATGGCATCCGTGCCGTACTCAAGTTTCCAGTTATATACCATTTCAAGAAAGCTGTCTAGTGTATCCAAGCACAATGCATTAATAGTACACATGACATGCAGGCCACGAAACTTACCCGAATCTAGCAAACGTTCTACATTGTTAGCCCAGTCGTCAAACACAAGACCATCTCTAATGTATTCGGCCTGCAAGCCTATTGATTCATTGCTGGTATATAGGTCAACTTCTACACCATCAATGGCGGCAAGTAAACGATCAATGTCTACTTCAGTGCCTAAGTTACTGTTGATAGCAAGACGTGTAAAACTTTTGCCTTTGTTAGTTTTAAACCAATCAATCAACTTCCAAGTTTCTGCACTCATCAATGGCTCGCCCCCAGTGATACGTAACTCTTTCAACGTTCTATGTAAGTCTGTTTCCCACCATTTGTGGAAGGCTTCAACATACGGATTCGTTTCTCCAAACCGGTATAGCTGACTGCCGTCATGAGCGTGAGTAAAGTGATTGCGGCCATCGCTGACAAGATTGGTATAAGCACCATTATTCCTAATGTCCTTGACCCAAGTGCTACTAAACGCCGGGTTGCAATAAGAGCAAGCGAACTGGCAGGTGCGGTCAAAGGCAATTTCAAGTGTTTGTAAATCCACATCTTCATTTGCTGGAGTTTGAAAAGCATAATCCAAATCCTTGTCATCATATATGACTGTTTTGTAAACACGATCGCTAATGTTGTCGCGACCGATGTCTTCTATTTTCCAGCAGTATTCGCAACCGCTGGGACGTTCTCCTCGTTGCATTTGAGCACGTTCGGCTTTTTTCTTTGGGGTGTTGTGTAAGGCTTTGGGGTTCGCTTCTACTTCAGCTACACTGACTTGATGCGGCAGGGGATGATGACAACTGGTGGTTTGCCCCGAGCCTAGCCATATGGTGGCATTGTACCACTTGGCCGCACAGAAGCTGTCTGACTTGATGTCAATCACTCTGCGTTTGTACTCTAAATCAGTTTCGTTGTTAATTCTGGGCATGGTACTTACATTCGTTCCAAAATTCTGTCATTTCTGGAAAAGTTTTTAAAAAGTCAGTTTTGCGTCGTTTGTCGTGCTCGTTAAAGAAACGATAAAAATCTGCACGTTGCAGTTTAACATATTCTGGATCCAAATTGCGACCTGCTTTCATCCAATCTATATCACGGCGCATACGCTGTACTTCGTAGTCTTTGAATCCCTGAAATGGTCTATCTGCTGTTTCCAACTGTAGTTCCATCCAGTCGGCCACACGTTCTAACACACCAACGTAGACTTCGGGCAGTATTTGTACACTTTGCCAAGTGGGTGTACGTAGCAGGGGAGTATCAAACCAAACACGTTGATAGGTTTTACTATGTGTGCTTCGGAGATCAAGTATCCATTCCAGTTGTCGCTGTAGGCCCAACACACTTAGATTGTTCATGGTAATGATAAATGTTAGACTATTACGGTAGGGAACGCCTGTTAAGAAACGATTTACATTATCAGTCATTCTGGCAAAATTTAATCCGTGTCTAATGTATTCTGCATGCCTGGGTTTACCACTATCCAAACTCACGTACTGCATAAAGTGTTCTATCTGTGTGTTACATAACTGTTTGACATAACCCAGATACTTGTCAAATAAACGATCGTCAACACTAAAGTTGCTGGTCACGTCCAAGTGTAGTTCTGGATTTGGTAGTGCCAACACATAATCAAATACCTTATAAGTATTCTTGTCCATTAGCGGCTCGCCACCGGTCATACGGAAATGTTTCAGGTGCGGATACAGCTCAGGCCACCATTCCCAGAATGCATCCACATATGGATTATCGTAGCTGACCGGTATAGGCCTGCGACGACCAGCGAAGTGAGCAGGATCGTTATGCGGAGTGCTTGTGGGATAGGCACCATAATAGTCAGTTTCTTGCATCCAGGTACTAGAGAACTGCGGACTACAATAGCTACACTTGAGATTACACACGTGATTAAAATTAACTTCAACATAACTGGGTATCCAATCTTCCGTACCTGTGCTGGCTTTAATTGCATTGTAGTCGTCGGCGGCCCAGGGTTCTCCTGATCTGTAATGACGATCACTGAGATTGCCCATGTCCTCTTGTGTCCAGCAATAATTACATTCCGTAGGGCGTTCGTTCTTGAGCATGATCACACGTTGATCTTTTTTGTGTACTGTGTTGTGTAGTGCACCAGGATTTTCTTTTAAGGGTGCAGGATCTATTTCATGTAAGGGTGGATGGTAACAACTGTTGGTCATACCAGTAGCTAGATGCAGGCTAACCTGTTTCCATTTGGCCAGGCAAAGACTCGGGCCCAATAGTTCCTTCATCTTTTCTGCGGCTGTCATAAATGTTGATTTGGTCATTAGAATCTCGCAGGCTTTCTATTAGGTTTCCAAAGTTTGGTTAAGTCTTGGTGTTTGATTAATCTATCAGTCACTGTTGCTACCCAATCTTGTGTGGCAGAGGATACTTCTATGTCTGGTGCTACTCGTGTGATATATTCTAAATATTCTGCTGGAGTTGGATGTGTGTCATACCTACGCAAATATCTGTTGGTAAACTCGTGTTGGTTGTTTATTTCATCTTTAATATCTTTGGGTACACCGCCGAAGTCTTGTATTATAAACTTATCCCATGTGGGCCAATCATCGCCACGTTTAATTTCGTATTCTTCTTTGAGCTTGTCTTCTTGTTTAATGCCGGCCCGGCTGTACCAGTCGTGATCAAAGACAACTTCGTATACACTGGGACGCACAGATCGAAATTCTTCAGCATAAACATTTAATATTTTATTATCTATGCTAAAGATTTTAAAAACGTTATCGTCTGGAACATTAAACGGAACAATACTAAAAAAATAATACCGACACCCAATATTATCTAATATGGCTTTAGCACCAGCCAAGTGTGCTGCATCTCGTAACAAGTATCCTGTTGGATCTGTAAACTTCTTTACAAAGTTCTCATCATAATCTTGTTGATTGTATATACTACCAGGAGTCAACCATTCTCCTCCAACATAACGATCTTCTCTACCAATGCTGCTCCACATGATCATTACTACATCGTCCGGAGTAATCTGATTACGCTTGTTACATTCCATTAGACTGTAGAATATAAAACTATTACCTGCACCAGCCTGTCCCCAGTTTTGGTAATGGTTGTACTCGTGCGCCACTATGTCAGCCCAAGTAGGATTTTTAGAGTTAGTAAAGGAGCACCCGAAGGCAAAGAATCTTGTCATTTTGTTATTACGTTATTATAATGTAAAATAACACTTTCGTCATCCTGGGCGGTAGGACACATTGTACACACTTGATGTGGACGACCATAATTGTTTAAGAACGCCGCAATATCTGCATCTGGGCTCGTAGGTGTAATGTATTTGCCTTTGTATGGCTCCCATGCAGGGTCGGTGTTACTAAAACGATCTAGTGTTTGTTCCAATCCGCCTAGTGTACTACACTTGTACATACGTCCATTGAACATGAGTGGACATCGTTGTTGCATACAAATATTGAAACTATCCACAGGATTGGAATTGAACGGCATCATGTTGGCGTAATCATTCTTATAATACTTGATAAATGTCAGCGGACGATTGACCTGAAATCTTAATCCGTTTGTGGTTTTGTAACGATAGATGCCATATTCGTACACAGGTTCCCACTTGTACATTGAGAAGATTTTAGCAATGACACGTTCTACACGCTCGCTGTGTTGGTGTACAGTGATCTTAAAAACAAAGTTGCCCACTTCGTGTGCTGTTTCTAGCACATCTAAATGTCGATCTAGCAATTCGCCATTGGTGCTAAAGCGTATGGGGCTTGTGGGTAATAACTCACGCAAGCCACGTATCCATTGTTTAAGTTCGGGATTGATCAGGGGCTCGCCACCCATGATACCAAAGTCTTCAATTGTCATGCGTGGTAGCCACGATTCTATTTCGCGCCGACCATCTGCCCAAGGAACATAACCTGTGTGTTTTAGGTCAGCATAGTTACTACAGCCAACACAGCTTAGATTACAAAATTGTGTAACCATCATTTCTACAAAAGGTAAATGGAATTTAGTCATTGAATGTTCGCTGTATTTTTTGATGTGTTAGTGTCATAAAAGTTTGATAGTTGTGTTCTAGTATAGGTTGCATATCTTGTAAGACCTGTTGTATCTTTTCCACTGACCAAGAACTGATAGTATCTATTAGTTTTAGTATTTCTTTAACACGCCACTGCATACCATACTCGTCGTAACCTTCATCCCAGATGTCATTGAATGTACGGAATCCTAGACGCTTTAAATTAGCCAAATGATTTCTGCCTCCCATGGTAATAAAAGGCCTACGTGCTAACATTGTTCTCCAAGTTTTTTCTGTAGCAAAACATACTTCATCACGAACAAATGTTTCATGGATAATGTCCACAAATATATTGTTATAGTATTTCAATATGTTAAGATTGGCTGGTAATTGTATAGGGTAGTAATCGTCTTGTTTGATGTAAGTTGACATATTTTTAATTGCTTCTATGTCCTCAGGTATAAACTTTGGACAAGACTTTAAAAATTCGACAGCCACATCAATTTGATCACATTCCATTTTGACCAGATCTTCTAAGCCCACAAAATCACAAAGGCCGTCATTCTTAGTAAGATAGTGTGTACCAATGCCGGTGTTATATGTTTGAAATAACTTATCATTGTATTTACTGTGCAACACAGCACCAATCCACAATCTATTCCAATTGCTTTTTCCAACAAAGTGTCCAAAGTGTAATCTAGGCATAGTGCCTGTGTTGATCGGATTTTTTTGTGCCCATTGTTGCATAATAGGAACTTCGAACCAAGCGGTGGCATCTTTTATAATTGTGTACTCAGGGTGTTGTTCGATCATGTTGCCTGTGCGTATGCTGATGTTCTTTTTATCGTATCCAGTATGTTTGCAAAACGCATCCAAGTACCTATATAAACCACAGCCTGCAAGGCTTGAACCTTCTGGAGTTACCCGCAGGGCTGGCTGTTGGTTGGTGTTTAAGCAATCGTACAGGTGCATAACTAACAAGTCTTTACGCCAAAACTTGTTGTCGTTGATACCAACATGGTATTCGCTATTCAACATAGGTAATTTCTCGTGTAAATTGTTTTGTCAGTAACAATTGATAATTGTGCTCTAAAATTGGTTGCATACGGGCATACATGTCTTGTAGTTCTTGTTTGGACTTGGCTGCCAGCGTGTCAATTAATTTGAGTATATACTTATACCGCTGATCCATACCGTATCCATCATAGTCCTCGGACCAAAAATCACCAAACGTTCGAAATCCCATTTGACGTAAATGTATTAAAAAACATTTGGGTCCCATATGTATAAAAGGCTTTTTCATCAGCATGGGTCTAACAGTTTTTTCTGTAGGATAAAAACATCTGCCACGTACAAATGTTTCGCTTACAATGTCAATTAAGAAGTCAGTATAAAATTCACTAAGTTGGTCAGTATGCTCTTTGGTGCTGACTCCGATGGTGTACCCATCCACGGGCTCCACTCGTAATGGCAACGCAGGTATTAGATGACCAAAATATTCCAAGGATTTAGGGTCAATTTGAAATAGTTGGTCTAGTTCAAATGTGTTTCTAATGTCTGTATTGTCAGGGTCGTAACGGAAATTCAACAGAGTCTTGTCACTGTGATTGGTGTGTAAATATGCGGCTAGGCCAATTCGTGACCAAGTTGGTCTATTATAAAATGCCCCAAACATATATTTTCCAGACCAACCATGATATTGGCTGTAATCTGTATTAGGAGATACAATAAAGTATTTAAATGCCAACGGATGAAAATTTAATTTGTATACAGGATGTGATTGTTGCACTAGATTAAAACTGCGTATAGTGACCGATTTAAATGAGAACAAATCTAACAAATCGTAAATGCCTATGCTGTCTAACGCCACACCCTCGGGTATCTCTATGTCAATGACTCGACCTTGATTATCAACTAAAAATTTAATAAACCCGTTGATGTTCCAGATTCTGTTGTCGTTCAAATCAAAGATGAATCGATCTTGACAACCTGCTGGATTGTTTGGGCTAAGATCTTGCATTGATATATCCCCGTTTAACTAAATCGTTATGTAAGTCAACGGCATATAGTTGCTGACATTCCGTGGATGGGTGTAAAGTATCATCCAGTGCATCATGTTCTTTGGCAATAGTAAATAAATGTTTGCCCGAATAAAAGTTATTCCAATCAATTAATTTGTAAAGCTGATCGAATCGACTTAGTCGAGTCATTGGGCGGTATTCTGTAAACAAGTAAGGAATACCCAAGGCCTTGAGTGTGCTTTGCAATGATATAATTTTTATTAAAGTTGAAAATACATGTTCATTTGCTCCAACGTGCTGGTATAAAGGTTTAAATACCCTGCCAAGGCTGTTATCCTGGCGTTCGTTTAGATACCCACATCCAAATATCCAATCCGGTTGTACGTAGTCTTGATCATTTACAGGATGTATTTGTTTGCTAGGCCAATCGTTCTGCCGGGATTGAAAGTTGGTTGTATATGTTGTGTCGCCGAACTTGCTGATATCTTTAACTCTGAAATCAAAACGATCTGCGTATGTCCATTGTATTAACACGAGGTTGTAGGATCTTTCGCTGAGTTCTGCTACTGTTGCTTCATGTATGTACGTGTTGCCACTACCAGCCTGAGCTAGATTAATCAAAGAACAATTCATCTGCGATTGTAAAAAATATGGCCACGAATTTTCGCCGCGACTGATAGAAGTTCCATTGACTAAGATATTCATTCTCTGACCATGGGACCTTGATTTTTAAACATTGATTTATAATGATGTTTGAAGAATCGGCTTTCTTCAGGATCCATGTCCACAATAGGCAAGCCTAGTCGTGTGCGTAAGATATCTCCTACGCTACGACATTGGTCTGGGCCATCTTGTTCAAAGTTTCTCCACAACATTGCCAACACATCAAAGTCCTGTACCTGTCGATGATCCCAGCCCTCCAACATCATCATATATGTACCAAGTCTGGCACCGTATATGGCCCAAAAACCGTGCTCTGCATCGCTACCCACACTTTGCCAGATGCATAAGTTGTCATAGTTACGAGTATTAACACGACTTTCAAATTCTTGCATGGAAATCTTTGCTCCACGATCCAGGGCCATCTTAACGCCTTCTCGGAAGCCGGCTCGCCATGCTTGATAAGGTGTTGCATTGGGATACGTGGTTGAGTAGCAATCATTCATAGCCCAGTAGTTGGGATAAAAACAAAACTCTACATCATTCTCTGCAGAGCCGTCTGTTGCTTCGTGTGTACGCATAGCATAGCTAAACTCTCGAGTCCACGAACTCATACCACCATTGCCATACATCAGTCCGTTAACGGCATTGCGAGCCCTCCAACGAAAAACGCAAGAGTCATTGGTTTTGTCAAGGGCCAGTTGTAAATTGAAAAATTCAGGATCTGGAACGTTGTCACCATCAATAAGAATAAAACGGTCTGTGTCGCTAGCGTCTGCAGCCGCTTTGTGAGCTGCGTCACTGCCTTTAACTCCGTCTACTCTTTTGGCCCACGGGACCATGTTTTGTATCCGGATCCAGTTTGTTTCTTTGTTTGGTTCGTCATATGTTAGATAGATGCAGTCTAAGTCTGCAACGTCAATTAATTGTTTTTCTGTCATAATATTCTATGTCTTGATATTCTTCTGTGGGCGTTAATGCCAGTGCAGCCATGCCTCGTACTACTGGTTGTCCTGTAGTGCTTTTTGCAAGATGTGTTCGTGTTGGTCGTGTGTCGATAATCTTTAATTCTCCATCGATTACACGCAACCTACCAGTATTGGTTTTAAAAAACATATCAGGATTGTCTATCACAATGTAGTTGGTATCGTCGGGATGAGCAGTTTCACAATACATGGTGACTCGACCTTCTTCGTCATGGTATATCCTAAACTCTGTTGTCAGTTTGGGACGTTGACGATCGTATTCTTCAACTAACCGCAATGCTTCAACAATTTCTGGACTCATACCACTCCTTCATTTCTGCTGTTACAAAATCTTTTTCAAAATAATGTATGGGTTGTAATTGATTTACGTTGTTGATACGTATCATACCACGATCAAATTCTGTAACCAATTGATCAGTTACCGGTACAGTTTCTTCCACACCATTGATTGCGGGTTTTAGGTGTACGAAATTTAAGAAGTCCATGCTGGGCATTGTGCATGTTTCTTGGCCAACCATTGATGCGGCCAGTGCATACAATACATCTGTGCTGGGCCGATCTTCCATACATTGTTTAAGTCCGGTACGTACATAAGACCAATTCATTTGTATATACTGTGCGGCTTCAAAGAATTGTTTGGCTTCTTGACTGAATCTAAAATACATCAGGCCATTATATACATCAGGCAAATGGTTTGCATCAAACAGTTCTCTATATTTTCGAATGGTGCTGTTAATTCCCTGATAATTTTTACAGCCTGTACTTAGACAAACGTTCTTTAATCTAAATGCTATCCACCAATGATCAATCGTGCGTGTAAACAACAAGTCCGATTCTAACTTGATAGTTTCTTTAAATGGCGTGAGACGAAACACTTGCCATTCGTTAGCAAACTTCCTAGCACTGGTAGGCTCATTATGATCCACGGGCAAATCAATGATATAATCAAAAACACGATGATGGCGTTCATTTACTTTCTCCCGGGTAGCAGCATCAACAATGACTGCGTACCGATTATTCTTTTGTGTTGCTTTAATATTTAATGCTTGTACATAGGCCAAGTCAAGATAGTCTGTATCCTGTGTATTTTGTGCAAAGGTTACAAATCCTTGTTGTTCTTTATGTTGCGGCATTTATAAATTCTTTGAAGTTTTCGCTTTGTAGATATGCTTTGCCCATCACATGCATGTTCATCCTTGGCACCACATAAGCAGTTTGTCGGTCTTTAATAACTATTCGATTGCCTTGCACGGTCATTGATTCAACGGGTTGTAGTATGTTGAGCATGGGTCCTGGTATACTGACATCGGAAACAGCAAATCCATTTAGTATTACATCGGCCATGGCAAATGCATAATCGTTTCTATAACTCCTACTTTCCGCATTAAACAATTCTCTATAATAGTGATAGTTGGCTTCAATTCTCTGCACCAAATCAAAAAATGTTTTGGCACGGCTAGTTTTTCTAAATGCAAACACCGTGGCCCACACATAAGGCAAACTGTGAGCACCCATAACCTCAGGCACATACTCATCATTTAAACTTCTAGCTGATCGTTGTAACAAGTAGTCCCACGGCAAATCAAATATTTTTAATAGTCCAGCATCTTGTACCACATAGTCTACATCAATGACCAGGGTTTCATCATATGGACTCAACTCATAGCAGAGATTGCGACCAAAATTTTTCCATTCAACTTCGTGGCCAAGATCTACATCATGTCTATAGTTGTGCCAATTCATACGGGCCATATGATCTTCGGTGACAATGGTATAAGGTAAATCTAATACCCGAGCAGCCAAGGCAACAGTTTGCTGGGCTATGCTGGCATAGTCTGTGGTTGCTGTGTTGATAGCAAACGCAACAATACCTCTAGATTTTTCTGATCTGTTTGAGTTTTGCATGTTCTTGATGCCAGCGGTTCATTACTTTTTGATAGTGTTCTCTACACAAAGTCAACAATTCAATTCGGTCAACTTCAATGGGATTGTGATAAGTATCTTCAAGGTATACTGTATCATCTGGCCATGTGGTTAAAAAGCCGATCAACTCTGTGGTAACAAAAAATAGCCCGCCGTTATGGGCAACATGCAGATCTGTTAGGATCTTTTCACGTAAGATTTGTTTGTTGATTTGATAATCTGTGGCAAGACGCACTTGCTCGACAAGTTGATTGATATCTGACATAGTTAAAATGGATAGAATAAAGGCATAGTATAGTTTACACTAACTATGCCGGTTTGTCAACTGGGTTGACTAGGAAAATTAAATTGAAGTAACTGTTACCGCACCCCAGGTATTACTTAGGTTTGTGGTTTCTGGCCAGCTAATATCAACGGTTCGAATCACGTTGACACCAAATGAGTCATCAAAACTGTAGGTACCGTTGTCGCCACCAGAGAAGGTTTGGATAACAGTCCAAAAATCTACATTGGCGCCGTTGCCGTTGTAGCTGCCTTGGTTACCATTGGGATTTACATAAACATAAATTTTGTCTGATGTGTAGTTGGTTGTGGTGCTGGTAATATCAATAATGGTGTTATTGGAATTGAATGTGCTGGTCCAGTAGCCGTCGGTGGTATCATTGGTGACCAATGTGGCACCTGCGCCAGTACGACCGCCATTGGTGTTGGCACCAAATGTGGCTACGCCACCAGCAAAACCCACCAAACTAATAATTTCATTGGTACGAGCAGTAGTACTAGAGTTTTGTGTAGCACTGAGATTTAATTTTAAACGGCCACCAGCATTGAAGAAGTAACGTGCTTGATCGGCGCTGGCAAAAGTACATCTAGTGCCAAATCCTCTAGTCACACTGGTTATGCTGGATCCGCCAGCGGGGGGATTTGAGCCGGGAGGGGTAACTGTTACTGTCCATGCTGTGCTTAGGGTACCGCCCACGGCTGCAGTTACAGCAGAGTTTGAGGCAAATGCCAATCTTGAAGTGTATCCAGCAGCAATCACTGTGGTTAGGTTACTTAAAAAATCAATTTTGTTACCAGATACAACTGCGGTAATACCTGACCCAGAGCCCGTTTGGTGTGTTCTGATACTGTTTAAGGTGTTAATTAAACTGGCCCATTGTGTGGCTGTGACCACACCGCCAGTGCTGACCTGGCTTATAGCGGTTTGTCCATATCCGGCACTTCCTGAACCCGTGGCCCATATGGTGTTGATACGATTGGTGGTACTGCTAGGGTCCGTTCCTATCAGATTATTATAGTCTGAGGCATCAATTATATCACCTTGTGCATAACTCATAGTTTATTTCCTGTTTATATTACTTATCTTTTTGTAGTGTTTTATTTAATTTTTGCTTTCAAAGCATCAATTTCAACACGTAACTCTTTGATGGCTTCAATGATCAACGGAGCAAGACGCTCGTATTGTACGGTCAAATACCGGTCGTCGATCGGAGCCGGTTTAACAATTTCGGGTGCTACCAATTGTGTGCTTTGGGCACTGATACCCATTTCACGTTGAACAGCGTAACCCAAATCTTGTGCAGTTTGATTGGCTTCATAGTAGAAACCTTCCAAACTACATATCTTGTCCAGGGCGTTTTCAATTCGACCCAAACGAGTTTTTAGTCTATCGTCTGAGTAATAAGCAACTACGTTATTGGTGGCACGTATTTCACCGGTGGTTCCTGAAGCTGCTGTACCAATGCCCAAACTACCAAATCGTACGCTACTCGCTGTTCCAATATCTTGTGGTGTGCTTAGAGTAATGTTTCCTGATGCCGCACTGGTAATAACTTGATTGGCTGTTCCTGTAACACTCGATACTAAAGTTTGACTATAGGTACCGCCTAGAGCTACACTGATTCCGTTGATAACAATACCGCTGTTGATCAAAGCACCATTTGGAATGCTGTTAAAGTTTGTGCCACGCAAGGTTGGGCTAGAATTAATTTCAACGTTTTGATTAAGTGTCCAAGCGGCTGTGGTTGTTAGGCTACCGCCCAGGGTAATTGTTCTTGTGCCATTGTTGACGCCTGTACCACCATATTGTGGTTGTACTGTGGTAGCACTCCATGTACCAGTAGTAACGTTGCCCACGCTGACCAAAGCTGATGCTGTGGTAAGGTTAGGCTGGCTTGCACTTGATGAGTTCAATGTGCCAAACAGTACTGCGCCTGAATTACCAATGGTTCCAGCCTGTACAGTACTGGCAATAATAGTACCATTGGATGTCAATGCCGCTGTTGTGGTCAGGGCCGATGCTGTTAGTGTGGTAAATGCTCCGGTACTGGGCACAGCATTGCCAATTGGTGTGCTGTTGATAGAACTAAAGTTGGCAGGATCGCCAATTCTAGCAATTGGACTGCCGTTGAGTATGGCACTTGCAGCAGTTATGGCCACGTTGCCATTAACATTGAGTGCAGTAAGAGTGCCAAGTCCGGTCACGTTTGGTTGGCTGGCAGTCAATAGTGTGCCTGTGTATCCTCCCGTAGCACTGATACCAGACGCACGAATAGTGCTTGCTTCTACTAGGTCTGCGGTAACATTGCCGGCAATATTTCCATTGAATGAGGTTGTCGCAATAACAGTTGGCGAAGTAATGTAGTTGGTACCAGTCAATATTGTACCTGTAATTCCAGCACCAGTGATGCCTGCAGATGAGTCGCGTTGGACCAAGGTGCTGGCCGTGGCATTGATATCTTGTGTGTTGATGCCCATAACTGGACTGGCAATAGTACTAAAATTAATACCAGCTCTAACTGTGCTGAATCCTGCTAGGGCACTGGGAAAAGTGTCTTTGCTGACGATCATATAAGGAACACCAGCAATTCTAATCTGTGTAACAATATGGCTACCGCCCAGTGTATCTGTCATTACACTCGGGAAAGCACCTGTGTCACCTGTGACCGGTGTTGCAGCAGGACCTACTGTTACCCAATTGGCTCCAGAGTATATTTTTAACTGTTGATTGGTACTATCAAACCATAAGTCCCCGCCTAGAGCACTTAAATCTCCCGGAGGGCTTGAAAATGGAGCACTGGTAGCACCAGTTGAAATTTTCCAGCTTGTGCCCGAATACACACGTAAAATGTTATTGGTTGTGTCCCACCAAAGCTGTCCGGCTAAAGGATTGGGTGGGCCTGAAGTGGCACCCGAATTTGGACTGGCAAAATTTTCCAGTAGGTGCACTAGATTTTCGTTTAGAATTTCGCCGTAGCCAGCATAGTTTTTACCAATTAGAGTTAAACTGGTGGCACTGGTATCTACAGAGCCGTCGGAAAGACCGCCTGCGACTATTTCTGTACCATTGGTTAAATTAATTGTGTATGCCATGTTTTTTTCGCTTTGATTATCTTAGTATTTAGTACATTTTCTGGATGTAACATAGGGCGTAGTACGGAGGACGATTTTCGTGCGGTTGCGTAGTTCCGCCGGTACCGCCTGTGCTTTGAGTATTTCCACTCAAAGTTAATGAATGTGTGTGATCTAATGCAGCATTAATCTGAATGCTTGTGCTGGCCGATGATGTATTAAATGTAGCTGCACTTGTGTTAAAACCTGAACCCGACTGAGCACCTGCACCACTTGTAATATTAAGACCGTCTATAGTGTGTGCATGTCCAGGATCATTCACTGTATGTGTATGGCCACCAGCTGATCCAGTTGTTAGCGATCCTGTTAATTCGTGTGTATGTATTGGCATGGCATTGGCACTTAAAGTTACTGAAGATGCGCCGCCTGTGTCGCCTGGTGTGTACGAGCCACCGGCGCCCACAACAAATTGTCCACGCAGGTCTGGAGTTCCATTACTACCGTTACATAACTGCCATCCTGCAGGTATGCTGGCTGCTGTGCTGTTCCACATCACAATTATACCAGTGGGTAAAACTGCGTGTACAAATGCTGTTGTGGCTACTGCTGTAGTGTTATCATTGGCAGTTTTTGTTGTAGCCACTGAAGTAACCAAGTTAGCCAACGTAAATGTGTTATTGACGCCAGCGACACCCGACACATTGCCACCACTAACCAAAATATTACTTGAGCTAAAGTTGGTTGCTTGACCAGTTGTGCCACTGTATGCGGTTAGTCCTGTGGCGCTTCCACCGGTAACCGAAATATTATCCGAACTAAAATTAGTTGCTTGTCCTGTTGTGGCTGAGAAATTAGTCAATCCTGTAGCACTACCGCCGGTGACCAAAATGTTGCTTGAGCTAAAGTTTGTGCTTTGACCATAGGAAGTTGAAAAATTAAGCAATCCTGTAGCACTACCACCAGTCACACGTATGTTACCACTGCTAAAGTTTGTACTTTGTCCAACCAAGGTTGAAAAGTTAAGTAGTCCTGTAACTGCACCACCGGTGACTAAAACATTGCTTGAGCTAAAGTTGGTTGCTTGACCGGTAGTACTAGATAATGTTGTTATGGTACCAATTGCGGCTGACACATTAGTTAAATTTTGTGCATATCCGCCAGTGATTACAGCATTGCCGCTACTGAAGTTTGCGGAATATGTAACTGTTGCAGAAACATTACCAGTTAGGTTACCGCGTAGCGTTGTGGCCACTACATTACCAGTTAAATTACCAATGACATTGCCAGTTAATGTACCACTCAATGTTGTGGCTACCACGTTGCCGTGTAAGGTTCCTTGCAATTGACGATTGACGATATCTACCATGACCAAACCACTGGCGCCACCGGTTATAACATTGGCATTGACAGTGGGATTATTTACATTGCTACTGAATGTGATTCCAGGATTGACAAAACTAAAACCTGGAATAGCCGGTGTTGGTAAGAATGCAGAATCTGCACTGACAGTGGCATAGGTTACGTTGCCATACTGTAGTTTTAAAATATTATGATATGTGCCACTGATTGAACCATCTTCTACAGTAACGGGGACTGCTCCGCTGACACCTTGCTGTTTGGTATATGCAGGACCTACAATTTTAAATCCTGGTGTTGTTCCACTGTTGTCGTACACGTACATTTGCTCAGTGGATGTGTTAAACCAGATATCACCGTTTTTGCCCAGGGCTGGTTGGCTACCTGAGTTTGTAACTCCCGAAACTGCCACATAACCTTGTGGTGTGAAAACTTTTAGAATCTGTGCATTCTTATCGTACCATAACTGTCCCTGCAAATTGACCGAACTTGGGGCTGTGTTACTGGCAAAATTTTCTAGTAAACCTACTAGATTTTCATTCAAGTATTCTCCATATCCAACAAAATTTGGGCCAGCTAGACTCAAACTAGTAGTAGTATCTCTAGTTCCATCGGCAATTGTTGTTAATACCGTTCCGTCTGTTTTGTTAATTTGATATGGCATATTGTAATTTCTTAATTATATTAACTTATTTATCGCCAATATTATCCTAATGCTGTTAGCGAACCGCTAGAAGTGAAAACATGTGTGGTTATTCCGTTATCATAGGTAATTGTACCACCTGTAAATGCTGGTGCACCGGCATATTGTACCACTACAATACCATCGCCACCACGCCCACCCGATGTTTGACCCCCGTGCAGACCACCACCACCGCCGCCACCAGTATTGGCTTGTGCATCTACACCGTTTCCATCGCCTCCGCCGCCGGAGCCTCCCGGACCGCCTGGACCACTACCATATGGGCTTCGATTTCCATAGCCACCACCACCGCCACCGCCTACACTAAATCCCAATATAGTAATTCCGGGTCCGCCTGCTCCGCCAGCAAATCCGTTACTACCTTGTCCGGCGCCAGCAAATCCACCACCACCGCCACCCCCAGCTTGGCCAAATCCTTGCCATATTCCTGTACCGCCTTCATATCCTTGTCCTGGATATCCTGCGCCACCTTCATGTGTATACACAAATCCGCACCCGCCGCCACCGCTGGCTCCCGAGCCTGCTGTCTGATTGGAAGTCCCCCAACCGCCATTACCGCCACCCAATGCAGTGATTCCGCTTTCTACAACAACAACAGGGTAATTTATAGGTGCTCTGGTATCCCAAACCACTCGTTCCTGTGGATCATATAGTGCTGCAGCAAACATGGCAGGGCCGCCCCAGTTTGTTGCTGTACAAACTATAGTATGAACGCCAAATGCTAATGTTACACGATAATCGTTATATGTTCCCCAATCGCCATTTGACCCAACTGCGTTGCCGTCGATGCTAACATCTATAGCATTGTCGGCACTGACTCGTAAAGTGTAATCTTGACCTGTTTGTATCTGTGTGGTGTATGTAGCTGATACTGTGCCAACGGCAGCACCAGCCATGCCTGGATGAGTCCAGACTCCGTATGTGTTTAAAAATCCATTGTACGCTGGGTATGTGCCTGCGTACACAGCCGGAGTTACTGTGTTTGTTAATGTGATACCACCTGTGCCAAATAGGCTGTATGTGCCTGATTCATTGGCGCCGCCACCTGTGCCAACTTTAATTGTGTAGTTGTTGCCGTTTAGTACCGATAAAGTTTGATCTTCCTGGAATACAACTCCGCCGGCTCCGCCACCACCACCGCCTTCATATCCATAACCAACTCCACCACCGCCGCCTCCACCTACTACCAATATATCAGCAATGACATCGCTGGGGTAGAACTGTTGCCAAACTCCGTCTCGTTTAACAAATCCTTTTTGCACGGATTTCCACGTGCCATTATCTTTATACGACGGAGCAATTACCCGCTTCCATATACCATTGATTTTTTGAAAGATTCCTCGTGCCATAGTCTAGCCGATCTGGAACCAAAAATCTCCATCATCTCCGCCAGTGGGACCGCTGGTACTTACAGTATAGCGACTGCCTTGCCAACGAGTTAAATTGCCAGTAATGGCACCACGAACAAATGCTGTGGTTGCAATCTTTGTACTATTATCTGTTGATACCGGGGTCTCTGATGTTGCGTTTCCAGAAAATGATGGACTGACAATATTAGATTTACTGGATAAGCCAACAGCTAAATTTGCTGCTGTTGTGATTGCTAGAGCATTGACTACGGTATTGGTATAGTTGGTACCAATTAGATCGGCTGCATCCACATAGGCTGTGGTTGCAATACGTGTACTGTTATCACTGGCTGTTGGTGTTGTAGCAGTTGGTGTACCTGTAAATGCAGGACTGGCAATGGTAGACTTGAGAACTATGTCACTTTCAAGACTTGCGATACGTGTGGTCTTGTTGGCCAAGTTAGAATCTATAGAGGACACATTGGCTTTGAATGCTGTGTCCAAGGCCGCAACATTGGCATTGGTATCTGTACGCAATTGATTGGTAGCAGATGTTAGTATGCTGACGTTGGTGGTCAATGCCGTAAATGAGTCGCTACGTAACTGAGCAACACTGGCATTGACATTGGCTATGTTGGCCACAAGGCTAGTGTTCAGTGCCAATTGAATATCATCGGCGTATGTTTTGGTCACTACACCCAAATTGTTGGTTGGATTGGCAGACACAGTGATCATGCCAGTGGTGCCATTAATTCTAACTGCACGAGTATTACCTAGTGTGGTGTTGACGTAAATGTCAACGTTGCCACCAAGTACAGAATTGGTCACTACAAATGCATTGCTACTGTACGAAACGTTGGCATTGCCAATTACCAAGTTGCCTGCAACTCCAAGATCTGATAAAAAATTTGTTCTTGCAGTGGTGCGTGGAAATGCATTGGCATAGGTTCCACCCAGTTGTAAACTGTTTGTCACATTACCATGTATCATCACATTGGATGCCAGGGTAATGCCAGGATTGATAAAACTAAATTGACTGTATGCACCAGTCTGGAATGACGGATCGTAGCTGGATACAGCAATTAAACGATTGTTGGTGTAGGTGTTGACCACAGTATGAGAAATTAGACTGGTATCTGATACTGTTTCAACCAAGGATCCACTCTTACCTTGTGTGGCAGAGTATGGAGGATTTATCACAATCCATGCGGTGCCGTTATAAAGTTTTAGTTGTTGGTCTGCGGTATCCCACCATTGGTCGCCTGTTTTAACTACACTAGGTGCTGTTGCTCCAACTGTTCGCTCGCTGACGTTAATAAACTCTGATCCGTTATAAACACGGAGTCGTTGATTTGTGGTGTCCCACCAAAGCTGTCCAGCAATTGGGGCAAAGCCTACGCTTTGTCCAGGTGGCAAAGTACTGGCAAAATTTTCCAACAATCTGATGAAATTTTCATTTTGAATTTCGCCGTAGCTGGTGTAGTTGCGACCAATTAGAGTTAATCCAGTTTCGGTGTTGGTAGTACCATCCAGTAAGGTTGTTAGTACTGATCCATCTGTTTTGTTAACAATATAACTCATGGCATTATCCTATCGAGCTAAGGTTAGTTAGGGTTTGAATACGCACAGTATAGTCTATTTGAATTAATCTGTTTAACGATTTTTGTACAGGATGAAATACCACGTGTGTCAGTAACAACCCAGTTGAAGTTAACCCAGTGGTTCCATCTATACTGCGACCACGCAGGCCTAATTCATCAAACACATATTCGCTGTTTAAGTTTTGACTGTTGTCAAACAGGGCTTGACCACTTGGCTCGCCGTAGTCTAGCAAACAAGTAACTAGAATGTCTGTATAAATTGTACCAGGAATGTGTGCTACAGTCATTTTGTTATTGACTGGGTCCAAATTTGCAACCGCGGTGTTGTCTACTATTTTACTAAATGTGGGATTGTACAAGTTTGAGCTTTGTCCCAAAGTATTTGTAGGAAGATATGTGATGATACCGGTGGTGTCAACACTTGTTCCGCCATTACCTAGCACCATTTCATAGATAAAATTCTGTCCTTTGTTGGCAACACTACTGGCCAATGCACGACTGAAGTTTTCGTAGTGAATAGCGTTGGACTTGTCAATGTAGACTTCGCCAGATTCCGGATCAAATATCTTGATATGTCCACGAACATAAATTCCGGACGTATCGTCGGGCTGTTTTGGTGTATTTTCCACTGCTGTTTCCTCTAAATTTTGTTTGTTATCAGTATTTATCATGGTATGTATCCTGGTGATGCCATCAAGAATGTGCCTTGGGCAGTAGTGCTGTTGGCAAGGGTGTTGCCATAGAACGCATTTGTAACATTTCCGTACCAAATATTACTACGTGTTACATAAGTGTTGGCTGACACAGTCACATTACCAACGCTGCTTACTTGTCCTAACACATTGGCATACATCACTCGGGCTGTGGTAGCTGATGCATTTCCTGTAATTCTGCTAACGACGGAAATTGCATTAGCATTACCTGCAAAAATATTTCCTGTGTGTGGCAATACTGCTATGTTTGATGCAGTTGTCACTGTTTCTAACAAGCGTAAATTGGCAATATTTGTTAAAATATAATCGCCAATGTTGGCAGTGATATTACCGTTTAGTCGCAATCTCAATGAGACATTGGATGTTGTATTAACTGCTGTAGTTGCAACTATATTGGTATTACTGACCACAATATCCGGTATAACCTGTTGTTCACTGGCGTCTACTACTCTAGTGTTAGCAAGATGTCGTATGTTATTTGTGCCTGTGTACAACAATCGAACATTAGATTCTATACTCGCATACCCCGAGTCTATGCGTCCGGTGTATTTTACATTTGCATTTGCACTGATGTTGGCAAAACTAACACCGTATACATTGGCGCCAACATTACTGGACACCTGATACACATTGGATCCATAAAAGAAATAGGTGTTTGCAGCCAACACAATATTGGATCTCCACGGTATATTAAATCCGTAAACATTTCCAGTGGTCACATAAGTGTTGCTATTGTATGTGATATATGTACCGGTAGGTAGTACTATGTTAGTGGTCCACGGTGTAGTGTTTAGACCGTTGGGTGCAGTTCCGTCGGTGGCTCGACGTATCTGCCCTAGTACATTGGCGGTATTGGCAATCAATGCAACATTAGAACTTATCGTGGCAAATCCTGAATTTTCATTGTTATATATCAATGCAGTATTGGCACTAATGTTGGCAAAGTATGGTGCGTTAACATTTCCGGTAATCCGATAACTGTTACCGCTGAAGTACACATAACTATTGGCAGCAAAGGTTGTGTTTGCCGTCCAAGGAGTATTTGGTGCGTACACATTACCCAGTGTTAGATAAACATTTCCGTTGAATGATGTTAAGGTATCTGTTGGGATCGTGGCATTTGCTGTCCAGGCGGTTATTGTTTCTTGAGCATAGTTTCTATAGTAGCTAATTTTTTCACCATTGACAAAAACCACACCGGGAATGCCTGCATCTCTATTGGGGTTTGGTAAACGTGTACCATCAGTTACAAATATCTTGTCATCGGCAATTAGCAAATCTCTAGACAGCGTGGTTGTGTATGCATCACTGATTCTATAAAAAGCGTGATCTTCACTCATGTTGTCAAACAATCTAAATGCATATTCATTGGTTGCAGGTGCTGTATTTGAAAATACTTTTAGATTTAGGCTGTCAAACATGTGTCCAGGAACTAGCTCTTCTGGAGCATGGCTGCTGAATCTATCAACATACTCGCCGCCATCCACATAAATGTTACCAGAGTCTAAACCTAGATTGTCAGCAAATCTACTTTGGATTATGGCGTCAATTTTTTCTCCACTGACCTGTGTGACATTGGCTACAATGTTGGCGAAATATCCGGCATACACATTTCCTGTCACAATGTAAACATTTCCGTTGTATGAAATTTGTGTGTCTGTGGCAACGTCAGTGTTTGCTGTCCATTCGGTGACGGTATCATATGCAAAGTATGTGCTGCCATCAACTATGACACCCGGGTAATCCATTCCTTCAGCACTGGCTCTTAGGTCAATGTTTCCGTTGTAGGCCACAATACGATCGTTGGCTGTTGGCAATATTCCAGCATTGATTGACGATACGTTGGCCAGCGGGAAATCAACGTTGGCACTGACTGTGTGCGGCACAGTTGATAGTTGGTATAAGTCACCGCCAAGATTTATAACGGTATTTGCAGCTATCACCTGACCTGCTGTAACTTCATCCCACATAACTGCTGCGTTGGTGTTGGTTAATCCAGTTGATTCTGCAATGGTGTTTGCCCATTGTGCGGGTCGCTTGATATCATAGGTCAATCTATCAAATTTAATACTGGTTTTAATACTGCGAACCACATTGTGTCCTTGATCGTCGCCGTCAAACACATTGCGTAATACAGCGGTGGCCACTGCACCTGTACCGGTGCCGTTGATAATAACTGAGGGACTGCTGGTGTAACCGGTGCCGGCATTGACAACGGTGACGTTGGCCAGTTCGCCAAGCCCGTTTATTTGTGCCACAGCATTGGCACCAGTGCCTCCACCGCCTGATATAATGATCTGTGGAGCTGTCACATACCCAGTGCCGCCTGCGCCAACCACGATGTCAACTACGCCATAGGCATAATTGTTTTTCCAGTCGTAATAAACACGGTTGTTTAATAATCCTGCGTCATAACTCTGTTCGCCGCTGGGACTACGATACACATTGATGTTGCTGTCCCAATATGGTGCTAAATCAAAGTCAGTTATGTCGCCGCCAAATTCGTCGTCTCGTTGATAGTTGATGTTGAACTCACGCAGGATTGTGCGGTATGGTTTAACTTCGTTGATGTAACTTTGATAAAAGTCTTGGTTATCGGTGATGTAGCTGGCAAATTGTTCAAGTTTACGAATGTATTGCGTGGCACTGATAAAACTGGTTTTAAATACCCAATCAAGATTTTTTTGTTCTACTAACGCATACTTGATCAAAGTAAAAAATAATTCATTAAAATCTGCGGCCAAGTCGTCAATGAATATTTCAGTTTGTAGGCTTTGTAAAATTTTACGGAACTCTTTTCCGGGAATAAATGCTTCAGCTGCAGGTAATTGAATAGTGCCAGACTCTAATCCCACAGTAACACGATTTAAGTTTTGATCAATGTAGTAGATAGCAAATTTGTCATTGCCGGCATTGAGAACCTTGATATAGGTATCTGCTTGTAGAGTTAGTTTTCCAAATTCTAAGTTGTCTGCCACAGTGATATTGATTGTTGTGGTGGGATCAAAATCGGCCGAATACCAATCAATGTAATTCCAATAAAGACTGGTCTTGTATGATTGCACCCAGTTGCCATACAATCCATTTCCCAGTGGACGTGTACCGGCAGCAGGTACTGCCCAGGCTGTGCCCGACCAATTGTATATTGCCCACTTGGTGAGATAGGTTGGATCATTGAGCACCAAAACTTTATATCCAACGGCCAGGCCATTGGTAGTAATGTAAGACAATTCAAGTTTGGTATCAACAGTTAAATCATATTGTCCGGTGCGTGAGCTTGGTGGGGCTTCTTCACTGTTGAGTAAAGTTAATACTTTACGCTGGGTAACCGGATAATAATATAATTTTGTATTGACCAAAGTTGTAACGTTTGCTAGTGCAGCATACAGATCAACAAACATGGTCTGTCTAGGACGTATGCTGATACCATAACGCTGGCTAGCCGGTAAGCTAGGATCAGGAACAGGATTTCCTTCGATATCTTCTTCGCATAGACTATCAAATGCTTTATTAATAATAGACTGTGGTAGTTGGCTACTGGGACTATTTTCTTGCACCAGTGCATATTCGCTGTGTATTAATCCAGCCTGATTGCTTTGACTTCCTAGATGCAGGACGCTGTTTTTTCCTACCAATAGATTTTTAACATTATATAAAGCTATTGTGTCGTTACGCAAAACTGTAGCGTACGGTATATTTTGATTTTGTGGATTTTCAATTGCTGCGGTAATAGCAACAACGCTGTTTTGTTTGCCAGCACGAGTGTTGGCTTGATCTCTAAGAGCTACCCAAAAGTAATACTTGACACGTACTGCACCAGACTGATCTACGTATCCATATGTGCTGTAAGCTGAGTCGTCTGCGTATAAGGGTACGCCAGATTCTCCGCCGGCAACAAATTCGCTAGGTAATACAGAACTTTCTATCCATTCGTAAATTTCTACTTTACTTTCAGGAAAACGATCGCCCCAGTGATTTAATCTATAAATCAAAGAATCTTGTTCGTAATTTGTATATCGTAGGTTGTCAAGATTCCACCATATGCGACCAACTTGTGCAGGCCCCCAATGGTAATCTTGATATGTGTTTTGTGTGCCAGCATTGTACGTGGCAGGATCATGATCCAATCGATAATCAATGTCGCTGGCCACACCGCCTAAAATTTTACCTTTGGCCGGATCAACAATGTCCAATGGTGCAATTAAATTATTATTTGATTTGTTGTATATAAATGATCTGTTAATGCTGTCAATGTCAACTTGAGGCAATTGACTTCTTGTCAACTGCCAAGACGGTGTATTTGTTAAATTGTTAAATGTATACACTACGCCCGATGCCAAATCTGATTCAGGTGCACTGGCCAATAACAATCCCGGAGCAACCGCAACAGCAGCTCCAAAGTTGTCGCCACTTTCCAATTGTGCATATCTGCCGGTTTCTAATTCTTGTGTAAACGAATACACAACATCAGCGATATTGGACTGATTCATCAATGACTCAAATACGTAAACACTACCACTGGCCACAATAGAATCAATAAATTTTGTAGAATTGTTGTCGATCACTGTGTCGGAATTGTCAAACACAGTTGTTTCTTCGCTGGCGCTACCACGGCTACCTACCGCCACAAATTTTGCATCTGAACTGACGCTGACAGTGGTGCCAAATGCACCCGATTGGTCTCTTGGTCGAGACACATTTCCAGCACGAACATAAACATTTCCGTCATGTGTCCAATGTTCTACTACGCCATAGAACTTATCAGTGCCCAGTGACCCAGGAGCACCAATAAACACATTAGCGGCCGTGCTGTCTGTTCCAATTTGGTATCCAAACTGTGCGCCTTGATTCTTATATTCGCTACTCAGTGTCTGTGTCAATGCGATAGCATTGGTTGTTAGGTTAACTGTGTAATAATACACATTACCATTTTGATCATATGTGTTTGTGGCATTTGGCGCACCAATTAATAAACGAGTACCATTGGTATTGGTTTTGACCACATTGCCAAACGCACCAACGCCTGTAACAGCATTGGCCCAGGTATATTTGATGTTGGCCCAGGCGCCATTGGTAGTAGTATAGGCTTCAACACGATCGTTTCCGCCAATGTATATCTGTTTCATGTCTGCACTCATTGACACACTAGAAATATTACCGGACATGTTGCCTGTGGTAATGGTCTGCAACAATTGAACATTACCAGCCAAGACGTTGATCAATTGAATATTAGAAGTAATTGCAGCAAATTTTTCTGCTGTGGTTGGTAAAAATACGTTGGCCGGACAAACGTTGGCAGTGGTAACATAGATATTACTCTGATAAGAAATAATGGAATTAACAGGAATAAAACTTACTGCCCGTGTATTTGATATAATATTGGCAAACGTGGCACCATACACATTGCCTGTTGTTATATAGGTGTTTGATCCGTTGCTAATTTGGGTGTTGATAGCAATTACAGTATTGGCTGTCCAGGCTGTTCCCAGTGTTGGGAAAGCGTTGGGTACCCACGGAATGGCCATGGTGTTGGCGGTGGTGCTGTCGTTTTGTCTATACACATAAACATTACCTGCAGCAGCCACGGCTAGCAAGTTACCTTGAGATTCTAACACGCTTCCAAATTTTGCTTCGGAGTTGGAGATTGTAATGTTAGCACTATAGTTGCCAGCAACATTAGCAAACACTTGCACTTGTTTTTGTGCAGGATTACTAGAATAAAAATATTTGCCGGTGGTGCTGATAGTCACTTGGCTACCAAATCTATCATTGGCTGTCACTGTATTGGCTGTCAAATTACCCGAGGCTGTGTTGGGCCAGGCCTGATTGAACGTATAGACTCCCCATCCTGCATCAGTGGTAGCTGTGTCAACCCAGATCCTGTCGTTATCAATCCATCCGTGCAATGGTAAAAGACCGTCAATCGCTGTCACAGTTGGCACTTTAGACGATACTAATTTATAAACTGCCGCTTCGCTGACGACTGGGCTGGTCGCAATCAAGTTGGACAATGCGGCGATGTCTTTTAGTTGTACTGTAACTGTTAATTGATTAACAACATCAACTATTTTATAAATGTTATCATAGTTGGTACTGAAATTTTCTAAAATAGAGTTATCAAAATAGGCGACCTGGAATCCTTTTAATACTAATAGATCTCCAACCTGGAATGAGTGTTTGTCTGTGAACAATAACTGTGCATAATCATCTAAAACATAGGTCAGTGTTGTGGCAGAAATGTCGGTTTCTGTTACACGATATACGTTCCAATTATTGCCGGTGTCTTTGGCTGTCCAAATTTTACTACCAATACCCACATCAGGATTTTGATTGTATTCATTGATGTTAAAAATTGTTAAATCTGTATCATCAACATGCACATATCCTGCGGTAGGCAAATCGTTGATGTAAAAACTTTTATCTCTGTTGCTGTATATTGCGGTACTGGTGTTGGACAAATTGCTAGAATTGTACACGTTTGATATGGTCAAATTGGCATTGGCCTGCAAATTAACAATTATGTTGCCAGCAGAGTATGTGTTACCCAGAGTAAATGCCACAGGGTTGGTGTTGAAAACTGATTGGTCTAGCACGAATTCTTTAAACTGATTGCCATCTAAGTCGCCGTAGTCGCCAACTTTGAATCCCCACTCTTCAAAAATTGCGATGTTACCTGATACGTTGTCAAAGTTACCCTTGGTCAAGGCAGTGATAGAATTTAATGTGCCTTTTTCTTTGATAAGACCCTGGTAGAATTTTGTTTGTGTTGCGGTACCAATGCCCAAATCAGTTAAATAGTCTCTTGGACGGAATCCAATTAAGCCTGCACTGAATAACTGCAATGTTTCGTTGTCTGGTGGTCGATCAACGTTATAAATGTTTTCTGACTGTTGTGCTAACAGACCAAGGCTTGGTAATAGTCCAGTTTTTAAATCAGATTCTTGAATTTGTGCCCAGTCTGCCACATTGAATTTTGTAGTTGCTGGTATAGAATCAAGTGCAGTATAATAGTTATTATTAAAAGTAACAATGTCGCCTACTTGATAGTCTGTGCCAGCAGTCCATCCACTGACATTTGTAGTATTGTACATGTATCCACTGGCACTTAATGCGCCGGTCCAGGCTCCGGTCTTGGCTCCTGACAAACTTAATCGATACTGTCTTACTCCTTGCGATGGCACATAGATAATGTCACCAAAGTCACTTTCGTTGTCAAATACCAACACATGTTCAAATTGAACCAGATTTAGACTGGCAAAACATATACCTGTTCCGTTGAGTGTGGTTATACCAAATTGGTTGCCAAATGCAAAATTTTCAGTTCTTACAATGTTAAAATTTCCACTCTTGATAGGCAAGAAATTTTGATCCAATATGCGTCCTGAGTTTAGTGTATTGGTTATTTCGTCTACCACTGTGCCGGATGTTTTTAATAGCAGTCGATCTGTTGTTGGATTTAGCACCAGTATGGTACCTACTTCCCAGCCCTGTTGACTCCAGTATAAAAATTCTTTGACACTGGTCCTGAAGTTTTTTACTTCTTGCAAATCTTTGTCAAATTGATCAAATACAAATCCAACACTTTCGAGATATCGTTCATAACTGATCAAGAAGTCACTTAATTGTTGTATGTTACTGTAGGTTGTACCATATGGCACTGATATTGTGCGATTTGTGGTGTCTTGATACAGTTTGGCGCTGACATCGCCCACCGTGATTGTCTCTGCTTTGTTATTAGCGACACTGGGCAAAATTGTAAAGAATGGATCATTGGTATTGTATCCGACCACGCTATATCCAACATTGGTACGTTGCACTATTACTGCACTATAGGTAACTACAGACACAGGTATTGATTTATTCAGATATACATTATAATTGCTGTCAGGTATGATAACTCCAGCACGTTTGGCACCTGGGGTAGTTTGTTCTGCTGTGACTGTTAGAATATTTTTGTCAGTGAATCCGCCAACTTTGTAATTTAGCTTAACACTTAAATTTTCTAAATAACTGGAAATTTTTTCAACTGGATCTATGCCAACGTTTTTAATAACATCAGCAATCCAGTTAATGTATCCACTGGTGCGTTGGACAGCCCCAGTGCGTGTGTCTCCGTTGATTTTTAAATCGGCAGGGTTAATTTTTTCATTGGTGGCACTACTAAATTGACCCGTGATTTCGCTGACATAGAATCTCGATGTATCATACTGTGTTCCAAAATAACTGGCAGGTTTGGCCATGGCTATGGCCATTTGTACGGCAAACGGATAGTCACTGCTGCGTATCCACGCTGTTTCTACAGGACCTTCTTGTCCAATGACATAATTGTTGCCGCCGGCAGTTAGGTTATATTGTTTGACTATGTTGATGTCAGTTGGTGGTAATAAATTTCCGGCGCTGTCTACAGGAATAAAGTCAGTCAGCCCCGGACGGGCAAAACGAGTGTCAGTGTAGGGGTCTCCGTTGTTCCAAACATAACCAGCTTCTAAATCTTCCCAAAGAGTAAAGTTACCTCGAGTATACGGTGCTGGACCATACCGAGTCTCCCACCATGCAGGTTCAAATCCAAATCCCAACATTTCCCATGGTGCTCTATTGGGTTGATCGGTATCATACCAATAGTTATAAATTGCTCTCCAACTGCCTTGCAAGGGTTTGTCATCTACTGTGTCTGTAAACTTTTCATAGTTCCAGGTCCAGGAATTGTTGGCATCATACCAACTGTTGGTGGTATAGTCCACATTGTTTGTACCGGACCATTGTAAAAAGTTGCGAGATAGAATTTGTACGAACTCATCTCGTGTGTACTCGGTTGTTCTAAAGCGTCCAGGAACAATATCATATAAATTGATAATATTTTTGGTATAGTCTGCCTTGATGTTGTTGTAGATACGCTTTTCAAGTTCCAGTATGTAGTTGTCGCGGAAGTCGCCAAATGCTGGCATTACCGATCCGTCGTGTCCTCTAATCACATTTACAGGAGTCTGATATGTTGTATCTTGATAAATCAAAGGCTCTGATTTGGGATACAGACCTAGTTTACTTGGAGTTTCGGGAACAAAACTTCCGTCTGTGTCAAAGTAATCTCTGATGACAATGGTGTCGTTGATCGCAAATGAGATTGAAAAAATTACTGCTGGTACTGTGGGACTAAATTCATAATCCTTGCCCAAGGTCAGCTGTACGCCATTGTGCCAGATTAACACAGCACGATTGCTTAATTCAACGGGATTAAAAATATTGCCAATTTCATAGTTGGTCTGACGCTCATTTAATACGGTGTAAGTTATTGTTGTGTAATTTCCGCCTTGTGGCACCATGTCTGAATAGTACCAAGGAAAGCTAGAATTTTTAACCGAGTTGATATTTTGTAGTATTGTATCTACACCTGTAACAGGGTCATTGTAGTTTAGACCAGATAGGGTTGAGCACAAACTTATAAATTTATTTTTAAATCTGCTATATTCTTTTTTGGCCAAATCAATACCATTGACAAAATTAAGCATTGGATCGTTTAAGAATGTCATTGCATAGACCAACGGCGCAGAGTGTTGATTCAGTGTTCCGTTTTGCTGTTTTAAGTACGTGTCCTGGATAGGTCTGTTGCTGACTGATGTGTTTTCTAACAGTTTATTGTAGTGTGTTCTAATTTGCCCCAAAGCAATGGTTGAAAAATTCTCGTTGAGAGGATTTTGAATCAGATTTTTTGGAACTTCATATGGTGCCAGTTTACTTGCTGTGTCGCTAAAAATTGCAACATCAAGTTTGTCTCCCACGGCTGGATCAGATAAAAAGATTACGATATTGTACATACCATATGTGGTTAACTCATAGTCAACTGTTGCTGTTAACAGCATATTATTTTTATAGACTTTGAGGTGCGGTATAGTATCTGTTGTTGCGGGCAAAACGTCAACTTGTACGAATGCTCTGTTGACTCCATTGATGTCAAGCACTCGCCCATCAAAGAATTTGGTAAACAACTGATATTGGCTACTGTCTTCAGCACCCGGTACCCAGGAATTTAATTTTTCTTGTGTGGTTAAATTGGTGTTTTTAATTAAATAACCTGTGCTACAAGCAATGGCTTGAGTTGCTCCGGTATTGGTATCTGATGTGTAAGTAAACGAATCTGTATTATAGTGACTTTTAAATACAATGTCACCGATGTTGTTGAAATTTTGATAGCTTAAAGGAAATCCCAAGATTGTATCGTTGTTTCCAGTACCAACATTGTAGTTAAAAATCTTGTTGCCCGCAAAAGTAGATCCTGGATAAACAGTTGTGTCACTGAAACTATATCCGTCGGCATCTACTAGATCAAACAAAGGCATCTGATTTATGCTGGATTTAGATTGTGATACAAACCAATCTTCACCATCAAAATAATAAGTTTTTCCTGCGTTGTCGCCTTCGGTGACCAAAACATTTTCTCCAGCCAGCACTGGATTGTCATCGGTGGCGATCAAGTTGATGTAATTTTGTCCACCCAGTCCTTCAATTACAGTTACCTCCCATATTTTATTTTTAACATTGAGATCATAGTCATTGGCAAATACAACTCTGTGGCCGGGCGCCAAAGTAATACCATCCACTACAGCAGTGATTTGTCCTTCAACTCGAGTAGCCGGTATAGTTATACCAAATGCATCTGTTTCCTCAAAAGTCACTAGATCTACACTATTTTTTGCTTGACGGCCAAAATTAAAAAGTTGTAGGTCTGAGTCAAACTCAATGATAGGTCTGCGACCAGGCAAGTTGAGTCCGTAATTTTCAGTGGTGTTATTGTAGTCAGCGGTGGCGGCAATCACATCTTTGTGGAACCAACGATTGCTACGTGCCCAGGGATTTCTATCTCGGCTGCCACGATTGATTGTGATATAGTCCGGAGTAGTATCCAGTAGATATCCGTAGGCCTCAGGTACTGTTGTTTGTCCAACAGGCACTAAATTAATTGCTGTGCCCACGCCTTCTACATACCATTCTCTAATTCTATATCCGGTGGTTCCGTTCCACTCACCAACCAATTGCTCATCTTTATACGCCACTGCACCGCCACTGGTACCAGTTACTGTAGCACCCATGTCATTGAGTGCTGTTAGCCAAGTTGAGTAATTGACATACTCAAATTTATAGTATGACGCTGGAGTGACTAAACTGTCAAATTGAATCTTTAATCCATTGGTAAACACCACACCATTGGGACTGGTATATCCAACCCGACCAACAATTTCTGTGTCAACTTCGATTGTGTCTGACGTGTTGTTTATTATGCGTATTTCGCCAACAAACCCCGGATTGCTACTGTCTTGATAGTATAGGCGATCTGTGTTTGCGGTAATTGCTGGTTCTACATTGTATGCTAGATTATCGTTGAGCCAAAACTTTTGTGAAGCATAGGTTTTACCTGAGCTTATAAAAACTTTTTCTCTTGCTAGAATTGTGGTTTCCGGGGATAGTTGTATAATAAAATCTGTAGCAGCACTATCAACAGCAACCAAATTAATTTTCCAAGTTTTAACTCGAGTGGCATCATTGATAATGTCTCCGGGACGGATGCTGGCCACATCTAAGCTGGTGTATGCTGGGCTGACTGCAGGGGTGGTCCAATTGGTATCGTCCTCGTCGTTGCCAATGAATATTAAAGTTTTGTTTTGTAGCTGATTATTAATACCATCAATACCATCTGGGTACTGGTTTAGGAAATTACTTAATAAACGATTTTGTATGTCGATGTATTTGAGTGTGGTTGCCGCATCAACGCTGGACTTGATTGGCATCAAGATATAAAAATCTTGTGCGTTGTACAGAGGTACACGGAAAGTTACTGTGCCAGTGCTGGCGCCATTGTTGGTAACACCGTATACATCTCGGGTACTTACCGTGGGAATATTGGGATCAATGCCGTTGACACCGGGGCTACGTTGTATCCAAAAGTCATGACCGGGTTGATTGATAGTAAATGTGTAGACTCCGCCACGAACCAAAGTCAGTTGAGTATTGGGCTGATATCCCTTGCCGGTAAATGTGTATCCACCAACGGCACCGTTTCGCACTACTGTGTAATCAGCAGTATAAGGCGCTTGATTTCCATAAATTGGCACAAAGTCTGGCCCATCGGGTAACCAATAATAATTGTAATAGTTTACAAATTTATCGTAATCAAAATGTCCGTCCCAGCTGTACATTTCGCTACCAAACAAGCGTTGCTGATTGTCTGTTAGGCCGCCATAATTTTTTATGTTTTGTAATAGATCAATGTAACCAGTGTTAAATGTTATTTCACCGTTGCTGTCAGTTACTACAGCACTGGGTTCCAATTGATAGTTTTTTCGTAGATCGGTTGATTCAGGTACATAATTGTCTCCTGGTTTGTAGGTAGGAGCAAATGTTCGACCTATGTATCCGTTGACAGGTGTGTTGATTGCGTCGGACGTTAAGTGGTCCATGGTGGCACCAAGGAATCGTTGATTGGTTGGTGTACGGAATATCCTTGGTAAAAAATTAATTGTGTTGACTATGGCCATTAATATGTTCCGACTAATGTATTGCCCAAATTCAATTGAGCGGCTGTGATAGCTGAAATTATTTCAACATCATTGACTGTGGCGGCACTGGTAATAATTTCCCATGGTTCGGCGTTGATTTGGAAGTAGTTACCAAACACCAAATTATTACTTGCTGGCACAATCAACACACTTGATATGTTAGGTGTCAATGTTGAATGCAAGTATGCAGCCAATTCACTGAAATAAAATGTTTCCCCAAAATCCCAGTTGCTCACGTCAAAATATTTGTTTACCGCAGTAATAACTTGACTCTTAATTTCGTTGTCTGTCACGTTGGCCGCTGGATTTTTTACTACCTGGAATCGGGCACGTAGACTGACATCGGCCTTGGCCCCGAACAAGGGTTTAAACTTTGCTGGATTATAAATTAGCGTATCACTCACTGCTTTATAATTATCCAAATCACTATATGCTGTTTCTAAGCTGGTACTGGTTGGCAATTCTGGTTCTGCGATGGTGCCAGTGAGATCTTTGAGATAATTTGCATAATCTATAGCATAAGTTGATGTCAACACATAAACGTCAACGATGTTTACTGGGGTTGGATTGATACGGCTACGTCCAGGAACATTATGACGATATTGGAAATATAGACTATCCCTATCTGCAGAGCCGGCAGCAACTTGAAGGTACAGATCTGGATTGTCAGGAATAGCTTCAGCCTGTGTAGTCGGTACCTGTACCAACACTTTGGTTTTATCCACATATCCATCGGTGGCTGTGATAGTGTTATAAATTTGCCATACTATGTCATTGTCTAATGTTGCTGTAGCATTAGGTTTGGTATTAATTTTTAAAATTTTAATAGTGTCTTTGACGTTGGTGCCAATAACAGAGTTGTACACACGCACTGATGGATCAAAATAAAACTTGGTATTGCCCGCACTGGCAAAAGTGTATTCGAGATTTCTATAGTTAATTGTGTATAGGCCTTGATTATAGGTAAATTTCAATATCCAGTCTGTGCTTGAACCGATGTTGGCTGGTGTAATATTTTCCCATACACCATAAGGTCCGTATGAGCCATCCTCGTATTGTACTCTAACTGTTGTATTGTATTTTAAACCAAAGTTTAACAAGGCTTTGATTTGTGTGATTATGGTAGTAATTAAGCTGGTACTCAAATCGTTTTTGTAAGCTGGCACTATAGCTTCGGCACCAGCCAAGCTCACATTACTTAAAATTGCACCTGACGGTACCACTGTGCCAAGTGTAATTCTGTTTGGCACAGTTGGGTCCGAATCGGCCACAATGTCTGTGACCACAGCATAAAAATTCAATGTGTCGCCGGCGTTGGTCAAGGTATTACCTAACTGTAGCTGATGTTCGCTGTTGAATCTATATCCGGTTGGTGCACTGAATTGCAACACAGCACCTGTATCAACATAACGTAGATAATGACTAACATTGGCGCCTACCTGTAGAGTTACGTTACTGACCAAATTGGCCAAGAACCCTGTACTGGTTCCTGTGCTTACTGTGTTTTGATTAAACTTGATATTGCCGCCCGAGACTGTGTTGGTGTTGCCACTGAATCTTGGAAATACACTAGTATTACCATAGTAGTAGTTTCTAACTTCTGTGCTGTTGATTGTTGGTATGATCACATTGTACACAGCCGAATAAATGTCGTTATCGGTTAAGAAATCAAACTGTGTTGAACCTATTTTGTTGTTGGCTGATATTGTGCCATCGTCGCCAAAGATATTTGTGCTGGAGAAACTGCCAGTTGGGTCCAGTGCGTCAAGGTATAAACTCACACCTGAGCTGGTACGATTAACTGCTTTGATCTTTTGAATACTACCGTAGTTGGTCTGTGGGAAGATGTTGTAGTCTTCTGCTGTGATCATACGATTTTGTGTGTAGTACTGTTGCGGAGCACTGGCCTTGATGCTGCTCAGGCTTGGTGCTGCATTGGCATTGGTCACAGTATAATTCAAGCTGGCTGTGATAGTCAGCGTTTCAACTCTGTTTTGTTTGCTGATATAGCTAAAGGCCACACTGACACTGGCCATGTCGTCAGGAGTAATGCTGTAGGTGATACCATTACCGGTGCGATAATAAAAACGGAAACTGCCTTGTGGTATGTTACTGAAACTGCCATCACCAAACACCACATCCACTTGGTCATTGGTGCGAGTGTTGATTTGGTAAAGATTTTTTTCTGTTAATTGATTGTAGATAACATTGATGCCGTTCAAGGCTGGAACTTTGGTCCATTTTTCGCTGACATTTCTGTTGACATCCAAACTGTATAACCAAGCATCTGTGTTGTTGATGTTGTTGGTGGCCACCGTGACAAAGTTATTGGGAATGGCATTGGTGATGTTAAATTCTGTAGAATTTAATTTGCCCTGTTTGAAATACAAAAAGAAACCGGTGTTGTTGCTACCGTTACCATTGTTGTCGTTACGATACAAAACGTTAAACGCACCACTACTGGTTGGGTCACGTTCGTATAGATAACTCTGTCCCAGACTGGTGGCACTTACTGCTTCAAATGCCACACTACTGCCTTGTATGGTTGTGGTAAATGGAGCAACAGGCAAGGTGTTGGTGTTTAGGTTAATTGTATATTCGTCTGTTTTGATATTATTAAGGTATTGACTGTTGCCAGGCTTGCCCACTGCTTGGCTACTGACCAGGGCCGCGTTGAGAATAGTAGTAAACTGTTCCAGCCAGTTTTCGTTGGTAAGATCATTCCAGTGTATGGTGGCGTTGCTTAGATTAATGCCCGAACTGTCTGTGAGAAATTCTGTGGTACGCACACTTTCAAACTTGAGCAGGCCACTGGCGCCAGTATTGCGTTGTGGATTGTAACTGAGCATACGAGCCAGTTTTAAAATACTGTCACGACGCTGTGCTGTGTCAATAAAATTTTCACGAGCATTCAAGTCTGCACGGAACGCTAGACTCTGCCCAAGAAACGCAATCATGTCGATCAAGGCCAGATACTCTGAGCTTTCTAAGAAATCATTGAATGTTTCAGGGTAGTAGGTTTTGAGATAGGTGATCATGCTGTTACGCAAGGTCTCAAAATCATAGCTGGTGAAATCAGCGTTGGTAAACGTTTGATAGATCTTGGTCCAGTCTTGCTGTACTAAGAGGTTGGTTTGACGTGTGGTTTGTGCCATGTTATTTTATCCGTATCAAGTATTTATCGGAAAGAATAATATGGTCTGTTAATTAGTAATTAATCTATTGTTGGCACGATCAAAATTTAAAGCAATAGTTTCTGTTTGATCAGTGGGAATATAAGCCACATCAATTGCTATTAAAAACCCATTGTCCTGCTCGGTTACTGCTACTTGTTGCACAGCAAGTCTGGGGTCGTAGCTCACAATACGTGTGATATCATTGGTGATAATTTGTTTGGTGTCTTCAGTCAAGGGTTCAAACAACATGTCCCAGATTATGCTGCCAAAATCAGGGTTCATGAGTTTTTCACCTTTGCGTATTTCAAAGTGGTTGATCATGTCTTGTTTGGCCAATTGGAAATCAGTTAGTCTGTACTTTTTGGCATTGAGTCTGGTGCTGAATCCGCGATATATTGTCATAATAGTATTTATTTGCTCAGTATTGTTATGGCGTATCGGCCAGCTGTATAGTAACTGCCGCCGGAACCAACGCTAAAATAGCGCCAGGCATAGGCACCTGTGCCTGTAGTATTGTTTAGGGTGGCGGCTGTGCCTGCTCCTAACTCCCAGGCCACATACAGCATACCTGCCACCACATCTGCGGTGTCGTTGATTTTTATCGCGGCAATTTTGATACAATCACTGTATAGATCTACTAGACGTTGATAGGCCAAAAGTTCTTGTGCTGATGTGTTGGTTAAAAAATCGTTTATGTTGGCAACTTCTGTCAAATAATCAGCATAGGTACTAAACGGTGCTCGCCAACAATGTTGATAATTTACGCAATCTGTGCCGTAGCTGGCATTTGATCCTGTGGTTAATAAACTGTAAGTTTCTAACGTGTCGGTATCAAATTGATATCTACCCAGCTCGTTGTTGGTGCCAATTTTTGTATAATCCCAGGCACTGGACACGTAGGCTATTTGTGCCAGAAGATTTTGTTGTTGAATATTAGATAACTGTGCTATAACTGCCCAGTCTGGACAAGCTGCAACCATGTCGGAGCGGCCCAGCCAACTGACTGGCAAAGGGTTGGGTGGTAGTGTGCGGGTGGCTTGAACTATTCCTGCGTCCATTATTTCTTAGGCCTTTGTCCGTTGGCGTCTGTCCATGGCTCATGTGCCGGTGCTACTGTGCAGGCTGTCATGATTACCCCGCCAGTGTTCCATACGCCGCCTTGTAATTTTGTATCTGGTTTTGGTGTGACTGTGGGCGGAGTAACTGGCATTGGTATACCAGGCTTGCCCGAGTTCAACATCAGCATGCCGCCAAACACACTGGTTTTTACTACGCTGCTCAAACTTAACCAGCCGCCAGCAGTCAAACTGGCTTTGCCAACGGCGCTTAAAGTCAGCATACCATTGCATTTTAAACTGGCCATGCCCACAGCACTGGCACTGAAGTTGCCCGATGTGGCCATGTTAATCGATCCCAGAGGTACTTTGTCGTTGCCCATGGCAGTCATTTTGATGTTTGGAGCACTCATGTTCAGCATGACATCGCTGTGTAGGTTCAATACTCCTTGTGTGCGTAGATTAAAGCCGGCTGCACCGTAAACGTTTATCTGGCCATTTTTGCTGAATTCCAGCCAGTGTTGTCCGCTGGCACTGGCGATGTACAAAACGTTTTCTGAATCATTCATCAAGATCTGATGACCGCCCGTGGTACGCAATCTCATCAGCTGATCTTTTCCGTCTTTGTCACCGTCATCCATCACAAACGTGTGACCACCTTGTCTGGCATATACCAAGTCGGGTGAGCCCGGCACTTGATCCGTTTTGCTTACTTTGCGTCCAGGTGTACTGATACCGTACACGTTGCTGGGGCTTTCACGCATACTACTGGAACTGATAGCGCCACGTATAGGGTCTCTGTCTAGGCCTTGCATTACTAGTTTGGCAACTTGAAATTCGTGTGTGTAGCGTGGTGTGTTTTCTAAACCGTCGGCATCAAATGCTGTGGTTTCATATTTGGTGTTGTACTCTACCACTGGCAAGTTACTGGATCCTGATGCCGGCAGGGATCCTGGTGCTCTGGTACGGTCTTTGCCGCCGATGTTACGGCCAATTGCCGGAACCATGTGATGACTGCTACTATCGTAGATACAACCAATCCAATACCAGTCGCCATTGGGTGTACACATTACCAATACTTTGTTGCCAATGTCCGGTGGTACCATCCACATACCGTAGCTTTGTCCTGAAGTAAATGCCCCGTCGGGCACAGCAGATTGTTGATCAGTTCCGTAGGTTGTTCCAAAGAATGGGCTACAGTAATTGGCCGTTACAGCATTATCTTCAAATCCCGCGGGCTTTCTACCTGTTGTGGAGATGACTCTGACACGCAACTGTCCCAGTCTGGCGCCGGTGGCGTGGGCCACCACTACCGCTTCGTATGGACCTGGATTTTTAGGTGTGGATTTAGCATCACCTACCGCAGTAGGGTCGTCGCCGGATTTTCTAATTTGATCTGTGGCCATGTGCTGTGTTATTCCGTGTTTTGTTTGTCGTCTCTAGGGCCTAGTCCGTTGACTTGTATCTCCCAGACTTTAGATCCAGTGCCACTGGGATTTAATATCAGTGTGGTTCCCGGAGAGAGTTCGTTAGCACCGACATTGTCGGGATCGTAGTCGCCAGCTGGCAGATTGGGATTGGTCTGTGATAGTTCTTTGTCAATCCGTGAGCCCAATTCAACTGGGTTTCTACCGTCTCCATTTCTTGCCAGTTCAAATGCTGTTGGGATTTCGTCGTTATGAATTCTAGCCAGATTTAATACCTGTTCAAATTTTCCGTTGGCAAATCGATTAGTAATCGATACTATTATATATTGACCACTAAACAAACTTTGACTGTATTTGGGTTGGGGATAGGCCAGACCTTGATTGCCATCTTCGTAATCAAGATCCATGTCAACAGGAGAATTTATAATCACACGCACAGCCACTTGTCCGCGGTCCATGGGAATATGTCCGTACTTTTGAGTATAATCTGCACTTGATATGTCCCATCGTGAAAAGTCAGTGTTGTCTCTAGGGTCGGGTACATATAACCAATCGTCCTGTTTGATCAAGGTAGGATCGCCAACAATGGTCAATTGCAATGCCAACATTTCTTGATTTTGTGCAGTATATATACTTTTTAACACGTCGGCTGCTACCTGTGCCGCAGGCCGATCTTTGACATTCATTAATGATGTTTCACGAACATCATCCACAATAAATCTATACTGTAGAGGTGTAACAGTTGCTATTGACGCCAGTTGCGGGAACAGTTTTGCAAAAATTGTTGGATTCAAAGCGATTGTGGTGTTTCTGCCTTCGGCTGTATTATTTGCCACAGCCACGTCAGTATCTTTGGTTGAGTCTTCTGCAGCCTTGGTATTGGTAAAGGCCATAATTGCGGTGTAATAGGTGCTGTCAAAATTTATTTTAAGATCAATGATATCTGTGTTTAGGCCAGTGTAAATGTAATTGTAGTATTTGTTTGTGTACGGATAGCTGTTGGCCAGTTGGTTTGCCTTTGGGTGCTTGGCATTCCATATTGCATACTGATGTATGTTATAAGTTACAATCTTAGGGTACCGTCCTGTAATTATGTCAATAGCTGGGCCTTGACGTTGCCCGGTAAGATCTATGCCACCGTATTCTAATTTTGTTGTGGTTTTAAATGCATTGAATACTTTTGTTGCGTCAAACAGGTCGGGATTTTCATAAATGGTCTCTTCTAAGCCCAATTGTTTTTGTATTAAAAAATCGCTGTGTGCCATTACTTTGGTAATGATGTCTAGTATCGGGGTTCCGCGAGGAATGGTAAATGTTGAACTTTTTAAATCTATGTTTTTGGCTTTGGGATTGGCCTTGGCCAAAGAAACTTTGCTTTCATTTACTATTTTAGATTCACCTATCAGTGGATCAATTTTAAAAAAGATACCGTCTGCCAATTCTGCCTGTTTTTGCTTTACTTGTTGATTAGAATATGCTTGCCACTGCTCTGCCAGACCCTCGGGGCCGTTAAAGAATGCGTCAACGGTGTCGGCTGTGATGTTAAATTGTTCGGGTGTGGTGCTGTACGAAGTTGATTGGTGTACCATGGCGCCGCCGGGCACAAAATCTATCTTGTATTCTGAGCCGCGGGTAGTGACTTCGATCTTCATGGTCAACAAACTGATAGGAAAACGCTTGTTGTAAGTAACAAGGTCTGAGCGACCTTTGGGAATTTGCTCTCCGTTGTCGTCATAACCAAAAAATTCCAGTTGCAACATGTAGGGATTTTGGGTGTAGTTATTAAATTTTGTTCCATCAAACGATGCTGCAACCAGCGAGTCGATCAAGGTTACACCATATGGTTCCAATATGGTCATTGATCCTTTGATCGTGTTGCTGCTTCTGCTGGTTTTATTTGGCGCTACCACAGTATCAAATTGCACATTTTGTATATGATAGTTTAACCCGTTAGTGCCGGGCTGTCTAAACTTCTCCCCGGGATAGAGGCCTCCGTCTTGGGCCAGCACAAAACTTCGACTACTGGCAGGTTTCCATGACATGGCTTCTTCTGGCCCTAGAGAATTCATAAGTGAGTTGTAGTCAGATGGAGCCAACAACCATAGGCTCCACGAGTAGGTGTAGGATGCGTATCGATGCAAGGGATTGACGATTGCAGCAGTTTCTGCTTGACGTTTGATAGCCATTGTTAAATGCCTAGTAGTTGCTGTTGAATAACTGCCTTGGTAGGAACATAAATGATTGTGCCTGTTGTAAAACTCAGCAAGGGATCTTTTAACACATCAGGATTGCGTACAGCAAACACCCACCATAAGCTACTGTCCTGGTACATGTCATTGGCCAACAGGTCCGGACGTAGGTTATATATTTGGTCGATTTGATATACTGCATCTGTCATGTTGGCTGAGATAGTTTTACCCGGCCACACATCCAGGAACTTGCCCCAGGTCTGTGTTCCGGCATATGGACTAGTGCGTGAATATGTTGCCATTATAGGAAGCCACCATTTTTAACGGTGTTGTTGACATGCTTTGTTGGCTGTGTAGCGCCAAATGCAGTGGCAGGATTGTTACCTCTAACTGGATTAATTAAAGCGCCACGACTAAAGTCTTCTAGACTAAAGCCTTGGCTTTGTGCATAACGACTGTACACCGGTTGTAGACTCAAACTCATCTGACTGGTAGTAGGCAAGCGAGTGCTGTTTAGTCTAGGATTCAGTCCCATGCTGCCACGAGTAACGCTGGGTTCAGGAATGTCCACATAGTCCACATCAGCTGGCATGGTGTGACTAAAGCTGGTGACCACACAAGGCACATTGGGCATGTAATACTGACCATAACCGTTTAGATAAACGATCGGGGGCGGATTACCGGCATTGGGACCAGCTCCAAAAAACATTTTGGTACAGCTTCTAAAGAAATAGATAGCAGCCAACAGGTACTGTCCTTCGTTGATGTTTTGCACAGTGAAATCTGCGTTGAGTGTTATTGCACTAACTTCGCTGTTGTCATAAAAATACTGAGCATAATTGCTGTGTGTCAATTTTTGTGGAGTGTAACTAGCGGTGTGTGCTACAGTCATGGTGGGAGTGTAAGGGAATACTACACCCACTCGTTTTGTTCCGCCAAGCCCGGTCAATTGCCCGAATGCTGCGCCGATGCTGTTGTCTGATCCGCCACCGGATTCTATCAACGGACTCAATAGGGCATTGCCCTGTGGATCATTGTAAAAATACTTGCTGTTTGGTGCTAGACTCACACGCACACGCCAGTCTGCACTGGCGCTGGGAAATGCTGGGTACACAAATCTAGGAGCCGGTCCGGTGGTTCTGCTGCTGTATCTAAACATGTCGGCTGTGTTTTGACGTCCGCTCATGCCGTTGGGTGCTAGCCCCACAGCACCCATCAATCCATTGTTGATGCTTTGTCCCAATTGGGCGCCAAGTGACTGTGAGCCGTTGGCAGGGCTTCCTTGTAATTGTGCGTTGGATAAAACTGGCATCGTGACTTCCTGGTTATACAGTATTTATAGATATCAATAACGGCGTAGATAATGTTTTCGGTATTTTTCAAAATTAGGTTGACCACAACAATTAAATATGTTAGTATGTGCTAACTTTAAAGGAAATACAGGTGCGCCATAATTATCTTAACAACAAAGACATTCTAAAAGAGATTCACAAAAGCAAAACAACCTACTGCACTTTCACAGATCCAGAATATCACGCCTACGATTTAATACTGCCCGATGTGAGCAAAATAAACAAAAAGAACATAATGTTGGCTCGCAAGGAGCGATGTGTAAGGCTAGCTAAACTGGCGTTAGAAGCAGCTATGGCAGATGGCACCAAACGCAAATTAGACGAATTTGAAGTCAAACTCAAAGATGTCAAAGATACAGATGTGGTTTTTCGTATCATGACCTGGGATCATATTCCTGTGGATGATGTAAAAAGTCGCAAGGCCGCTGTCAAAGCCTTAGAGGAAGAAGAAGGTGCTGTGCCACGTAGTGAGTACGACGACGATGATTTAGACTTGATTGGTAATACCAAATATGTCAAATGCAATTTTCCCCCGTTCCAACACTACAAAGTTAACGAAGCTGGTGAGCCTGTGTGCGTGGGCAAAAGCCACTGGAAGGGCGATCTGGTCAAAGGCACATTCAATCGTGAACACGGCAAAATGACTCCCAAGCTGGCTCACATGTTTATCAAACTGTGTGAACGCTATGCCACACGCAGCAACTGGCGTGGTTACACCTACAACGACGAAATGCGTAGTCAAGCCTTGCTACAATTGAGTCAGATTGGCTTACAGTTCGACGAAGCCAAGAGTCAAAACCCATTTGCCTATTACACAGCGGCCATCACAAACTCATTTACACGAGTTCTAAATATTGAAAAACGTAATCAAAACTTACGTGATGACATTTTAGAAATGAACAACTTGACTCCTAGTTACACACGCCAAGGCATGAAGATATCGGCAACAAGTGGTGGTAGCGACGGCGGTTACGATGATTGAACAAATTAACGTTTGATCTTTTCCGTTTATTAGTCTATACTGTATGTTATGACTAATCTATTCAAACGAGCCGCTGTCTTTACAGACATACACTTTGGGTTAAAATCAAACAGTACCTTGCACAATGAAGACTGTTTGAACTTTGTTAAATGGGCCACTGCCAAGGCACGGGAAGAAGGATGCGAAACTTGCATGTTTCTTGGAGACTGGCACAACAATCGTGCGTCAATCAATATCCTAACCTTGGGCTATAGTCTACGTGCCCTGGAGCACTTGAATGAAAACTTCGAACAAACTTTCTTTATTCCTGGAAATCATGATCTGTATTATCGCGACAAGCGAGATGTACAGAGTGTGGAATGGGCAAAGCACCTTAATAGAATACATATCTGTAACGACTGGACTACTCATGGCGACGTTACTATTGCTCCGTGGCTAGTGGGCGATGACTTCAAACGTCTAAAGAAACTACAAGGCAAGTACATGTTTGGGCATTTTGAATTGCCCGGATACTTGATGAATGCCATGGTAGCCATGCCGGATCATGGTGAAGTTGATCCTAAAAATGATTTAAAAGGTTTTGAACATGTGTTCTCTGGGCACTTCCACAAACGACAGACCAAAGGCAATATTACCTATTTGGGCAACTGCTTTCCGCACAACTATGCTGACGCCGGCGACGATGATCGTGGCATGATGATTCTAGAGTGGGACAAAGAGCCAGTGTATCATGCTTGGCCCGATCAGCCCATATATCGTGTGTTTCAACTGAGCGATGTGCTCAAACACACCGAAGTCATGCTCAAACCCAACATGCATGTTAGGGTTAACTTGGATATTGATATCAGCTATGAAGAAGCCACCTTTATCAAAGAAACTTTTATTGACACGTATAAACTGCGTGAGATCACACTGATCCCTGCCAAGGTAACTGACTTGACTGAATACGAAATACAAGGCAACATTGCATTTGAGTCGGTGGATCAGATTGTGTACGGACAGTTGAGCAACATCGACAGCGAACAGTTTAATAAAAATCTCCTGTTGGACATTTATAGAAACTTATGATCCTGGCGCGGATTAAACATCGACTGCAAACTCAGTATCAAATTGACAATTTCATTGACTTAACTGAGTTTGATAACTTGCCAAAGGGTAAACTATATACTGCCCTGCGACGATTGCACAAGGAAGTGTTTGCTGACAATGAGCGTGTGGTCTTTGTTGCTAACCAGCCATTGAAAAAATCCTATGCCGATCAACCGCACGATATCTTGATCTCGTTACAGGAATATGTGCAACATCACGACATTCCACATTTTTTTATCGTTGTGGTAACTGATATCAAGTCGTTGCCAGAAGAATTAGAATATGTACGCAAACGATACAATCCACAAGAAAAGTTGCCCATGAATCATATATTATATGAATAAAGTGTTTCCCATACGCACAGAATCTGCTTGTTTATTAAAATGGGCATGGAGCACCGTCTACTTTAACAGTGGTACTAGTGCCAGCTGTCACCGCACGGAAAAATATGCCATACCAGCCGACAACTTTGCATCATTTCATAATTTACCTGAAAAAATTTCAGCTAGACAGACCATGCTTGCAGGTGCGTGGCCGGGGGCTGGTTGCGAATACTGTCGAAACGTAGAAGATGCAGGTGGCCTAAGTGATAGACAAAGCACACTACAACAAGATAACGGATGGTTGGTGCCGCCCGAGCTTGACACAGATGAATCATCTACAACTGTTACTCCTACCATACTGGAAGTTTATTTTAAAAATACCTGTAATATGAAATGCGTATACTGTGGGCCACACCATAGTAGCCTATGGGAAGAAGAAAATAGAAAGTTTGGAGATTCGTTTCACACCCGAACGTTTGACATCAAACAAGCACAACACAATGACCATTATGATCAAATGGTTGCAGGCCTGTGGCAATACTTGGACGAAAACGATTGTTACAAAACAATCAAGCGGTATCATATTTTAGGTGGTGAGCCGTTTTTAATGAGTGAACTAGACGACAGCATTGAGTTTTGGCGAACTCATGCTAATCCTGATTTAATTTTTAGTATAGTAACCAATCTAAACATACCCACGCCACGATTTGAACAATACTTACAGCAATTTAGAAAATTGGTGCTGTCAAACAAAATATGGAAACTGCAAATCACTGCCAGTTTAGATTGTTGGGACAGTGAGCAGGAATATGTTCGCTATGGACTCGACCTAGCACAATGGCAACGTAACTTTGAATTGCTGTTGAATCAGCCATGGATATCCTTAAGCATTAATAGTGCTGTATCAGCCTTGACTATTAAATCGTTGCCCAAGTTATTGGAACGTATCAATCACTGGAATACCAAACAAACAGCCACAGCCACATGGTTCCAACGGGAATGGGCAGCAGAACCCATCATTCACAGTTTTAATACGTCCGGAGAATTTGATAATCCATATTTGTTCGATGGTGCTGTGTTTGCCAACGACTTTGACCAGATATTGAAGTTGATGCCCGATACTACTCCCACACAGCAAGCACAGCGTAAGGCCATGCAAGGTATTGCTACCACAAGTTTAGCATCTAAAAATAATGTCAGTCAAATTAATAAATTAAAAACATATCTGACAACTCTGGATCAAAGACGCAATACCAACTGGCGAGCTCATTTTGCTTGGCTAGATCAAGATTTTAGTATATAATAAGAACCTATGTTTAAAATAAAAGACCTTACTGTTAAAAACTTTATGAGTGTGGGCAATACCACACAGGCAGTTAATTTTGATCGACAAGACTTGACTCTTGTGTTGGGTGAAAATTTAGACCTAGGCGGAGACGACTCCGGTGCACGTAACGGTACAGGTAAAACCACTATTATCAATGCATTGAGCTATGCCCTGTACGGCAACGCACTTACCAACATTAAAAAAGACAACTTGATCAACAAGACCAATGCTAAAAACATGATGGTCACAATTGATTTTGAAAAAGAAGGTGTCAGCTACCGAATAGAACGCGGACGTAAACCCAACACCATGAAGTTTTTTGTTGGCGATAGCGAACAAGAAATCACCGATGATGCACAAGGCGACAGCCGAGAAACACAGCAAGAAATAGAACGTATGCTGGGCATGAGTCACGACATGTTCAAGCACATTGTGGCTCTCAACACCTACACAGAACCATTCTTAGCACTCAAAGCCAATGACCAGCGTACTATAATTGAGCAATTACTTGGTATTACATTGCTAAGTGAAAAAGCAGACAAACTAAAGGAAGCTGGCAAAGTAACCAAAGATGCCATCACACAAGAAGAGTTTCGTATCAAGGCTGTGGGCGATGCCAACAAGCGAATTGAAGAACAGATCGAAGCGTTGAAGCGTAGGCAAACGCTATGGGTGAATAAACATGCAGAAGATATACAGAAATTACAGACAGGAATTGAAGAGCTTCAGAGAATTGACATCCAGGCCGAGATTCGGGCACACCAAGCGTTCAAGACATGGGATCAAACTCGCAAGGATATCAATGAACTATCGTCGGCGATTGGTCGCACAAAACTGGACCTTTCCCGTGAGGAAAAAACGATTGGCAAGATATCAGCAGAACTTGTTTCGTTGGAAAATCATACGTGCCATACCTGTGGACAGGATTTCCATGACGAGAAGCACCAATCAGTACTGGGACAAAAGCAGAGAGACTTGGCTGGAGCAAAGGAAGCAGCGGATGCCTTTGCTGCCACTCTGGGTGAATTACAGTCAGCTCACGATGGGCTGGGCAAGCTAGGACCACGGCCTGAAACGTTTTATGACAAAGAGTCGGATGCTATTCATCATCAAGCAAGCGTTGATAACTTGATTCAACAGTTGGAAATCAAGGCAGTTGAACAAGATCCGTATGCTGAACAAATAGCAGAAATGCAAACACAAGGCGTAGAAGAAGTCAGTTTTGATGTGATTAACGAACTCAATAACATTAGAGAACATCAAGAGTTCTTACTCAAACTGCTGACCAACAAAGATTCATTTATTCGTAAACGTATTATTGATCAGAATTTAAGTTATTTAAATGCCCGCTTGGGACAATACCTGGACCGTATTGGCTTACCACACACAGTCAAGTTCAACAACGACTTGACTGTAGCCATTACAGAGTTGGGTAGAGATTTAGACTTTGACAATCTAAGTCGCGGAGAACGCAATCGCTTGATTTTATCCTTGAGCTGGAGCTTCCGCGATGTTTGGGAAAGTTTATATCAACCCATCAACTTGTTGTTTATTGACGAGTTGGTAGACAGCGGTATGGATAGTTCGGGAGTTGAAAACTCTTTGGCTATCCTGAAAAAGATGAGTCGCGAAGCTAACAAGAGTATTTGGTTAGTGTCGCACAAGGATGAACTGGCAGGCCGTGTTAATAACACACTTCACGTGGTAAAAGAAAACGGGTACACCAGTTATAACACTGACGTAGACATTGTTTAATTCAAGATTAGTATATATTGCAGGGCAAAGATCATAACTACTATGCATGTCATGGATTCACGAAAATACTCAAGTAGAAACGCTACCCGAAGATTGTGTTGGTTTTGTTTATTTGATAACAAATAACCTAACCGGCCGAAAGTATATTGGCAAAAAACTTGCAAAATTTAGCAAGACCACTTACCGAATGGTCAAACTAAAAAATGGTAAGAAGAAACGCAAGAAGATTCGTGGTAAAATTGATTCAGACTGGCAAACATACTATGGTTCCAGTCCAGAATTAACAAAAGATGTGATTGCATTGGGTGTTGACAATTTCAGTAGAGAAATACTATACTACTGCAAAAGTAAATCTGAATGCAGCTATATAGAAGCAAGAGAACAATTTGCTCGCAGAGTTTTAGAAAGTAACGATTATTATAACGGACACATACAAGTCCGTGTACATGGCTCACACATTATCAACAAGATTTAGCACACTCGACTCAAAGTCATTCTGCAATAAACACAAAGTTATACTCTTATTATGGAATTCGCACTCTGTTTGGTCGAGGCAGCTCGACTCCCGTTGCGGACTGGTGAGATACCCAGTCTAGATGTTGCTCGGGTGTGCAAGGCAAATGCTAACTTAAGGCAAAAAATGGTCGGGGCTATGTGAAAAAGATACAACCCCAGCTTATAGGACTTGGATTTATTATCGGGTCACTAGGGTTCCGTTGATATGTGAAGCTAGAGTAAGGGGTACCGGTCAACCGCCTCTGCGTATGTAAATACAATCTCTTTATAATAAATGACTGTGCTACTCGGATAATGCTCAATCATGTTCACCGTGCATACGGTGAATTGTGACCAATTAATCTGGATAATACGGAAAAGCAACAAAGAAGAAAAACATTGATGAGCAAAGCGAAATCAATAGATTAGCGTAGCTAATCTTAAATCAGTTAGAAGAATGGTAATCCCGATTTCTCTGTAGTTTCCATGTTCTTTTTAATTATTTCACCAATTATCTCTCGTTCTGATGAGCTCAGTGCCATAGCATCGTTATAGGTCAACCCACCTCGCATGTACCAGGCCATTTGCAACGCTTCTTTTTTAACGGCTCTCGACTCTTTATCGTAAGATTCCAACAGTTTTACGACGGCGTCATTGTCTAATGTCAGGAGCCGATTGCGAAAAAATTTGCGTAGTCAAACATGATAGGAATTTTATATTCAGTTTTACACTCGTTGCACTCAGCTGATTGATCCTTGACGGCGCCTTGGTTGTTGATTTCAGCCAGTTGTTCTTGTACGTTACGTACAACGCTGCCATTAGCATTGCTATAAAACTCTTTGATAAATTCTTTATCTGTAACACGGGTTCCGTCGGGCATTTCAATGTACTCGGTGCTGTCTGTTACTGTGTCTATGCTGATCTGTATCAATCGGGTCATGCTGTCGGCAATTTGTGACATGCGTTGTTCTGAGTTTTCATCAGTTTGTTCTAGGGCCTGTACTAGCCGTTGTTCTTCAAACGATATGGTATTTTTTCTATTAACACTGAAATATGCCTGCGGCGTGCATTTTACATGCAACTCATCGGGTAAACTGATTTTTTTGTTGTAGTCTGGACAAGTGATTCCCGATAGTCTCACACTCAAATCGACATTGTGGGTGTTTTCTGCACCGCAATTGGGGCAACTGGTATCAACTGGCATTTCTGCACCGTAACTGGCAATCCTGATAGCGATCAACACAGCATCCACATCCACGCTGGGCATACTCCAAGCATCTGTGATATTGGGGCAACAACTGTGTATTACGTCAACAACGCCAGCTCCGTTCATGAGTGCATCAGGAGTACGCAAAGTAACTTCGTCCCTGGCAGTCATTGGGTACACAGGAATTTCCCCAGTTACTGGTAAATTTACTGCCCCTTCTTTCCAATATTGACCGTTTGATGGCAATTTTAAGTAGATTGACGGCTGTCTAAAGTACTTGACTAGGGGGTTTTGAATAGCATTTTCCATGGTTTATTTTTCCAATAAATAAGTTGATATACCTATATATTTATAGGTTAAAAATCCACCTGGACAAAAACACATATGGCTAACATGACCGCAGAAGAGTTTCTAGAAAAAGTCGAGCAGTTGACTGGCAACAAGGCCACCTTTGATCCAAAAAACGTTGAAGACTTTCAGAAACACATCAAAGCATTTACTGACAATCTCAAACGACAGCAACCGGTACTCAAAGGATTTGGCGATTTCTTAGATGGCACCAAGCAACCTATTCAAAACGTGGTCAGAGAGATGGACGAGTTAAATCGTGCCATCAAGGAAGCAAAAAAATCTCGTAACGCTGAACGTGTAGACGAACTTGAATCAAGCAAGGCAGATTTAAAGAAAACAGCAATAACAAAAAACGTCAGTGCCGGCTTGTCTAATTTGGGTGTGGGAATTGGATCACTGGCACAGACCATCTACGAAGGCACACGAGATTTTGCAAAAAGTCTGCAATCGGGTGCGTCGGGGGTTGAAGCAGCAACCAAAGCCAGTTTAAAAACAATTGATGCTGGTGTGGCTGCCAGCAAAGCATTGGGCGGGGTAGCTGAATCAGCTGGGCTTATTGTTGCACTGATGGGACCGTGGGGTCGAGCAATTGGATTGATAATAACTGGCCTTGGCAAGTTGGGCGAATTTCTGGTTGGCAAGAGTGCGGAAAAAATCAAGGACGGTGTAGAGTTTTTGGGTGACGAACTCAAGAAAACGCAAGCCGGGTTCAAAGACATAACTGGTGCAGGTGCAATTTTTGCTGGTGGCATGACCGAAATGCGACAAGAAGCTGCCAGAGCTGGCCTGGACATTGCCCAGCTGGCCACAGTGGTAAAAAATGCCAGAGAAGATTTTGTCAATATGGGTCTGGGGCTCGGCGAAGCTACTCGTAGAATTGGCGGGATCAGCCGAGAGTTGCGTAACAGCCAGCTGGGCATACAACTGCGTAATCTAGGTTATAGTGCCGAAGAACAGGCCGAATTGGCCGCACAGGTCATGGCACGCCAAAACGCTGCCGGAGATCGCAGAGCCTTGAGTGATCGTCAGATTGCAGAAATTACTATGCAGTATGGTAAAGAACTGCGTATAATTTCAGACATCACAGGTCAAGATGCCAAAAAGGCCATGGAAAAAGCACAAACCCAGGCACTAGAAGTGGACGTGCTAGCCAAGGCAGAAAGAGAAGGTGGCGCCGAGGGTTACAAAAAATTGCGAGACCAATTGGCTACTATGCCCGAAGTGTACAAAAAAGGCTTCATGGAAATGTACTCAGCTGGAGCATCTACTGATACTGCATTCAATTTGGCGTTGGCTAACAATCCAAGGTTAAAGGAACAAATAAATCAACAGATAAGCATGATAGGGGACAGTAGTAAAACTCTCCAGGAATCTAACCTTGAAACTGCCAAACTCAGTGAGCAATCATTGAAATATGCAAGAGACAATCCAGGCATATTTGAAGCTATTGTTCGAGCTGCTAGATTGACTGGCCAATACAGTGACATTGCTACATTTGCAAATCAGGAAAGAATAGAACAACTCAAGCGACAAGAAGGCGCCGCAGAAAAAGCTAGAAAAAACGCTGACAAAATGGCCGACAATATGTTGCCATTGGACAAGGCTGTGCAAGGACTAGAAGAAGATACTAATCGACTAAAAGCTGCACTAGGCGAGAACTTGCTGACGCCTCTTACTAGATTTGCTCAAGTTACTGCAGCCGGAGTAGACACAATAGAAAAAGCATTAAAAAAATTAGATCTAGACGCAGCAATCAAAAGTTTAACACCAGGAACACCTCCTCCCAGTGGCCCTACAGCTGGTACACCAGCAGCACCGTTTCAAAGCCCGGCTAAATCGGTATTTGATCAACGCAGAGAGAGATTTAACAAAGGAAAAAGCAGCAGCGAACCGGTAGTAACAGCCACTGGTCTCAAAATTAAATCAGGATTTGACAGAGAAGAGCAACAAGGCAACGCAACAATTATGCAAATGGCCCAACAGGTTCATGCTATGCTGGGTGGAAATTACAAACATTTTAGCGGTTTCAAAGATCGAGGAATAGACGATAGTGTTGCTCATGGTTCCGGTCGTGCGTTTGATCTGGTGCTACACGATCTAAAACAATATCCTGAGGTAGTGGCCAAATTAAAAAGTATGGGCGGATTTAGCCAAGTATTAGATGAAAGCATAGAACCGGCCAATCCTGAGAAAGCAAAAGTCTGGGGACCACACATACATGCTGAAGTGGCAGCCGCACAAGGTGCAGTTGTACCAGCTACCACAGGCGGAGTCAATGTAAAAGTAGCTGAAGGCGGCGCCGGCGAAGTGATTGCACCACTCAAAAACGGTCGTTTGCCCGGCATGGACGAAATGATTGAACGATTGGATCAAATGATTTCGGTTATGAAAGACCACAGAGACACTTCGGAAAAAATCTTCAACGCTACAGCGTAACCAGCTATAAATATAGCATACGAGAGAACATATATGGCCGGTTGGAAAAAATATTTTAAGACTAGTAACTTACCCAGCAATGTAAGCCCGTTAGGCGGCGGACGTGCTCCAGATCCTGGTTTCCGCAACTATCAAAGTCAGTTACCAGAAGTTTATACCGGACAACCCAATCGTGTTGAACGCTACAATCAGTACGAGCAAATGGACATGGACTCAGAAGTCAATGCCGCACTAGACATTCTAGCCGAGTTTTGCACACAAAAGAATCAAGAAAACCACACAGCATTTACTATCAAGTACAAAGAAACTCCGTCAGACAACGAAGTAAAAATCATCAAAGAGCAACTGCAACAGTGGGTCAGCCTAAACGAACTGAACAAGCGTGTTTTTAAAATTGTTCGCAACACATTCAAGTACGGCGATCAAGTGTTTATCCGTGATCCAGAAAATTTCAAGCTGTACTGGACAGAAATGTCGAAAGTTACCAAGGTCATTGTGAACGAAGGCGAAGGCAAAAAGCCCGAACAGTACTTGATCAAAGACCTAAACCCCAACTTTCAAAACTTGACTGTGACAGCAGTGGCCACCACAGACACCTACATGAATCATCCGCAAGTGGGTGGTCCATCCGGCGGTTACACACAACCGCAAAGTCCATTTGGCGGCGGCTCACGTTTCAGTCATGCTCAAAACGAAGCTGCTCTCAATGCTGAACATGTGGTACATATCAGCCTAACTGAAGGCTTGGATGTGTATTGGCCATTTGGTAATAGCGTATTAGAAAACATTTTCAAAGTGTTCAAGCAAAAAGAACTGCTAGAAGATTCGATCATTATCTATCGTGTGCAACGTGCTCCGGAACGCAGAATCTTCAAAATTGACGTGGGCAACATGCCTACACACATGGCCATGGCCTTTGTGGAACGTATCAAAAACGAAATTCATCAACGTCGTATTCCCACACAATCGGGCGGTGGCGCCAACATGATGGATGCCACATATAATCCATTATCGACTAACGAAGACTACTTCTTCCCAACCACAGCAGACGGTCGCGGATCCAGTGTAGACGTGTTACCGGGCGGTCAAAATCTAGGCGAAATCACAGACTTACGATTCTTTACCAACAAGCTGTTCCGTGGCCTGCGTATTCCCAGCAGTTATTTGCCCACCACAGCCGAAGACGGTACAGCAGCCTACACAGACGGACGTGTGGGCACAGCACTGATCCAGGAATGGCGGTTCAATCAATATTGCCAGCGTTTACAAAGCATGATTGCTGACAAGCTGGACTCAGAGTTCAAGCTGTTTATGCGTTGGAGAGGCTTTAACATTGATGGAAGTCTTTTTGATCTAAGCTTCAATGAACCGCAAAACTTTGCTCAATATCGCCAGGCCGACATTGATGCTGCACGTATTGGCACATTTACACAGCTGGAACAGTATCCTTATCTCAGCAAGCGTTGGTTGATGAAGCGTTACTTGGGCATGACTGAACAAGAGATCAGCGAAAACGAAACAGCATGGGCAGAAGAACGTGGCGACGCCGAATTAGCACAGCCAGAAGCTCCGGGCTTACGTAGCGTGGGCATTAGTCCGGGCGGTTTGCAAAACGACCTAGAAGGACTGGGTCCTGAGACAGCACCCGGTGCCGCACCAGGTGGACCTGATCTTGGGGCCGCACCCGGCATAGGACAACCTGCTGCTGGTGGCGCACAGCCGGCACTTTAACACATAAAAGGTTAAATAGTATTATGATTATTAGCGAACTATTTGATCCAGCACCGCACGGCTACCACGATGAAAAAGCGGATCAAAGTACGCTTAAAATGTCTGATAGCCGTAAAACTCGCTTGACTCTATCACACCTAAACCAGCTAAGACAAGCTCATGATGTACGTAAACTTGAGCACGAGAAAAAGCTGGAAGCAGTGGCAAAACAGTACCAACCTCCTGCAGAACCTGGTGGCGCCCCTCTCGGAATGTAATTATTCCGTCAATATTCTTCAAAAACTACCCATTTAACCCCAAAAACTGCGTATATTTGTAAATAATATACAAGCCATTTATATAAGGAGTTCTTATGAACAAGTTTGAAAAATTAATTGAATACATCATCAATGATGAAGATCAAAAAGCACGTGAATTATTTCACACAATCGTAGTAGAAAAAAGCCGTGACATCTATGAGTCCATTATGGAAGAAGAGCAAGTCGAAGAAAACATGGGCGGACCTGTTGCTGGTGAGCAAGTTGAAGAACTAACAAATCAACTAGCTGGCGAAGAAGCAGTGGGCGAAGCTGATGAAGAAGGCGAAGAAGAATTTAGTCTTGACCCAGATGGTGAAGACGATGGTGAAATGACAGGCGACATGCCAGCTGAAGTTGGACATGACGAAGAAGCCGAAGAAGACAAAATCATGAACATTGATGCCAAGTTGGACGAGCTATTAGCCAAGTTTGACGAAATCATGGGCGATGATTCAGCAGAAGAAATGCCTGCAGAAGAGCCAGCAATGGACGACATGGGTGCTGAACAAGAGCCACAAATGTTTGAAGCTGACGAGTCTGACGAAGAGTCCGATGAAGAAGATGACAAAGAAGAAGATAAGAAAGAAAAAGCAGAAGAGTCACGTGACAATTCCCGTAAACTATCTACTTCTGAACTAATGCGTGAGTATGTAGACCGCATTGGCGATATCTACGGTGGTGCTGGCGATGCAGCCGAAGGCGACGCAGTTGCTGGATCTGGTAAAAAGACAAGTGTTAACACCAAGTCTGTAACTGGTCCTGGTGCTGACTTTGGTGGTACAGCAGTTAAGACCAAGGGCGGCGAAAGCAACCCAGACGGCACAAGTGCTCCATCAAGCGAAAAACCACAAGAAATCAAATCTGGTAACATCAATGTTCCAGGTGGAAAAGCTGGTAACTCTTTTAAAACCAAAGAAACAGCCAAGTCAGGCGAAGGTCAAACTACCGATGGTAGCGTACCTACAAACGACAAGAGCCCAGTTCGTAAATAATTAGGAACTACAAATGGCTTTGTACCTAAAAGAGAATCTTACATTTGATCGGGCGGGCTTGATTGTTGAGTCCATCGACGAGAATGGTAAGAAAACTCTAAAAATGGAGGGTATATTCATCGAAGGCGGAGTAAAAAACGCCAATGAACGAGTATACCCTGTCCATGAAATAGAAAAAGCTGTTAATACCATCAACAAACAAATCAATGAAGGTTACTCAGTCTTGGGCGAAGTAGATCACCCAGATGATTTAAAGATTAACCTAGACCGTGTAAGCCACATGATTGAAAAGATGTGGATGGATGGTCCAACAGGACGTGGTAAATTAAAGGTATTGCCAACCCCAATGGGACAACTAGTAGAAGCCATGATAACCTCTGGTGTCAAGCTAGGTGTTTCGTCACGTGGATCAGGCAATGTCAATGAAGGAAGTGGACACGTTAGTGATTTTGAAATCATTACCGTAGACATCGTAGCACAACCTAGTGCTCCTCATGCGTATCCAAAAGCCATCTATGAAGGCTTGATGAACATGCGTGGTGGTGCTAAGGTATTTGAAACGGCACGTGAAGCCGCTCAAGATCAAAAAGTACAGAAGTACCTGAAAGAGGGCATTGCAGCCTTGATCAAAGATTTAAAACTATAGGAGAAATATCCAATGTTAGATGCTATCAAACCATTGTTGGATAACGGAATCATTAATGAAGAGACCAAGACAGCTATTGCTGAAGCTTGGGAATCACGCATTACTGAAGCCAAAGAACAAGTTCGTGCAGAATTACGCGAAGAATTTGCTCAACGTTATCAACATGACAAAGCAGTAATGGTTGAAGCTCTAGACAAAATGGTAACAGAGTCTCTCACTGCTGAACTGCAAGAGTTCGCAGACGAAAAACAACAATTAGCCGAAGACCGTGTTGCATTTAAAAAGCAAATGGTTGAAAGTGCAAGTAAGTTTGACAATTTCTTAGTTAGTAAACTAGCTGAAGAAATCAAAGAACTACGTGCAGATCGTAAAACTTACGAGAATGCTATCAGCAAACTTGAACAGTTTACAATCCGTGCATTGGCAGAAGAAATCAAAGAATTTGAAGCAGACAAGAAAGCTGTAGTGGAAACTAAGGTTCGTCTAGTCGCTGAAGGTAAAGCTAAGTTAGCTGAACTACAAGCCAAGTTCGTAAAACAATCTGCTGAGGCTGTTAAAGAGGCCGTAACCAGTTCGTTAGAGTCAGAACTGACTCAACTAAAAGAAGACATCCAAGTTGCTCGCGAGAACATGTTTGGTCGTCGTCTATATGAAGCATTCGCAAGCGAATTTGCTGTTACTCACTTAAATGAGAACAAACAAATCCGTGAGTTACAATCCACAGTGGACATGGTAACTCAGAAATTGTCTGAAGCAGTATCAGCAATTGAAGATAAGAAAGCTTTGGTTGAATCAAAAGAAACAGAAATTCGTATTATCAAAGAATCAACAGAACGCAAAGAACGTCTTGCAGAAATGTTGAAACCTTTGAACAAAGAGAAGTCAGCAATCATGCGTGACCTACTCGAGAGTGTGCAGACTGATAAGCTACAGTCCGCATATGAAAAGTATCTACCAGCTGTACTAAACAACTCTTCTGTTAAAGAAGTGGCCCCAAAAGCTGCTGTTCTAACAGAAAGTCGTCAAGTGGTAACTGGTGATAAAACTGCTAAAACTGCCGTTGAAACTTCAGAAGCAAAAGACGTAATGTCCAATGTGTTTGAAATGAAACGTTTAGCAGGGCTTAATTAAACCCTAAAAGGAAAGAGGAATATTATGACACAAGCATTATTAGAAGGCCGTTGGGGCGAAACAAAAGAAGCCCTGTTAGAAGGTCTAAATGGTTCTAAAAGAACTACAATGGGTGTAATCCTTGAGAATACACGCAAAATGTTGGCTGAAAACGCAACAGCTGGCTCTACACAAGCAGGTAACGTAGCTACACTTAACCGTGTAATTCTACCAGTTATCCGTCGTGTAATGCCAACAGTTATCGCCAACGAAATCGTTGGTGTACAGCCAATGACAGGTCCAGTTGCTCAGATCCATACACTACGTGTACGTTATGCTGACAGCGTTACAGATTCATCTGCATACGCAACAAGCACAACAGCTGGTGACGAAGCATTGAGCCCATTCAAAATTGCAACAGCATACTCTGGTAGTAACTCTACTGGTATGGCTAATACAACTAGTACACTAGAAGGTGTTGCTGGTAACCGTATTAACGTTCAGATTTTGAAACAAGTTGTAGAAGCTAAAACACGTAAGTTAAGTGCTCGTTGGACATTTGAAGCTGCACAAGACGCACAGTCTATGCATGGTTTGGATGTTGAGGCAGAAATTATGGCTGCCCTAGCACAAGAAATCACTGTAGAGATCGATCAAGAGATTCTTGGTTCCCTACGTGCTCTTGCCGCTACTGATGAAGCATATGACCAATCTGCTGTATCTGGTACAGCCACATTCGTTGGTGATGAGCATGCCGCTTTGGCAGTTCTAGTCAACCGTGTTGCTAACAAGATCGCTCAGCGTACACGTCGTGGTGCTGGTAACTGGGCAGTTGTAAGTCCAGCTGCTTTGACAGTACTACAAAGTGCTACAACAAGTGCATTTGCTCGTACAACAGAAGGTACATTCGAAGCTCCTACAAACACCAAGTTTGTTGGTACATTGAACGGTGCAATGAAGGTATATGTTGACGGTTATGCAAACGACAGTCAGGCTGTATTGGTTGGTTATAAGGGTTCAAGCGAAGCTGATGCAGCTGCGTTCTATTGCCCATATATCCCATTGATGAGTTCTGGTGTTGTACTAGATCCATCTACATTCGAACCAGTCGTATCATTTATGACACGTTATGGTTATGTAGAGTTGACAAACACAGCGTCTTCGCTAGGTAATGCTGGTGACTACGTTGGTGAGATCTCTGTATCAAACCTATCGTTCCAGTAAAAACGGAATATCTGCCCCAGGGATGGGAAGGAACAAAAAGGCTCTTCGGAGCCTTTTTTGTTGGCTGTAGTTTTATCATGTAAATATAATAATGAAGAAACAGTTATTGGTGGCCTTTGGAGACTCATGGACCTTCGGCAGTGAACTAGATATTCCTAGAGAAGATCCCTGGGTCAAACATGTGGCTGACCAACTTGGTGTAGAATATGTAAACATGGGTGTACCAGCCAGCAGCATTGGACATACCACAGTACAACTATTCAATTTCATAAAACAATATCCCAACTTTGAAGAATATAAATTAATTTTCATGATTGGACTCTCGGCACCATCTAGGTATTTGAGTTATAACAATCGAGACAACGAGTTTATAAACATAACATCAGAGGCACCATACAGTACCAGCAACATACACTTTACAGGTAGAGCGCCAGACTGTGTGATGCACATGCAAGACTATGCACAGCAAACATACCGATATGTGGAGTCTGGTTTGTACAATGAATTTTTAGGAGTGCAAACAGTTTTTCAGTTTCAACAGTTTTGTTTTTACAATGAAATAGATTGCGTGTTCTTTAGCTATTTTGACCAACTGATAACTGACAACTACGGACACATGTTGCGTAAAGATCTAATTTATCCAATTACTATTACTCGAGCATTAACTGGCAAAGAATATGATTTGCCTGACATAAGAGAAAATGAATACTTTACGGGCAAGCTGTTTCATCCTAACATTGCAGGCCATCGGCGTATTGCTGAACTTCTATTAGAATTTTATGATCAAAAATATCCGCGGGATTGAAGGCGACGACTTACCATACCATCTTAAATTGCTTGGGCTTAACGCTAACACGTTCGATCCGCAGATTTTATTTTGGCCGCTGGTTGACCACTATAACAGACATGACTCAGAGTGGTTAGCTATATACACCAACCGTGCCAGAGCAAGTCGAACAATTATTTTTTATGATTTAGTCAACACTGGAGATTACGAACACACTAAATTTTGTGAGTTTGTTAGTAACTTTGATCATCCGCATCGTGTTTACCTTACAGTAAATCAAAGTCTCAAACTAAAATTAGCCAACGTAGACATTGTGTCTTGGGATTTTATGTGGAATCGATATCGCAGTTATTATACGGAAACAGTTCCGCACGACAAGTTATACCTGCACCATTACAGTGGTCCGGCTGCATATCAAATACCCCAATTGGATTTTGATCGACCCAAAGCAAAAAAGTTTTTAAGTATGACCGGGCGGGAGTTCAGCTACAGAACCAACCTGTATGAATTTGTCAAAGACCTTGACTATGGATATGTGAGTAATCGTAGTCGTGGTATTACAGTAGAAGGGCAAGACATAATAGGAGCATTTCAGCCCGTACCCAATACATTTTATTTAGACAGCTATGTCAGCATCTATTGTGAAAGTAATTTTTTACGCGACGACTTGATACACATCACAGAAAAAACATTTGAGCCACTGATCAAAGGACACATTATTTTACCATTTAGTAATCCAGGTACCATTGCAAGACTAGTAGATATGGGGTTCAAAATGCCCGCAGGTGTAGACTACGGGTTTGACAGCATAACTGATCCGCAACAAAGATTTGCCGCACTGACTGCGGAATTTCAACGATTAATGTCGCAAGATTTGCCAACTCTATACAAACACAATCAAGAAATATTTTTACACAATCAAGCGTGTATCAACACCATCAAGTATGATACCAGGATACTAGCACTTTACAATGTTTAAATTTTATCACACACTTGGCTTTGAAGAAAGCATTGATCACAGGCATACCGACTGGAGTCCTGATAATATACACAGCTATCGGCAGTGGTACGAAGAAGATATACAAGGACGAGACACCTTATTGGTCATGGTCGGAGATAGTTGGACCTGGGGCGACCATTTGGGCACAATAGATTGGGACAAGTCCAGCAATGACCCTTGTAGACAAGAGCAGATAGCAGGTAGACATCTTAGTCGTCTACTTGACGCAGACTGGGTTAATCTAGCTAGACCGGGTTGCAGTAATTATTGGATGCTGGAAAAACTACAAGACCTACAGCCATTTATTCAACAAGCTGATTATAAAAAAATCTATGTGATAGTAACACTAACAGAAGATCTTCGCGAAGCAGAATACACTAGAAGAATACGTGTTGAAGAGCCATATCAGCAAATGTGGCAAGCCAGTGACACCATTGAAACATTTTTGCGTCAAGTAGAACAATACTTACTACTTAACTTAGAAACTTATTTTAAAAATTTACCTGCGGTGTCGGCACATGTTGGTCGAGCATTTACAGATTTTTGGCCCGGCGTTTCTAGTCCGTTGCTGTTGGAAAAGACTTGGTGTGATGTGATACAAGATCGCTTTAACTTTGACAACTATCAACAGCCTGTACCTTTTATAGGACAGATGAGCATAGATCCTTTAACAAAAAAATACATTGTACAAAATCCCGAACGCAAAGCCGAGTTTTTAGATATCATGGAACGTGTAGGCACACGCTGGAGATTCTTGGGAGACAGCCCGTACAATCTCAAAGGCAGCACTTGCCACCCCAATCCTGCAGGACATCGGCTATGGGCCGAATATGTTTATACCCAAATTGGATAAATACTTTGTTCGTATGAAACTCTCAGGTAAGCCTACCTTGAGTAGCCTAGAACGCTAAAACAGGAGAAACAAAATGGCACGCGGATTAAAAATTGCTCACAAGCAAACAGACGGTACACTATCAGACCAACGCATCACTGGTAGTACAGTAGGAACTTCAAATTACTTTGGTGGTGTTGGCGGTGTCCCACAGTGGGTGACCAGCACAGGTGTTAAAACTATCAAGGTTCAATTTCGTACAGCAGCTGGCGTATTGCATGCCAATGCTTACATCATCAGACAAAAAGGTTCAGAGCAATTTTTGGTTGCTAACGCTGTTGGCGCTGTTAACGGCGCAACACACAGCAATGCTAGTGTTACTGTATGTACACTGGCCGCTGGCGCAGATGCAGCAAACTCTGCCCCTGCATCTGGTGCAAGTACAATGACCATTACTGGCTATACCACAAGTAACACAGCTTTTTATGCCAGTCGTATCACTACAAAACACGTATATGATCAAGCCGGTAACAAAATGCGTTACAAGCACAACAGTCAAGTAGCTACTAGCTCATTTGCTAACATTGTTGCACATTAATCAAATTTGATTGATAAGAATAGCAGCTTCGGCTGCTATTTTTTTGAACTTGGCAAAGTTTTACCGCTCATAAATACACTATAAACAGGATACTAGAATGAGTCTGACCAAACGCATCATAGGTGATTACCAAATAACCAACAAAGATACATACGGTGCTAACGTAACAGTGAGCACACATACCTTGTTTGTGCAGGGAAATATGGTAGTTGGTGGAAACACCAGCGTAGTTACCAAAACCGACACAGAAATTACTGACAACACTATTCTTCTAAACAAAGGAGAAACTGGTGCTGGCGTAACATCAGTGTATTCAGGTATTGAAGTTGATCGCGGATCGTTAAACGATGTTGGTATCAGATACAACGAAAACGTTGATAGCTGGCAGTTAACTAACGATGGAACAGTCTGGGGCAATATCACTAGCGGTTCGATTGGGGCGATTGGCAATGTGTACCAAGACTCGGCTCCTTCGTTGGGCGGTAATTTAAACATTACTACCAAAAGTTTGTTTGACACATCGGCTAACGTAGAGGTTCGTGCAAACACCGCAGCCATGGGAGGCTCTGGTTTATATACCAACAAGATTGGTGTAACAAACAACAAAAAAGAATTAATCACAAAGAATAGAGCATTGGTCTATTCAATCATATTGTAGGATAAGAAAAATGGCCATACAAAGCACAGCACTAGGAACAACAGTAGGTAACATTTATGTAGCTTCGGGTACAGACGGAAACGTTGTATCGGTTACATATTTTTGCAACAGATCAGCATCAGCAACAGCTTTTACGTTGCATTTGGTACCGTCTGGGGGAACAGCTGGACCAAACACAACAGTATACAGCAACAAAACTGTCACTGCCGGCGATACATATATTCTTGAATTAGAAAAAATTATATTAAGCACAGGCGACATGTTACAGGCCAGCGCCAATACAGGTAATGCCATAGTTGCTACTGTCAGCACGTTGGGTATCTAACATGGGACGTTATCTTAAAAATACTCAGCTGGAAGGCGGAAGTTATGCTGTTCAAATACCGCTTGGTAGCTCTAGCATAGGACCAGACAGCCCAGTTAACGGTCAGATGAGATTTAATCAGACCACTAGCAAAATTGAATTTTATTACAACGGCCAATGGAATTCTGTAGCCAAAATTGGTCAAGTACCAATTACCACAGACACATTTACCACTATCGATGGTGGCGCTGTAAATCAGTTTACTATGACCAATGCACCACGCGATTATATCACCAGCGAAGAAGCCAGCATACTAGTATTCATCAGCGGTGTACAACAAAGACCTGTAGAACACTATCATTTTTCATCAGGTGTCGCATCAGATCAATTGTACATTGAACCAAGTGCAGTTGGAGACGCAGGACAAACAGTATTGGTAATATACAATCTCAACAGCACTGACGCTACCTAGGAGCCAATAGATGGCAATAGGTAAAATATCAGGAGTAATGCTCAAAGACAACCTGGAACGCCAGGGTGTCAATCTATCCTTTGATGGAAATTTAGCATACCTTGATGTTACCAATCGTAGACTTGGCGTTGGCACAGACAGCCCGCAGTACGGCCTAGATGTTCCGGCCAACGTTCGATTAGCTAACCTTACCATACTTGGCAACACAATTACCAGCAACACAGGTCGAATTGGTCTTGGATCAATTTCAAGTATTGTGGTCACAGGCGGATCAGCATACAATGTAATTTTGACCGATGGTTCTGGCAACTTACGCTTTGGTACCTTGGATGAAATTTCTGGCAACACAACTTTTACTGGTAATACCATTGAGCTGGGCGCCAACAGCACCGGAGCACTAACCAGTAACGCAGTAACATTGACAACCAGCACATCAGTCACAGATGGAATAGCACAATTAAACTTTGTACTAGGCAAACTGGTTCCACCAGCACCACCCACATTCCCGGGCTCTAGCTCAATCACAATCAGTACCTTGAGCACGTACCGCATGGCCAACCTTACGCAGATTGACTTAACTGGCAACTCAAGAACAGTGGCAGCCGGATCAACAGTGGCCAACGTAAGACGTGCAGCCACATACACAACCAGCAACGTGACCACAGTAGGTCCCGGCGAATCGGGCACAGTCAGCGTTTATAAAAACAGCACTTTGATGGGCAGTCGCGCCATGGCCCTTGGGGCACAAAACGGCACATATGGGCATTTGGTTATAGGAAATGACCAAGACTACGCTGCCATAATAGGTGGTTCTGGTGGCTTTTGGGAAAGTTTTAATGCCTATGCCACCGGATCAAATGTGGCTCCAGGCTGGAACGAAGTTTATTTAACCCACAATCAAGGAGTACCGACCAATGTACGCTGGTGGTACTTTGATAATAGCAATCCGGGTACTCCAACATTTAGTGCCACTAGTATTGCGTTAAGTTCTAACACAGTCACTTATTCCAGTACCATACCGCACTTAAATAGCTCAGCAGGATTTACCTTATCGTATAGTGTAAATAGATTAAGCGGAGATATGTATCCGACGTCAGACAGCATGGCCACCGGAACAGCTGGCGGAGCACTGACAGCACCCGCAACAACCACATACGCCAGTGCAGGCGTAACTACCCCACTAGCGGCCAATTTGTATGTGGCTAGTGGTACTTTGTCTGTAACAACAACAGCCAATGTTATATCGGGCTTTGGATCCAGTGCTCTTGGTCCTACTATTAGCATAAGCAACAGTTACAATACTGGTACACAAAATTTCCCACCCGGTGCCACAGTACTTTACAAAACTGGCACAGCAACTCAAATTGAAGAAACCAGTATGAGCATTGCAGTCAGTGTGGGCTCTGGATCTGGAAACCCTGTGCGTATTGTAAATCCAGGAACCACAGATACTCCAACACATTCTGCCAGTGCTGCTGCATTCAACAGCACCACCGGTACCCTCACAGCCAATTGCGCCACAGTGGTGGCCGCTACACTAAAACACGACATTACCAACTATGCTTCGGGATATTTGCCAGTGGGACCAAATCTCAGTGCAGGACGTCACGGAGCTCAATACTACACATTTAAATTTACACGTACTGCGGTAAGTAAATTTGATATCAAATACACAGGTACCATGGCCGGCTTATGGGTATCTCTTCCTGGTAGCGTAATAGATACCAGCTCAACCTTAAACGGCTGGCTCAGTATGGGAACGGCCTATGCAGGTGCTGGACAACCTGGTGCTGGCACTGGTGGTAACGGCAGTAACGGATGTGCGTTGGGTGCCTTGGCCTTGTTTAATAGTGCCCAAACCAACAAAAGTGTAACTGCAACCTTTGGTACAGTAAGTTCAAGTAGCACAGCAACAAACGAAATTTATGTTAGAGTGAAATTGACCACGGGTCAATCTTTATCAGCATTAACAATAGAGGCGGCAACTAATTAATGGCTATTACAGACGCACAAAAAGTCGACTATCTCTATAAGAAAATTGGTGCCGGTGTCGCCAAGACAGATACCAGCGCCTTCAAAAGCCCCTCTAACGAAGCCAACGCTAGCCCAATTTTAACACGAGGTGACACAATCTGGCAACAGTCGGTTAGTATTCCTGCTGTCAAACCTGCCAGTAATTCCAGCGTATTGGTATTGTATCAAGACACCTTGTCAAGCACCATTGAGTGCGTATTAGACACTTCAGCTAGTGGTACCAACAGAACTTGGTTTACAAATCAAGTTGACTGGATTGGATCAGAATTTGGGGCAACATATCAAGTTCAAGTTTACGCTGCCGCTGCTGGAAACTCAGCACCACAGACTTATGGCACACAGTTGTTCAGCGATGGATCTGGCAACAGCGACACTTGGTTCTTTGACTACCAATCTGGTATTTTAAACTTCCCTGACACCAACGTACCAACGGCTGTCACAGGTAAAAAAATATACATCACAGGCGCCCGTTATGTGGGAGCCAAAGGTATCAGCAGTTTCCCTAGCGGTATTACAATGGGAAATATTACCATAGTTGGTAACAATATTAACAGCAGTAGTGGCAACGTTACTATCACATCAAATTTAAACATTATTGGTAATACCACATTTTATGGATACAGTGATTTAACCATCACAGATAGTATTTTAAACTTACACACACAAGCAAACTTGGCTCCATGGACTGTGAATGATGGAAAAGACATCGGTATCAAGATGCACTACTATGATGGCGTAGATAGTCATTCTGCTCTAGTACGTGCCAATAACACTGGCTACTTGGAATGGTATGCCCGCGGAACAGAAGTCTCCGGCAACACATTCAGTGGCAGCGCCTACGGAACCATTAAAACTGGTTCTTTAATTTTAGCCAATACCACACCGGCCACTGGCCCTAACACAGGAGCATTGCAAGTATGGGGCGGCGCCAGTATTAGCGGAAACCTGTACATAGGAAACTTGCAAGCCAATTTAAGTATATTTGCAGCTATCAACAACACACCAATTGGCAATGCTGTGCCCAGTACCGGTGCATTTACTAGATTAGATGCAACCACAGCAAACATTGGTAATCTTCAATTTGCTAACAGCACCGTAACACACTCTAACGTATTTGTGTTCAATAGTAATACAGCAATACAAGTACCAATTGGCGGAACGGCACAACGGCCCAGTGGCGCCAACGGTATGATTCGTTATAATACTGATACTCCGGCGCTCGAATACTTTAATGGATCAATTTGGATACCAATTACCAATACTGTTACTGATCAGCAAATCACCGGCGACGGCGTCAGCACCACATTCACACTAGATCAAGAAACCAGTACAGTTGGTATAATTGTAAGTATTAACGGTACTTTACAGCGACCCGCATCTGCATACACAGTAACCGGAGACCAACTTACTTTTACAGAAACACCAGAAGCCACTGACGTGATTGATGTACGTTTTTTAGGTGCAGCTGTTACAGTAAACGAAACAATATACGACGACCTGACTATTTCTGGCAATTTAACTGTAACCAATGATGTTACACTAAGTGGAGTATTACAAGCACCGCAGGCAACTAAAACATCAACTTCTACAGGCACGGCAGGACAAGTATGCTGGGATGCCAATTACGTCTATGTATGTACCGCTACAAACACATGGAAAAGAGTGGCATTAACCGGCGGTGTTTTTTAAACGAATAAATACTACATCAACTTCTTAGCAGATGATCGCTAACGACACAATTTAATTTTCCAAGTCCTCCGCAAAAACAACCCAGCAAGGACCGTTTTCTCACGGCCGCGATAAATAACAATAATGCCCATAATTAAGGACCGGAGCCATGACGATTTTAACAAGAATTAAAAATAACCAAGTCACAGACAATACCATCGAGTATCAAAAACTCAAAGATGGAACCTTGGTTGGTAGCAAGTTTAACGCTAACTTAACACTAAATTCTAACGTTACCATTCTTGGTAATCTAACTGTGGCCAACAGCTTTGCACAGTTAAATTCGATCAACACCTACATCAACGATCCAATCGTTGTGTTCAACAACAACTACACCAGCTCACCAACATATGACATTGGTATGCTGATCAATCGTAATTTAAGCAGTCTTGCTCCGTATGGTTCTGTCAATGCTGCTTGGGTCTGGCGCGAAAGCGAAACAGCTTTTGAAGGTGTAATGACCACAGAAACTGGTACAACCACCGGTACAGTTAACAATTCGGGCTTTGCCAATCTAATCATTGGTAATATCACAGCCAATACCGCAACTATACGTGACAGCAAAGCATCTACTAGCACAACCAATGGCGCACTAGTAGTCACAGGTGGCACAGGCATTGGCGGAGCTGTCAACATTGGCGGCATCACCAAAGTAGGCGGAAATCTAGTAGCACACAGTGGCACAGAAAGTACCAGCACATCAATTGGCGCACTGACAGTGGTGGGCGGAACTGGTATAAGTGGCAACTTGAACGTAGGCGGCAGCTTTAACTTAACTGGCAACGCTGTAATTACTGGCAACCTGATAGTATTGGGTGCAAGTACCACAATTGGTACAGCAGACTTGACAGTACAAGATGCTGTGATCAATTTGCATACCACTGCTAACTTAGCACCGTGGTCAGTGGATGACGGCAAAGACATTGGTATCAAGTTCCACTACTACGATGGTGTAGATGGACATGCATTCTTGGGTCGTTCCAATAGTACTAAATTTTTAGAATTTTACGGTGCTGGTACAGAATCTTCTAATGTATTCACAGGCACATCTTACGGTACCGTCAAGGCAGGCGAGTTCTTCTCAGCCAACACCACAAACAGTACCAGTGCAACTACCGGCGCTGTTAGAACCGCTGGTGGATTAGGTGTTGCAGGCAACGTATTTTTGGGCAATAGTGTTACAATTAATAGTACAAAAACTGCCGGACAAGACTTCAAAGTCAAAGGCAAAAACGACGAGACCTTGATCTGGGCCAGACCCAACGCCACATACGATGCAGTGGTTATTGGTAACAGCGCCGTACAAGCCAACGTGGTTACTGGTGCTAAATTACAAATTTACAGTACAGATTCTATCCTGTTACCGGTTGGTACCAGTGCTCAACGTCCAAGTAGTGCCGGCGGCACAGATGTCACTGGTATGTTCCGCTACAACACAACCAATAACGGATTAGAATACTACGGTGCTTCAGCCTGGGTAGCATTGACCACACAGTTTACTGTTATCACCAGCGAAACATTCAACGGCGATGGAACCACAGTGGCCTTTACTATGGCTGGCACCAGTACCACAGCTGCCACAGTGGTTGCAATTAACGGTGTTTTACAAATACCAACCACAGCTTACTCAGTGTCAGGCGCAACGCTAACATTTACTGAAGCTCCAGCTGTTGGCGACTTGATTGATGTACGCAGATTATCAACAACTTCAACAGTGACACAGATTGCCAGTACTAATGGTTTTATGCAAGTATCTGTTGACAACGACGGAGTATACATTGGTACAGGCACATCTTCATTGGTCACAACCACTCAGTGGAACACATCTGGCGCTGAAGTCAATGTCAAAGGCAATACAACAATCGTTATTGATAATGTTGACACACCTATTGATTACTTCTTTGCAAACACATACAGTAGTGCTGAATACACAATAACATCAACCATTAGAAACACCAGTATTAGAGAAGTGGCAAAAATATTAGCTGTACACAACGGAACTACGCCCACAATCAGTACCTATGGTGTAATTTGTACCGCTGGTAATACATTAACTAATTTTACAGCAAATATTGTAAGTGGAAATTTAATATTGTACGGAAACACAACAAATTCGAACACCATAGTCAGAGTTGACTCAGTGTATCAAGCGATTTAATAGAAATAGCCAACAGGGAGATATGGAACTATGGCAAACGGAAACTTTGTAGTACGCAACGGTCTTACAGTAGGACCGCTAACGATTGATGCAACAACAGGATCAATCAACACATCAGGTGACGTAAACATCACTGGTAACGTTGGTGTAAGCCAAATTGCCAAAAATGATTCGTCAATCACAATCACAGACACTGGATCTGGTAGTAATATCACATTCAAAATTGACAACGGCATAGAACACACAATGACTGGTGCTTTGACCAGCCTGCGTGGTAATTTGAGTTTTAGTCCAGACAACACAGCAGATGCATTTGTAACCAGTGGTGCCTTAACAGATACCATTGGTATTGGTGCCAAATCAGCCAACGCATTTGTTCAAAGTGCATTGACCAACCGCAGTTCGGGAACCAGTGCATCAAGCGATTTCATTGCCTATTCTGATAGAGGAACCAATACCGGTGGTTTCATTGACATGGGTATTGCCAGTAGCCTGTTTAGTGATCCTACTTACGCAGTGACCAAGGCCGGCGACGGATATATCTTTTTAAGTGCGCCAATTTATGCCAACTCCACACCTACAGGTGGTAACTTAGTTTTAGCCACAGCCGATGGTGTATTTGGCGATATTGTGTTTGCGGCCAACGGATTCTCCGCTGGTGCAAGTACAGAACAAGGTCGTTTTAAAAAGGATGACGGTTTATATATCACAGGTAACTTGGTGGCCAATGGCGGAACCATTTACCAAGGACCCTTGGCTAAAGAATTTGAAGCAGTTGCAGCAATCACAGATCCGGCTGCCTTGTTTACCGGCAATATCAACTCATTTGCTCAAGTGGCCCTGCACAATCGTAATTCTGGTATCAGTGCCAGCACAGACTTTATTGCCTATGCCGATCGTTCAGACAATGACAACGGCTTCATTGACATGGGTGTTTGCAGTACCACCTTTACAGATCCTGCATTTGCTGTGACCAAGGCCGGTGACGGATATATTTTTCTAAGTGCTCCTGCCTACGCCAACACTACCCCAACTGGTGGTAACTTAGTCCTTGCCACAGCTGATGGCGCTCGTGGCGACATTGTGTTCTCCGCAGGTGGATTTGCCACTGGTGCAATACAAGGACGATTCATCAACGGCGACGGATTAAATGTCACAGGTAACTTGGTATCACAAAATGGTGCCATTTATCAAGGCGCAGGTGCCAAGGCCTTAATCGTTGACGCCAACGTTACAGCCACAATAAGTAGCACAGCCAACACCACAGCAACCACACTTACTGTAAACAGTACCGCAGGATTCTTGGTACACGGCGCCTTGTATGCTGGCACAGAACTCATGTACTACACCAGCAAAACGTCAACACAGTTCACTGGAATCACACGTGGTACATCAGGAACAACTGCTACAAGTCAACCCAGTGGTAGAGTAATATATCAACCCAATTCAGGACTAACCAATGCGTCAACTGTGTTGACCGGCAACGCTGATGACTTTGTTCAAGTGGCTATTAAAAACTTCAACTCGGGTGCCGATGCTTCAACTGACATCATTGCCTACGCTTCCAACGGTGACAATGAGTCAGGTTGGATAGACATGGGTATCACGTCAGAAACATTTAATACCGCTGCGTTTGGTATCACCGGCGCCGATGACGGTTACTTGTTTATGAGTGCTCCGGCAGGAACCACAGGTGACGGAGAATTGGTCATCGCCACCAGCGAATATGGCCAAACCAACGACATTGTGTTTGCTACCGACGGTTTTGTGGCCGGCAACGAGCGTATGCGAATTGTTGGACAAAGTCGTGCAGGTCGTCCAGCCGGTGTGGAAGTCAACATTGCTACCACAGCAACCAGCACCACAACAGGTGCTCTACGGGTCAACGGTGGTGTTGGACTGCAAGGCAACTTGTATGTGGGTGGTAATTTTAACTTGCAAGGTAATATCACAATTGGCGGCACCGGATCAACAACAAGTACAAGCACCCTGGTCATTGAAAATCCAATCAGCTTCTTGGCCAATGCCAACCCCGGCGACAGTCAAGACATTGGTATTGTTGGACAATACGTCAGTGGTACAACCAAGTATTTTGGTGTTGTTAGAGACAGCATAACAAAGTCAGTGCGTGTCTTTGACGGATTAACCACCAAACCAAATATAACAGCCAACTTTGCCGGATCAACAGCAGGTAACTTGTATGCTGGTTCATTGATGCTGGCCAACAGTACAGTATCAACCAGTACCACAAGTGGTGCATTGATTGTAGCAGGTGGCGTTGGTATTGGTGGCAAATTGTATGTTGGCGGCGAAATGACCATCACAGGAAGTATTGTGCCCACAGCCAACTTGACATACAATTTAGGTAGTGTAAGCAGTTGGTGGAGTACATTCTATGGTGTGTCAACACAGGCCAAATACGCTGACTTGGCAGAAAACTATCAAGCAGACAAAGCCTATGCTCCCGGTACTGTGGTCATGTTTGGTGGAGCCGCAGAAGTTACCCAAGCCGATGTAGAAACACGAGCAGTGGCCGGTGTAGTAAGTACAAACCCAGCACACTTGATGAATGGCGGCCTAACCGGTACAAACGTAGTTCCAGTGGCACTACAAGGACGTGTTCCTTGTAATGTAATTGGTCCAGTTTGCAAGGGAGATTTGATGGTCAGTGCCGGATTTGGTTATGCCAAAGCCAGTGAAAATCCACTGATAGGACAAGTGATTGGCAAAGCCTTGTGTGATTTCCCAAGTGCTACCAAAGCAGTTATAGAAATAGCAGTTGGTCGCAACTAACAACTAATCAAATAGTTAACAAACAAAGGGCCTTAGGGCCCTTTTGTTTTTTCCGATAAATATACAATAATATACGGATTTTAACCAATGGCATTAACCAGACCAAAAATAGGACAATTCAACACCGCAATTACGTCGTTGACGGATCCAATAACGGTACTCAACGGCGGAGCAACATTGGCCAACGTAGACGTTGGTTTCTTGATGAATCGTGCCAACGGATTGATCAGCAACGTAGCCCTGTATTGGAACGAGTCGGGCAACACTTTTGTAACAGCATTTACCAGCAACACCGGAGTAACAGATTCAAATATTGCAGTAACTGCCTATGCGAACATTATCACTGGCGCACTGACAGTGGTAGGTAGAGCCAACATCAACGGCAATTTAAATGTCAGCGGAACAATCACAGCTGCTTATGTTCAAAATGGTGCTACCAGTTCTTATGCAACTCAAAGAGTGTTACAGTACAATGAAACAACTGGGGCAGTTACATACAGCAACTATCTAGATGCAACAAGAGTATACATCACAGGATACAGCTCAGAAATACATGTCAGCCCGGTTGCGTTGGACGACACCGGCAACGGAACAGTTGGTGATCCAGTTAAAACCATTGCTCGAGCTCAAGTACTAGCAGCAGCAGCATTTGAAACAACAGGTGTTGGCGAAAGAAAAACAATCGTTTTACATCCGGGTTCTTATACTGAAGATGTAACTATCAGTACTCAGTATACTGTGCTAACCACACACGAATTGGTGGGCAAAAATACAACCTTAACTGGCAATTTGACCATAACCAAAGGTTGTACCATTGAAGGCCTAAAGATGACCAATCTTGTTATCTCGGCAAACTCATCGGTTGGTTCAGTTGATATTATCGGTTGTACAGTATCCACAGCAACAACAAAAACATCAAGTGCATATACAGTTTTTAGAGGATGTGATTTATCTTCATCTACATTAAGTATCACTGGCACTGGCACAACAGTGATGGTTGGTGGTAATTATGGTAATGTCACTGTAAACAATGCCGCGGCTGGTGTTTTGGTCAAAGCAGTTACTACCATGGGATCAGTGGTTTTGACAGCAGGAACGCTACAGATTTCCGATACGCTGGTTTACGCGGCCACTAATACGGCCAACGCCATAACACAAAGTGCTGGATCAGTGTTGACATTAAACAACAGTCAGACACTGATACCCGATCTATCAAATGTGGCAAGAAACAGTTTTGGTGGTTTTTATTCTATCTTACACTCTGTATACGACAAAGCAAACTCCACATTTGGTGGTACATCACTGGCAGCTATTTCATACAGTCAAGTTATTAGCACTGACTCTATTAATGTCACAAGCACAACTGCATCAACATCAAATATAACCGGTGCATTGGTAGTCAAAGGCGGGGCAGGTGTTGCTGGCAACCTGTACATAGGTGGCAACATAACAGTCACTGGAAACATATTACCCAGCGCCAATGTAACCTACGATATTGGTAGTCCTACCCAGCGTTTCCGTAGCTTGTACCTCAGTGGCAATACCATTGACCTAGCTGGTGCAACTATTAAAACTGATGCAGTATCTGGCGCTGTTGTGATCATACCAATTCCCACAGTCCAAGTTCCGAACCCAACGGCCATTGTTGTTTCTCCAGCAGGCACAATCAGCGCCATTCAAACACAAAGTGGTACTGTAGCTTCTGCCAACATTGCCGCAGTGGCCAATGCAGCAGCAGCAGCAGCACTCACAACTTTTGCCAACGTACAAACCACAGGCAATCTTGAAGTACAAGGCAATTTGAGTGTGGCCGGAACTGTGACTTTTACCAACTCTGTGGTACAAACACAAACAGAGTTGGTGTTGGGTACAGAAATAGTAGGCGGAAATTTAATAGCAAACTCGGCTACTGTATCAACAAATACCAGCACAGGTGCCCTGGTAGTAGTAGGCGGTGCCGGCATCTCGGGCAATCTCAACGTTGGTGGCAATATTTCAGCCACAAACATATTCCAGGATCGCGGCAACGACATAAACGACTGGAACACGCTGACTGTTATGGGCGTATATTTGATAAATAGAGATAGCTGGACAGGAACTAGCAATACACCGCTAAACACGTTGAATTTTACTGGACAACTAGAAGTTATAAACACAGGAAATGTGAGTATAACACAGAATTATAGACCGTACGATAACGCCACTGGGCCCAATGTTTTTTGGACTCGTAGCAAGTATAGTACAAGTGCATGGACCACGTGGGTAAAGATAATCAACGGGTCAGAAGTGATGGATGGCGGTAGTTTTTAAAAACAGGATTAGAAGATGCCAAATACAATATTATTAAAAAGAGCTAGCACCGCAGGAAAGGTTCCCGTCACGGCAAACTTGTCACTGGGCGAGTTAAGCATAAACAGCACAGACGGGCGTTTATACACCACCACCGGTAGTGCAATCGTAGACCTGACACAAAATGACAAAATCACGCTCAGCGGTGATGCCACAGGCACAAGTACTAATCCTGCTGCTGGCGGTAACTATAGTAATTTGGCAGTAACTTTAGCCACAGTAAACTCAAACACAGGCACTTGGGGTGGCGCAAATGGCCAGATTCCTTTTGTCACTGTCAACGGCAAAGGTTTAATAACAGCTGCTGGTAACATTGCTGTCAACACAGTGGCAGTGACCAATGCAGCAAACACAACAGAAATCACTGCCAACGCCACAGTCGGCACAGTTGGATTCAGTTTAACAAACACCGGCGTATCTGCCGGCAATTATGGTAGCGCCACAAGTATTCCCACTATTGTGGTTGATGCCAAAGGACGTGTCACCAGCCTAACAACCAATGCAGTCAGCACCACAATCAGCCTGGCGGGCAACACTGGATCTGGAAGTGTAGCCGGTGGTGGCACATTAACTGTCAATGGATCGAATGGTATTGCTACCAGCGTGGCTGGCAGTACCATCACTATATCAGGCAACGGAACAGTTCTAACAGCCAACGTAAGTCTATACGAAAGTGTTACAGCATCAACCACCAATGCCACATTCTATCCCATGCTGTCGGACAAGACCGACGGTAATACTGGAAGTTTTTCAGCAAGTACACTCACGTATAACCCCAGCACTGGTTTACTGACAGCTACACAATTAAGTAGTACCACAGAGGTAGCCACAAACTTCAGCACAGGTAATGCAGTCATAAGTGGCGGTTCTTTAAACAACACAACCGTTGGTGCCACTACTCCAAACACCGGACGTTTTACCACAGTAACAGCTACAACAGTAAACGCAGGCACTATTGGTAACTCAGGTGCTACCTTAACAGGTACATTAAGCACAGCAGCTCAAACCAACATCACCTCGGTTGGTACACTGACAAGTTTGGCAGTTGGTGCTGTAACTAGCAGTGGAACAGTCATTGCCAGTGCCGTGCAAGCTGGTACCATTGGTAACACAGGCGCAACTTTAACAGGTACGTTGAGTACAGCATCACAAACAAATATTACCGCAGTTGGTACACTAACAAGTTTAGCAGTCGGGGCAGTCACAAGTAGTGGAACCATAATTGCAAGTACAGTACAAGCAGGTACAATTGGTAACATTGGTGCCAATCTGATTGGTACCGGTACATATCTCACATCATTAAATGCAAGTAACTTGTCCAGCGGCACAGTTCCAAGTGCTCGAATATCTGGATCTTACACTAGTATTACCGCAGTTGGTACATTAACGTCACTGGCTGTTGGTGCTGTAACCAGCAGTGGAACAATTATTGCCAGCACAGTACAGGCAGGCACAATCGGTAACTCGGGTGCTACGTTAACCGGTACACTAAGCACAGCCGCACAAACAAATATCACCTCGGTTGGTACACTGACCAGTTTGGCAGTTGGAGCAGTTACTAGTAGTGGCACAATCATCGCAAGTACAGTACAAGCTGGTACCATTGGTAATGCTGGTGCCACCCTAACAGGTACATTAAGTACTGCGGCGCAAACAAATATCACCTCAGTTGGTACACTGACAAGTTTGGCTGTTGGTGCTGTAACCAGCAGTGGAACAATTATTGCCAGCACAGTACAGGCAGGTACAATTGGTAACTCGGGTGCTACATTAACAGGCACATTAAGTACAGCTGCACAACCCAATATCACAAGCGTAGGTACATTGTCTAGTTTGACCACAACAGGCGATGTCACTGTTGGCGGAAACTTGACCATACAAGGTAACACAGTAACCATTGGTTCCAACAACTTGACAGTCACCGATTCAATCATTGGCCTACATACATTTGCCAATGGTGCACCATTGATATCAGATGACGGCAGAGACATTGGTTTACGCTTCCACTACTACAAAGGTGCAGATAAACATGCATTCCTAGGTTGGGAAAACGGCACTGAAACTTTGGTGTATTTTTCCAATGCAAACGAAGTCAGCAGTAATGTCACAGGAACACTAGGTAACGTACAATTTGGTAGCTTGACTCTGAGCAATACTGCTGCCACAGTATTGACGGTGGGTGGTAACACAGCTATCAATAGTAGCCTGTATGCTCAGACTTTATATGACAGCAGCAATCGTGTAGTCAGTACCAGTAGTGGTGCTGGTAATCTGACTATTTCCGCTGGAGCAATCAATTTAACAGCCGCTGGACCAGGTGCAACCACAGTTGGTAGTGCAAACTACATACCAGTTATAACAACAGATGCATATGGTCGTGTGGCAACTTTGGCCAACACAGCTATTAGTTTACCGTTTGCTTCTTTGACAGCAATACCAACCACATTGACTGGTTATGGAATTACTGATGCATTGAGTACCAGTGCTACCATTGATGGTGGTACTTATTAAAATTTGAGCCAGGGGATTTTTATCCTCGGGCCGTTGGTTTTTTTACCAACATATAACGGGCCTTTTTAGGTTAATAGATGCCAAACACAGTTTTATTAAAACGCAGTTCGGTGGCCGGCAAGGTCCCGACAACATTAGAGTACGGTGAAGTCACAATCAACTACACCGACGGTGTACTCTGGTATAAAACTTCAGCAAACACAATCACCAGAATCAATTCTGCTGTCAGCGGAAGCACCGTCAACGGCCTTGCTTATCTAGGCACAGCCAATGTGTTGGTCAATAGTGCTGGTCTAACTTTTAATCCCACTGGCAATGTATTATCTGTTGGCGGTAACATAACTGTAACTGGACATGTATTACCCAGTGCCAACGTAACATATGATTTAGGTAGTCCAACACAGCGGTGGAAAGATTTGTATCTAAGCGGTAATACCCTAGTTCTTGGCCAAGCCAATATCCAAGCACACAGCAGTGGTATAACCATATATGCTCCAAATCAAACTGTAAACCTCAATCAAAATCTACATACCACAGCAACTCCGTCGTTTGCCAACGTAACTGCCACTGGCAATCTGATAGTGAGTGCTAGACTGAGAGATTACACCGGCAACGCAGGCCTAAACGGACAACTGTTGGTCAGTACTGGATCTGGGGTACAATGGGTCACTAGAGATACCGGAACTTTAGACAGTTTAACTGATGTTAATTTAAGTAGCCCACAGGTACAACAAGTTTTAACCTACGATGGTACCAACTGGGTCAATGCTGACTCAAATGCTGTAGTAGCATCTGCGGTGTTTGCGTCAAGTCAAAGCGATTTGGGTTATGTCACTGATTTGGTGTTGACTATCACAGAAGATGAAGGATCGGTTGCGGATGTAACCAACAACATCTACGACCTGGGTGTTTTAAGTTTCACAGGTATTATTTCGTTAAATAACATAGACCAATCAATCAAGTCGGATTATTTGGGTTACTCAATTATTTTTGGATTTTAAGGAAAAACATGGCACGCCAACTGATAGAAAAGTATATTTTTAGTCCCAACACAGCAGGGGCAGGAACATTAAAGTTTCCGGGCAAAGTTGATCTAACTCAGCTGTTGATCATTGCCAACAAAACACAACAGACCAATATCTACGCCATTGGAGATCCTACCAAAAATGGAACCATCAGTTACGACCCCGATGACAATACCACGTTCTATTCAGAACAGAACGGAGTAAGCACAGTGACATTCAGTGCTGACACATCGGCCATGTTGAGTTCGGATGCCATTGCTATCTACTCTGATGCTCCAAAACAGATTGGTAATGTGGTTAGACCTTATGCTTTCGGTGTTGATGCCATTGAACGCCAACGTGTGGCCAATCCACAAAGTTTGATTGATGCTGACTTTGAATACGGCCTGCAACCAACCAAGTGGCAAAACTACACCGACATCCGTAATATTCCAGGTATATATGAAAGACCTGGTCTAGATTTGTTTGTCACTGCTATCGTCACCGATGGCGGAAACCCCAGTATTATCACAGTGACTTGTAGTGCTGATCATGGACTAAGTGTTGCACAGCCAGTGATAACACACGGTCTTGGCAATGTTAGTAATGCCGCACGTGCCGAAGGTGCGTTTGTGGTAGCCACAGTTCCTGATTCAACATCATTTACATATTTTGCCAAAGGCCTTGTGGGCACCGCAGGAGCTTCTATATTCACAGGCAGTACATATGGGCGACGCGGAGGTTTTTATGCCGGATCAGCCATGCCAGTTTCAGGATATGTCAGCAACGCATCAAGTCCAAGCACAATCACAGTGACTACCTCAGCAGCACACGGGCTGGTTCCGGGTGCACCAATTGTCAACGTTGTCACAAGTTCCGGAACCAATCATGCGTTAATGGGCGGCAATTTCTTTGTTGAAACAGTTCCCACTGCAACCACATTTACATTTACTGCACGAGTGGGCGGCGCCGTGCAAAATTTATCAATCACCGCGACAACATACACACGAAGTGATGCGTTTATTCAACACAGACCATTTGATGGCGGTATTAACGTAGGCACATTCTTGCCTAGCCATGGTGCGTCAGTATCACGTCAAACCAAAAAATACATGCGTTACCAGTCTGGTAAGGGTATTCTTTGGACATCGGGGGTGTTGTTTAATCCAGTTATCAATCTTGATCAAATCAGTGCAACAGGAACCTCAGCTGGAAGCACAATCACAGTGACCACAGAAACTGATCACGGCCTACAGGCCGGTGCCACGATAGAAATATCTGGTGTGGTCACTTCGGGTTACAACGGTACCTATGGTGTGGTTGGTGTCACTAGTGAAAGCGTGTTCACTCTTACAGCTACAACGACTTTGGGTAGTACATCGGCGGTAATTACCAACTTACCACGTGTGACTGTAAAAAATTGGCACGGAGCTACAACCCGTGTTGGTGCATTCGATGATCAAAACGGATTGTTTTGGGAATATGACGGTATTGAATTGGCAGTGGTCAAACGTAGTGCCACCTATCAGTTGTCGGGTTTTGTCAGTGTCACCGCCGGCAGTCAGTCAGTGGCTGGAACCAACTGTCGTTTTACGCAACAGTTAAAAACAGGCGATCGCATAGTCATACGTGGTATGACTTATATGGTTGGCAGCATTACCGACGACAATACCATGACTATCAATCCAGAATATCGCGGAGTCAACAATGCAAGTAGTGTCAAGATAGCTGCAGTTATTGATCGCCGCACACCACAAAGTCAATTTAATTTTGATACCTTAGATGGCAACGGTATTAGTGGTTATGATATTAACCTAAACAAAATGCAGATGTTGGGAATCAGTTTCAGTTGGTACGGTGCTGGCTTTATTGATTTTATGCTACGTGGTCCTGACGGCAACATGATTCTTGCCCATCGTATGAAACAAAACAACATCAATGATGAAGCATACATGCGTACCGGTAACTCAACAGTACGTTATCAAGCCATCAACGAAAGTGCTAGAGATCGATTGGCCACAGCAATGAATTCCAGTGTTACATCAATTGATTTATACGATGCCAGCCGCTTTCCAGCCACCGGGGGAACCATAATGGTAGATAACGAAGTTATGACATATACAGGAAAAAACGTTAATACGTTAACTGGGTTAACTCGTGGTGCCAGCTTTCAGATGTTTGTGGGCGGATCTAACAAAACTTTCACCGGCGGAACAGCTGCCAGTCATGCCATAGGTAACGGTTACACAGCGGTTACATTGATTAGTTGTACCTGTTCCCCAATTGTTAACCACTGGGGCTCCAGTTATATTATGGACGGTAGTTATGACAGTGATCGCGGATACTACTTTAACTATACCTCATTGAACAACACCATTCTTGCCAGCCAAAGCGAAACAGCATTTTTCTTGCGTTTGGCGCCCAGCGTATCAAACTCAATTGCAGGTGCATTTGGAGACAGAGATCTTATTAACCGTTCACAGTTGTTGCTACAAAAATTGCAGGTGCAAGCTGATCAATCTGTTCAGGTATACGGTATTTTAAATCCAGGAAACATTGATGCCAGCTCATTGACCTGGACAGCAGTTAATAGTACAGCACTGGGAAGTCAGCCAAGTTTTGCTCAGATCAGCACCAGTACCAGCACAGCTGCCACGCCCGGAGAACAAAACTTTAGTACTTTGGGACAACCTAATGGTTTTTCTGAGATTGACCTAAGTCAGCTGAAAGAATTAACAAACTCTGCCATTGGCGGATACAGTAATTTCCCTGACGGCCCAGACGTATTAGCAGTGGTTGTAAAAAATCTAAGCAGTACAAATACTGCGTCAGTCAATGTTAACTTGTTCTGGTCGGAAGCACAGGCGTAATCGAGCATAAATATAGAAACAGAGGAAGAACATGGCAACCCAAGTACAGTTTAGACGAGGAACTACAACACAAAACAACGCTTTTACTGGTGCCGCCGGTGAAATTACCTACGATACTGACGCCAAAACCCTACGTTTACACGACGGAACTACAGCAGGCGGCGGCGCCACAGTATTAACCACAGGTGCTACACAAACTGTATTAAACAAAACTTTTAGTAGTGGATCATTCTGGCAAGGTAATGCTGTGGCATTGGCCTATGGCGGAACTGGTAGTGTATTAACTGCTGCCGCAGGGGCCGTCCCTTACAGTACTGCAACTGGACTGGGCCTAAGTCTAGCAGGTACAGCTGGACAATTTCTTATTTCGGGTGGTACTAGTTCACCAACCTGGGTTTCAGGTTCAGCACTGACTGTTGGTACAGCTACCACAGCAACCAGTGCCACAAACATTACAGGCGGATCAGCTGGTCAGTTGATGATTCAGCAAGACACCAACGTGACCACTTTCATTACAGCAGGTGCAATTGGTACATTCTTGCGTTCAGAAGGTGCAGGATATGCACCAAGTTGGGCCACAGCTGACGTAAGATTTGGTAACACCACAGTGGCCTTGGGCGGCAATACTGCCTCAATCACAGGTTTATCCAGTATTGGTATCAATGGAAACACAACCAGTACCAGCCCTGGTACAGGAGCATTGACTGTAGCAGCCGGTGTGGGTGTTGGCGGTAACGTGTACGTACTTGGCAACATAGTAATGAGTGCCAACAGTTACAACTACTTGACCTTGCCAGTGGGCAATACCGCACAACGACCAAGTGGTCCTGCGTTAGGTATGGTTCGATACAATACCACTATCAGCAGTTTTGAAGGCTATGCATCGGGTGCATGGAGTTCGTTGGGTGGAGTCAAATCAGTTGACGGATTCACTTATATTCTGGCAGAAACCAGTGCAGGCGCCAGCAACGGTGAATTAGAATTTTACGTAGAAAATCTTGCCGGTACAGCAACAACCAAAGCTGGTGGATGGAATGCAAGCGGGCTGACAGTTCAAGGAAACTTGACTGTGCTGGGTAACACAGTGACCATTGGTTCCAACAACTTGACGGTCACTGACTCAGTTATTGAATTACACACATTTGCCAATTTGGCAGCATTGTCGTCAGATGATGGTCGTGACATCGGTGTTCGATTCCACTACTACAAAGGTGCAGACAAACATGCGTTCCTGGGATGGGAAAATTCCACAGGAGCATTGGAATATCTGGCAGATGCCACTGAAACTTCTGGAGGCGTCAACTCTGGCACACGTGGCAATGTGATTTTTGGTAGCTTGGTGCTATCCAATACCACAGCCAGTACCAGCAACGTTACCGGTGCATTGCAGGTGTCTGGTGGAGCTGCAATCACAGGAAACCTCAACGTAGGTAGTGGAGCATTCCGTAATACTAGACCATTAGTCACAAACTTTACAGGAACCACATCACCAGCCAATCCATATTCTGGCGACACCTGGTATGACAGCGCCAGTGATACTGTATTCCAATACCTATATGATGGCACTGGCTCCCAGTGGGTTGACACCAGCGGTTTTGTGGCATCACAGGCCAACACATTTTCTTCAGGCATAACAGTAACCGGCGCCACATCATTGGGTGCAGTGACCTGTGCTAACATCACAGTATCTGGTTTTGTTGTACCATCATCTAATTTGGCCGTCAATCTTGGATCCACCACAGCTTGGTGGAACAACGTGTACGGTGTCAGCGTCCAAGCCAAGTATGCTGACCTAGCAGAACACTATGTGGCTGATGCGGAATATGCTCCAGGCACAGTAGTTGTGTTTGGTGGATCCGCAGAAATAACAACCACAGACGTTAGCCACGATCCGCGAACAGCTGGAGTAGTAAGCACCGATCCAGCATACCTGATGAATGCTGCCAAACCTGGCTTGCCAGTGGCACTCACAGGCCGTGTACCATGTCAGGTGCGTGGACCAGTAGCCAAAGGCGATAGACTGGTTACCAGCAATATTCCAGGTGTAGCAGAACGTTTAGACAAAACAAAATATGAACCAGGTTGTATAATTGCAAAAAGTCTTGAAGACTATGACGGCAATGATATAACAACTATCGAAATAGCAGTAGGGAGATATTAATCATGGCATTTCCATCAAGTCCAACAAACAATCAAACAACCACAATAAACAATGTTATCTATACCTATAACAGTACCAAAGGTGCATGGGTCAGATCCACTGGTGTGGCCAGTTTTGATCTAACAGCAAATTCAGTCACATTGAGTGCCAAAGTAAGTGCGCCACAGATTCATGCCACGGCCAACCTTACAGTACCAATACTTAATGTGTCAACCAGCGTGTTGCCTACATCCAACAATGCAGTAAACATTGGCAGTTCCAGTGCTTGGTTTGGCACCTTTTATGGCGTAAGTTCTCAGTCCAAATACGCCGACCTAGCAGAAAATTATGTAGCCGATGCTCCATATGAGCCTGCCACAGTGGTTGTATTTGGTGGCGAACACGAAGTTACCATTTCCAAACAAACACACAGTACTGCTGTAGCCGGTGTAGTGAGTACAAATCCTGCATATCTAATGAACGGTACATTGAAAGGCGACACAGTGGTGTCAGTGGCATTGACTGGTCGTGTTCCTTGTCGTGTACAAGGACCAGTTGCCAAAGGCGATATATTGGTAACCAGCAATATGCCTGGCGTAGCACAGTTGATTGACAATGATTCTTTTGCGCCTGGATGTATTTTAGGAAAGGCACTGGACTCTGTTGATGCCAATGATATAAAAACTATTGAAATAGTAGTTGGAAAACATTAATCATGCAAATTATAAAAAAACTTTATCGCAGTAACTATGCCGGCGAATCCATTGTTACCGAACTAGTACTTGGCAACAATGAATGGCAACCCAGCACAGAATATATTGCCAACAGCGTGTTTAATTCGTTTACAACAACACAGGCTATTGCAATAGGTAATGGACCCAGTCGTCAAGATTTTGATTTGGCACATATTGCCAATCACAGAGGCGGAATATTGGCCAGAGACAAGTTACAAAGTTATGCCTGTAATTTGATATATCAAGAGTTTACTCCAGATTTTTTAGTTGCAGTTGACGCAGAAAAAGTTAAAACCATTGCAGAGTCTGGCTATTGTGACGATCATATCGTTTACACCAATGCTCAATATATTGTACAATACCCAGGTAAGTTTTATTTAACCCCACAAAACCCAACATACGATGCTGGAGCCTTGGCTGCATACCTGGCCTGCTTTGACGGACACAAAAAAGTTTATCTGATGGGCTATGACGGTTATACCAATGCAACCGAAGATACTTTTTATGTAAAAACACTATCAACTGTGATGGATGTTTATTCTGATGTAGAATTTGTACGTATTATGATGTCGGCTGCAGCAGACTGTTCGGGTGCTCTTGTTAATAAATTAAATTTTAGACAAATCAGTTTCCGTGATTTTGTGCTTGAAGCAGATATTGGTTAATTTATTTTAAGATTGATTCTAAAGTTTTAATTTTCTTTTTGACAATGTCAAAATTAAAACTTCGCCAAAGTCCTGGATGCAACGGCATCGGATGATCATTTAATCCTACCCAGCAATATCCACGATGCTCATCATTCAAGCGTGGCACAAATTCTTCTTCTACACTGACCACAAATGTATAATAAACAAATTTACGATTGTCTGCGGTAAACGTTTCTAATGGAATAAATTTACGAGCAGAATAGTCAACACCAATTTCTTCACGTATTTCTCTAACTAGCCCGTGTATGACAGTCTCACCTGTTTCAATTTTTCCACCCACAATGCCCCAGGATCCAGCATGTCGGCTTTTGTTTCTCAACAAGAACAAGTAACGATTGGATGATCGAGCGTAAATTAATGCACCAACGCCCTCGGTGTGTGCGGCCATTACAGTACCAAACTCCACTCGCCTGATCCATACAAGCCTTCGTAACTCTTGACCCATTCTGATCCGGTCCAGCGATATTGTACAGTGGTAGTCAAGTTAGACACATATTGCACAGCAGGTTCTCTACTGTCAAACGCCACTGTCCAATAACTACCATTCCATTCAATGATATCATTGGCACGAGCAACCAAATTGGTCCCTGGTTCACCGGCCCATGCAACAGGACTTTCAGTGGCAATGTCGCCAATTGAATTCAATATCAAATATCTAGTACCTGCGGCAGGACTCAGTATGTTGCTGTCTACAGTAACGTTTCTTGGATCAATAATGGCATCAACCGCATCTAAGGTATTGGCCGGCAATGTGGCTTCAAACGGAGTAAACAACAACTGTGTTTCGTCTGTGGGACTAAATGCAACTGTCCCAGCAATTTCATGCGGGCCGTCTGGATATGCAAACGTTAGTCTAACTTCACTGATACCATTGGTCAGCTTGCCGTATAAATTAACCAAGTTGGCCCAACGCACTTTGGTACCATATATGACACCATCTTCAGCCTCGGTGGCATTGTTTTTGTATAATGTTAATGTGTTGCCCACATAGACCAATTCGTAACTCATTGGAGTAAACCTTTGCTGACTCATTAGACCCTGTGTTGCAAACACAACTTCGGGACTGAGATCGCCTTGTGCGTCATAGATACTGGCAATAATTTGTGCAACAACGCCCATCTTCTTGACCTTGGCAGGTAGACTGAGCCATATGGGCATTTCAAATGTCAGTGTAGCAACATCAATGTTTTCTTCTCCGCCTTGCGGCACAGTTCTACTAGAATACTGCACATCTGTTAGCAGAACAACGCTTAGACTTGACCAGTCTACATAATTATCTGTGCTTTGTATTTCTAGGCCAGGATTAAACAGGGGCATCATTTGTTCAATCATCTGATGTTTTTGTTCTGTATTGCTGGTCCATATGTCCAACTTCATGGTCAGTTTATATGGAGCCGGCATTAGTCGTTCCACAGTATAGATGCCATCTTGACTGCGTTCGTATTCTTGATCAACATCGTTATACACACGTTCACGAATACGAACAACACCTTCGTAGTAAGGATTTTGTAGTCTTGATTGATCGTATGACAAGCCACTGATATAACAGGCCATGGCTGGCACAGCATTAAGTGTATTTTCACTACCATTGTTTAAAATCATTGCAGCCTGGCGACTGATATCTCCATAGTACACAGGAACAGTTTGTAAGGTACGATCACCGTCGGCATTTTTTCCAAATTCTACTTGGAAGTTTGATACCATGCGTACAAACTGCAGGACAAAACGGCGTATTTGGCCATCATAGGCAAATTGAACTGGCATTAATTATCTGCTTTCGGTGTTAGTACACGACTCAGCGGTTGACGCTCATTATGCGTCACGCCGTCAGCGTCTGTGTAAGTGTTAGTATTATTTACATAACTACCACGTTGTGTTTTATTATCTGTGCCTGGAGTTAATGAAGTTCTTACACTATCTTCTACACGAGCCCAATGACGTCCACTATAACGAAATAAACGATTTGGTAAGTAATCCAAACGCAAGAAATATTCCCCCTCGGTTGGATTGGCAGGAAATGCAACACCGGCACCAGTGGCTAAACCATTTGGAGCAACACCATCGCCAGTTAAATAACCAGACACCTTGCGTAATGGACTTGACACACCTGAATCCGCGGTAGGACTAGTATTGCCGGAGTTGATACTGGCATTGTCAGCAGTGATGGGAGCACCGATTGGATCACTGCCACGTGCAGTGGTCGGCAAAGTAAAAATTGGACTGGTATCGTAACCACTTTTGGGTACGTCGATCTCGGCCTGAGTAATAATACTTTGATTGATATCCAAGAATGTGTTGTAGGTACTTAAAATTTGTCCCACTGGAGTATCTGTGGTATCGCTGGCTGCAATATTATCCAAGATATCTTTGTACTCTTGACTGTCTACCAGCGGGTTAAGTTTAACTCTCCACAGGTGTGGCCACCAAGTGGGACTGAATCCTTCGCTTGCAAAACTGGCATCACCAACCACATAGTAACGTTTTAATGCCGCAGGCAAATCTCCGTCTAAGGCATCGTAATCTTTTAGGTGTTGTAGCTCTAGCACATCGCCGGCTATGAGCTTACGACCAATCTGATCAACCATGTCACGCAAATGAAACACCATGAAGATTGTACCAGTTTGCAGGAACAGGCCAAATTGGCTTAGATCAAAGTCTTGATCAGCACGTTGATAGATACCACGCATTTTATAAACATCACGATCATACTTGCGATCACGATTTTCTAACCACAGCAAGTCTTGTATGTTTTGTTCACTTTGGTTAGCGTAACTGGGTTTGGTAGCATCCGGGCCAAAGCCAACAGTTGTTCCGCTGGCCACAGCAGATGTGGTCACTGTGTTTAATGTTACTGTGGTTGCGGTTTTGCTGGCTACCTGTGCTCCAGCAGGAATGCCAGGCCCAAATGCAAAATCTTTGACATTAATTCCAGTAGTATTGGAAAAACTCAAATCAAAATCTTCAGATGCTTGTGCGGCGCTGGTGGCTTTGTTGGTGCCCTGGGTATTTACGCCCAGGTATTTGTTGACCAGGATACCCGTACCACCAATGGTAAACATTTCGGATATGCGTCTATCCATGAACTTGTAATCATTTGAGTGTTTACCATCTTGCCAAAGGCTTAAACGTGGCATATAGAATCCTGTTAATTGTAGTATTTATCGTGGCTTGACCCATAAATCCTTTTAATGTATAATGTTGTTATGGACCCGGATATCAAGTATCGTTTGGACCAGGCTTTTTTCACTATAGTTAAATTGCCCGGACATCAAAGCACAGATTTGAAAAAGATCTGGAAGAATTGCCATGATATACAGCGTGAAATAAGTAAAGAAGAAATTAACTGTCGCAAAGTAGGAAAAAATACTGTACAATACAAAGAACTTAATGATAAATTATTAGAAACATTGACAACACTGGAACAGTATATTGTTTTAGCCACACTATTAAACTAAGGATTCACTATGGCAAATATCAAAATCAACGGTAAAACAAGCAAGACTAAAAAAGCAGCACCCAGAAACAGTTTATTACTTGATGAAAAGTACATAGGCGAAGAACCCAAGTGGGACACTGAACGTGCCAAGGCCATGTCGTTCGAAGAATTTGACCACTTCATGCGTAAGAGCTTGACCTATTACAATTATTTCTATACTCAAAAGGATTTAAAAAAGCACGTGGTTGCCTGGATGAAAGTGGTCAAGGACTTCGATGCCGATGAAATCCGAGCATTCGAACGTGCCAGCGACCGTACAGTAAGCATGACCACTTGCGGACTCATCATGGCACATCGCCAAGGCATGCCTTTACAGGAACGACACATCGAGTTCATTGATGCCAACATACTTGAAAGCATCAACAGTAAAAGTGCAGAAGAAGTTGTTGAAGTTGTGGTAGAAGAAAAACCCCGAGCCCATGTTCCTACCATCCAGGACAGACTAAACGAAAAAACAGCCGACACCATCGGCGAACTAGAAGGACACTATGATGAATTTATTGCAAATCCCAAGTATCAGTTCAAGCCTTATGATTATCTTGTGGCCAACAATGTCCCTCAAAGTCAGTTAAGCAAGTACGAAGCAGTATATCAAGCCAGGTTCGATGAACTTAAACTGGCATTTGAACGAGCCGACGAACAGCTACAAGAAGGATACAGCCATTATAAAACCGCAGACTTCAAACGTATATTTGCTTTTATTGATCAAATCCTAAACGACATTATTCAATATCGCGGAGTTAAAAAAGCCACCAAGAAGGTACGTGCTCCTAAATCGGTAAGCAAAGAAAAAGTAGTCAGCAAGCTCAAGTATGCCCGAGAAGACAAGGTCATGCGACTGATCAGCGTCAATCCCGCAGACATCATTGGCGCACAAGAGCTATGGGTTTATAATACCAAAACACGCAAGCTGGGCAAGTACATAGCTGACAGTTTAAAAGGACCCTTAAACGTCAAAGGAACCGGCATTATTGGCTACGATGAACACAGATCTACGTCAAAAACACTACGTAAACCCGAGGAAAAGCTCAAGGAGTTTGCTCGTGCTACCAAAGTGGAGTTGCGTAAGTTCTTGGACAATATCAAAGCCACAGAAACCAAGCTCAACGGACGCATCAATCTAGAAACCATCTTACTTCGTGTACAGTAATAAATACTGTATAACGGAGTAATCAATGGCCACACCATTTGCAGGTAACGTAACAGCTGAAGCTGGATACGACGCTAAGAACAACATAGATACAGCCAGCCTGTTCAACGCCAACACAGGTACACAGTCCGGCGCACACATAGCTTTTCCAGGAAGTGCCACTGTAAGTCAAAGCGGCGTCACAGATCCTAACTGGGAATACGGCAGCACCACCAACAGTCTACGAGCCGCAATCACTGATTATGTTCGTATGCGTCTAGGCGATGGCATTGTTGATGTTGAGCTAGACAAAGAACACTATGAAATGGGCATTACACAGGCCTTGATCAAGTATCGTCAAAAAGCACAGAATAGCGTAGAAGAAAGTTACTGTCATTTACAGTTGATGCCTGAAACGCAGGAATATATTTTACCTAAAGAAGTACAAACAGTCCGTGCTGTTTATCGTCGTGGTATCGGCAGCGTGACAGGTACAACTGCTAGCCAATTTGAACCGTTTGCGTCCGGATACTTGAACACATACATGCTGGTAGCAGGTCGTGTGGGAGGACTAACAAGTTACGAGCTATTTGTAGACTATCAAAAATTGGCCATGAAGATGTTTGGTGGCTTTATGAATTACACATTCAATCCCACAACTAAAAAATTAACAGTGGTTCGTAAAATGCCGTTCCAGGGTGTTAATCCCCCAATAGATCAACAAGAAAGTGTACTGCTTTGGATGTACAATACCAAACCAGACCAAATGATTCTCAATGACACCTATGCTTTTCCTTGGATTCAAGAGTACGCCTATAGCTTCTGCAAGCGTATTTTGGGAGAAGCACGTAGCAAGTTCAGCCAAATTGCCGGACCACAAGGTGGAGCAAGTCTAAATGGCGATGCTCTCAAACAAGAAGCCTTGGCCGAAATGGAAAAACTAGAAGAAGAATTAAAAACCTACGTAGATGGAAGTCAGCCACTAACCTGGGTAACCGGCTAACTTGACACACTACGACGAAACATGTTACAATGCTCCTATAACACGGAGCATTTTTATGATCATCGGCGTATGTGGGTTTATTGGTAGCGGTAAAGATACCATTGCTGACTATTTGGTTGGGTTTCACGGCTATCGTAGAGACAGCTTTGCTGGCACACTCAAAGATGCTGTGGCGGCTGTGTTTGGATGGGACCGAGAGCTATTAGAAGGTCGTACTCCAGAAGCTAGAGCCTGGAGAGAACAGGTGGATGCCTGGTGGGCAAAGCGTTTAAATATGCCAAATCTTACCCCACGTTGGGTGTTGCAATACTGGGGTACTGAGGTATGTCGTCGAGCATTCCATGATGATATCTGGATTGCTGCACTAGAAGCACGTCTAAGCCGTCGTAGCGACAATACTGTCATCAGTGATGTGCGATTCCCTAATGAAATACAAAGCATACGCAACGCCGGCGGTAAAATTGTCTGGGTCAAACGCGGTATATTGCCATACTGGTATGATTCAGCAGTGGCAGCCAATCAACAGGTGCAAAGTGCTGTGGCATACTTACTGGCACAAGGTGTTCACATCAGTGAAACTGCCTGGGTAGGTACTCGATTTGATTATGAAATTGACAACAACGGCACCATTGATGAGTTGTACACAAACATTAAAAATCTGGTACTAGCGGAGCCTGCCGCCACGGCATCTGACTAACGGCTAATTCAATGGTGCAATTGGCACACACAGTTTTCAAATTGAACGTGTTGGTATTTTTTAAATTGCCATCCACATGATACACAAACAACTGTTTTATATGTTTGGCTTTGAAGTTGCATAGTTCGCAACGTTCTTTTTTCTTATAACCACTCTGGGCCCAAGCTGGCGGTTTGGGTTTTAATTTTTTCCCTATACGTAAACAAGCGTCGCATTGCCGACGATAGTAGGTGTGTTCACCACGATAGCAATTGATAGCTACGGGTCTGGCATTACAAGTCGGGCATAACGGTCTGGTCATACTGTATTTAACCGCAAACGCATTAACAAACCTTAAATAAGGGCACCATTGTGCCCAAAAAATGCCACTTCGTAATAAATAACTTTAACATGATATATAAAGGATTATAACCATGGCACTAGTTTCCCCAGGAATTCAAATTTCCATTAACGATCAGAGTCAATACGTATCTAACGCAGTTGGATCAGTACCACTAGTGGTATTAGCAACAGCACAAGATAAGACTTATAACGGTGCAATAGCATCGGGTACATCTGCAGCCAATGCAGGCAAATTGCAGAGCTTTACCAGTCAGCGTGACTTGGTGACAGCAATGGGCACACCCACATTCCGACTAAGTTCTGCGGGTACACCAATACACGCTGGCGAACTAAACGAATACGGATTAATGACAGCTTATAGTGCCTTGGGCCTAGGCAATCAGTTATATGCTATTCGTGCCGACATTGACCTGGATCAATTGGTCGGTACCAGTGTGCGTCCAAGCAACACACCTGCTGATGGAACATACTGGTTAGACTCAGTTAATACAGAATGGGGTATTTACAGTTTGAATCGCACTGATGTCGATTTTGACCACGTTACTCCTTTAGTGATCACAGATTCTACTCAAGTTGAAAACGACAATGCTTTTGCTTACAATGTACCAAAACCCAAACAATCTGTTGGTGCAATTGGTACCTACGCCATTGTAGCAGTAGACACCGATGGTACAAACCCTAATGTATTGCGTCTATGGAAAAAGACTGGAACCGATTCAGTTGCTACAGGAACTGGTGGACCCGGATCAAATGTCTGGGTACAAGTAGGATCTACTGCTTGGCAGTTGTCAACACCGGCTGTAACCGGCACTATTGCTACCCCGGGCGTTACAATCGGACAAACATTGGTTCTTAACGGAAGCACCGTTACTGCAACAGGTATAACATCTACCACCTTGGCCAGCGATATTAATACAGCGGCTATCACAGGTGTTAAAGCGGCTGCAGTTGGCGGTAAACTTACATTATTCTGTACAAGTGCTGCCACTAGCGGCAGAGTCACAGTGGCCAGCGGAACAATGAACGTAAGTACAGTACTGGGAATTACTCCTGGTACTTATTTTGCACCATACTTGTTCTACGGTGATTATGCTGAAACTCCCAGTGGTGGTTGGTTTACCACAGACTCCCAACCACGTCCAACCGGCAGTATCTGGTGGAAATTGGGATCTACCGGCGCTGGTCTAAATCCTATAATGAAAAAATACAGTTCAGCCACAGGTACTTTCCAAGCATTAAATGTGCCAGCGTTTTTAAACACCGACAATGCTGTTTATGGTCTTGATCCTATAGGCGGTGGCGTAAACATTGCCGAAGGTCAAACCATTGTAACTTATAGTGTAAATGATACCACCAGCAACGGTCTAAGATTTTACAATCACAGAGCTCGTAATGCCTACGAACCCAACGGAGAATCGGTTGCCTTTACAGGAACTCCTACAGCATTTACCGCAGGTAACAGCTTCAGTATTGACTACACCACACCTGGCGTTGAAGAAGTTGGTGCACCTATAACAATCACCTTATCAGGCACAACAACTGCTTCATTTGTGACTGACATTTTATCTGCCAACATTCCTTATGTGACAGCCAGCCTTGAAAGCAACGGCACAATTAAAATTACTCATCAAACTGGTGGTCAATTGATACTGTTAGATGTTAGTGGAACTCCATTGACTGCTGCTGGATTTGCAGCAGATGCAGATGGAGAAGCTACAAAAGGGTCTGGATATATACAAAATACCGTGACCGGCGCTTTTGTAATTTCTGCGTTCAATAATTTGACACATGAAAGTCAACTTGAAATAACCGATTCAGCTCCATATGCTGCTCCAGCCAATGGCACATACTGGTATTACAGTAGTGCTGCTGATGTTGACATCATGATCAACAACAATGGTTGGAAAGGCTATCAAAACGTAAGCAGTGACAGTCGTGGTTACAACCTGGGCAACACAGATCCAGCCGGCGTTATTGTTACTGCCACAGAACCACTCACACAAAGCGATGCCAGTGCATTGGTAGCAGGCGATTTGTGGTTAGATACTAGTGATCTAATTAATTATCCTAAACTATATCGCTACACAGGCACAGCCTGGGCTGCTATTAACACATCAGATCAAACAACCAGCAATGGTATTGTGTTTGCTGATGCACGTTGGGACACAGATGGCACCAAAGATCCGATCGTTGATGATTTGCCAGCAATCACCAGTTTGTTAACCAGTAACTATCTTGATCTAGATGCTCCAGACTATCGCTTATATCCGCGTGGCGCACTATTGTTTAACACACGTCGCTCAGGCTACAATGTCAAACAGTACAGATCAAACTACTACAATGATGTAAGTTTCCCAGATGTTGGTGCTAACAGTATTGGCTTACCAACCAGTTTGCCAGCAGAAGCTGGTGCATGGGTTAGCTCCAGTGGATTGAACACAGATGGATCAATGAAAGCTGGTACAGCTGCACAACGAGCCATTGTTGTTGCTGCTATGTCTAGTGCTATTGACAGCAATTTAGAAGTTCGCGAAGACCTGTATCAATTTAACTTGTTGGTAGCTCCTGGTTACCCAGAGTTGATTGACAATTTAGTAACATTGAACTCAGATCGTGGCGACACAGGTTTTGTTATTGGCGACACACCAATGACATTGGCTGCTACAAGCACAGCAATTAATAATTGGAACAGCAACACAGACGGTAATGGTCTAGCAACAGCAAGTCCATACCTGGCTGTTTACTATCCAAGCGGTGTAACAACCGACTTGACTGGTAACACCGTAGCAGTTCCTGCAAGTTATTCAGTGTTACGCACATTCTTGTACAGTGACAACGTCAGCTATCCTTGGTTTGCTCCAGCTGGAACACATCGTGGTCTAGTAAGCAACATTCAAGATGTTGGTTATGTTGATGCCAACACAGGCGCATGGACTCACAACTCAATTGGACAAGGTCTACGTGACAGTTTGTATACCATGAACATCAACCCAATCACACAGTTACCAGGAGTTGGTATTGTGGTATGGGGTCAAGAGACCAAGTCGGGTACAAGTACAGCACGTAATCGTGTAAACGTGGTTCGTTTAGAAAACTATCTAAGAACCATATTTAAATCCATATCCAATGGTTACTTGTTTGAGCCAAACGATCAAGTCACACGTAAGTCAATCTCAACTCAAATTGAAAGTGCATTAAACGACATTTTGAGCAAACGTGGTATTTACGATTTCTTGGTGGTATGTGATAGCAGTAATAACACTTCTAGCACCATTGCTAACAACCAACTGTATGTTGATGTTGCGATTGAGCCAGCACGTGATGTTGAGTTTATTTACATTCCTATCGCGTTGTATAACCCAGGTGCATTAGCAAGCCTAGGTACATCGTCAACTTAAGAATATAGATAAATAAGAGTATAGGAGAATAACATGGCCGTAGCAAGTTTAAGCAAATTTACAGTTCCACTATCAAATGACCAAAGTGCAAGTAGCCAAGGTCTTTTGATGCCCAAGTTAAAGTATCGCTTCCGTGCGAGCTTTTATAATCTTGGTGTAACTAACCCAACCACAGAACTAACCAAGCAAGTAGTGGATATCAAGCGTCCAAACGTAACATTTGCACCTGTTACTATTGATGTTTATAACAGCAAAGTATACTTGCAAGGCAAGCCAGAGTGGCAAGAAACCACAATCAACTTCCGTGATGATGCAACTGGTCAAGTCAGTAAACTTATTGGTGAACAGATCCAGAAGCAGTTTGACTTTATGGAACAAAGCTCTGCACCAAGTGGTGTTGATTACAAGTTCCGTATGGAATTCGACATCCTAGACGGTGGCAATGGTCAAACAACTCCGGTGATTCTTGAGCAGTGGGACCTAGAAGGTTGTTTCCTAAGTTCAGTTGACTATGGCGACATGGCTTATAACAGTAATGATCCTGTGCAAATTGCAGTCAACATCCGCTTTGACAATGCTGTACAAACAATCGGTGGCGGTGTTGGTACTACTGTTACTTTCCCAAGAGGTGACAGCGTTAACTAATTGATAAATTTTATCAACTAACCCGAGCTTAAAAACCTCGGGTTTTTTATTGGATAAATATTAGTATGAGCATTAATAAACATTTATCATCGTCTCAAGTTAATTACCCAAATACAGTTACAAATCCTCGCGGGCAAATGTATGACTACCGCCATGCGGCAAGAATATTCACCGACGACAATTTCCGACTAAGTCCCAAATATGGATTTTTGTTTTATGTGGAATTTGATTTTAATCCATTGATTACAAATATCTCCGATCAAACCTTGCAATACAAAAGCATGGGTAGTGGCAATGCTCCAGCAAGAGAATTAGGCATGTTGGTCAAAAGTGCCACGCTACCAAAGTTTACTATCGACACCAAAACACACAATGCTTACAATCGTAAAAACATTGTGCAAAATAGCATCAAGTATGATCCTGTGCAAATATCATTCCACGATGACCAAAGCGACAATGTAAGAAATTTCTGGTATGACTACTACAGTTTCTTTTTTCGTGACCCTGACTATGCTGACGCCACCTATAATACTCCACACAAGTATGCCAGTCGTCCCAGCTTTGATTGGGGTTATAGTCCAAGACGTCCCACAGTTGGTACCAACCTAAATGGGCAACAGGCCTATCAATACATACAAGCTATAAGAATTTACAGCTTGTATCAAAAGAATTTTAGTGAATACCAATTGGTCAATCCCACTATCACTGCGTTCAAACACGGTGATCATGTGAATGGCGAAACCAGTTTGTTAAGTCACGAAATGACCATACAGTATGAAACAGTAAAATATCTAACAGGCTATACCACTGCCAACAACGCCGGCGGATTTATTGATTTGCACTATGACAAGATGCCAAGTCCTATTGCTCCAAGAGACGGAACAGACCTGGTAGACAATGGCCAAGGTGGATATAACCGTGCGCCAGATCAAATCACTGACCTGGCAGGCATTAGTCCACTATACACCGATGCAACCGCACCCATAAATTTTGGTGCCGGTACAACATCAGCACAACCCAGTGTGTTTGGAAGATTGTTTGGTACTGGCACATCAATTTCTGCAGGTGTGGGCGGAGTCAATGCCGGTGGATTCAGTGTGCCAAGTCTTGGCAGTTTAACACAGGGCATTACCAGTGCCGCACAAATACAGCAACAGATACAAGCACAAGCGTCTAATATCGTGGGCGGCGTAGTAAGCTCCGCGGCCAATGGACTGATTGGTGGATTGGCTGCTGGACTTGGGCCCAATGGCGGAGCCACTATTAATCTAATTGCGTCAGCTATACAAAACCCTCAAGCGGCTCTGGCCACAGTGACCAACATGGCAGCCACCTATGCTATGCAACAGGTTGGATCCTATGTGACTGAGCTAACACAGCCATTAATTGATCAAGCATCAGGATTTATCAAGGACCAAGTTGGAAGTGTAGTCGGTGATATTTCAATAGCGTTTGGTGATTTCGCGAGAGACATTGCTAACGAATTTAGTGCATCATTCTCCACCGACGCTTTGGCTGAACGTGTGACCAATCTCATATGAACAATCAAATCTCTACCGCAACTAATTTAGCACCACCAGACACTTCGGTTGCTGTCAATGACGCTAGAAAATATTTTAATAATTTCTATTCTAAAGAATTTGCATCAGGCCCAGCCGATGATGCTATCGTGGCATTCTTTGAAAAACGCACACAGAACAAAACTTCAGCTAAAAATTTAGCTGCGGTGGTGTTGTACACAGCACAAGCACAAGACTTGGATCCAATGATGGTGCTGAGCGAGTTTCAAAAATTACCAGCTGGTGAACTCAACAACTATCTTGCTGCATTCTTAAACGCCAATCGAGCACCTACTAGTACCATTGGCGTCAAACGAACAAACAATACTAATCCCCTGGTTTCTCGCACAGTATTGATATGAGCAAATACTCGCAAGGCAAATTTCAAATACAGAACCCTGCCAAGTATGTGGGCAACAAAACACCTACCTATAGATCCAGCTGGGAATTTGTTTTTATGCAATTTTGCGACAACAATCCCAGCATAATCAACTGGGCTAGCGAGGCAGTACATATCAACTATCGCAATCCGTTGACAGGTAAAAATACCATTTATGTTCCAGACTTTTTGATTACCTATCAAGATGCTGGCGGTGCCCAACGTGCTGAATTGGTCGAAGTCAAACCCAAAAAAGAAACCACGCTAGAAGGCGCCAAAAACATACGTGATCAAGCCAGTGCCATATTGAACATGGCCAAATGGGAGGCTGCTCGTGCTTGGGCTCGAGCACACGGAATGACCTTTAGAGTTGTCACCGAAGATATGATTTTCCACCAAGGCCGTAGCAAATAAATATTGCTATGACTAAAAAATTAGAAGAGCTGTTTAACCTACCATCCACGGATGCTACTGCCGAAGAAGCCGAGCAGATAATTGAAGAAAACCGCGACATAATCACCGAAGTTAATCTTGCTATAGATAAGATTGATGCTGCACTACCCACAGTACACAATTTAGACACCGGTGATACCGAGCTGGATGAATTGGCACAGTTGGCACAGAGCAAAGCTGAAGATCTGATAGATCTGGGCATGAATGTAGAGCCACGCTTTTCGGGTGTTATCTTACAAACAGCTGGTGTAATGTTGGGACACGCTATCACAGCCAAAACTGCCAAGCTAGATAAAAAGTTAAAAATGGTACAGTTACAGTTGGCCAAAGCCAAGCTGGATCACCAGATCAAAAAAGATGCCAAAGATCCAGTGGAAGCAGCCATAGACGGGCAAGGAGTTGTGCTGGATCGCAACGAATTGCTAAAACAAATATTAAACAAAAAAGTATAAATACTGAATATAGGATTATAATGATGAAACCATTCCAAACTTACATCGCCGAATTAAACAAGCCATACGAGTTTCGTATCAAACTAGCTACCATTAACCCCAAAGGGGAAGTAATGGACCGCATTAAACATGCACTGGAAACTTATCAGTTAGAAAGCGTCAGTGCTGTTAAAAGTTTGCCCATACAAGAACACCGTGAATTCCCACAATGGGGTCCTTGCGAGTGTTGGACATTTGACATCAAAGTTGCATACCCTGTTACGGTTCCTGCAATCCGCCAAACAATCAAAGAACGTGCTCAATTGAATCCAGACTGGATCTGTGTACGTACCTTAGGTGACGCAGTCAACACAGACGAAGCAGAAGCACGTGGCAAAGATCATGAAGGTGCTTTGCTGGATGAAGAAGAGTTAAAAGCTGACGAAGGCGGTCAAGAGTTAGCCGGACAACTTCGTATTGGTAGTTTGATCAAAGAATTGGAAAGTCGCAAATTTGATTTTGCCGCTACTGAAAAAACCACTGGCGTAATGACAGCAGAAAATGTTGGCACCACCAGTCCAGTTGGCACAAACCAAAACAAAGTATACAAGGCAAAAGGAAAGTAAACATGAGCAACAATCATTCACACGATAACATCTACAGTATTCTAGGCAAACTAGAAGCACTAAAGCCAACCGCAGAAGAAAAGCGTTTTGCTCTTGTAAAAGAAATCCGCGAAAGTGTTGAGGCACAAGGATCAATCATTGCCGGAGTTGATTCAGTACAACAACGTCTAGCTGAACAGTTTGCCAAAAGCAAAATTGAAGAGAAGGCAGTTAGCCAAGCTCAACAAAAATTTATGGGCATGGTCCATGCCGCACAAAAAGGTGAAAAGGCCGCAAGTCCGGCTGTAGCCAAAGTTGCCAAGTCAATGGGCAAGAAAGATGCTCGCGACTTTGCCGCTACCAAGCACAAAGGTTTGCCACAACACGTAGCAGAAGGTCATTGCTCCAAGTGTGATTGTGAGCCATGCGAGTGCCCAACAAACGAAAGCAAGTGTAATGAGTGTGGCATGTATGAAAGCAAATGCAGTTGTGATCATACCAACGAAGACATGAGCCGTGCAGCCAAAGGCTACGAGAAGTATGGCAAAAAAGGCATGGAAGCCTTGGCCAAAGCTGGTCGCGAAGGCGCTAGCGAAAAAGAATTAGATACAATTCGTGACCAGCACGATCAGTACAACGAAGGTGAAACCACACACAAAGATGGTGTAACCAAACATCGTAAAACTGACTTCCCTGGTTATCCAAGTGATGATCTTGATGATGACGAAGAAGATGAAAACAAAGGCAAACGTGGTCGTCCACGCAAGCATGCCAAGAAAAAAGAAACAGGTGAAAAGCGTGGTCGTGGTCGTCCAAGCAAACACAGCACCGGTGAGAAAAGTAGCAAAGACAGTTTGCCATTCTCCAGCAAAAACAAAATGGGTCATGATCCATTTGGTCGTGTTAAACCAGACGCTGAAAAAACCGTTGCAAAAAAAGACTCCAAAAAATCAGTGGCAGAAAGCATGGACAATCTAGCACGTAGACTCACCGAAGGTGTAAACTTTGCTAACCTGTTAAAAGAAAAACATCAAACAGTTGACGAAATGTTGGCTGAACTCAGCAACGACATGAAGGTATTTAAAGAAACAGGTCATTGCAGTGAATTGTTGCGTGACTGTATGGAGATCAAAGGTTATCATGGCAAAATGATGGCCGACGAAGGCTCCGAGCCAGTACAACGTCCAAGTAACCCTGATCCATTTGCCTATGTCAAAGATGCTCCTAAGCCACCAATGGGTATTCCAGGCAACTTGCCAGCAAGTCAAATCCCAGGCAAATCGGCATTGTTAAAAGGCCAAGGTCGTAACTATTACGAAGAAGATTCATTAGAGTCTGAACTGGATGAACTGGCCAAATTGGCTGGACTAAGCGAAGTCAGTCGTGGCGAATATATCAAACAACAAGATGCTGCTGCAGAGAAGTCAGGCAAAGACAAGTTCAATGCATTTGGTCAAATTTTTAACACAGATGAAATCACAGAAGAACCCAACGAAGGCAACGCATTTACAGCGGGCCTAGCAGACGACGATGTCAAAATTGGCGACAAGATTCCTGGCACCAATGCTATCAAAACCAAAGACATTGATGAAGCTAAGGTTGATGTTGCTGATGCTCCCGAAGCAGTCAACAAGCCTCGTCCCAAGTATGCCAGTATCAAAACAATCACCACACAAGGTGACGACATGAATCGTGAAAAGAGTCAAGATCCTGCTACTGCTAACAAGGCCGCAAACCCTTTTACCAACAAAGGTAGCCGTGTAAGCGAAGCAACACTTTCATTAGAATCTCAACTAGCTGCTGAATACGAGAGTATCAAGAAAGTCAGCTAATGAAAACGTTCAAGGACTATGTCTCTGATGCAGAACACGCCTACAACAACCCAGTTGTAGGCGATTTGTTTGATCTTGAGCTGAGCCCAACTGAAGTGATTGAATCTGAAGTAATTGCTATTACGGAAGACGGCATTGTGATCGCCGGCACAGATTCTGTGGTTTCTCTATTAGAAACTTACTCAAGAGATCACAACACACACTACGATCATATCAACCTTCACTCAGAAGAAGAAGCAGTGGAAGAAGATGATGTACCCGAAGCCAAGTATCAGGGCCGTGAAGTTGCACTAGGCAAGCCTATGGCAGGCGATGTTAAAAAATCTAAAGTGTATGTAAAAAATCCTAAAACTGGTAAAGTTGTCAAAGTAAACTTTGGTGACAAAACCATGAAAATCAAAAAATCCAATCCCAAGCGTCGCAAGAGTTTTCGTGCCAGACACAACTGCGCCAATCCTGGCCCACGCACCAAGGCACGTTATTGGTCATGCAGGGCCTGGTAATATGAAAATAAAAGAAATCGTTCAAGAAGGTCAAGTAAAAACGGGTCGTGAAAAATTACGTCCCAGTGCCAGACGTTCTATACCAAACTTGAAAACTTGGGACGAACTAGACAACAATAACAATGCTTATGCTGCCTATCGTTATGGTCTTGCACTAGCAGGTGCACCTGACTTGCCAATGAAACCGTATGGACCAATTGGCGGTAGATTTACTACCATTGGTTATAGTGACGCTGACAATGACAAAATACGTGCCGCACAAAACTACCTGGGTATAAAACCAAACAATGAAACCGGTGATGGATCGTTTGAAACAGATTTGATTAACATCAAGAGTCCAGTTAAAGCTCAAGGTCCTATCCGTAAACCAAAATGAAAATTGTCGAAATTGTCCAGGAAAGTAAGTTTCGCAAAGCTGCGATAAACGCAATCCCTGATCTAGCCAGTTGGCCAGAAACCAATAACAACCCGTATGCCGCTTATAGATTTGGTCTAAGCATGGCAGCACAACCACATCGTGACACAGACACCGAAGGCCCAACTGGCCCAGAATTAGTAACAGTGGCTTATACCGACGCTGAGCGTGAAATAATACAAGGTGCAGCCAAAAACATGGGCTACACCAGTAGAAACAACACCGGCAAAGATTCTTCTGAACTAGATGTTATCAATCATCAAAGTCCAGTCACAGCACGTGGTCCTATCCGTAAACTAAAATGAAACAGTATCGTATAACACAAGAAGATTTTGTACTACCCGGTGAGTCTGGCGATGCCGATACTGTCATGGATACAAACGATCTGGCAGAAATTAAACGTCTTGCTGGGATAACAGGCTTGCTAGAAGCTGGTGCTGGCATGTACACCGGTCATAACACAGTACCACAAGCTGCCGAAGCAGGCATACAGAGTCCTGTGGGCAGTAACATCAGTTATACCGCCAAAGAACGCAATGACCTATTAAAAGAATATCATGTCATGCCTGGAACTGATCTATGGTTCTTGATTAATTTTAGTTTGCCTTATATGACAGGTAGCCTGCGTGACAAGGTAGAAGAATATCTAACCAAACATCCTGAGTATCGTCCCAGAAGTTTCCCTAACAACAACTAATCGATGGGTCTGTTGGCCAGGCTTAATCTCTGCACTCTAAAATTATTCTGAATCAACGTGGTATATACCAGGTTAGCAAATTCCGTCGGATCAACTTTGTTACTCCAATCTCTATGTGCTACTCTGGGAGTATCTGTACGACACGGAGAAACGATTGATACTGCGGGCCAATCCAATTGGTTCCACAAAAATTCTGCAGATTCCTCTAGTGCTTTTTTAACGCTACAATACTTGATATCACTGACCTGATCTTTTAAAAAATATACCCATTTTACGCTGTGAGCAGATGAAATGTTTACAATATATTTTTTTTGATTTTTCCAAGACATCCATAACTCAAATAATAAATCACATTGTGAAAAGTCGGCATGAGCATTGTTGAAAAATAAATCACAATCGGCTGATTCTGTAATAATACGTGTGCGACCATCAATAGTCGAAATGTCGTGACCTGTGGATCGACTAAACCCAACTACAGCATGTCCGTGTTGTTGATATACTTCTGCCAAGGCTTTTCCAATTCCCATGGTATGTCCGGTAATGGCTATTTTCATTTTTATTTTCCTTTAAGCTACTCGCTTATCTAACCCCAAGTATTGATTCCACGAATCTTGTTTAACTGTAAACGGCATTTTCTTCCATTGTCCAACTAGACTATAATAATCTGGTTTGTACGGTTTTACCTTGGGCAATAGCAAATGACTGCCTTTGGCATGATTACAAGTTTTACAACTGGTAACACAATTTTCCCAGACTGTTTTGCCACCCAGGCTACGAGGTTTCACATGATCAATGGTCAGATCTTCGTAGTCAAACACATCATCACAATATTGACACTTGAATAAGTCTCGCATGTAAAGATTATATCTGCTGAATTTAACAGCCTGTTTGTAGTGAAAGTAGTCTCGGGTCACACAAACACTGGGCACATTTAGAGCCAGGCGTTCTGAGTGTACTATCCAATTGGGATAGGTTTCCAACACATGAACACGACCCAGGTACATGAGTTTGATTGCGTGTTGCCAATTGATAACACTAAGGGGTAGCACACTAATTGGTTGGTAATTTTGATTGAGTAACAATGTATCTGACATTAAATATACTTATATGAGTAAAGAGTTAGAGACTGCAATTATCAAGGCACCGTACAAACGGATGTCTTACACTGAGCAACAGATCTTAGAGTTAGCCCGCTGTGCTGATCCTGTAACAGGCCCAGATTACTTTATGAAGAACTATTTCTTTATACAACACCCTACCCGCGGTGCCATACAATATCATCCTTTTGAATACCAAGAACGATTGATTGAGTCTTATCATCATTATAGATTCAGTATAAGCCTAATGCCAAGACAAACGGGCAAATCCACTACGGCCGCCGGCTACCTGTTATGGTACGCCATGTTTGTGCCGGATTCAACCATATTGGTTGCCGCACACAAATACCTAGGCGCTCAAGAGATCATGCAACGTGTCCGTTATGCTTATGAAAACTGTCCAGATTATATCCGAGCAGGTGTAACCAGTTACAACAAAGGTAGCTTAGACTTTGAAAATGGTAGCCGCATAGTAAGTCAAACCACAACAGAAAACACCGGACGAGGTATGAGTATATCATTATTATATTGTGATGAGTTTGCTTTCGTTCGGCCTACTATTGCCACAGACTTTTGGACTTCCATTACTCCTACCTTGGCCACTGGTGGTAAATGTATTATCACATCAACACCAAACAGTGACGAAGATCAATTTGCACAGATCTGGCGAGGAGCCAACAAGTGTATAGACATCAATGGCAATGAAACAGAAGTGGGTGTCAACGGATTCAAAGCATTCCGTAGCAAATGGGAAGAACATCCTGAACGAGATGAAGCCTGGGCTGCAAACATGCGAGCACAACTGGGTGAAGAACGTTTCCGTCGTGAGATGGAATGTGAATTTATTATCTTTGATGAGACCTTAATCAATCCCTTACACCTGGCTGAGATGTCGGGCATCGATCCGTTTGAACGACAGGGCCAAGTGCGTTGGTACAAACGTCCTGAACGAGATCACACTTACTTTGTAGCACTTGATCCCAGTTTAGGTACCGGTGGAGATCCTGCGGCCTTACAAGTATTTGAAATGCCTGGACTTAAACAAGTGGCCGAGTGGCGTGATAACAAAACTCCTATACAGCGTCAGGTACGTATCTTGCAAGAAATTTGTCAGTATATATCTGATGCCAGCGGATCACCAAACAATGTTTACTACAGCGTAGAGAACAACACCTTAGGCGAAGCCGCATTGGTCGTGATCGAAGAAATTGGCGAAGAAAACATACGTGGGGTATTCCTAAGTGAAACTGCCCGAGCCGGCAATGTACGCAGATTCCGCAAAGGATTTAACACTACCAACAAATCAAAATTAACTGCTTGTTCCAAGCTCAAGAGTCTAGTAGAAACCCGCCGTATGATTATTGCTAGTAAAGCTCTGGTGTCAGAGTTAAAAACCTTTGTTGCACACGGCAATAGTTTTGCAGCCAAAATAGGCGAAACTGACGACCTAGTCATGTCAACCCTGTTGGCCCTACGCATGATGCAAACCCTACAAAACTATGATGCCAATTTAGATGCTGAAATCAAAGACGCTGGTGAGTTTATTGAACCCATGCCGTTTATAATGATCTGATAAATATAACTATGAAAGAAATTGAATCAATCTCCTCTGCACTATTTGACAAAATTCGCTCACGCTTCAGCAATGTAACGCTGGGCGACGAAAAAGCCAAGGCTAGCTCAGACCCTTCTAAGGCTCGTTTTTTTAACTTTACCTATACCGGCGAAGATGGTGCAGAATTTGGCACAGTGACAATCAGTCTTATTGATGAAACCACATTGAAAGTATATTTTGGACAGAACATCTCAGGCGAGATGGATAGAGAACAACGCAAAGAATGGTATGGATTTTTACGCGGCCTACGCAAGTTTGCCAAGCGTAACTTGCTGACATTTGACACACGTGATATTAACAAATCTAACCTAGATCTCAAAGACGTTAAACAACAAAGCAAAGCAGATGACACATTCTCGAGCAAAGATGTTGCTGTAACCGAAAGCAGATTATACGGAACTCCGGGACGTCCTTACAACAGCTTTGCTGACAAAGGCGCAACCAAAATTTTAATCCGTCACAAAGACAAAGTAAACGACGATATACATGGTGCTCGGGCACGACGCATACAAGAAATCTTCTTAGAAACTGACCGCGGCGAACGCTTCTTATTAAATCATACAAATTTGCATGGTGCCTACGCCATGGCCGAACACCTAAACGCCGGCGGCACCATGTATGATCAAATAGCTGAACACATCAACGGTATTGTAAAAGAAATGGCCGACATGCGACATTTTGTTCGCAGCACTAAACATCGTCAATTTGAAGATAAAGAAACAATGGACATGACTAAATCTGCTGTTCATCATTACGATGAATTAAAACGTACACTACGTCAAATGCGTGGAGCACGCGGCTATCGTAGCTACTTTGAAAATTGGCAAGCAGAAAACACCATTATCGAAGACGAAGTAGATGTGGATGCCTTGCGTGAACGTTTTGTTAAAAAAATCTATGATGATCGTTTTACAGAAGCACTTCCTATCGTGTTCAAAGCCTACAAAAAATACAAGTCAGAATCGGCCGAGCAGTTGGGTGCAGAACTGGAAGAATGGGCCGACACAGTCACAGAAGGCACTTGGTCTACCCCTGACAACAAAGACAAAGTTTTGGCATTAAAAGCATTGTTGCAATCCAGTGTGCCTGTTGGCATAGACGGAGTTGATGCAGTATCTGCATTGCAACCGCTCATTGGTGATGATGACTTGTATGATGCTGTGTATCACTTGGCAGACAGTCAAGGGCCCGATGCTGATGCAAGACCCTTGATCAAAACCTGGATCAATGACAACATGCCCGCATTGTTGAATCAAATTGAGTTTGGTCGTAACAACGCAGATGCGGCACAAACAGCTCAGGCATTGCCAGTGAGTCCAAGACAAGCCGATCCTCAAGATCAATACGGATCACAACCCGATCATCCAAACGTCAGCAACATGACCATGGAAAACACCGACCTAGATTTTATTCGTAGTCTAGCAGGAATTCGTAAATAACTTATTAAACAAGTTATCCAAAATGCAAATTATCAAAGATACCAACGGGTTTCCCTATGCATGGAAAGCCGGCCGAGTTGAACAACTAATACGTAACATACTAGAAAACAAAGCACAACAACAGCTTGGTTGCGAACGTGTGATGTTTATCAATCCTACCTGGCTACACGAAAATGACATAGCCAAAAAAATTGAAGCCGCTGACCCTGATTTTATTATCTGTCATAATTTTGTAGATCCTGCTGTGCCTAGAATATTTAGAACCATTGAACAATCGGGTCGCCCGTATCTTATATTGGGCAATGCTGACCAATATCGTTTGGACTTCTGGGCCATGGTGTGTGATTTGTATTTTCAAAACTACGAAGAATATCATGTTCCTGTTATGGACACAGCTCGTAAGTTTATATGCTTGAATCGCAAACCACATCCGCACAGAGTGTCGTTGGTAAATGAATTGTTGGCCGCTGGCCTACAACAACAAGGATTTGTAAGTCTTGGCTTGCCGGGTGATCGTGCCATAACATTAAACGAAACATTTGACGATGTACAGGGCATACACGATGAATACGGCCAACTTGGCGCTGACGAAACTTGGGTCAGTCATAAAATACGCAACGATATTTTTAGCCTAGGCGATATGAATATTTGGCAAAATAGTTTGTTATGTTTGGTTACTGAAACAGAATTCAACAACTATTATCCCAAGAATTTTTTTGCCAGTGAAAAAACATTCAAGCCCATACTTGGCATGCGACCATTTTTTGTCTACGGACAAGCACCTTTACGTAAACACCTTAAGCAACAGGGATTTGATGTGTTTGATGATGTATTTAACTATACCACTATTGATGAAAACACCGGCGACCCACGTAGACAGTATCAATATGCTCAAGTGGCTATTGCCGCTATAAATGCTGTTGGTAATCCTGCACAAGAATATCAACAAAAATATTTTGGTCGTTGTCAATACAACAAAAATCATTTTAGGAAGTATGCATACGATCAGTGGAAAAGATTGTATGAATTAGATTTAACCAGCTATGTTTAATACTATAGTTGATATTCCCAAATGGTCCCAGGTCAATAATCCGTATCATTATCGTTGTGTTGACAGCGAACAACTACTTATAACTGTAGGCGATAGTTGGACATACGGAGATAGCCTAGGCCAAACACGAGTACGTGATGGCCGCGATGACCCAGAACATAGATTATGCCATGTGTATGGCGGGTTAATAGCAGAAGAAATTGGGGCAGATTGGATCAATTTGGCCTTGCCAGGCATTAGTAACCATATGATGTGCGCCTGGTTGGCACAACTGTTGTCAAGACATGTGCATGGCAAAAATACCGTGTGCATTATCACTCTAACAGAATCGGGACGCCACGAAGAAATAAATTGGCTAAAACCTGAACTAGATACATTACACAACAATCTGATTGCAATGTTAGATCGTACTTACAGTGACATTGAGCAACTGGAAAAAAAATATCCCAGTATAAAATTTGTTGTAGCACACAACTTTACTGATAGTCGCCCAACAAAATTAAACGTGTGTGATCGCAATTGGCTAGAAGTTATAACCAACAATCGCATACAAAACGACACACACATAGTGGTCAGCGAGCACATCAAACAACTAAACTACAATTACACCTATCCGGATACTCCAGCTGTGATTGATCAAGCATTGGCTAGAGTTGATATTTTAGACGCCTGCAAATACACTTACAAAGAAGATAGCCGTCATCCCACAGAGTATGGTCATGAACTTTGGGCCAACTACTTGCTAAAACAAATATGATAGAACAAGCAGTTACCGTAACCGATACAGACATTTTAATACTTGGACAATTTTTTGTACATAAAGATTATTCTATCACCAGAAAAGACATACTATTAGACATACTTGGGCAACAGTATACTGGACAACAAGTATTAATTAGATTATGGGATGGGGAAAATTTTGATTTTAGCGGATTTGGTCAGTTTATTGAATTTCTCTGCAACAAGGTTGGTATACCACACAATAAAATAACAATAGAAACACACGATCCTGATCCTGATAGCAATTTTAAAATTGATTGTTTGTCTTTGGGCATCTTTGTCAGTGTCAATCAATACTTGCCTAAGGAATTTGACCGCAATATTAGCAACGCAAAGTTTGTGGGCAGTTTGCTTGGCCGATACAATTTAAATAGATTTCGCTTGGCATATGAATTAGATCAAGCATTTCCCGATGATACTTACATAACATTTCAACCCAAAGTTTCTTTTATACAAGACTCATTAAAACACTTTAACAATCAGTACACCAAAGAATTGGCCTGGCTCGAACAAAAAACTTTTGATCGAGATTTAAACAGTACCCATTTCATGGGCATGATTGATTGGTATGATGCTTGTCGCAACTACAACAACGTATGGAATCGATACCAAATCGAAATCATAAGCGAAACAGACAGCATCAGTGATTTTTGGTTTACTGAAAAGACTGCCAACTGTTTGGCAACCGGAAAACCATTTGTATTGGTCAGCGGCGAAGGCAGTTTGGCTAGATTACGCAACATGGGATTCCAAACATTTGATAGCATTATCGATGAATCATATGATCAAGCCCAACATCCATATGATCGAATAAAAAGGTTGACGCATAGCCTACAAGTGTTGTATACTAGTCCTAGTAGGCAACAACATATGGACGCATTGTATCAATTGGCATCCAAAAATTGCGAGCTCTACAACAAATATATCCAAACTGTAAAAAAGTCTTAAAAAACATTTGACAGGACTAAATATATTAGCATATACTGTGGTATGTGCAACATGGCAAAGCAGTAAAAATATTATGGCACATTTTATAAAAGGAAATTATCATGGCTACAACATTAGCAGAAATTAGAGCAAAGCTCCAAGCATCAGAAGGCGGTAAAGGCGGTAACAGACAATCAGGTGGCGACAACGCTATCTATCCACACTGGAACATTGCAGAAGGTTCCACAACACGCATTAGATTCCTCCCAGACGGCAACACCAAGAACAGCTTCTTTTGGGCTGAACGTGCAATGATCCGACTACCATTTGCTGGTGTCAAAGGTCAAGCAGATAGTAAGCCTGTGGTTGTACAAGTTCCATGTATGGAAATGTACGGCGAAGCTTGCCCAATCTTGGCAGAAGTTCGTCCGTGGTTCAAAGATCCTAGCCTAGAGGAAATGGGTCGCAAGTACTGGAAGAAAAAATCTTATGTGTTCCAAGGCTTTGTACGTGAAAACGCACTGAGTGACGACAAGGTTCCAGCCAACCCAATCCGTCGCTTTACAATCAGCCCACAGATTTTTAACATCATCAAGGCTGCATTGATGGATCCAGAAATGGAAGAGTTGCCAACAGACTTGCAACGTGGTTTGGATTTCCAAATCGTTAAAACAAGCAAAGGTGGCTACGCAGACTACTCAACTTCTAAGTGGAGCCGCAAAGAGTCAGCATTGACAGCAGAAGAACAAGCCGCAATTGATGAGCATGGCCTGTTCAACTTGTCAGACTTCTTGCCTAAGAAACCCAGCGAAGTAGAGCTCAAGGTTCTCAAAGAAATGTTTGAAGCATCAGTAGATGGCCAACCATACGATCCAGATCGTTGGGGTGCTTACTACAAGCCATATGGCTTGGATGTTCCTAACGTTGCACCAGCCGCAGAAAGTGCACCAGCACCAGCTGTGGCGGCAGAACCAGCGGAAGAAGATGATGTACCTGCTCCAACTGCACCGATAGCAACTCCGGCTGCAGAAGCCAAACCATCCAGCCAACGTGCTGAAGACATTTTGGCAATGATTCGTAACCGTCAGAAACAGTAATATTGCTTGTGTCAGTGGGGGAGACGGTCCCCCACATTTCCTATGCTGTCTTATCTAGACCCCATACTCTTTCCAGACCAATGCGAGATCCTTGAAGTAGGGACCGATCGCTATGTCTATCCTATTTTTAAAAATGGTAGCAGTAGTTTACTTGCTGCCAACCCTAGAAAACTCAATTACTTTGAAATGCGGGAGTTGCGTACAGTTGAAATATTTTTACGTGAACCTTTTGAACGCTATGTCAGCGGAGTGCAAACATACCTAAGACAAAATCCACACCTTGATCGTGCAACTGCACTGACCATGATCGACCAGTATTTGTTTTTAAACAGTCATTTTAGTTTGCAGTTCCATTGGATCGTCAATCTGCAAAAGTTTACCGATGCTTGGATGTACTTTAGACCCATAGAAGAATTACACACGGCCACAGAACACACATGGAATGTGCTGGCACGAGATCGAACGCTGATAGACTATTTCGGCACCAATCAAAAATTAAAATATTATCTACAATTAGATAAAATACTTTACGAAGATTTTATGGGACAAACAGTTCCACTCAAACAAATCGTTAGATTCGTTCAAGACAATCATCATGCTTTGTACGATGAAGTTATTGATCGGAGCATTCAAATATGCAATGTCCTAGACTAGATCACTTTGTTCGCTTTAACCCCAATGGCACAGTAAGCCGCTGTGGTCACATGGTCAATCCTGCACAGTTTGATAGCCTTGAAGAAATGAATAACAGTCGCTGGTTGCGTAAAATACGTGAACAGTTTGAACAAGGTGAGTGGCCGGTAGAATGTCGACGTTGTCAAGAAGTCGAGCAAGAGTCGCCTAGCAGTATAAGAATACACGCCATTGCTGTGGATGCCCTAGAAACGCAGAGGGATTATTTACAAGTAGGCGGAGTATTAGACAATGTGTGCAATGCCGCTTGTCTGACTTGCAGTCCTGAATGTAGCACCAGGATAGGTGCGTTGACCAGTGGCACTTTTACTATAATAGATAACAGTAATCGTTTTTGGGATTTGCCACAAGATCGTATTGTGCATTTGGATATCAACGGCGGCGAACCCAGTTATAGCAAAAACTATCGAAGACTATTGGCCAACTTGCCTTCGAACTTGCGTACACTGAGACTTAATACCAATTGTAACGTGGTGTTAGAAGAGCTAACAGAGATTGCCGGCCGTGGCATAGAAGTCACGGTCACAGCGAGTTGTGATGGTATCGGTTCAGTGTTTGAATATGTGCGTTGGCCTATCAAGTGGGCGACATTTTATCAAAACTTAATGCGATATAAAACCATGCCTGTGAAACTAAACTTGTGGACCACAGTTAGTGTGTTGAACTTGCACGATTTGCCCAATATAAAAAAGTTTGCCGAGGAACACGGAATCGATCATGGCTATGCTTATTTAAAAGAGCCCAAAGAATTAGATGTCAATAATAAGAATCAAGAACAAGTACAAGCATATATACAACAACAAAAACAATTACGGGGTATCGAATGAAAATAGCAATCACAGGACACACAGCAGGCATTGGTCAAGCTCTGGCCGAAGCATACTATGGCAACGAGATTGTTGGTTTGAGCACTCGCGAAGGTAACAACATACGCAACACTCCCAAGATTGCCAGCTTGATTGAGCCGTGCGATGTGTTTATTAACAATGCACAAGCAGGTTTTGCACAAACTGAATTGTTGTTTGAAGTGTATCGTCGCTGGAATAATACGCAAAAGCATATTATTGTTATTAGCACAATGATGGCACAGCAACCAGTTAGTGTTATAGAAGGCATGGATCAATATCGATTGCAAAAGGTTGCACTAGAACAAGCAGTACATCAATTGCGTTATATGAATGCCGCCGGTCCAAATATAACTTTGGTGCGTCCAGGTAAAGTAATCAATCCAGCAGAATGGGCACGTACACTAGTTAAACTTTTTTCTACAGCAGAAGCTAACGGATTTATTATACCGGACATCTCATTGACATGACACCCAAGGACGTATTAACTAATCCATATTTTTGTCCTATACCTTGGACTGGCCTCATGTACAACGGATTTGATGGTACAGTCAAAAATTGTATTCGTAGTGCTGGTACTATTGGCAATATCAAAGACACTCCAATAGAACAAGTAGTACATGGCAACACCAATGTACTGATACAAAATAAAATTGTATCAGATGTTGCGGTACCTTCGTGCCGCACATGCTATGATTTAGAGCATGGTAAAAAAGGATTTGATATTATCAGCGATCGTAAGTTTTACATACGAGAATTAAAAAATGTCAGCTTGGATACATATCGTGCTGGAAACTTTGATTTAAAAACCATTGATGTACGTTGGACCAACTTGTGTAACTTTGCTTGTGTATATTGTAATCCAGAGTTTAGCAGCCGTTGGGCAGATGAATTGGATATCAAACAACAAACACCGACACAAGAACAACGTGCCAATTTTAAACAGTATATATTTGACCGTGCCGATCAACTTGAGCATGTTTATCTAGCTGGCGGCGAGCCTCTGCTGATGCGGGAAAACTTAGAGTTGCTAGACCTGTTAGATCCTGATGTAAACTTACGTATCAACACAAATCTAAGTAAAGTAGATACCCGAGTATTTGAGCGTATATGTGAGTTTCGTAATGTACACTGGACAGTGAGTGTAGAAACTACGGAAGATGAGTTTGAGTACGTTAGACACGGTGGTCGTTGGCAAGATTTCCAAGACAATTTAAAACACATAAACTCACTTGATCATAAAATTACGTTTAATATGCTACACTTCCTATTAAACTACCAAAGCATATTTGGTTGTGTGGATCTCCTAAAAGCACAGGGATTCCATAATAATGCATTTGTGATTGGTGCACTATTAGAGCCAGAATACCTAAACATTAGACATTTGCCAGACTCTGTGTTACAATCAGTTAAGAGCACTTTGGAAACTAGGATCAATGAAAGCCCGGGCTATCTATTAGAAGATAGTTACCGTAACATGCTACATTACATTGAGCAACCATTCGAAAAAGATTTCTTAGGTTCAATGGCAGAGCTATATACATTGGATCAAAGACGTAAAGTAGACAGCAGTAAAATATTTAAAGATTTATATAACATCAAGGAAAACTATCATGGCTAAACCATTTGACGTATCAAAATTTCGCAAGAGCATTACCAAAAGTATTGACGGTATCAGCGTTGGCTTTACCGATCCCACAGATTGGATCAGTACAAATAACTATGCTCTCAACTATCTAATTTCAGGAGACTTTAACAAAGGTGTTCCACTAGGTAAAGTTACTGTGTTTGCTGGCGAGTCTGGCGCAGGTAAAAGTTTTATTTGTTCGGGCAACTTGGTAGCCAATGCACAAAAGCAAGGCATTTATGTGATCCTGGTTGATAGCGAAAACGCACTCGACGAGAAATGGCTACATGCATTAAATGTAGATACCAGTGAGGACAAGTTACTCAAACTAAACATGGCCATGATCGATGATGTGGGCAAGATGATCTCGGAGTTTGTCAAAGAATACAAAACACTACCAGAAGATCAACGTCCCAAAGTACTATTTGTAGTAGATTCGTTGGGTATGCTACTTACCCCCACGGATGTAAATCAATTCGAAGCAGGGGACATGAAAGGTGACATGGGTCGTAAGCCCAAGGCACTGGCCGCCCTGGTACGTAATTGCGTAAACATGTTTGGTAGCTTGAATATTGGCCTAGTAACAACAGCACACACTTATGCGTCACAGGACATGTTTGATCCGGACGACAAAATATCAGGAGGACAAGGTTTTATCTATGCAAGCTCTATTGTTGTAGCTATGCGTAAGTTAAAACTCAAAGAAGATGAGGATGGCAACAAGATTTCAGAAGTAAAAGGCATCCGTGCCGCTTGCAAGATCATGAAAACACGCTATGCCAAACCATTTGAATCTGTTCAGGTCAAGATTCCGTACGAAGAAGGTATGAATCCTTACTCGGGTTTGGTTGACCTATTTGAAGGCAAAGACTTGCTGAAGAAAGAAGGCAACAGCCTGGTGTATACACTGGCTACAGGTGAAATTATCAAGAAGTTTCGCAAGGCATGGGAACGCAACGAAGATTCATGCTTGGACAAGGCCATGGTAGATTTTGTTGCCAATCCACATCAGAAGTCAGTGGACATTGAAGAACTAGAAGCTGAATTAGACGCAGTGGTTGAAGACAAGCCAAAGAAGTCTAAAAAAGAGGTTGATGTCGCAGAGTAATTATTGCTCGCAAAAATTTTGGTGGTTAACTGTAGAGCCTGAACGAAGAACTATGAATTCGTGCTGTGCTGCTACAGCTACCAAGATTGACTTGTCCTGGCTTAGAAATAACCCAGGACAGTTGTTTAACACGCCCGTACTAATACAAGAACGACAAGCAATGTTAAACAACGAGCCTGTGGCAAGTTGCGAAGATACTTGTTGGTCAGCTGAACGTCGTGGATTGCCCAGCCGACGTACTCTGATGAATTCTGGAGAAAGAACACACACAGATATCTATGCTGGTCCTCAAGTGTTACACATCAATGTTGGTAGCGATTGCAATCTAACCTGTAGTTATTGCTGTAAACAGTACAGTACTGCTTGGTTACGTGATGTTAAAGATCACGGTGCATATTTTGATGAGCCAAGATATCAAATCACAGCCAACGATAGAATTGTGTTACAACTAGGACAACCTGCTATAAAAGCCAGCGATAGTTACCAAACTATTTTGTCAGAAATAAAAAGATTTAAAACAGTCAAGCAAATAGAAATTACCGGTGGCGAGCCATTTTTATACAATGGACTAACAGAGTTGGTAACAGGACTAACAGGATCCGTTGATATTTTTACAGGCCTAGGAGTTAATACCAAGCGATTAACGCAGATATTGTCACAGTTACCTAAAAGCACTACATTTACTGTCAGTGCAGAAAACACAGGTGCATTATACGAATTTAACAGGCATGGTAATACCTGGGATCAGTTTAGACGTAACTTGGATTTGATAGCCGCACAGTTTGACTATAGATTTTGTAGTGTGTTGAGTAATTTAACTGTGCATGGATTCGATGATTTTCAACGGGAATATTCAACTGACAAAGATTTGTTAAATCCCTGCAACGATCCTGCATATCTAAGTGCCAGTGTGTTAGATCCTGAGTCCAAGACACAGTTATGTCAAATTGAATATAAATATCATGACCAAGAAATCAAAGAAACTTTAGCAGTAGAATCAACAATGGAACAAAAAACCAAGTTAAAGCATTATCTAACAGAATTTGCTCATCGCAGATCACTTTTGTTAGACGTATTTCCAGAAAATTTTACAACGTGGATTAACAAAGAGGAAAAAGTATGACCATCGATACAGAAGTTTTAAGCGAACTATATACCATTATGAAACAGTATGTTCCTGCAAAGGATCGTCAAGAGTGTGCCGATAACCTAATGAGTGTCATGGTTGATATGTTGGGCGATCAAGAGCTTAAAGAGTTTGGTACAACAGACAGCACCTTGAAAAAAGCTCTCAAAGAATACACCGCCGATGACGAACAAGATGATGACGAAGGCGAAGATTCCAACTGGTAATGCAACACAAGTATTTTCCAATACAGACAGCGACTGCATGCCAGCTCAAATGGACCTGGAGCAGTATCTATTTGTACGAAGGAACTACCAACAGTTGTCATAGAGTAGAAAAAAGTTCGCTATCAACTGAATCGTTTGATCAGTTTCATAATACTGCTAAAAAATTACAAGATCGGCAAACCATGTTGTTGGGTGCATGGCCCTCAGGTGGTTGCGATTACTGTGAAAAAATAGAACGTGCGGGTGGTAGTAGTGATCGTATGCTACACCTGGCAATACCAGACCTAACACCGCCAGAACTAGACACAGATCCTGAGGCCATCATGGTCACCCCTAGAATTGTAGAAGTGTATTTTGACAATACCTGTAATCTACGATGTATATATTGCCACGATGGGTTTAGCAGTCGCATCAAACACGAAAATGATCAACACGGCAGATTTGAATTGGGCGGTGTTGTAATTGACAACCAATATCGGCCGCATCCAGACAAGGCCCTGCTGACTGAACAGTTATGGGCCTGGCTAGACGATAATTATTTGACTGTACGCAGATTTCATGTGTTGGGCGGAGAACCATTTTATCAAGCACAATTTGACACTTGTTTGGATTTCCTGTATAATCATAGTAACAAAGATTTGGAATTTAATGTAGTAAGTAACTTGATGATCGATAATAAACGATTGCAAGAGCATGTAGAACGTATCAAACATTTGGTTGCTGAACGCAAGATCAAACGTTTTGAAGTGACTGCCAGTATAGATTGTTGGGGTCCAGAACAAGAGTATATTAGATCGGGCTTGGATTTAGAAAAATGGAAAAAGAATTTTGAATATTTGGTCAATCAACGTTGGATAACTTTGAACATAAACCAAGTGGTCACTGCATTGGCTGTGCCTACCATGCCAGCATTGATCAATTACATAAACACATTTAGACCACATAGAGAAATAGGGCATCATTTGATAACCGCAAACACACCCACTTACATGAACCCAGACATCTTTGATTCCGAACTGCTAGATCCGTACTTTGCACAGGTGCTAGAAGTTATGCCTGCAGACACTTGGCAACAACAGGAAGCACGTAAGTATATGCAAGGTGTTAGACAACAAATTGCTAGTACCAAAAAAAATCCCACCGAAATCAACAAGTTGCGTACTTATCTTGACGAACTTGATCGTAGACGCAACACCAACTGGCGTGAAACTTTTCCTTGGCTAACCGGAGTCCTTGATGTTTTATAATCGAATTGTAGCTGACCTAAGCGTTATTCCTGAATTCATCGACTACTACGAAGGCGAGATGACGTCAGCCAAAACAGAAATTAAAATACGTGGTCGCGTAGAAAAAGAGTTGTCCGACTTGCCAGGCATGACTGAACACAGATTTAATCAACTGCAAGAGATTGAAGCTGTGCTAGAATTTCTTAACATACAATTACGTAAAATCCGCCAACGTCATTATAAAAAGTATTTAGAAGCCTATGCTAGAGCATTAACATCAAGAGATGCCGAAAAGTATGCCGAAGCCGAGGATGAAGTGGTCGACATGGAAACTATTATCAATGAAGTAGCCTTGTTACGCAATCGCTGGCTGGGCGTCATGAAAGGCATTGAGTCAAAGAACTTCATGTTGGGACATGTGGTCAGACTACGCACAGCCGGAATGGAAGACATTGTGGTATGACGGATTGGCGTCAACGTGCCGATGAGTTGTTGCGAGAGTTTGAACTTTGTTGTCAAGCCAAACCTAAGCACGATGCTGTAAATATACAGTTAGAAAAAGACACAGTAGCAAAATTTGCATACCATCTAAATACACAGCGTGGTTGGGGCACAGATGCCGAAGTAGCCGAAGCATGCCATCAATTGGAATTTAGACTCACGCAATTAAAAGAAAAATTGGTGATGGAAATTCTACAACATGGGTCTATTTAAAAATCCCTACCTAAGTCACGAACACAGTTTAGAAGTATTAAACTTGTTGTACGGCTACGACAGTTTTCTTGATAGTTTGACCAGTGTAGCAGACATGGGTTGTGGAGCCGGCCTTGATGCCGAATGGTGGGCCAGCCTTATGACCAGAGATGAACCGGCCGAGCCTAGAAATTACACAGTATATGCCATAGACCAAGATTTGAACAAGATTGATCCTGACATATTAGCCCGTAACCCAAACTTGATACCGATTGAGCGAAATTTCGAAGAACGGGTAGTACCCAGACAAGTGGATCTAATCTGGGCACACGATAGTTTTCAATATGCTCTAGATCCATTCAAGTGTTTGCGGATATGGAAAGAAACCTTGCAAGAAAATGGCATGCTGATCTTGACAGTACCTCAGGGCACCTATGTGAAAAACAGCAGTTTAGTGGTTGAACAACATAGTCACCAATATTACAATTACAATATTTTAAATCTAATTTACATGTTGGCCATCTCGGGATTTGATTGCAGAGATGCATATTTTTATCGTAAACGTGGCACGCCTTGGTTGTATGCAGCAGTATATGCCAGCGGCCACGAGTCCTTGACACAACAGGCCACCTGGTACGATTTGGCTGAACGCAATCTCATCAACGACAGCTTAATCAACAGCGTAAGCCAGCACGGCTATGCTAGACTGGAAGATTTAGTTGTGACCTGGCTAGACAAAGACTACTACAAGATCACAGACTGATGAAAATAGTAATGGCAACCGGCGGGTTTGATCCTGTACACTCTGGACATATCGCTTATTTCAAAGCAGCCCGATCTCTAGGCGACCTATTAATTGTTGGCCTAAACAGCGACGAATGGCTAGAACGCAAGAAGGGCCGTGCATTTATGCCTTGGAACGAACGCTTGTGCGTTGTCAACAATCTTGCCATGATAGATGAAGTTTACACCTTTGATGATGAAGATGGATCAGCTCGACATTTTATCCAACAGGTCAGAGCACACTATCCTGCAGCAACTCTGGTTTTTGCCAATGGTGGCGATAGAACAAAAGATAATATCCCTGAGATGGATGTGCAAGATACCAACATTGAATTTGCATTTGGTGTTGGTGGCGAAAACAAAGCCAACAGCAGTAGTTGGATCCTTGAGGAGTGGAAAGCACCTAAAACCCAGCGTCCTTGGGGATATTATCGTGTGCTACACGAAGTTGCAGGCACCAAAGTCAAGGAACTCACAGTAGAGCCGGGGCAAAGCCTAAGTATGCAACGCCATCAGCTACGTGCAGAATATTGGTTAGTTACCAGTGGACAAGCTGTAGTAAATTCTGCTATGGAAAATGGATATTCATTACCACCTAAACATCTACATACACACGATACCTATAGGGTGGGAGTCGGCGAATGGCACCAGCTAACAAATCCATTTAAAGAGCCTTGCAAACTGGTGGAAATACAGTACGGCACAGCCTGTGTGGAACAAGATATCGAGCGTAGATAAATACTACACTATGAGATACAAACAAATTTTACCCGAAGCCGCAATAAATTTAGAAAATTTTGAATCACGAAATCCTAATTATTGGCGGAACCTAATCAATCTTATTAAAAATAAACAGCCAGTTACCTTGAGAATTAAAAAAGGTAAAGGTATCCCCGATGAGATTATTGATGTAACATTTCCTGCCCCTGTTGCCAAACAACTAGAAAATATTTGGAACCCAACCGGCACAGATCCAAAAGAAACAGCAACGCCGAACCAAATATCTCAAATGCAAGCATTCCGCATGATAGATTCCGCTGGTGACGCATATAAATTAAATCAAATTGAAAAAACCAAAGATATAAAACAAAAAATTGGTGCCGAAGGCGAAGAATCAAATAGTAAATGGTGGAACAAAGGTAACGTTGCAGAAGGTATTATGAGTTGTGCGGTCATTACCAAATTTGAAAATCCCACTAAACAGTTGCAAGGCCAGGATGTATTTAAAACTGTGCAAAAAATAACAGAAGGTAACTATCTTACAAAATCATTTGGTAAAAAATTACAATTACGTATTGTTTTAAGTCGCAATGATTATCGTGCATTAGAGATGTCGGCTAAACAACCTCAAGAGTTTATTAAATTTGAAAACTCAACTGAAATATACAGGTTGTACGAAGATTGTGCAACTTATGTAAACGATTCGTCGAATGTTTTTACCGCCATAGAAAAAATACGACAGGCAAATGCAAACGATGTCATTGAAGTCACTGCCGATGGCGCTACGGCTGAAGCTCAACACAGTACCAAGGCAGATTTATGGATCGCTCTTGGTGGAAAGAAAGAACGACTGTTAAGTATTAAAACCGCAACAGTAAAACATATTGGTGCAGTAAGTGGATACGAATTTGATCACGTTGATAAATTCTTTAGAAGTGTAGTTAATTTTGATTTGCCGGACGAGTTCCGTAAAAAATTTAAAAAAGCTCCTCCAACACAATACCTACCCGGCCCAGATGGCAAAGCAGACAAGACTCAACCAAACCCAGAATATGTTAAAATGTCTCAAGCTGAACGCTCGGCAGTAATCCAAACAGCAATGAATTATAACTATACAGCACTTAAAGCTGTTTATACTTGGGTATATAAGGAAATTAATCGTCGCCTCAAAGGCGATAATACCAAGAGCGAGTACGACTTTGTAACAGAAGTCACCAAAGGAGTTGTGCACCATGCTACCTTGGGTGAGGATATCAGAGTTGTAGTTATTAGCCCCAGTGCAAAAAAAGCCTATACAGAATTACAATTTGGTACAGAGTTATACAAAGCATTAGAGTCCTATGATCTAGTTCCTGTGCTTGATGTAGAAAAAACCAATTATAAATTATTAGTTTATGGCTATCCAAAAGATCAAAAAGCCAAACGAGTCAACAATGATAAAAGTATGTTTGTACAAATGCGTTCTTATTTGCAAGATGGTGCAGCTAGAAACGTAGTTGAAATCGGTGGTCTTTTAAAAGATCTTGCTGATGTTCAAAAATTAGAAACGCCACAAGTTCAAGCCACACCAGCACCGCAACAAAAAGTTGCTCCAACAAAAATACCCGCTAAGGCAACACCAGAACCGGTTGCACCAGCAATGCCAACACCAGCTGTTCCCGATATTGAGCCAGACGTAGAAGAACCAGAAATTGATTCAACAACACCTGCGCCAAGACAACGTAGAACTGCTGCACAACCGGTCAGACCGCGCCGTTAAATCGTTTGACCTTTAAACACAATTAGTATATAATACGAGCATAGGGCCTTTAGCTCATTAGGTTAGAGCAAACGACTCATAATCGTTGGGTGGTCAGTTCAAATCTGACAAGGCCCACCAAGTATTGCCCAGATGGTGGAATTGGTATACACGCTGGTCTTAGAAGCCAGTGCCGCAAGGCTTAAGAGTTCGAGTCTCTTTCTGGGCACCAATCAAAATAATTTCATATTAACTTAAAGGAGAAGCACATGAAAACAGTAGGTCAAAAATTAGATCCTTTTGTAGTAACAGGCGTCCGGCCAGGACAACCAGAAGACGCTTTCTTTGATATTACAGAAAAATCATTTGAAGGCAAGTGGAAAGTAATTGTTTACTATCCAAAAGACTTCACATTCGTATGCCCAACAGAAATTGTTGCATACGATAAACTAGCAGGTGACTTTGCAGATCGTGATGCAGTCCTGCTAACAGGTAGCACAGACAATGAGTTCTGCAAGGTAGCATGGCAAAACGCACATGCGGATTTGAAGAAAATTACTCACACCCAGTTTGCTGACACACAGCGTGGTGAGTTGAGCTTGATCGAGCAACTTGGTGTATTTTATGCGCCAGCAGGTGCCGCACTTCGTGCCACATTTATTGTTGATCCCAACAACGAAATTCAACACGTTACTGTCAACAACTTGAATGTTGGTCGCTCACCAGAAGAAACATTGCGTGTATTAGATGCGTTACAAACTGGCGAACTGTGTGCATGTAATCGTACAGTGGGCGGAGAAACACTATAATGGCTTTCAACGACGCCGTCAAAGAAGCGTTGCCAGACTACGCAAAGGACACCAAGTTAAATCTTGATGCTGTTCTAGTGCGTAGCACATTGGATGCGGATGTGGCTATGGGTTGTGCTGTAGCCGCACTAGCCGCAACAGGCAACGGCAAACTAGTCAGTTTGATTTTAGCAGACGCACCTGTACATGCAGAGTCAGCAATGACTGCCGCAAGTATTATGGCACAAAACAATGTGTGGTATCCATATGTTGAAATGGCTGACGATCCTGCTCTTAAAGGCCTGCCAGCACAGTTACGCATGAACGCTATTGCTAGTCATGGCGGAACTACCAAGTCAAACTTTGAAGCATTTAGCCTGGCAGCTAGTATTGTTGGCAAGTGCCACTTCTGTGTGAAAGCACACTATGAAACACTCAAGCAAGAAGGATACACAGTAGAAAACCTACGTGACATCGGACGTATTGCTAGTGTTATGAATAGTGTTGCCAAAGTTTTGAACAGTTAATTCTACAATTAATGCAGTACACTATTGAACAAAACCCTAAATTAGGCTTTTACCAAGTTGGAGATACCCGATACTACAGCAAGGTAGAAGCCCTAATTGCGGGTACAAAAACCAACGTCTTTCCTGAGTGGCATTTTAACCGCACAGTATTTGACGCACATGATTGGCTAACAGAACCTGAAACTGATCTACAACAGTTGTATCGGCAACGGGCACAGCAAATTAGAGATGAATACGATTACATTCGTTTAGAACTAAGTGGCGGTGCTGATGGCAACACAGTATTGTATGCGTTTTTACTCAATAACATTCCGTTAGACGAAGTGGTATTTCGTTATCCCAAAACAGGTGAAAAGAATGTATCAGCAGATCCATTCAACACCAAACCGGAGAACACACTGAGTGAATGGGAGTATGCTGCCAGACCTACACTAGAATGGATTGCTACCAACTATCCCAGAGTCAAAATTACAGTACACGATTATAGTGCGGACATGCTGGCCAGTGAACATGATGAGTCATGGGTGTTTAAAACTAGAGACTATTTCCAACCCGGGCATCCGTTCAAACACACAGTTGATGCAGTACACGAACATAAACTATTGCTAGACTCTGGTAAGCGAATATGTATGTTATGGGGTGTTGACAAACCCAAGGTCTGTATCCGGGATTCAAAGTGGTACCTGTACTTCATGGACATCCAGGCCAATGCTGCCAACCCTGACATCAAACACTACACCAACATTGCCAATGTGTATTTCTTTTGGGCGCCAGACTTGCCAGACCTGGTCAACAAACAAGCACACACAATAAAAAACTGGTTCAACCAAGAATCAAATAAATATCTACAGCACTTGGTACGTTGGCCCAACTACAGTTTTGCACAACGTACCACATTCGAACACATTGTTAAACCCTTAATTTATCCCGACTACGATCCTACAACGTTCCAAACCAGCAAGCCCACCAACAGTTTTTATAACGAAATGGACTATTGGTTTTACACAAACTTTCAGGATACTCATGCTTATCGGGCATGGCAAGCCGGGCATAAATTATTAACTGATTCGATAGATGCCAAGTATTTCAATTATGAAATGGGTCGCCCGGTGGGTTTTGTGGGATTTATCAGTCCCTTCTACTACCTAGGCGAAGCAGCATACCAAGATTCAGGTCGTAACGTACACTACAAATTTTAAGGAAAATCAAATGAAACGATTATTAGCCACACTATTAACCATGGTCAGTTTATCTGCCATGGCGCAGAAAGAAACAGTAACTATGTTTTATTCTTGGTCGCCAGCAGACACAGCAGCAAACTTCTATCGCACACTTGCTGATGAAAGCAACAAACTTCAAAGCAAATACACATTTGTATTTGATGCCAAACCTGGTGCTGGTGGCACAGTTGCAGCCAACCATGTGTTAAACACTCCCAACTCAATCTGGATCAACAGTTCGGCAGGATTTATCCGTCCCAACCTGTTTCCAACGGAAAGTCATAACATGGCCGACTTTAGAAGCCTAATGCCCATGTGTATTGCACCGTTTGTTATCACAAGCACAAAGTATAAAACATGGAAGGATGTTCCTCGAAACGCCAAGTTAAACATTGGTATCAGTGGACTTGGGGCAACCACGCACCTGGTAGCCTTGCAAGTGGCTGCACAATATCCAAACATGCAGATTGTTCCGTTTAAAAGCACCAACGAAGCATTGTTAAATGTCTTGGGTGGGCAAACTGATTTTGCTGTGGGATTCATTGGCGATAGCGAGCAGTACACAAAGCCAGACGCTACCAAACGGGTTTATTGGTTGGGCATGACCGGCAAAGAAAGTATTAAAGGTATTCCCTTGTTGAAAAATCAAGGATTTGCACCGGCAATTGCAGACATGAGTAGCTCGCAACAGATCTTTATTCCACGCAAATTTCCTGAAGAAAAGTTTCGTGAAATTCGCAAGATTTTTGTAGAAGCTGCACGTAGCAAAAGTGTACGTGATGCCAATGCCGCAGATACTTGTATTCCTAACAATCAAATTCCAGATTCTGAGCTAGACAACTGGTACAACAGTCAGCTGGTGTTATGGCGCCGTTTGAGTGCTACAGTTAAACTGGACAAATAAAACAAAAAGCTAAATAATTGTAGCAACGCCGACATTCAGTTGACGTCAGACGCCTAGGGTAGCAAACCCTTTTACCGGTGTGTTACACCGGAACGCCGCCAAAAAAATTATAAAGGAAATACACATGAAAACTACTAAAATTCGTTGGGTAATTGCTCACGAGCCACTAAGCCTATTTGTACGTGCAGCAGAAGACTTTCAGCGTTTTGTAAACGAAGCTCAAAGTGCAGAAAAGATCGAAGTTGAAGTTATGACACTAAGCGAGTACAGCATGAAGTACAACGACGGTGTGTTGGTTACTAAACACGATTTGCTAGATCTAATGGAACAAGGCAAGATTGAAATGAGCCAAATGTACACCACATGGTTGGCCGAAGATATTGAGCACGATATGTTAGCCCTAGAAATGCCATTTATTTTTGAAGATCACGACCATGCAACCCGTGTGCTAGAAGGTGAAGTTGGCGAAGGTCTATTAGAGAAGATCACTGAAAAGTCCAATGTTCGCGGTATGGCATTCACTTACTCAGGCGGTTTCCGTAACATTATTGTTGACAAGCCAGTCTCTGGTCTAGATGATCTAGGCAAGAAATGAAGCTAAGAACCAATCGTAATCCAGTGGCACAAGAAACATTCAAGGTCTTGGGTGGTGTCGACGTGTTTGTTTGTGAAACCGAAGACACTCGTGCCCACATCATCGAAGGTGATTGCGAAGGTGGAGAAACTGTTTACAGTCGTATCTATCCCTTGAAGCAGAATGACGTTACCAAAAGCGTGATTGACTCAAAGCACAGTTTGTTTTTGACAACCATGATCATGCGTGACGACTTCTGGAAGACATTGAGTCCCGAGGTTCAAGCCGTGATCAAGGATGCTGCTATCAAAGCAGGACGTAGAGAACGTGAAGTCACGATCCAGGATGGTGAAGATGCCAAACAGCAATTGGTTGCTGATGGTATTGATGTTATTGAACTTTCCAAAGAAGAAACAGCTGAGTGGAAACATAAAGCTCAAGCAGTTTATGAAAAGTTTGAACCAACATTTTCACCTGGTTTGATTGACAAGATTAAAAAGGCTTAAAATATGTACACAAAAAAAGTTAAAATTACCTGGCAAAGAGATAATTATATTAACTCGAATCCAAACGATAGAAATGAAAATGATTCTGTAGCGTTAGCCGAATTAGATGCAAAGACTGCGGAAATGATTGCCGTTGGCAAAATGTCCGCAGATACGATGGTTGAGAGCAAAGGTTCATCATTGATATCGACTAGGCTGTTCACTGATCAATCTGCCGCCGAAGAATGGATCAGTTTTATCAATGCCTTTGTTGCCAAATATAGGTTTGTTAAAAGCACTATCGCTATTATGTCAGCCTAGAGGTTGACAATAAAGATAAATAATTGTATAATATGAAAACAATGAAAAATTACCTTCATGAAATTTATGCGACCGTAGTGCTGTGTGTGCTAGGCCGTTGGCTTGATCGCAATTTAGAGCACTTGAAGGGTGTTGGATAGACATACATATTACCGTATTTTAACCAAAACCCTGGAATTAAACACTCCGGGGTTTTTTGTTTATAAAGGAGAAGCAAATGGAACGCAAAATTAAAAAAGAGTTTTCGCATTTTGTCCTCTCACCGGAAGATAAAGCGGCGTTACTAGAAGCAAAGGTAGCAAGAGTAGAAGCACAAATAAAAGCGTTGGCAGAACTTGCAACAGCAAAGAATTCTGCAAGGGGGTTGAAATACCCCTCACACTGATAAATGGCTCGAGGTCATGAAAATGACTGGTACGTTTTTTGGGCAAACAATCTACGATAAGCAGTAAGTATTGACCATTAAATCCGTTTAATGTATAATAGTAGTATTGGAGTGGTAGTTCAGTTGGTTAGAATATCGGCCTGTCACGCCGAGGGTCGCGGGTTCGAGTCCCGTCTACTCCGCCAAGTTTTGGAGAAGAAGCATCAATGGTGATGCACTGGACTGTAAATCCGGCGCCTATGGCACGACTGGTTCGATCCCAGTGTTCTCCACCAAGTTAGGCTCCCGTCGTCTAGAGGCCTAGGACATCGCCCTTTCACGGCGAGTACACCGGTTCGAATCCGGTCGGGAGCGCCAGATTATAATGCGGGATTAGTTTAGGGGCAAAACTAAAGATTTCCAATCTTTCGTCATCGGTTCGATTCCGATATCCCGCTCCAGTAACAGCAGTGAGGTGGCAGAGTGGCCCAATGCAAGGGACTGCAAATCCCTAACCCCGTCGGTTCAAATCCGACCCTCACTTCCAGGTCGGTCTGGTATAATGGCATTACAGCGGTCTCCAAAACCGCTGATCGGGGTTCGATTCCCTGGACCGGCGCCATGTTTAGAAAAGAAAGGAGGCACGTATGCCAGCAGTATTTTTAGTCAGCGACACGCACTTTGGTCATGCAGGTGTATGTCGCTTTGTCCGTAACGATGGTGTAACAAAACTTCGTCCTTGGGACTCAGCAGACGAAATGGACGAAGCCATGGTTGAGCGTTGGAACGAACGTGTACGTCCCAACGATAAAGTTTACCACTTGGGTGATGTAGTTATGAGCCGTAAGAGTCTTGCTATTATGCGTAGGCTCAACGGTGACAAAGTTCTTATCCGCGGTAATCACGACATCTTCCGGGATACCGACTATCGTGAACACTTTCGTGAACTGCGTGCTTACCATGTGATGAACGGAATGATACTCAGTCATATCCCTATCCATGAGGAAAGCCTGGGTCGTTTTGGTGTCAACATCCACGGTCACCTCCATGCTAATCGCGTGATGAAAACAGCACAAACCACACACGAGTTTATGACCCGCGGAGTAAGGCAATGGATTGATGTCCGTTATCATTGCGTATGCGTGGAACAGACAGATTTTGCACCTATCTTGTTCGAAGATGTTATCAAACGGATTGAAGCAGAGGGTGGAAGTATTGGATTTAGGAACGGCAACGGTCCTACAATGTAATATCGCGGGGTAGGGAAGAGGCAACCCGTCAGGCTCATAACCTGGAGATCGACAGTTCGAATCTGTCCCCCGCAACCAACACCCTGGTAGACAAAATGGTATAGTCACCGCTTTACCGAGCGGACATTGTGGGTTCGAATCCTACCCAGGGCACCAATTAATAAATTACCAGGCGTCCGTTGATCACGTGTCTATGTTGCTTAGAAGAATCGACTCTTTTCTCTTTAAGATCTGCCCCGGGAGTGAACGGCAAGGCCAAATTAGGTATATTGCTATCTCCAAAATAATACATTGGGGTTTCAAACATCATGATATTGGTCGGTCGACCGTGTAGGTTTTCAACAAATGCAGGATCCAAGGTAGAGATCAAATAGTCAATACCAGATTCCCATACACGATATGCTTGAGTATCTTTAAAATTGTGATGGAACCAATAATCCATTTCGTTCCAAATATTGTTAGTTGGCTTATTGGTTTGAAATGTTTGCAAATCGTATTTAGAATAAATTACACTTTTAACAATTTGTTCGTAGATAGTTCTACCACTAAAGTTTGAATTGGGCCAATGTAATACGTTTTGCATATTATAGTGGGCGGGCATTTCAAACCAGTTTTTTATTGAATGTGCTTGTTTGGCCAATAATTTGCAGGCGTCAGGGCTCCAATAAAAAAATTCATTGGTTATGTTGGTGTATTCGCCTATCGCTTGATCGCTATGACTGGCTTGCCCGTCATGAAAATATAAAAAAAACTTTCCGTCTTTGACAGTAATTTTAGGTTTATCAACACCCCATAACACACAAATCCGCAGGTTCTTTTCAACTAACCGTTTATGGTCGTCTATGGCTATGGCTTGGTATTTGTTTATGTGACCGGGTTGTAAATAGTGTCTAGTACGGAACACCCAACTTTCATCCTTCTCTTCGGCTTCACGCACTAAAGTTCCTGCGTAATCATACACAGTAATTTTAACACCAGGATAGTTTGTAGCAATCCAATCTAGCAACGGTTTTGCTGCAAACTCCCATTCGCTTAGAGTATTTTCACTGCGTAGGTCTCGAGCATTTCCTACTACATCCTTGTCTCCACCTTTGGGATATCGAAATACCACTTCGTCTAGTGGTATGTTATTAAGTAGAAAACTAAAAATAACTGTAGTGCTATCGCTGCCGCCACTGGCCTCCACTCGAATATAATCATATTCATCTCTAAGTTGTTGTGCTCTTTGACGATACAACTCATCTAAAGATTCTTCTGGTTCAATGTGCCACGGGTAACGTACAAACACATCTTCGTTAAAGAACCATTTTATAGATTGTTTCTGTTTAGATGCGTTTAATAACGCATGATATTTGTTGTAATAGATTTGGTTGTCGACCAAATAGTAGCCCAGTTTTTTATTAGGTTCAAAGTTAACACCGGCAACGGAGGTATGTTCTATTTTGTTTTGCATGGGAATAGGTATTTATTATTTGATCAATGATAAAGATTGATATTGTTCAAAATTAATTGACCAATTGACTTGGAATCATCTGACATAACAGCAGATCCATCATCATATAACGCAAAAACTTTTTTAATTTTATCTTCGGTAGTTTTTTTCTGTGCAAACAAATGCTGGTTGGGACTGCCTGTTTTGTATTTGTAATGATAGTAGTATTGATTATTATCTACTTCCAGTATATATTTTTTTGCAACCAATTTGTAGCTTCCCAAGCCCTGCAACATTTTAACTCCGGTGTTGTTATTGTGTATGCTCCAAAATTGGTAGTCGTCTGTCAAGAACCAGGGTATGTAATTTTGCTGATACAATAAAAACTGTTCGTTGTTGAAACATTCAGCTTCAGCCAGGTATGATTTTAAACAGTTTCCCACGGTGTAAAAATTAAAATTTGCCCACCAGAAAAAATCTCTATAGCTAACAATTGAAATTTTTGCTTCGGCAGCAGTATTTAAAACTAGCCAATAAAACCATTCAGCATGATTCTTATTGCTTTTTTTTGAAAGAAAATCCAATAGCAAATCCGGATCAGTGTGTGGGTCAATATCTCCGGCCCCTGGAAAGCGATTTTCAAGTTTGACAATATCTGCGTGAATCCACATTTGATCTGCCGGTTGTCCGCTAACAACAACAGAATCTTTCCAATAACAAATTGCATGATCAATATTGTTGTAGGAAAAATAAGGAGAAATTATACGATCAAAAAATACAGGATTCTCATAATAACTGGAATTGTTCATTAGCACAGTTATCTGTTTTAGATATTCTCGATCGGCATGTTTAAATAATGCAGCAACTATCAAAGTACTGTCAATCCCGCCCGACCACGTAATAAACATGGGTTGATTTTTTTGTTGGCAACGATTGATTAATTCGATTGCACGTTGATCTGTGATATCCTCAAATGTTTTGTTATGACAAAAGGAGGGCAAACACAATTGGTATTTTTTGGGGGTTTGAAGACTCCAAATTGGATCAACTCCAGAACGATTGTGTGGGAAATGTTGTTCATACCATAGCTGTTGAGAAATAGTTTGATAGTTTGTAAACTCTTGACAGAACTGAATGCCTAGCTGTTTTTCGTATGCAGTCAAATCGACTCTGCTATTAATGTATATCAAATTCATATGTCGTCAACAGTTGATTAATTTTTTGGTGAGCAGTTGGTAGATCGAATTCTTGATAAATTATTTTTTTAATTTGGGACAATGTATATACAAATCGATTTTCAAATGGTGCTCCTGGCACCATTGAAGAAGTGTGGTAAAAATCACCCCAGTGAGCAAGAGCAGTAGGATATCCTTTGAGTGCAGGGTGGGACAACCAATGTTTTGCAGCCATCAAGTAATTTTGTTCGTTGTTGTAATTCCATGGCAAATTGTTATTCGATTTTTCAACCAGGCCTTCTGCGGAAACAATCATATGTGGACGTGGAAATCTAGCGATAGGAATGTCTTGTTTGTTGGTCAAAGTCCAATTTACACATACTGTATTGTCTATTAGCTCAGGTAAATAATTGTGTGCGGTGTTAAGCTGGCAAATTGTTAGTTGATATCTACTGGAAAACAAAAAAGCCAAATCTTTCATGGATTTTTCGTCTGTATCTACTAGAAAAAAACAGTCAGAAGTGTGCTCATACAGAGCATACGTAACAGTAAACTCATTGTCAGCACAGCCGTAAAAAAACCATTTTTTATCCATTGAGTAAACTATTTATGTTTTATAAATTGCAAATAAACATAAATACATATACTGAATTAATTTGGAGAGATTCCTATGCTGACCGGCAAAGAACTAGTACTAAAAATACAAGAAGAAAACAAACCATTATTTGAAGCCAGCATGATGAACATTCGCCATTGGTTCAACGATCCGGCACGCACAAAAGAAGAATACCTGTTGCATTTCCAAGGTCGTTTAGCCAATGAATACATGAACATGGTCGGTGTCGCTGAAGCAATTGCCAATCTTCCAACTTCAGCTCCTGCTGAAGAAATGTTGCTGTTGGCCAAACAAGCTCAAGATGAAGCGACACACTTCCGTTTGGTCAAGGAAGTGTTAGAGCACATTACCGGTGCAGAAGTCAACACTCAAGAATATTTAGATCGTGAATTTAGTCGCAAAGCCAACGACAAAGGTGCTGCCACAATGAAATCGTACGAAACTGCCCAAGACGAAGTGGCCTTGGCTGTTTATCAAATAATTGCCGAAGGTCGTGCCAGTACCAGCTGGTTAACAATGAGTGAAATTGGTGCCTATGATTCTTTTGTTGCTGAAAAATACAATCGCATTGGCAAAGATGAAGCATTCCATGCCAACATTGGTGCACTTCGTTTAGAACGCTTGCAAGACGAAAACCCAGAAGTTGCTGAACGTGCATTGACCATGGCCTCCAAAATGCGTAAAGAATTATACGACATTATTGTCGGTAATACTTGCGACAGTCCTGGTGCTCGGGAATTGGCAGCAGAAGCCTACGGTTGGTAATTTGAAGATAGCTCTTACACAAAGAGTTCTGTATCACAAAGGTAGGGCATACGATAGCATAGAACACGGTTGGTATCGTTATTTAAAAAATCACACGCTTTCTTTTATTCCCAATAGACTCGATCAAGATTTTGAACAATTAGCCGACGGTCACGACTGTTTGATTATCACCGGCGGCGACGATAGTGCAATCAGACGAACTGTTGAATTTAAATTGGCCACTGCTGTGATGAAACAACAGAAACCAATCTTGGGAATTTGTCACGGTGCATTTCTGCTTACAGATGCACTGGGCGGACAGGTTGAGGCATGTGAAGGACACATGGACACAGAACACGCTGTTGAATATTTTGGACAAGAACACACAGTAAATTCGTATCATACTCAGGCTATTACTCAGTTACACTCTTCTGCAACCGGACTGGTGTATGATAACAATGGCCACTGCGAAGCCTGGATTGATCAACGTATTGCAGGAGTAGTTTGGCATCCAGAACGTATGAACACACCTTGGTTACCAACTGAAATATCAAATTTGTTTTTGTTGTAAAAATCAATTAGTCGGAGAAAAAATGAAAAAATTATTGTTTGTTTTGCTTATGGCTCCTCTCATGGCCTGGGCATGGGAACCTACCAGACCTGTGAGAGTAATAATTGGATTCGCTCCCGGCAGTGGCAACGAAGTTCAGTTTCGATTGTTGGCCACACAAGTACAGAAAAATCATCCAACCTTTCAATACGTGATAGAACATAAACCTGGTGCAGATACTGTGTTGGCCAGCAATGCATTGTATGAAGCTGCACCTGATGGATACACCATCAGTGTTCCCAGCTATTTTGCAACCTACGTAGGTAACGATATCTTCCAAAAAGATCTAAAACGATGGGAATACAACAGTTTTACCAATGTGATGGGCATGGCAAAAAGTCCATTAGCGATAGTGGCACACCCCGGTAGTCGTGTAAATACACCTGTTGAATTTTTATCATATATAAAAAGTCCTGGAAAACCAGTTAATGTTGCAGTGGGTAGTCCAGTACATCGCCTAGCATTTGAATATATTATGCTCAACAGTGGCGCAAATAAAAATTTAGTCGGCCATGTAAACTTTCAAGGACCGCTACAGGCAGTAACTGGAGTGGCGTCAGAATCCAACATTGAGTTTGGCATCATGCCAATCAGTGTTGCCCGCCCATTGGTAGAAGCAGGCAAAGTAAAAATTATTGCTATCACAGGAGAAAAAAGATTGGCCAAGTTACCGGCAGTGGAAACATTGAAGATCAATGGAAAGGGTATTGATATTTTTGCAGCATGGGCACTGATGTTGCCGCCGGATACAGCACCTGAGATTGTGGCTTGGTATCAAACAAAGTTTAGCCGGGCATTAGAAACTGACGAAGTAAAAAGATTTAACAATGAAAATTTTATTTTTTCCAACCCAGACGAAGCAACCACCGCAGGATTTAATCAACACATAGAACGTTTGAGAAACACCTGGTTACCAATTGGTCAAAAAATCAATTAGAGCTGGGAATTTCTAGCTGAGTCCAATCTCTTTCAGGCCAAATTTTTTGTAGAGTTGTGCTACCGTCTTTGAATCCTACCTGTACTGCTATACGCAAACTTTCCATGTTTTCTATGCTGTGTAAAACCAATGAGTCAAGCATGACCCAAGTATGACTAGGGAATGTCACACGTTCTAGTTCAATCAAATCATCATAGCTAGGAGGAAAAGTTGCATTTGGTCGTCTCACTGGTTGATTTTTTTCTTGCCAAAAAATTGTTTCCACGTTGTCACCACCTAAATTGACAAGATATAACAGACTCCAATCTCTAGAAGCATCACTGTGTGGAACACTTAAATTTCCTTGTTCCCCGTGGCTGGCAATCCGTACTCGTGCTTTTGGTGCTAGATCATCACCAATATTTTCTCTAACCCAAGATTGTAGTGGTTCATCTGCTTCGTCTCCGCGATATCGCCCACCTACAATTTTTTCTTCACCGCGAGAAACAGCCATTTCTCTTTGACACAACGGATTTGGATGTGGCGGATCATTGGCAATACGTTCTAACACTATTTTTTCAACATCAACCAACAGGTGTTCAGGAATTGAGGGCAAATCTGGATAGTAGACAAGATTTTTCATATAATATTTTCCAACGGGGAATGTTTGATTAAATATTTATGAAAAATCCATGTTATATCTAATATTACATCCACTCAAACGTCCAGCCGAAAAACAAGCGGATTTATTACGTGCTACTCTGTCTCTGCACGGTGTGGATTACGTGGAGTCTGATGTGAGTGCAATACCTGACGGTGCTACCATTGTCACAGACTGCTTTGTTATGGAGACAGCCTGTGGTGATCCCGGACACGATATTGCTCAAGCCATAATTGATCGTGCCGCAGGACACAACAACAAGATTGTATTTTATTATCCAAGTGAAAGCTATGCAACCTTATCGGCAAGTTTTTGCCCAACCGCAGAGCAACTGCAAGCAAAAAATATTGATGGATACTTAATCAAGTGTGGCGATTGGGATATTGACGGTTATGCAAAGAACTATAACATGCCCGAGTTCTTTGCGTGGATTATCAACAATGAGTTTAATCGTGCCAGATTAGAGTACACATGCAATCAAATTGACACAGCAGTAAAGACGCACCGGTTCCTGTTCTTAAATGGAGAATGGCGCACCAATAGAGAACGATTCTTTGAATTATTTAAAACAGCCGGGCTACTTGATGCCAGTATATGGAGTCATAGGTCAGGTAAAAGTGCAGACGGCTTTGGACCAGATCAAGATTGGCCTGATCCATTTGTACATCCGGACTTTCGTTTCTATGCCTACTATCCTAGTCACTACTACAATACCACGATAAGCATAGCCAGTGAAACCACACAGAACGAATGGTTCCCAACCGAAAAGACCTACAAGAGTCTAATGCTAGGTCACCCGTTTGTGGTCTACGGTGGACAACATAGCCTGGCCAAGATCCGAGAGTTAGGATTTGAAACCTTCGGCGATACTATAGATGAAACCTACGATAGTGTACCATATCCACAAGAACGTGCAGACCATCTAGTTAAGAGTTTGCTCACAGCAGGCAATCCTGCACCAAGCTACCATAATAGACTACACTTCCAAAAAGTGGCTAACTCAGCTTACGGTAATCTGATAAAGATCTTGCAAGATATAGATAAACGTGTTATAATAAAAGAGAACTTTAAAGTAGACACAACCATTCTAAATGATTATTTTTTAAACTAAGGCAAAAAATGAGAAAAGAAACTCGTGCATCAGAAGTAGATGTTGAAAAATGTATTGACAAAACAGGTGTTGGCCGGTTTGACCTAGTTGTTGCAGCCGCCCAGCGGGTGCGTGAACTTAAAATCCGTGCTAGAGAATCCGGAGCTCATGTCACAGCAGTGGACGCATTGTTGGAAGCACAAAAAGGCCACTTAAATGTAGTCGATTATCTGGCCAAGGTAAAATGAAAGACAAGTTAGTACAAGCCTACATGCAAACAGCAAGAACATTTGCTGAACTCAGTCACGCTCGTAGATTGCATGTGGGTGCTATTGTGGTCAAGGATGATAGGATCATCAGTATTGGTTATAATGGCATGCCCGCCGGTTGGGACAATGACTGCGAAGAAATAATAGAACTTAGAGAGGATGGACATCATGAACTTAAAACCAAACCAGAAGTTCTCCATGCTGAAACAAATGCTATTGCAAAACTGGCACGTAGCAATGAGTCTGGGCATGGTGCTGATCTATTTGTTACTCACAGCCCTTGCTTAGACTGTGCCAAACTGATATATCAAAGTGGTATAGCTCGGGTGTGGTTTGGCACAGCCTACAGAGATACCACCGGCGTTGATTTTTTAACTAAGTCGGGCGTGGAAGTCAGTCAGGTGGAACGACTTTGACCAGCACCTAAAATGCAGGCATTGTCGTTGTCGTATTCAACCAAGGTCCATGTTCCAGTTTTAGAATTTACAAACAAAGAAATTCTGCTTTTGCCGGTCAGGTTGTTGATACTGTCAAATATGATGACTTCGTTGAATTCTTCTCGTAGCATTTTGGTAACTTCAGGTGTTCCAAAACAGTCAACAGGTTTTTGAGTAGTAAAAGCCATGGCAGAAACACAAAAGAATGTTGCCAATAGAAATATTAATTTTTTCATGTTTTGCCTTTATAAAAAAGTATTTATGGAGAGTTGGCCGAGCGGCTGAAGGCACCGGTCTACTAAACCGGCATAGTGGCAACACTATCGTGAGTTCGAATCTCACACTCTCCGCCATATAATTATGTTAAAAGACTCATTCTGTTCAAGTCCCTGGTTCCACATTAGATTAACTTACGATGGTAGTTATGATGTGTGTCGCTGGAGCAAAAACGGTGCTACCGCCTTCAACATACGCACAACTTCGCTGATGGATTTTTACAACAGTGGGCCCATGAGAGACCTGCGTCAACAACTATTAGCCGGCAACAAACCCAAAGAGTGTGAGCCTTGTTACTACCAAGATCAGTTTGGAAAACTTTCGGGTCGTGTTAGACAACTAAACAAAAGTGCTATTGGTCTTGCAGAGTTTCCATTAACCTTTCGTTCTAGCCCACACTTGCCTGTATTTGAATACAGCAACAGTCATGCGGGTGCCAGCCCACATTTTCCAACAGATTTACAAATAGACCTAGGTAATACTTGTAATAGTGCCTGTATCATGTGCGACCCCACAGCAAGCTCACGTCTTGTTGCAGACTATAAAAAATTAAACAAGCTGGATAGTCGATTATTTGCTGAACCCAAGCCGTATCAGTCTTGGACTGAAGATTCAGCAACAGTCAATCGCTTTGTTGCAGAGTTAAAATCGTTTCCATACATACGTTACATACACTTCCTGGGTGGAGAAACATTATATAATCAAGCCTTCTACGACATTTGCGAGCACTTGGATGGACAAGATCTAATAGTTGGCACAACTACCAACGGCACAATATACGATGAACGTATAGAACAATTGATACCTAGATTCCAAGAGTTTCATCTAGGTATCAGTATAGAGTCAGTTACGTCATTAAACGATTATGTGCGTTATCCAGGACCTACTGATCAGATCTTGGCAAACATTCTCAAGTTTGTGGCCTTGCGTGATCGTAATCCCGGATTAAAACTAGAACTACGTATCACTCCTAACTTGTTTACTATCAGCGAACTGGACCAAGTTTTTGAGTTCATGATCGAACACAACATTATCGCCGAGAGCTGTAACATATTGCACCAACCACGTTGTTTGCGTATGGAACTGATGCCAGACGATATCAGACAAGAAACCGTTGCAAAGTTACAGGCTGTGGTTGATCGATTAGGATCGTATACTCCGCAAGTGAATACTCGCAGAAGTGATTTAAGTCACGAGATTATTGCACAGTTGGCCACTGAGTACCTGGAGTTTGTTAAAACATACACCCCGCCTGCAGATGCAGAGGAATCACTGAAAGAATTAGTCAGTTTCTTAAAAAGTTTTGAAACAATCAGGAACAACACGATACTAGATTATGCACCAAGATATAAACACTTTCTCCGACGTATTGGATATTAAAACCCCGGATCAATTGCAAGTACGATTGGTCATAGTTGCCCACGGCAACATACATTATCGTATGCGTCTCAATGGACATTTAATTGCCGAAACAGATACAATACACACATTTGATTTGCTATCTTCTGTGCATTTAAAGTGTCGTGTAATTGAACCTCGTGGCGGTGCAGTTGAAATCAAATCGCTAACAGTAAACGGTACAGAAGTATTACCACGATATCAACATTTGGCACAGCCACCAACAGCATGGATTGATCAGGAAGGTACATGGCAGTTTGATATCCCCAGCTCATTTTATCCCTGGTTCCATGCAATTTCCGGACAGGGCTGGGTTGCATAACATAGACATATAGTGTATACTAGTATACGAGTTAATAAGTTTGGGCACATGGTGTGGCGACCATCTGATACTTGTGGTAGTCCTGTTGCAGTATGTAGTATTGGCCCCGTGGCATGACATGTTAAATCGGGTACTCCCGAGGGTACAAGCAATTTTAAAACAGCAACAGCGATCGAGATTCCATGAAAAATGCTCGGGAGAGCAAGCCATTTAATGCGGGATAGCGACCCGTTGGCATTGTGGTCCACAGTCGAAAAGCAGATTTTAATGTGCCCAAACTTATTGAATCCTAGGCGCAAGTATAAATATATAATACAAAATCCTATTGGAGAATCCCATGAATCAAAAGAAAAAAATCACCTGGTTAATCGCACACGAACCTATAAATTTGTTCCTACGCACAGCCGAAGCATTTAAAGAAAAAATTGCCGAATTAACCGACGGCAAATTTGAAGTAGAAATTTTTACTTTAAAAGAATACAGCAACAAATATCCTGACAAAAAAATGAGAGATTCATCATTATCTTTTAAAGCTGACCCAATGATGTTAATTGACTCCGGCGATATTCAAATGAGTCAAATGCATGTTGTTGATTTAGCTCGTTGGCATAGCCCGGAGTTTTTGGCATTGGAAATGCCGTTTATTTTCCAAGATCACGATCATGCAAAACGTGTACTAGAAGGCCCAATTGGTCGTAAGATGTTAGACGGCCTAAAAGACAAAAGTCCAGCTATAGGTATGGAGTTTACATATTCAGGTGGATTCCGCTGTATCGTTAGCGAAAAACCAATCAGCGATTTAGATAGTCTAAGCGGTATTGGGTTCGCCACAACAAATAATCCTGTAACTGTTGACACTTGCGAAGCCATTGGTGCTATTCCGCAAGTTTTTTCAATGCGAGATCTATATCTTGACCCAGACTTTTTCAAACAAGAAGGCATTGGTGCCGATGCTCTCGAAACAACTATTCCACGGTACCTAGCACAGTTCAAGAATACAAGCAAGAGGTACATGGTCAACACCAAACACAATTTGTTCTTGACTAGTATTATTATTGGCAACAAATTCTTAGCTACATTAAGCGAAGATGAACAAGCCAAGTTTAGCGAAGCATGCAAATACGCTAGTCGCCTAGAACGCAAGTGGTCAGTTGAGGAAGCTGAAGCGTTTGCTGCTAAAAAAGATCACAGCGACATTGGCGTAACTTACACAGAACTAAACAAAGAAGATACAGATAAATTCAAACAAGCTGTTGCTCCGCTATACGACAAGTATCGCGACTTCTTCTATCCAGGCCTAATCGACGGAATTATCAAAGCATAATTTGTGAACTCACTGTTTCAACAAACACTTAAACAACTAACATTTAAAACATTTCATCATAATCAGATAGCAACATTTGATTATGATGATCTGTTTGCCAATCTCCGTGTGATTGTTTTTTCTTTAACAAATTTTCGTACAATGTGTTCAGGGTTACAACTAGACAGTTTTACAAGTAACTACGCTCAGTTTAAAGAATTAGGCATTGACAAAATTTATGTAGTTGACTCAACGGATTGGTTAATAGGGCCGCACATTGAAAAGAGAGCACCAACCTTAATAGGGCTACCTGACAGAGACATGGCATTTGTGCAAGCATTGGCAGAACATTATAAGTACAAAAAAGAAACATTTGATTTGGCCAGATACTGGCAATATGTGATTATTATTAACAACGGTGAACCAGAACGTATTTGGCACAACCCTTTTAAAGAAAGTGCTCCATTGGAGATACTTAAAAGTCAATCGCACAGATACAGAAAAGTATCGGGTAACGCTGTTTTAACCGATCTCATTGACAAAGCCAACTAAAACAAGTAAAATACAGTTTTATACGGCCCCTTTAGTTAAATGGTATAACAGTTGATTTGTAATCATCAATTGGCAGTTCGATTCTGTCAAGGGGCACCATAGGTTGACCTATAATAAATTTTAATATATAATTTAAACTCGATAAACTAATTGAGATATAAAATGAAAAAAATTTATTTTTTGCTGTTTTTGAGTGCTCTAACAATTTCCAATTTGGCATCAGCCGGCAACAAGGGCGATATGTATATTCAAGCAATTGGTCCTGGGTACCACTGGGAAAAAGAGACCACTCGTGCTTCCTTTGGTGGAGACAACATGAATTTTGGTGTTGGTGTTGGATATTATTTTACAGATGTCATTGCCATCGGAGTCAAAGTAAACAATAACAGTATGGGAAGAACTGCTAAAAGTCTTGTGTCCACATTTGATGTATGGTCAAAAAACAACTGGAGTATACACTTGACACCACAGATTTCAACCGGGTATCAAACATCTAGATGGAACCACGAAACCAAAGCAATGGTATTCGGACAAGTATGCAGAAGATTTGATGAAACCAAATTTAGTGCTTGTATAAGCACATTTTTATGGCAACAAGGAACTTACGACAAAGCAACTTATACCGGAATGAATTTTAAATACACTTTCTAATTATGACAGACACTAAAAAATCCAAAAATCCTTTTATCAACATGGCCAACGCCGCCAAGGCTGTAGCAGCCAATCCACGAGTGCCCGGAACCAAAACAGCACATGTACAAGCCGCCAAACACGGCGGTCAAGTCAGCACAAACAAACCAGCCAAAAAATCCGCCGGTCGCGGCAGATAACCAAAGGCATTGACCTTTAATGGCAACCGTGCTATACTAGCTACTAGTCAACCCTTATTGGAGTAGTATATGTTTGAATCACTTGAAATTCGCCGTGCGGCAAATGGTTTTATTTTGGTAGTCAATACCGAAGAAGAAGCCAAAGAGTTTGTTTATGATACTGAACGCAAATTGGTTCGTGTTGTCAAACAGTATCTTGGTGAACGTGTTAGTTCCAATGAAGCAGAGTAATTACCAGACGAAGTTTTTAGCGTAGTGATCCACTATTGCTCGTAGTTCTGTATCAAAATTGGCCCGGGGCATCCAACCCAGGGCTTTTATTTTGGCGTCATCAATTGCATAACGCACATCCTGTCCTTGACGCTTGATACCTGTATCGAGATGCTCATCATACAATCCTTTACATCCACCCAAGTAGTACATGTCAATGATCTTTTTAGCAACCACAATGTTTTGTTCTTCGTAGTTGCCCGAAATATTAAAGATATCGTTTTGCACACCAGCTTCTATTAGAGTAATAATGGCTTCGGCTGTGTCACTTGCGTGTAGCCAGGTACGCTTGGGTAAACCAGCATCGTGTAAGGGAATAGGACGACCCAGGCTCAGTGCTTTGATACTGGTGGGAATAAACTTCTCAATGTATTGTCCAATACCATAGTTGTTGGTTGGACGCACAATCACATAAGGCACATTGAATGTACGTGCCCAAGCTAGTATCAATTGATCTGCGGCTGCCTTGGTGGCACTATAAGGGTTACTTGGCTTCAACAGGTCTGTTTCTGCATGGAAACCGTCAACTAAATCGCCGTAAACTTCGTCTGTGCTAAAGTGTAGCAGAGTTGGCTTGTGTTTGGCTTCTTTGATGAGTTCTAGCAAATGGTGTACACCATTGATGTTGCTTTTTAGGAAAACATCACTGGAAAGGATTGAGTTGTCCACGTGTGTTTCTGCGGCTGTATTAATGATATAGTCGCAGTTATAAAGACGTTCGATATCATTGATGTCTGATTCTTCAAACATGAAGTTTTCGTAAGCAAAGAACTCATCTATGTTGGCAGTGGCCGCATAGGTCACACTATCCACCCCACGCACATGCCATCCTTTGTCAAGACAAGCACGAGTCACATGACTACCAATCAAGCCCAAACACCCGGTTACATATACTACACGTTTCATAAGGCCTCTTTAATAAAAACAGCAGTAGCTACATCTGCTATGGATTCAGTTTTTTCAATTCTATCTGCGTATTCAATTGTAAATTCATTGAGTGCCTGCCTGACACCATCGACTTGGATGTCATCAAACACAACCAATCCTTCTTTACGATCAATCACAGTCATGGCCAACTGATAATCATTAACCACAAACTCGTAGTGATGATTTCCGTCAATCAGCACAGCACCAATGTTTAATTTGGCAATCTTTACTGGTGTTAATTGTTTAAAATATTCGTGACTGGTCATGATGTTAAGATTAACATTTTTACATTCTTTTACAAATGCCATGGTCGAATTTCTTTGTGCATCCATAACAGCACCAGTATTACACCCCGATGATCGGGTAGTGTATCCATCCTCAATAAAAGGATCAACTGCTTCGCATAATTTTTTAGGATACGCGGTCGCTACAGTATGTAGGCCCACTCCGTTAAACACACCAATTTCTAAATAGTTACCCTTGCTTTTTTCAAGATATGCAATGATAGGGGAGTACACGTGACTGCTCAGTACATCAGTGAGTTTTTGTGCATCTATAAGTTCTTGACTCATATTTTTCTCGTTAAATTTAAGTAGCCAGGTTTGGTGCTGTTGATCCATTGATCAAAATTCACATCAAGTTCTTCCAGGCTACCCGGCTTGTATATTTCAATGTTTGGCAATGCCTGTAACACTTTTTCATCATCGTGTGCCCAATGGCTAATGCCATCATGACTGTAATCTTTGTTGCGACCTGATCCCAACAGTTTGACATTAACGCCTTCGTAGTCAACATAATTACGCAGGAATTCAAATGGGCGATACAATAAGAAACTGCTCATTGAATAACACACAGGAATTAATCCATTTTCGGCCATGCCCACAGCCACACCAATCATTAGTTGCTCGGCAGCACCCACATTGTAAAATCGATCTGGATAGGCATTGCGAATATGATCTAAGATGCCAAACCCTAGGTCAGCAGTGACCACACGAATACGATCGTTCACACTCATTTCTTCCAGGAGTAGTTGAGCACATTCTTTTCTCATCGAACAATCTCCTGATAATTTTCTTCATTTAATACATAGTAGTGTGTCAGCAAATCTTGGGCAAATGACCAGCTTAATGGATCACTTTGTTTAATGCGAATACGTGGTAAAAAACATTGCAACCGTTTGATCAAGTATGCAGAGTTGATTGCATCGTAAGCACCTAGTCCGTTGACATTCACATACACTTCTAAATTATCAACCGGATGTTCATTGATAAAACGCAGACTTTCCCATATGCTACCTTCAGCACATTCACCGTCTGAAATCATGCAATAAACTCTTTTGTTGGGAGTGGCCAATGCATGCCCCACAGCAATAGGCAATCCTGAGCCCAAACTACCAGTAGAGCAATACAAATGATTTGCCAAGTCCTTGCCTGGGTGTATACCATGTTTATGTAACATCTCAACAGGATCCACACCGTAATACTTTTCTAGCACGACATACAGAGCCAAGCCTGCATGACCGTTGCTCAAGATGAATACTTCATCCGCTTGGCGTTCAGCATAAATTTCTTCAATGATAGGCAAAGCACTCAATGTTGAACTAAGATGACTTAGTCGTTCCTGATATGTGATATCAACTACTCTGCGTTGTAAAGGTGTCATTTCCATGCAAATATTTGATCGTGGATAATTGGTTCTGCTGAATAGCCAGCGTTGCGTAAAACAGCAAGTAGTTGCTGTCTGTTATCTTCCAAGTTGCCGGGCCACGGAGCACCAGTGTTGCCATTGGTTTGATGCACTTCAATGTACCAACTACCAATCTTGTCCTTGACTGGGTCTAAGGTAGCTTCGGTAATGGCCAACATTTCTGAGCCTTCGATGTCGCATTTGACAAAGTCCACCCAGTCAAGAGCCTGCTCTCGTAACACAGTTTCAATGGTGCGAGCTTGTACTCGAACTTCTGTACCCGCTTGGTTGACCACGGAATTGATTGTGGGGTTTTCATTGATGTAAAATGTAATTTCCCCGTCGCTGTCACTGAGAGCAACAGGTGCTATTTTAATACAGTCAATGCCGGCAGTGAGTTTTTCTAAAATGCCAAGTGTGTTAGGAGTTGGCTCTAGGCAAATGATCTGTTTGGCGCTGTCCTGAGCATACAAACTAAACAGTCCTATGTTTGCCCCAACATCGAGCATGATTAAATTTTCTTTGTTGGCCAGTACCGGATCGTATAGACGTTCATTGTTGAGCTGATCTAGAATGCAGTCAGTCATGGTCACGTCTGGACGATCAAACCAATCAACAATTTCTGCATCGTCGGTTTCAATATTGTGAATTCTATCTTTTGTTGTTTTAATTTGTTTTAACATTTTGCATTTTCTTTATAAAATCTTGTATGCCTGCGTCCAAGTCATATTGTAGTTGGACTCCACATCGCAGGCGTAATTTGGTGTTGTCACATACCCATACTGTACTTTCGTAAGCCTTACTGAGTTGATCACGTTTTTCTACTGGTGCTGTACGTCCAGTAACTCGTTCCCAGGCTTCTAGTACTTCAAAATTGCTGTGCTGTCGACCGGAGCCAAAGTTTATGATTTCACCTGGTTCCCAAACAAAATCTTTGACTTGATCTATGGCACGTACAAAGTCTTCAATGTAGATAAAGTCGTGATAGCCTTGATACAAGGTCATTGGCTCATCATTGAAAAACGCACGATATAGTGTGGGAAATAACCTGTGTGGTCTTTCGTGTATGCCATAACCTGAGTATATGCGGGCCACCATGGTTTTAAGCCCGTACTGTCGGGCATAGGCCTGACACAACAGGGTGGCTGCACCTTTGGTGGCTTGGTACACGTCCACTGGATTGATTGGATCTGTTTCTGATGTAGCACGATTCATTGGGCCATATTCGGCGCTGCTACCTATCTGTATAACTCGGCAACCAGGACAGTATTCACGCACACTTTCCAGTATTTCGTTGACCATGCCAACATTGGTATTGTACATGACGTCGGCCTTGTATATTTCGCCAGCACAATGAATGATTAGGTCGGGTTTGTGTATGTAAATGGCTCCACTGAGTCTAACACTGGTTCTGGTGTGTTCAATGACCTCGTGAGTGGTACCAAAATAGTCGGCCAGGCTGCGTCCTAAAAATCCTGTGGTGCCGGTGATTAAAATTTTCATTATCGTACTTCTTGTAAAAACTCTTGTAATTTTGTACTGTGTATCAACAACAAATCTTCGCTGGGTCGAGCTGGATCAGCTGTCTCGAATGTTTTTGGATATAACGGAACATAGTCCATGCTGGCAACAATATCAAACATACGCCGGACTTCTTCTGTGCCAAAGCCACTAAACCACTCTACAAACAACTTTGGACGTAAGCTGTCAATAAACTCACGGCTACTGTCTAATATTACAAAATCATGACCCTCGGTGTCAACCTTGATAAGATCAATGCGGGCAATTTCTTCCGCATTTAAATATCTACGACACAGGGTTTCTAACCGGATACCCGGCACATCAATAGAACCTGATCCAGCGCCGATGCCCCAGTTATGATTTACTAGGCCTCCGTTACACATACCGTTGTTGTGATCACTGAATGTTACTGTGACGTCATCTTCTGTGGTCACAGCTTCACTGGCAACCACAAACTTGCCCAGATGGCGATTCATGTTGCAGGCAAACTCCAACCAAGGATATATGGTAGGATTACATTCTACAGTCAGTACACAATAGCCACTCATGGCCATCATGGGTACAGCAGTATCTCCACTGTGTGCACCAATGTCTACTATGGTGGTGCCAGATTTGAGTATTTTACTCCAGTTGTAGTCATTTAGGTAGATATCTAGGGTTTGACTAAAATCTCTATGCCCTTCATAGGGATGATCCATTTCAAACCAATAACCAATCACACCCGGACGACCATACTGTGTATAATCGTTGCTGTAGGCTTGCCTGATAGGCGGCAGTTTAAAAATGTGTTCCATCATCTAACAATTTGTTTGGTCAGTTCTGTGGCACGAGCAATGCGAGCTGGCTTATATGTTCCAGGCCAGTGTACAATCCAATCTCCGGGTTCCCAAGCGCCTGAGTTACCCATGATATCAAAACGTGCATCGCAGTAATCATAAATCTGCGGTTCATAGCTGTTCATGTAACGCTGTGGAACAATTTTAACAATAGCAGACAGGTCTGATACTGTGTCAATGATAACCTGTTGTTCGGCCCACTCTACATCCTGGTAGCTTTCTTCCAAGTCCACAATCATTTGTAAGTAAGCACGACCTTCTTCACTGTTACGAGCCAAGAAGTTGCCTGAGTTGATGTTTAATCTATCTACGGGTACAATAAAATGATAATCGTTATCAATCCGATCTTCCATTCGGATAGTCATGTTGGTAATCATGGCATCGCATTCACTAAACAACAACCACTCGATATCAGGGCGTTGTTTAAAAATGTCTAATACATAGTGGATTTTGTTAAAGCCCATAATAGGACTGTACCGTGTTTCCTTGAGTACATGGAATTCGTATCCGTGTAGATCACAGTATTCCTGTTTGGGTGCATCAGTTAAATCGGCTAAATCTTGATAGTCTAGTGTGTTGATACTTGCGACAGCGTACATATGATCCTTGAAAATTTGACAGTAAGGTATTTATTATGCTTAAATACAGCTATGAAAATATATGATTGCTTTACATTTTACAATGAGCTTGACCTACTGGAACTGCGTTTAAGTGAATTATACGACAAAGTAGACCACTTTGTCATTGTTGAATCTAACCAAACCTTTACAAATCGAGCCAAACCATTCAACTTGTACGATCATACAGACCGCTTTAAGCCCTATTTGGACAAAGTGATCTATGTACAAGTGACCGATATGCCGGCCAGTGCCAATCCCTGGGACAACGAACATCATCAGCGTAATGCCATTGTTCGCGGGTTAACCAAGGCCGATGACAACGATATCATTATCATTTCGGATGTTGATGAAATACCGCGAACACAGGCTGTTGATTATATGCGTCGTAGTGATCAGACCATATTTGCTATGCGTATGCCCATATTTAATTTTAAATTTAATTATATGAAGCTGAGTCCCGATAGATATAACATTTGGGGCATGGCTGCTAGATGCCGTGTGCTCAAAGATATCACAGCCAACAGCCTAAGAGACATGCGTTTTAGTTTTTTTGGCAGTGAATATCAGTTTGCCAACAACGGATGTGAAGTGGTAGAACACGCAGGATGGCATTTTGGTTATCTGGGCGATAGAGACTATTTGATAGACAAAGCCCAGAGTTTTAGCCATCAGGAAGTAAACACACCAGAATTTTTGGCACAAATAGACCCCGAAGCCAGCATCGCCAAACGCACCAGTTGGAAACAAGACAGCGACGACAGTTATGAAATTGTAGAGTTGGACAACTACTTTCCAAAATACCTGTGCGACAATCAGAATAAATATCAACAGTACATTTTGAATAATCCAGTTGCACAGGCCAGAGCCCTATTACCAGAGTTTCCATACACAATCAGATGAACGCATACACCTTAGAAATTACCACAATGATTGGTTGCCCATTGATGTGCAACTACTGTCCGCAGGACAGTTTACGAGATGCCTACGGCGATGATGTAAAATACATGACGCTGGCAGACTTTAAAACCATAGTAGACAAAATACCCACTCATGTGCGACTGGACTTTTCGGGACAGGCAGAACCTTGGGTCAATCCCGATTGCACTGACATGTTTGAATATGCCATGCAACGGGGATTTAGAGCAGCAATTTTTACCACATTGTACAACTGGGACGAAGCAACTGTGCACCGCATGGGCGAACTGTTGTTTAACTATGCCAAGCAAATTGACATTGTCAAAATACATTTCCCCGACGATCAAGGCAACATGAAAGGTTGGAAACCCAGTGAAGAATGGAACTATGCATTTGCTGGTGTAACTGCTGTGGTACAGGCCGCTGGCATACACTACGAAGCCATGACCATGAGCGATCACGGAGTTCATCCCGCAATCCAAAATCTTCCCGGGGTCGGTGTTAGTCACTCATGGTCAATTGCTGCACACGATCGTGCTGGTACCTTGGATACAGAGTCGGTCAAAGAGCAACCAATTGCGTTCAGTCCCAAACACAACTATCCCGTCAAATGTAGCAAAACCGATCTGTACAATCAGGGAGTGTTGCTACCAAACGGCGAAGTACTGCTGTGCTGTATGGACTATGATAAAAAACATGTTATGGGCAATTTGCTCGAACAGGATTATGCGGATTTACCAACCAATCCGGCCATGACACGGTTATTGGAATTAAATGCTTTACCCTATTACACAGATGAAAGCCTGTGTAAGAGCTGTACAGATGCTTGTCGTGCTTGACATTGCATTTCAACTAGTATATAATATAAAATTCAATTAGGAACAACATGTCAAAGACAGTATTAATCACCGGCGGTGCTGGATTCATCGCACATCATGTAATTGATAAAATTTTAAACGACACCGACTGGCGGATCGTATGTCTGGATCGCCTGGATATTTCAGGCAATTTAAACAGACTACACGATATGTTACAGGATCATGATCCTGCGAAAGTAAGCAAGCGACTACGCATTGTATTCCACGATCTCAAAGCCGAACTTAACGAAATGATTGTCAAGGATATTGGGCCGATTGATATTGTGCTACACCTGGCCGCAGGATCGCACGTGGATCGCAGTATCCAGTATCCCATGGAGTTTGTGCAAGACAACGTGGTTGGTACAGTACATTTGTTGGACTATGCTCGCAAGCACCTGCCTAATCTGGAACGTTTTGTTTATTTCTCCACAGACGAAATCTTTGGTGTTGCTCCTCCGGGAGTCAGCTATCGAGAATATGATCGTTATAACTCAACAAACCCTTACTCTGCTAGCAAAGCGGCCGCAGAAGAGTTTTGTGTGGCTTATGAAAACACCTACAAGATGCCTATCGTGGTAACCCACACCATGAACGTGTTTGGTGAACGCCAACATCCAGAGAAGTTCATTCCCATGTGCATCCAACGTGCCAGGGATGGCGAAAAAGTGTATATCCATGCCAACGAAGATTGTACAGAAGCTGGCACACGCATGTATATCCATGCCAAGGATGTGGCCGAAGGCCTGATGTTTATTCTTGAAACGTTGCCAGCAGACTATAAACACACAGGCGACTATGGTTGGGCTCATTGCCCCAAGTTTAACCTGGTAGGCACAGAAGAAATTGATAACTTGACCTTGGCCCGGATGGTGGCGGCTGCACAAGGCCGAGAATTAAACTATGAAATGGTCGACTTCCACGGAAGCAGACCTGGACATGACCTACGCTATGCGTTAGATGGCGGCCTGTTAAAAGAGCTAGGATGGGAGCCAAAGATTAAACTAAGTGAACGCATCGCAGAAATGACTAAATGGACTTTGGAGAATAACAGATGGCTCAGCAAATAAAACATGCATTTGTAGTAACAAGTGCTGTTAATAGTAAGTTTGGTGTGTTCTCTCCTGCAGAACGATTGCAACAAACTATCGATACAATCACCAGTATCAAGAACAAAATACCCACAGCCAAGATCTTTATCATGGAATGCTGTGGCACTCCAGTAACCGAAGAACAACTAATAGCGTTGGCAAAATCCTGTGACACAGTGATTAATTTTAGTACAGACCCAGACGTACAAGACATGTACGACAGCGACAACTGGGACGTGGTCAAAAATGGCACAGAAATCATGTGTTTTAGTCGTGCATTGACCATGCTAAAAGATTCTGGTCAATTTGCAGGTGTTGATCGTATACACAAAATGTCTGGACGTTACGTATTGAATGACATGTTTGATCCAGAGACCTATGAGCAAACTGACATAGCAGACAAGTTTATCATTGGTCCTAAGTATAAAAGTCAATTTCCCATAGAAGTAACCACAGTTCCGCTACAGTACATGGCACGTTTATGGTCGTGGCCCGTTGCCAGGCTTGATGAAACTATACAGATTTATCAAGACAGTTTTGTGTTCTTTGCTCAACGTGTAGCCGCAGGCGGATATGTAGATATTGAGCATGTGTTGTATAAATTTTTGCCACAACCGCATGTACACGAAATACAAAACCTGGGCGTAGAAGGTTGTATTGCACCCAACGGTACAGCAATTAAAAACTAATGGAAAAATTTAAGCCTATAACAGAATGTCTAGCATGTGGTCACCATGTGCTGACACCCACTTTGAATTTTGAGCCGCAACCACTGGCCAACGCTTTTAGAGAAATCCGTACCACCATACATGAATCACGCTATCCATTAAGTATCAATCGCTGTGAGTCTTGCGATCACCTACAATTGACTCATGCAGTAAACCCTGAGTTGATCTACAAACACTATCTGTATGTGTCAGGTACTAGTGCCACACTGAGAAAGTATAGTGCTTGGTATGCTTGGTTTGTGCGTGAGCAATTTAGCTATTGGCCTACCACAGTCCTAGACATTGGCTGTAACGATGGCAGTCAACTTGACGCATTCCGTCAGGCACAGTTTCAAACCTGGGGCATAGATCCTGCAGAAAACTTGTATCCTATATCCAGTGCCAACCACTCAGTGGTGTGTGGATTCTGGAACGCAGAAACAGCTAAACAGTTGGGGCAGGACAGTTTTGATGCAATTACCAGTCAAAATGCTTTTAGTCATATTCCTGATCCCTTGAGTTATTTAAAGTTGGCTGCAGAATATTTGCGACCCGATGGCAGACTTTTTATCAGTACAAGTCAAGCCGACATGGTTGTAAACGGAGAATTTGACACAATCTATCACGAACATATCAGTTATTACAATGCTGAATCAATGAAGCAGTTGGCTGAACGTGCCGGCATGTATCTAATAGATGTGGTCAAGACTCCTATACACGGTACAAGTTATATTTTTGTGCTGGCCAAGCAACCACGCAACGAGCACAGAGTAAAAAACATATTGGCTACAGAAACACGACTACATCAACCAGACACATATCACACCTGGTCTACCAATGTAAAAGATTTATTAACACGATTAAAAGATCAAATTGATGAGTATCGCGGATTTGGTTATACAGTAATAGGCTATGGGGCTGCGGCCAAGGGCATGACTTTGATCAATGCGTCGGGCATTGATCTTGATGTTGTGATAGATGATAATCCTCTCAAACAAGGATTGTACTGCCCGGGCACAGAAATACCTGTGGTCAGCAGTGACTACATTCAACAGATGCCTGCAGATAAAAAAGTCATATTTGTTCCGTTGGCCTGGAATTTTTACACAGAGATTACAAACAAGATCAAGGCAATACGAAATCAGCCCGGCGACGGATTTATGCGTTACTTTCCCAAATTAAAAACCGATTTCAATGACGACTGAGTTTAGTTTTCCTGTGATCGAGCTGGTTGACAGATATACCATAGCTCGTGTAAAATACGACAAAACCCGTGGCTCCAACACAGCTGAATTGGATTTCTACTCTGCACAAATAGCCAAATTGGATGTACAGTTGATACAAGCAGAGCTATCGGCATTAGAAGATATACATCGACGTATTTGGGCCATGGAAGATGATTTTAAAAAATGTCGTATTGACGGTGCTGATCTAGCAGAAATTGGGAAACGTGCATTAGACATAAGAGACCTAAACAATTATAGAGTGCAATACAAAAATTCAATAGCAGACAAGCTCAACGACCCTGTTCGAGAAATCAAACAAGACCATACCAGTGAAGATTGAAAAACCAATAAACATCCTAGTACAGAGACGTGCCGCCATTGGCGATGTCATCATGACCACAGGCGTTGTACGTGAACTCAAACGTCGATATGGCGCCGATGCCAACATTGACATAGCCACAGACTTTGCAGAACCTTACCGCAACAATCCGCACGTTCGCAATGTGTTCCCAGTTGATCAAGTTCCTGATGTCAAAGGTCGATGGGACTTGTACTACAACCTTGATGATGCCTACGAGCTCAATCCCACAGAACACTATGTAAAAAATTACTTTTATCGTGTGTTTGCGGACACAACTAAAAACATGGCGGTAGAGTTATTTCCCACTGATGAAGATAAACAAGCGGTAGACGCAGACTTGACAGACATAGGAGACCGGTTCATTGTGGTTCACATGCGTAACTGGCATTGGACTGCCAAAAACATTACCTTGGATATATGGCTTGATGTATATGCTCAATTGTTTGAATCCCGCACAGATTTCAAAGTGGTATGCGTAGGTGGGGCGACAGATCACTACATTGATCATCCGCTGTTTGTTGATCTCCGTGCAAAATACAATAGTCAACAAATGAAATATCTGTGCGATCATGCACAATGTTTTGTTGGCATAGATTCAGGGCCATTTCAATGTGCTGCCGCAAGTAGCACTCATATTGTCGCTTTGCTGACACACTTGGATCCTGAATGTATTATGCCATACCGACGTTTTGAACCTGCCTATAATTCTACAGCCATTACAACCATGGAAGATTGTCGCGGGTGTAATCGGGACCAGGCCCGTCCTGTACGCCAATTAGTATGTAAAAAAGGTGAGACACCTTGTAACAACAACTTTGACACAGAAAAAATTGCTACAGCTATTTTAGGACAATTATGAAAACATACAGACATTCAGGTACACTAGGCGACCTTATCTACAGCCTAAGCGTGGTAAAAAAAATGGAATCGGGGCAATTTTTAGTTGCCTTAAACAACATTGAAAATTGCGTAAGCCAATATGGATATAGACCCGACGAAGTAGATCCTGCACACAAGGGTCGCTTTACCGAACAAGACTTTGAATGGTTAAAGCCCCTGCTCAAGCGTCAGAGTTATATCGAATCAGTGGGTACCTGGCGCCAAGGCGATGCTGAACCTGCGGTGGACCTAGATCGGTTCCGTGGTACCTTGTTCCGTGGGTTTGAAGGTAACTATGTACAAGCATATCACATAGCATTTGGTTTGCCATTTACCCTGGCAGATTATGATACTCCTTGGCTAGAAGCAGATCCAGTCACAACCAAACCCATGGTAGTAAGCCGTACATTCCGTTATCGTGACCCTGCCGCTGATGCTACATGGAAAAAAATGGCCGAAGATGGTGTGTTAGATCGGCTGGGTATTTTTGTAGGAACCAAAGAAGAGCATGCGGATTTTGTACAGGTAACCGGAGTTGCCATCCCATATCATCCAGTCAATAACTTTTTAGAACTGGCCAACATTGTGGCTGGTGCTAACCTAATTATGGCCAACCAAAACTTTGTTTACAGCCTGGCCATGGGCCTGGGCAAGCAAACTGTACTAGAAACTATCAAAATTAAACCACTACAAAATAACGAATGTTTCTTCCCAAGAGCCAATGCCCAGTATTTTTGAAGTATAAATAAATTTGTGGTAGTTGTTGACAATGCCACAATCTTGTAGTACAATAAAAAACTATTTTATATCATTTCATTTAAAGGAGATTATGATGAATCTAAAACCGCTATCTGATAGGGTCGTAGTTCGCCGTGTTGACAGTGAAACTGTAACCAAGGGCGGCATCTTTATTCCTGATGCAGCCACAGAGAAAGCCGATCAAGGACGAGTACTTGCTGTTGGACCAGGTAAACGCAATGCAACCACAGGTGAGATTTCTGCACTTGGTGTCGCTGTCGAAGATCGAGTCTTATTTGGTAAATTTTCTGGACAGACTGTCAAAGTCGACGGAGAAGAACTATTAATTTTAAAAGAGGAAGATATCCTCGCTGTTATTCAAGGAGAATAAAACATGGCTGCAAAAGACGTATATTTTGGGAATGATTCCCGTAGCAAAATGGTTGAGGGTGTCAACATCCTGGCCAACGCTGTCAAAGTCACACTGGGTCCTAAAGGACGTAACGTGGTAATTGAACGTAGCTTCGGTGGTCCAGCAGTGACCAAAGACGGCGTAACAGTTGCCAAAGAGATCGAACTCAAAGACAAACTGCAAAACATGGGTGCTCAGATGGTCAAAGAAGTAGCTTCCAAGACAGCAGACAATGCTGGTGACGGTACCACTACTGCCACAGTACTTGCTCAAGCCATTGTCAAAGAAGGCATGAAGTATGTGACATCAGGTCACAACCCGATGGACTTGAAACGTGGCATCGACCGGGCTACTACAGCCGCAGTTGAGCAATTGGCCAAGTTGAGCAAGCCTTGCGAAACAAGTGCTGAAATTGCACAGGTGGGCACTATCAGTGCCAATGCTGATGCTGAGATTGGCAAGATGATTGCTGATGCCATGGAACGTGTGGGCAAAGAAGGTGTGATCACAGTGGAAGATGGCAAGAGTCTACAAAACGAATTAGACGTTGTAGAAGGCATGCAGTTTGACCGTGGTTACTTGAGCCCATACTTTATCAACAACCAAGACAAGCAAACTGTTGAACTAGATCAACCATTTATCTTGTTGTTTGACAAAAAGATCACCAACATCCGTGATATGATCCCTGTGCTGGAAGCAGTAAGCAAAGCACAAAAGCCCTTGTTGATCATCGCAGAAGATGTCGAAGGCGAAGCACTTGCTACCCTGGTAGTAAATTCGATGCGTGGCATTGTTAAAACCTGTGCTATCAAAGCACCCGGCTTTGGCGATCGTCGTAAAGCCATGTTGGAGGATTTGGCTATCCTAACAGGCGGACAAGTTGTAGCTGAAGAACTAGGCCTAACCTTGGACAAGATTACCATTGAGCATTTGGGTATGGCAGGTCGTGTGGAAGTTAGCAAAGAAAACACCATTATCATTGACGGTGCAGGCGATGCTGACCGTATCGAAGCTCGTGTCAAAGCAATCCGCACACAAGCCGAAGAAGCTACTAGTGATTATGACCGAGAAAAGTTGCAAGAACGTGTGGCCAAGCTGGCAGGCGGTGTTGCTGTTCTACGTATTGGTGCTGCCACTGAAGTAGAAATGAAGGAAAAGAAAGACCGTATCGACGATGCCTTGCATGCCACCAAGGCAGCTGTGCAAGAAGGTATTGTGCCCGGCGGCGGTGTAGCACTTATCCGTGCCCGACAAGCCATCAACGGACTCACAGGCGACAATGCTGATCAACAGGCTGGTATCAATATTGTGCTACGTGCCATGGAAGAACCATTGCGTTGTATCGTAAGCAATGCCGGTGAAAGTGCTGATGTGGTATTGAATGCTGTGGCAAATGGCACTGGTAGCTACGGTTACAATGCCGCCACAGAACAATATTGCGACATGATGACAGCTGGGGTTATTGATCCGGCCAAGGTTGTTAAAACAGCCCTGGTCAATGCGGCGTCGGTTGCTGGCCTATTGTTGACCACAGACTGTGCTATTTTTGATCTACCAAAAGATCCAAATAATCCACAGCCCAGTATGCCCAACATGATGTAAGTTAGTGTGTACTAACATCAAACCCGCTACAGCGGGTTTTTTGTTGACCAATAAATCCTTTTAATATATAATTGTATTATGAAATATTTCGCATATGGTATGAATACCAACACCTCCCAAATGGCTAGTCGTTGCCCCAAAGCTCAGAGTTTGGGCCGAGCCACATTAATGGGACATGAATTCCGTTTTGCACGTCATGCGGACATAATTACTGATCCTGAGTTTGTTACTCAGGGAGTATTATGGGAAATTACTGCTGATTGCGAACTGGCATTAGATGCCCTAGAGGGTTATCCTGCATATTATCTAAAGAAGACGGTTCGTGTATTACATAATGGTAAATCAGTGGAATGTATGACATATTATATGACCGGAGATTTACCCGACGAATATCCCAGCGATGGATATTTAGAAATGTTAATGGAAGGATACAAAGAGCATGGAGTGGATAATACTCAGTTGTATTCAAGTCTATTATTAATTCAACAAATTGAAAAAAGACGTATCGAAGCAGAAAAAACGTACTTTCAATATTTTAATTAATGAACACCGTTAATATAATAAAATGGACTGCCACCGCAGTGACATTATCGGGTGCAGTATTGGCCAGTTTGGGAATATATCCATATTCGGCCATTGTATTAAATGCAGGCAGTTTCATATTTTTAATATGGGCCATATTGATTCGTGACCGTGCAATGATCACAGTTAATCTTGGATTATTAATGATTTACTCAATTGGATTAACAATAAAACTATTATGAAACTCAAAGACATGATTATCAACGAATACGAACAGGCATTTCCTTTTGAATCAGAATACATTGATTGGATCAACTGTATGGAAACGGAATATTCTGAGGCTAAGTTAGTGGTCACTAACCGTACAAATATAGTGTTGCATAAAGACAACACGGAACAATACAGCCCTTATGCTACTGTAAACAGTTGACCAATAATTCCCATTAATGTATAATAGTTGTATTGTTAATAAAGAAGGAGCTAAGTATGTCAGTATCATTTATTCGCATTAAATCTGGCGCATATCGCACAACAGATGTGAGCGGTCAGGTATTCCAATTGGTAGAACAATATAAAAATACAGCCAAAGGTGGCTATGTCACTGTCAAAAATGGTGGCCGGTTTCCTGGCTTTCCAGAAGAAATCCGTGTCAAGGTTGATGGCATGAGTGACTACGATTTTGTAACAGAAGCAGATTTTGTTGAAGCTGGTAACACTCCTGTGGCTGAAGCCATTGCACTTGAAACAGCAGCCGAAAGTGACGAACAAGTGATTGAGCGTATCCGTCAGCGTTTTGAAATATTGGATGAAATGACCACGGCCGCCACCAATGGCGAGATCCGTGCCATGATCGTATCAGGTCCTCCGGGCGTTGGTAAATCGTTTGGTGTAGAACGCATCGTTGAAAAGGCCTGTTTGTTTGATCAGATCTCAGGCAAGCGTCTCCGTGCCGAAGTTGTCAAAGGTTCAGCCACTGCCCTAGGTTTGTACAGTACACTCTACAAGTATTCAGATGCCAACTGTATGTTGGTGTTTGATGACTGTGACAGTATCTTGCTGGATGACGTGGCCTTGAACCTGCTCAAAGGCGCCTTGGACTCGGGTAAGAAGCGTAAGATTTCGTGGTTGAGTGATAGCAGTTTGTTGCGTCGCGAAGGCATTCCAGACAGCTTCAACTTCAATGGCTCTGTGGTGTTTATCACCAACCTCAAGTTTGATCAAATGAAAAGCCAGAAGTTGCGTGATCACTTGGATGCATTACAAAGTCGTTGTCACTATCTTGACTTGACTCTTGACACCATGCGTGACAAGGTACTCCGTATCAAGCAGATTGCCAAAGATGGTGAGTTGTTTGCAGAGTACGATTTTGCTCAATGTGAACAAGATGAAATCATTGAGTTCCTTGAGTCCAACAAGAACAAGTTCCGCGAAATGAGCCTGCGTATGGCTATCAAGATTGCAGACTTGCGTAAGAGTTTCCCACTCAAATGGAAGGCCATGGCCGAAGTAACTTGTATGAAGGCCGCAGCATAAACGGTTTCCACAGTCACCTAGACTGTGGCCCATGACTCTTTTTAGCTCCTGAGTTATGGTTTGACAATCCCCGGGTTTAATCGCTCGGGGATTTTTTTATTTGATTTTGCTGTAAATATATGTTACAATAGCAACATGGCACTGACATTATTTAAACATCCTCACGTGGAAGACTACATTGAAATCATTGCCGGTTATCGCAAGCCCGACGGTAAAAGCAACTACAGTATTTTCACAGTGAGCGAAAGTCCGATTAGCCTGGCCAGATACGATATGAAAATTGTACCCAGCTTGGCTGAACAGACACTGGGACAAAACAAGGGCTACACTGACAAGCAGGCCCGGTTGGCCGCGGATTTGGTGCTAAAATACGAACGACAATTATTTAAACTTGGCATTGATGTAGAGCCGGTCCGCACACCTCAATACCGATTGCCCATCAGAGAAATTGACCGCAGTACTCGAGTCTGGGTTGAAACCGACACAATCAAACTTAAATTTCCTTACGATCCAGAATTGATAGACACAGTAAGAACAGCCACCAAAGAAAGCAAAGGGTCGTTTAAATACAATCGAGACACTAGAATACACGAAGCCGCACTGACTGAATGGAATTTGAACTGGATTCATGCATTTGCCCAACAACACAATTTTAACATTGACGTCAGCGTCAAAGATCTGATGAAATTGGTATTGGCAACAGAACAAACAGACTTCAAGATTGAATTGCAGTATGCCAATCAAGGACTAACTGTGGCCAATGCCGAAGCAAGTTTGATAGATTATGTGACCGATTCCTTGGGTGGATTTGCGTTAAGCAACATTCTTACCTTGTGCGACCATGCTCCTGTGCTGGGATATTCGGTACACAAAGACATAGAAACAGATGTAATTAGAAACTTTAATACCAGATTTTGGAGTCTGTGTGCTAACCGTCAGCTCAAAGTGGATACCGGTACTTCTGGTAACTTGATCAAAGACTTGATTGATTATGCAGAACTTACCTGTAGATTTCCTATATTTGTGTATGAACCTGACCTGAGTGGTAGACTGTTAGCGGAATTCACAAAGTTCTTTCCTGACCAAATAGTTAATTTTACCAACAAGAGTGCAAACAATATCATTGACAGCAATACCAAAATCGTCTATACCAGTAAAATACCCAAACAACCAGTTGAACGTATTCCACTCATGGTCAGCGGTGCTGGTATGCTGTATGGTGGCGACAGACAGATGTGGATACAGGCCGCCGAAAAGGTTGTGTACTTCACTAAAGATGTGTATAATAAAAACACTAAAGGACCAGAAGTTTGCAAGCTAAACTAATTATACGTGATGAAGTCAATGTCAAAATAGAAGGACTGGATTTGACCACACGTAAAAATCTCGTTAATAAATTCAAATATGAAATTCCCGGGGCAAGGTATCAACCCAGTGTTCGTCTTGGCCGCTGGGATGGCAAGGTTGCGTTTTTTCAGCTGGGCGGTAGCACTTATATTAATCTATTGCCAGAAATTTTGCCTTACTTGGAAGAGCAAGGCTACGATATTGAAGTAGAAGACACTAGAGAATATTCAACTTCATTTGCATTTGATCAAATTGCAGAAGATACCTTTGCCGGCACAGCATGGCCTGCGGGACACCCTAGAGCCGGTGAACCCATTATGTTGCGTGACTATCAAGTAGAAATCTTGAATAACTTTTTAACCAATCCACAAAGCATACAAGAAATTGCCACCGGAGCAGGTAAAACTATCATGACTGCGGCCCTAAGTAAGAGCATAGAGCCCTATGGACGTAGCATCATTATTGTTCCTAACAAGAGCTTGGTCACACAGACCGAAGATGATTATCGGAATCTAGGACTAGATGTGGGTGTGTATTTTGGCGACCGTAAAGAATTTGGCCGGACACATACCATTTGCACTTGGCAAAGTCTAAATATCTTATTAAAGAACACACGGAATCACGAAGCCGAATGTACCATCGGCGACTTCATTGAAGATGTGGTATGTATCATGGTTGACGAAGTACACATGGCCAAGGCCGATGCATTGAAGACCTTGCTTACAGGTGTGTTCAGTCATGTGCCCATCCGCTGGGGACTGACCGGCACTATACCCAAGGAAGACTATGCCGCGGTCAGTATTTTCTGTAGCCTAGGTAATGTGGTGGGCAAGCTCAGTGCAAGTGAACTTCAAGAAGCTGGTCATCTTGCAAACTGTCATGTAAATATAGTACAGTTGGTTGATCATGTGGAGTATACAAATTATCAAACAGAATTAAAATATCTAGTAGAAACATCCGAGAGATTGGATTATATCGCTGATTTAGTCACTCGGGTAAACGGCACCGGCAATACGCTAGTTCTAGTAGATCGCATTGCCACTGGTAAATTACTGGTGGAACGACTAGGCGATCGTGCAGTATTTGTGTCGGGGGCCACCAAAGCCAAAGACAGGAAAGATGAATATGATGAAGTTGCGATTAGCAGTGATAAGATTATTGTGGCTACCTATGGTGTTGCTGCTGTGGGCATTAATATCCCTAGGATATTTAATCTTGTGCTTATTGAGCCCGGTAAGTCTTTTGTTCGCGTCATCCAGTCGATCGGTCGTGGCATCCGCAAGGCGGAAGACAAAGATCACGTCCAAATCTGGGACATAACCAGCACTTGCAAATTTGCCAAGCGACACCTGACACGACGCAAGGCTTTTTACAAGGAAGCCAACTACCCATTTACATTAGAGAAGGCCGATTGGCAATGAGAATACTAACCCTAGACAACACCAGTTACTCAATGGATTCAATTCCAGACGAGATAGACGAAGTACGATTTTGTGTACTGGACAACAGTGATCCCAAAGATCCCGATTACTTTTATATACCTTTGATTTTTTTGGAATCGTTTAACAGTCCTGCACTAGTACTACGCATCGGCAACAACACTATTCGCATGCCGGTGGATTGGCAAATCCTAATAGGCGAACCCGACTTTGGCGACCTGGAAGTTGTACCATTGACCAGCATCAATGATCGCGGATTCAACGTGTTTACATTCAATCCCCTGACCAGTTACATGCCCGAGTTCCATCCTGTAGAGATCGTGGACATTTATCAAGACGTCAAATGGTATTTTCCCAAACTCAAACCTGGACAACTATTGGCTATTCCCTTGACTGAAGGCCCAAAGCCCATGTGTGCTTTCTTTATCAAAGATATCAGCCGCCAAAGTGAAGTAGTCGATTACGGAAAAGTATGGTAACATGGGCCGACTCAAACCAGGTGCCACATACATTTACGAACATGCAGATGGTGTAACTTACGCTAGAGAATCGGGTGCCCATCCTGGTGATAGAATAGCCATTGGTTGGACTTATGATAGGTTAGAGAAAGATGCAAGAGCCCAGCGTGTTACTTTATGGGATCAGATACATCATGCGGCCAAAACAAATCCTGCTTTACAAGAAGCTATAGAACGTGTTATAGTTATATATGAATTACAAAGAGGCGAAGATCCGCCTGGGTGGCATCCAGTTTAAGGAGACAGTATGAGCAAAGAAGAAGATAAAATCAAACACGGCGATCGTATGCATCGTGCGTGGACTGCAATTAAAAAGCAACTTAACATTATCAAAGCACACAAGAATTTTGGCGAAGCTTCAAAACGTATTGACGAAGCACAACCGCATAGGTTAGCCAAACATCATGCAATGGATTGCGGACAAGCACATTGTACCCTATGCGGTAATCCAAGACACAACAAACGTACCAAAGGCGAAGAAAAGTTAACCATCCAAGAACGTCGCAACAATCAAAAAGCCCAAGATGAGTGAAGATAAGTTAAGCATTCGAAGTGAAATGTCTGCATTTGATCGCAAGGACAGGAACTTCTACGACAGTTTGACTGACGAAGAAAAGAAAAAGTTTTCGCCGTTCTTGATGATTCGTTATGGCGCAACTGTGACAGGTAACCCAGACTTGCAGGCCTACTACTTGATGAGTTGTAACGAGCGTCTTAACAAACATTTCTTTGATGTAAACACCGCACAACACAAAAAACTACAATGGTTGCTGGCCACAACTGTAAGTCCAGGCATGGGCAATCAGTATCATCAATGGATTGCCCCAAAAAAGAAAACAAACGACAACAAGAGTATCAAGTTTTTGCGTGAACTGTATCCGCATTTGAAAGAAGATGATCTCAAGCTAATGAGTGAACTCAACGACAAAGATGATCTTAAAGCCTACGCCAAAGGCATGGGCTGGGCAGACAAAGATATCAAGAAAGAGCTATGAACATTTTGATCAATGGCTGTAGTTTTATGGACAGCTATCACTATCAAAATCAGTTTGGTCAACTACTTGGCGGCTCAGCTGTAAACATAGCCAAAGCTGGTAGCAGTAATAGACGTATCATACGCACCACTGTGGACTACATAGAAACAAATCCAGTGGATTTTGTTGTCTTGGGCCTGACCTTTTATGATCGTCAAGAAAGTCCGTTTCTGACCATACCTAAACCCAGAGAAGGACATTGGGTCAGTTATAATCGCCAGGGCATGCAGGCCACTTTTTGCGATGTCAATGACTTTGACAGCACAGTGGAACACAAAATGATTGGTGATTACATACTGGATCGTTATCGTTACGACATTGGCATGCAGTATTTAAATCAATTGTATTTGGATCTGCGTATGTTTTCGGGTTACTTAAAAAACAAAGGTATAGGCTTTTGTATTTTTAACACTTGCGAGCGCCACCATCAAAACATAGATCTGGGAACAGGATTTGTTCCATTTTCGTTTATTGGCAATGAATATCTAGAACAAAATGGTTGCAAACCTTTTGAAAAAGATCTAGATTTACCCGCCAACGCTAGACATCACTACAGCGAAGATGTTATAATACTAGTTCGGTATCTGGTGGATTGTATAAAAAATGTATAAGTGTCGTTATTGTGAAAAGGATTTTAGCAAGGAATCAACCCTGGCTGTGCATCTTTGCGAACCCAAACGACGCTGGCAACAAGAAAAAGAAACTGGTGTGCAACTGGGACTCAGGGCTTACTTGCGTTTTTATGAAATAACACAAGGATCTGCCAAGTTAAAAAGCTATGATGACTTTGTTAAGAGTCCGTATTACAATGCGTTTGTCAAGTGGGGCAGGCACATGGTGGGCATACGTGGCATCAATCCACCGGCCTTCTTAGAGTGGCTGTTGAAGAACAACAAGAAGATTGACCACTGGCTCAAAGACGATTTTTATGTTGAATACTTGCACGATTACTTGCGTAGAGAAGCAACACAAGATGCACTTGAAAGGGCTTTAAATGAAATGCAAAATTATGCCGACGATCATCCTGACCTTAAAAACGGTTTTAGCGATTATTTTCGGTATGGTAACAGCAATCGTGTGGTACATCATATTGCTACCGGTCGTGTTAGCCCTTGGATTGTGTATAATTGTGCATCGGGTGTCGACTTCCTGGATCAACTGGGTCCAGAACAAGTGGCGATCATACTTCCGTGGATAGACCCCGACCACTGGCAACGCAAATTTAAAGATTACTTGGCAGATACTGAATGGGTCAGTGACATATTAGCAAAGGCCGGACTATGAAGTTTAAGTCAGACATTGACATTGACTTTGCGGATCGCACTCAAGCATTAAGTTTGTTAAAGCACACCCCTGCCAGTATCAACAGAGACGGTGATTGGGTAGCACACAATACAGGTGTGTATGTAACAGATATTCCTGCAGATCCGTTTACAGGTCGTGCCAGCATTGATTATGAGTCAGCTGAAGCACGTGGCTATACAAAACTAGACTTTTTAAATGTATCATTATATACACAGATAAAGAACGAAGCACATTTACAAGAATTGATGGCTCAAGAACCCGAATGGGATCGATTGTATGATCCTGAATTTTGCGGAAAATTAATACACATCGGCAATCACTATAAGACCCTGATTCAAATGCCCGAAGCAGTTAATAGCATACCCAGGCTAATGATGTTTATGGCCATAATCCGTCCAGCCAAGCGTCATCTAATTGGAAAAACTTGGCGAGAAGTTGCAGAAACTATCTGGGATCAAACAGATGATGGACAGTATGCATTTAAAAAGAGCCACAGTTGTGCATACAGTCATCTAGTTGTGGTCAATATGAACTTGTTAACTAACCTTACGAACTAGGGTTATTGATTTGCGTTTGCTACGTTTAGTGGCCATTTCTTTCAGGCTCACATAAGGGCCCATTTTAATTTCTACGTCCTTGCTGTTCATGGTACGTAGACACACTCGGAATACACTCCAATCCTGCTTTAAAAACACATTGATGGGCATGAGCCTATTGCTTTCCCACCACCATGTTTCTCCCAAACTCAAGAAGGTTTTCTTGACTTCAGTGTCCTTGAGCAGGCCAAAGTCATAAAGTGTAGTTATAACTTCGTCTGAATTTTGTATGATGCCAATGTAGTCATTACCGCCATAGGTGATATGGCTTAGGTATGGGTATTGTGCGAGCAGTTGCTTGTAGTGTTCTTCCACGTTGTCCGATAAATATGTTAAAGACGAGCAAATAAATGATTACTGTCAAAGCATATTTATATCCAAATCTTGCCGAGGTGCAGGTTTTTGACCCCGCAATATTTACAACAAGGAACCGCCAAGTGTACAGCCGCCCAATCAAAGTCTACCAAGGTGTAGACAATCCTATCCAAGTTATCATACGAAATCAAGACCAGAAAAAAGTTGATTTGACTGGCAGTAGTGTTACTGCAAGTATACAAGATCCAACCAATCAGTTGACTGTCAAAAGCTATCCTGTGTTGTTTGGCGCCAATGTGGGCGGAAATATTCAGTTAGGACAAGGTACATTTACATTTGATGCCAACACTATTAACGGCCTAGAACAGCGTTTTTACAAGCTGGCGTTTAGTACCACAGTTACCAGCACAGACGTGACACGTCCGGTATATATCGACGACAATTACGGAGTTCCACTAGATTTAGAAGTGTTACCGGCTTATTATGCCAACTCAACGCCGCCTGCAGAATCAGACACTTACACCCTAGACGGCGGTTCGATCTAAGATGGCACGTATCAATATATCACAGATTTTAATGAAGCGTGGTAATACTACCGCGGCAAATACCTATGTGGGCCCATTGGGTGAATTGGTTGTGGACACTGGATTGCGTACTGTACGTGTACAGGATGGCGTAACCGCAGGTGGTATGAGCACCTTGGCAACCAATGTACAATTACAGGCTCTAGGAACCTATGCTAATGCCACATTTGGTACCAGCAGTTACGGCAATGCCAATGTTGAGGCCTACATTGGTGCCAATATTGGCACATTGCATACCAATGCAGCTACACAGGCCACCAGCATCAATGCCATCACGGCCAACATTGGCAGTTTCTATACCTATGCCAACTTGAACTATGGCACCAGCAGTTATGCCAATGCCAATGTGATTGGATATTTGGCCAGTCAAAATATTTCCAGTGCCAACATTGGTGCGTATCAAACTTTTGCTAATAGCAATGCCGCAACACAAGCCACAAGTATAAACTCAATTACGGCCAATTTGGGGGCATATCAGAATTATGGTAACTTAACTTTTAGTACAGTAGCTAATGCAACCAGTCAAGCCGCAGACATTACAACATTGTTGTCCAATGCAGCCACACAAGCAACCAGTATCAACACCGTAAATGCTAACCTGGGTGCTTATCAAACTTATGGTAACCTAACCTTCAGTACTGTGGCCAATGCGGCCACTCAGGCAACAAGTATTGCCACATTACAAACACAAGTGTATGCCAACGCCAACGTGGCAGGTTACCTTGCTGGTAATATTAGCGTGGGTAACATCAATGCCACACAATACAACTTTGCCAATGGTGTAAACATCTTGAGCACAGTGGCTGGCACCTATGCCAATGCCAACGTGGCTGCTTACCTGCCCATATACTCAGGTAATGTACGAGCCGAATATCTAATAATGTCTTTTGGTGGAATCATCACAACCGGTGCTAGTCCGGCACCAAGTATATCTGGATTTAGCTCAATTTCCACAGCTGGAAATGCGGTCAACGAAGGCAACATCAGTGCATCTGGCAATTTAGTTGCCAACCGTGGCGCCTATATAACAGGTAATGTCACAGCAGGCAACATCAATGCCAGTCAATTTAACTTTGCCAATGGTGTAAACATCTTGAGCACAGTAGGAACCTACAGCAACACCAACGTGGCCTCATACCTGACAACAGGTGTGACTACTGCTAACCTAACTGTCACTGGCAATGTGGTACAACAAAGTGCCTACTATGAAACCTATGGTAACATTAGTAATAGTGGTGGTAACTTGACTTGCAACTTTAATCTTGGTACCACATTCTATGCTGCCTTAACTGCCAACGTGACAGCAAACTTTACCAATGTCAACGCTATTGCAAGCACAGTCTCTGGTGCTACTATCATTGTTGACCAAGGTGCCACTGCTTATCGTGTGGCCAACGTACAAGTCAATGGTGTTAACCAAACTGTTCGATGGGTTGGAGCTGTTGCTGGCGTAGGTACAGCAAGTAATACAGACATCATGAGCTTTAGCTTGATACACCTAGGTGGCGCCGCTTATCGGGTGTTGGGCCAAATCAGTAACTATGGATAACCTATGAAATTAGGTCGATTTAGTTCAATACATCAACCATCACAAAGAGTTTATAAAAAACCAGTGGCAGTTTCTGCCGGCCCAACAACCTCAGCCAGCTTGGTGTTAGATCTAGATGCGGCCAACTACGCGGCCATGCCTGCGAACGGCAGTACCATAGCGGGCACTGGGGCTTTTGCTATAACCACAAGCAATACCAATGGCAGTATGGCGTGGGCATCAACTGCTGGTGGCATATTCCGCAAGACCACTAACAACGACACAGATATGTTGAGGTTTGGTCCAAATTATTCATCCTCTTCACAGGCCTATACAGTAATGATGGTTTACCGATCACAGTCAGGCACAGCAGGTAGATTGTTAAATGCCAACACAGCCAGTCCAGACTGGTTAATGGGCCTGTGGGGTAATGCCGGTGGAGTACAAGATATTTTCTACAACGGGTCATTTTTAGGCAGTAGTAGCACAGCTCAAACAGGTGCTTGGAGATTTGCTTGGATGACATCCAACGGCACTACTACCACAAATGCCTATGCGGCCGGCAGTACTGCGCCTACCGGTACTCACGGAACTAGAGCTGGTGTCAGTGGATTTAACGGCCTAAGATTGTTTGGTAGATATGTCAGTTCCGTCCAAAATACAGAAGTTGTAACAGCCGATGTGGGCCTGGTCAAGGTCTGGGACGGTGCATTGACCTTGGCAGAGATACAGGCACAGCATGCCGCATACAAAACAAGGTTTGGATATTAACATTATGGACACAGAGTGCTACCAAACCATTCTAAGATTTGGTTATCGATCCGTTGACCTAATCCAAAAATTCTGTTATACTAGTAGGAATGTTGAACTCTATTCGCGACGCAGTTGTCCAAATATTACCGCATAAACGTAAAACCAACGCCACGTCGGGTTGGATCAGTTTCAACGGTGTTTGTTGCTCACACAATGGCGAAACGGCGGATACACGTGGTCGTGGCGGACTAGTAATGAACGCTGATGGTGGCGTCAGCTATCACTGTTTTAATTGCAACTTCAAAGCCAGTTATGTTCCCGGTCGTCATTTGACCTACAAGTTTCGCAAACTACTGAACTGGTTGGGTGCAGACGAAGGCACAATTAAGCGACTGGTCATTGATGCTATCCGCATACGTGAACTGGTAGCTCCGGAAACATTGATAGAAGTAGCAGAGCAAGAAGAAATCAAGTTCAAAGCTCGTCCCTTACCTGAAGAAGCACAATCATTTCACGCATTAAGTAATTTTTATACCTTAAATAATGATAGAGATGTACCCAAAGAATTTCACAATGCTGTACTGTACTCGGCCACACGCAAGATAGATTTAAGCCGGTATGAATTTTATTGGACTCCAGAAACACAATACAATCTAAATCGTCGTGTGATTGTGCCGTTTACTTGGCACAATCAAATCATTGGCTACACAGCTAGAACATTTGATGAAGGTGTCAAGCCCAAGTATCACAACAGCCACGAACCCAACTATGTGTTCAACGTGGATCGGCAACCAAAGGATGCCAAATTTGTTGTTGTGGTAGAAGGACCGTTTGATGCCATGGCCATAGATGGAGTTGCTATCTTAGGTAACGAATGTCATGAGACACAAGCAGACATTATTGACAGCCTAGGCAGAGAAGTCATTGTGGTACCCGATGCTGATCGAGCCGGTGCTCGACTAGTAGACACAGCAATAGAATACGGATGGACAGTGAGTTTTCCTGTATGGCAAGAAACGCACAAAGACGTTGCCAGTGCAGTAGCGGCATTTGGTAAATTGTTTGTGATCAAAACAATATTAGAAGCTAGACAATCGAACCGATTAAAAATTGAACTACGTCGAAAGAAAATATATAATTAACTATGGCCACTGATTACACACCCGAAATACAAAAATTATTTTTAGAACTAATGATGCAGGACGCACAGAGTTATGTGCGGGTGCAAAACATTTACAATCCAGAAAATTTTGATCGCAGTCTGCGTGATGTGGCCAAGTTTATTGCCACGCACTCGGCTGAATATAAAACACTTCCCACATACGAACAGATCCAAGCAGTGACTGGCGTAGAACTTAGACCCATTCCCACAGCCATTGATGGACATCAAGAATGGTTTATGCAGGAGTTTGAAGGATTTAGTCGCAAGGAAGAACTTAGCCGTGCTATTCTCAAAGCCGCTGACCTGTTGGAAGAAGGCGATTACGATCCTGTGGAAAAACTGATCAAAGACGCGGTACAAATTGGCCTGACCAAAGACTTGGGTACAGATTATTTTGCTGATCCCAAAGCACGTATTGACAAATACTATAATAGTGGCGGACAAGTGAGCACAGGTTGGCCCACCATGGACAAGATCTTGTACGGCGGCATGAGTCGTGGAGAACTCAATATCTTTGCTGGTGGTTCAGGTTCAGGCAAGAGTTTGGTCATGATGAACATAGCACTGAGTTGGTTACAACAAGGACTGAGTGGTGTGTATGTGAGTTTAGAACTGAGTGAAGAACTTGTAGCCCTAAGAACAGACGCCATGTTGACCAGCACAGGCACTAAAGACATACGCAAGGACATTGAAACCACAGAACTCAAAGTCAAGATGGTGGGCAAGAAGTCTGGCAAGTATCGTATTAAGGCCTTGCCGGCACAGAGCAACGTAAATGACATCCGTAGCTTTATCAAAGAGTATCAAATACAAACTAATAACAAGGTAGACTTTGTGATGGTCGACTACTTGGACTTGGTAATGCCTGTGAGTGTCAAAGTCAATCCCAATGATCAGTTTATCAAAGACAAATATGTGGCAGAAGAACTGCGTAATTTATCGCAAGAACTCAATGTGTTGTTTGTGACAGCTTCGCAGTTGAATCGTAGTGCGGTAGAAGAAATTGAGTTTGACCACAGTCATATTGCTGGTGGTATTTCAAAGATCAACACAGCCGACAACGTGTTTGGTATCTTTACAAGCAGAGCCATGAAAGAACGTGGACGCTATCAAATCCAGTGTATGAAGAGTCGCAGTAGTACAGGTGTTGGTATGAAGATCGACTTGGAGTACAACATCGAAACCATGCGTATCACTGATCCCGGAGAAGAAGGACAGGAAAGTTCAGGGGGTCAATTTAGACCCGCGGCCAATATCTTAAATCAACTCAAACCCACAACCACACTTAATCCAGTGGTCAAAGAAGGATGGAACCTAGAAAAAGATACTGCCCCACCGCCGGGCTCCAGCGTAGAAAGCAATAAATTAAAGCAAATGATTGCTGGACTCAAAAGCAAGTCTGAATAACCCCGCATAAATACTACATTACTGGAGCATATCTTGCAAAAGCGAGCACGTAGCATACTTGACGAACTAGACACCATGTTAGTACACAAAGATCGTGAGAATCTTGTGGAAAGTCGTGCCTCTAATGTGATCGCCGGTGCTATAAACTTGATCAATTACATACGTGAAAACTACGAACCCGAAGCAGCTGCTGAGTTGGAACGTAGACTGATTAACAGTATTCGCACTCAAGAGCCAGACAAATTCAAACGCGGTGTTAGGAAAATAAAACGTGAAGATTAAAGATGTGATTCAATTGACGGAGGCAGAAACTGTTGATCAACGAGTCCAACGAGCAACAAAAACTTGGACGGATGAATGGAATCAACTCCCCCAGCAAAATAAAACTCCACAGGGATTACAACAGTTTGGAATGGACTTGGCCAAAGATAAAAGTGGAAAGCAATTATTTACACCTGCATTACCTCAATCAGTTGACCCTAAATCTGTAACAGCATATATCAGCAGTATTCTTTCTAATGTTTTTTCCACACAAGATGCACGTCAAGCAGCAGACATTAACCAAAACAACAAACCTGCTTTATCTCCACACCTGCAACAATTTAGTATCAGCGACGAAGGTCCTCCTTTGAAAGTATTTTATAAAAAAAATGAGTACGTGTTGAATCCCACTACCGGCGCTTGGACAAGTTATCCCGGCGGAAAACCCATACCGGAACCGTTGACTCAATCACTGAATCAATACATAGCCGCGGTAAAACCAACACCGGCTAAACCTGTAACTGCACTCAAGGGCAATGTGCAACCAATCACGGTCAAGGACAAACAAGGCGAAATATGGACCAAGGACGAAGATAACAATCGTTGGGTAAATGACGCCGGGGAAGTTGTGACTGATCCAGAATCTATTAGAAAATTAGAACAGCATTCAAGTACTCAACAGGTGTATTACAACAGAACTACACAACAACCAAGACAGACGGGTGCATGATGTATCTATATGAAGGCGGAAAAGTATTCGACAACACGTCAGCTGTGGCCAAAGAAGATGTTGCCACAGTGATCAACACAGTCAAATTAGAATTACCTTCCGCTTTGCAAAACAAAATTATAGCCGACATAGGTTCTGCTGGTTACAAGGTTGAAAGTGGTGACATTGATCTTTTTATCGATGAGCGTGCTGCTGTAAAAAACTTTGGATCAGACAATGCCACAGGTGCCAAGCAGGCCCTGGCACAATACTTGCAGGCCAAAGGATTCAAAACAGCAGTCAAAGGTCGTAACGTACATGTGGATGTTCCTTACTCGGCTCAAGATGGAAAACAGCGTCATGCACAGGTAGATCTCATGATCATAGCCGACGCCAAGCGTGTGGCTGCTTGGCATCAGCACGGCCCACGTGGCATGTATGCTGACCCCAAATTCAAAGCCGCACACCTGTATATTTTGTTGAACAGCATTGCCAACTTTAAGAACATGAAGGTGGATGCCTTTGCCGGTACGCTCAATAATCGTGATGCTGACAGCACCATGGTCAGCCGTGACCGTAACGAAATCGCAAAAATATTGTTGAACCCTGGTGCTCGAGCCGCAGATCTAGACTCTGTAGCCACAGTCATGGCCGCACTAAAAAGTGATCCAGACCGTGAAGGTAAATTGGCACAGGCACACCAAGCTGTGGCCAAAGGCATGCTGACATTACCAGAAGATATCACTCCAGGAAGTGCTGCTTGGTTCAGAACTATGGGACACAACCTATGAGATTGGATTTTGTTGATTTCTTATTTGAAGGTACTGCGGACAATCCCAGAATACCCCATCCTGAAAATGCTATCTTTACCAGTAGTGCCGAAGCCAAACGAGCAGTTGACACTCTCAAAGAAATTATCACCAATCCCGAACAGATAACAATCAAGTGGGACGGCGAAGTAGCACTATTCTTTGGCCGCGACGCTCGAGGACAGTTCTTTTGTTCAGACAAGTACATGTATCCAAAAGGCATATTGGCTCATAGTGTACAAGACTGGATTGCATACGATACAAATAAAAAGTCTGGAACCCAACGTCCAGATTTATATAAAAAACTTGAAATCATATGGACTAGCTTAGAACAAAGTGTTGGCTCTCAGCCAGTGACTTTTAAAGGCGACTATTTTACTTTGTCCAATCCCGTAAAAGGAAATTATGTTTTAAGTGGGCCCACAGCACAATATGCGATACCGGCCAACAGCAAAGCAGGTCAGGCACTGGCAGGTAAAAATGCAGTGATATTTGTACACAGCATGAATGAACGACCCTGGAACGGCGAAGGACTGGAAGGCTCTGGCAACGTGGCCTTGTTGGGGCCAAATATAGACAATCAATTTGGACTAGGCACCTATAATAGACAGCTCACGCAACTGTACAAAAATGCAGAAACAATTCTCAGTCAATACGGAAATCTAGTAGATACTTTTTTAAATCAACTGGGCACCAAATCTGCTAGAGCAAAACTAGAACAGTATTTCAATCAAAAAATAACACGCCAGACTGATCTATCAGTGGACGAGTGGCTAAAACAAAACGATCCTGCTAACTATAAAAAACTAATAGGCGATAATCAAGGCGGTATTTTATATAGAAATATCAAGGGCTGGAACGCTCTTAAAATGATTTATAACAGCATTTATCAACTAAAAGACTACCTAGATCGAGTATTTACACAGCAGGTTAAAAATATAGCTATGTCTACCCCAGGCGGCGCTGGAGGGGAAGGGTTTGTATTTAATAGTCCCACACAAGGCCCTTATAAGCTGGTCAGCACGGGGTTTAGGCAAAGTCATTTCAACAAATAACATCAACTTGTATAAATAAAAGTATGCGTGATTCGCAAATAAATTAAGGAGATTTAAAAATGGCAATCCAAACAAGATTCAAAGGTACGACAGAAGCAGTTAAAAACGTTGGCGCACAAAGCATTCAAGCTAATGCTGCAATCATCAACGTTGGTCTAAATAGTCCAATCGCAGCTTACAAAATTGGTACACTAGGTGTAACAAGTAACTTGGCCGCTGAACTAGGTCGTGGTACAAATGGTACAGCAGGTGCTGTTGAAGCAATCCTCAACACAATTTCTGCCAATGCAACAGTTGTTGCTTACCAAGTTGACGCAGCTGCTCAATCACAGTTGAGCGTTATTGTTGAGCGTTCAAGCTGGGTAGATGACACATCATTGCAAAACGCAATCCGTGCTCTAGGTTCTAACATCGGTGCATTCAGTACAGTTACTGCCTCTACAGCAGTTGTTACAAGTACTGGCGGTATCAAGCTAGCCTAATAGTTCGACAACTATAAACAAAAAAGCGTACCAGTTACGCTTTTTTTGTGGCCGGCATAAATATTATTATGCGTAACACGCAAATATATTAAGGAGATTTAAAATGGCAATTTTTACACGTCGTGCAGGTGATGCACAACAAGTTCGTAACGTTGGTACTTATGGTACACTAAACGCAAACGCAGCTATCATCAACACTGGTTTGAATGCACCAGTTACATGTTTCAAAGTTTCATTCATTGCTGGTACAGCAAACTTAGCTGCAGAGCTAGGCACAGGTGGTGCAGTAGAAACAATTATCCGTACATTGAGTAGTAATGCTCAACCAGTTATGTATCAAGTTGATGCTGGTACAAGTGGCGCACAACAAGTTAGTATCCTAGCTGAGCGTAGTGCTATGAGTGCAACTGAACTACAAACAATCCTACAAGCCAGTGGCAACATTGGTGGTGCAGGCAACGTTTACGGTGGTGCAGCTCAAGTTACTGTAACTAGTTCCGGTGGTTTCAAACTAGCCTAATAGTTTACAACTACAAACAAAAAAGCACTTTAATCAGTGCTTTTTTTGTGGCCGATAAATATGTTTATCATGTCATCAAACTTATATTTCTTCCAAGGATTCACTCTAGTAGATATCACTGCCACTGGTGTCATTCGTAGCCAGGATCTTGACAACGCAGAACGCAATCAACAACGCAACTGGGAAACACTACTACAATGCATTGGCCTGCGTACACAGCCGCAGAACATACAAGAACCCATAACTTCAACCCTTGAAGACATCGGTGTTGCTGAATTTGGTGACTTCTACACTGGCACTCAAAAAATATGGACCTGGAGTTGGACTGTGGAACGAGAAGGAGTATACGATCTTGCTGGAACACCCCTGGCAGGATTGTTGCAAGATATTGAACAAGTGCCCATTGTCACTGGCCTAGAAGAAACTGCCCGTTTTATGTTGCCCATCTTTTATCCCTATGGCACCATTAAAAATATATACATTAAACAAGTTACAATCGAATAAATATACTAGATGCTACGGCACCATTAAGGCTCACGATTAAGGCACATACAGGCTCAAGAAAAAGCGTCGCTACCTGAAAGCGAGAAGTATAGATGGCCACCACTGAAATTGAAAAGAAGAGTCTTGAGGCACACGTAGAAATTTGTGCGGAAAGGTACTCTAACTTGGAATTTAAATTAGAAAATTTAGATCACCGTATGGACAAACTAGAAAGCCATATTGTGGACATCAAAGACAGCTTGGGTCGAGTAGGTGGCGAAGGCAATAAAACTATCATTACCATTGGTGTCAGTGTGTTTGGTATAATACTCACAGCCCTGCTTGGATTGATTGTACATCTAATACTCAAATGAAAATTGTAGAATTACTGAATAACATACAAATTGGCATTACTAACGAACAAGCCGATTTGCTAGGCAGATTCCAACACGAATCTAAAATAAACAAGAACACGCTGAATGAGCGTGAGCAAGAAATTGCTAATCAATTAACGACACAGGACATCCTGTTGCGCCGTCAAGAAAATGGCCAAATCACATACACGAAAAAAATCCGTTAGACCTCCAAATCACGAAATACGCAAATTAACCAATGCCGCCACTGACTATATCAAGCAGTGGACTGAGCGTGAGCTGGGCAAAATACATGCGGAAGAAAAAACTCCTGTTTGTATCCCGGTTAACAACGGGTATCGCATAGGCCTGTATCACCTGAATGTAAATCCCAATCGAACCTGCGATGTGCTGGATCACAACAGGGAATTTGTACACAGATTTGAAAGCAAAATATCAGCAATCTTGTACACGATTTACACTATCAAGAACAAGTATTATCAAGCAGATGAATTGTTGTTCTGGGACAGAGAAATAAATAAAAATTATACAGACATGTTGGCCTTGCGTAATACTATAGAAAAAGCCAGGCAACGTAGGGATTATGTAACAGTTGATACTAGATTGCCCAGGTTAGAAGTGGCAGAAAACAGGCTAACTCTTGCCCGGGACAAAATATTAAAAATGCACAAGACGGCTAAATACTACAAGATATGGGAATAATACATCATGAGACTTTCTGAAATGCGAACCGAAGTAACACCACAAAAGATTAACAAAGTCATGGAAAGCCGCTTTGGTTTTTCAGTTGATTATGACAATTTAACTTATGCTAAAGCACAGCGTTTAGCAAAAGCTCTTGGTGAAAACATCACACAAATTAAAAAATCATTTGGCGCACACACCGCTGAAAAGAATTCTAAGTATATGGAACTTATGCTGGTCAAAGAAGGACTGGACAAGTGGATGAATTCTGAACAAGGCTTGTTTGAAAGTGAACTAGGTCGTAGCGAAGCTGTTCTAGCCGCCAAAGACATTGTTGACTCTGTACAAGACATGTTAGAGAAAATCTCTAAGATTCAAAACGAACAAGTACCTGCCCTGATTGACACAATCCGTGATCAAATTGGCAGTGAGCAAGCTGAAACATTCAAAACAGGTATCAGCCCAATGTTGGCAGACCTGTATCAAGCATTGAGCACAGCACGTGAGAGTTCAGACACAGCAGTTCGTCAACTCAGTGGTGAGCAAGTTGCTGCTCCAATGGACATGGGCCTGGGTGCTGATCAAGGTCTTGCTGGTGCCGTTCCCCCTGAAGGTGGTATGGACAGTGATCTAGATGCTGACCTAGGTGCCGCTCCTGAAGCTGACGGTTTTGATGCCACAGATGCAGCAGTTGGCGGAGAAGAAGAACTAGGCCGCGAGCGTCGTTAATGCGTATTCGGGATATCATCCTAGAGTCTATAGAACTAGTAGACGAAGTAATTGAAGATGAAGCAGAGACACGTGGTGACTCTGCTTTGATCACTGCCTTAGAATGGCTACGCAATGAAGCCGAACAAAGCAACGCAGTAACCCCACGTGTCAAAGTTGACACAATCATCAATCAAGTAAGAAACATTCCTGGCAACGAAGCATTTAATTTTGCAGCGTTAGATGCAGCATACCAGCATAATGATTCTGTCAAGGCCTTAATCAAAGACATCAAAGATGATGACCATAGTGCTGTCAAGTATGTGTACTTGGCTCCACCGGAATCTGAACTTGACAACTCTGACCCACTTGGTGCTGAAGTAGCCGCACCCGGCAATCCGGCCAAGGTAGTTAGCAGTATGGCCAAACGAGCCGCTAAGAAATAATATTTGACAAACCCAATTAAATACGTTAAAATAGCGTAAGGAGTGTATCTATGGCATATTCAGACAAAGTAATTGATCATTATGAAAATCCACGCAATGTAGGCAAGATGGATGCCGGTGACGTCAATGTGGGTACTGGCATGGTGGGTGCTCCAGCCTGCGGCGATGTGATGAAACTTCAAATAAGGGTTGAAAATGGGATTATTCAAGACGCTAAGTTCAAAACGTACGGATGTGGATCTGCGATTGCCAGTTCAAGTCTTGTTACGGAATGGGTCAAAGGCAAAACGCTTGATGCCGCAATGGAAATTAAAAATACTCAGATTGCAGAAGAACTCGCGTTACCGCCGGTCAAGATCCACTGTTCGATCTTGGCCGAAGATGCAATCAAAGCGGCTATAGAAGATTATAAGAAAAAACATCCAGATGATAGCAGTAACTGAATCTGCACAACAAAAAATACAAGAAAATTTAAAGCGTCGTGGACAAGGGCGAGGCATACGCATAGGTGTGCGTACCACAGGTTGCAGCGGCTTGGCCTACACACTGGAATATTTAGATAAAGTCACCGACTTAGACCCGGGATACACTAAATTATTTGAAACATTTTGTGTTTATATATCTGAAAAAGATTTGCCTTATTTTAAAGATTTAGAAGTAGACTATGTACGACAAGGACTCAACGAAGGATTTGAATTCCGTAATACCGCAGAAAAGGATCGTTGCGGTTGCGGCGAATCATTTAGAATATAATGCTGATAGAAAAATACAATTACACACCATGTGATAGAGAAACAATCAACGGCAAGCGACATTACTGTTTGCCTGACGGTAGCAAAGTACCCAGTGTCACTACAATCCTAGACAAGACCAAATCTGCAGAAAGCAAAGCGGCCTTGGCCAATTGGAAACGGGCAGTAGGCGAACAACGTGCTCAACAGATCACCACAGAAGCTGCCAATCGCGGAACACGTATGCACAGCTACTTAGAGCACTATGTTAAAACTGGTGAAATGAAAGAACTGCCCGGTAATCCGTTTGCACAGCCTTCATGGTTCATGGCTGCACAAGTTATTCTTGAAGGCTTCGCTCAAGTCAACGAAGTGTGGGGAGTCGAAGTGCCTGTGTATTATAGTGGGTTATATGCCGGCACCACAGACAGCGTGGGTGTACACAACGATGCACCTGCCATCATGGATTACAAACAAACCAACAAACTCAAAAAGCGTGAATACATTGGCGATTATTTTGTACAATTGGCGGCCTACGCACAAGCCCACAATAACATGTATGGAACCGACATCAAAAAAGGTGTAATACTTATGTGTCAGCAACCAAAAGAGCTAGAACCCGGCGTGTTTGACACCCCTGTTTATCAGGAATTTGTGCTGGAAGGCGCAGAATTTGATCACTACTGTGTGGAATGGAACAAACGAGTCGAGCAGTATTATCTCGCAAACTAAATACATTATATTTCAGGATTAATGTAAATGGCAATTGTTCAAATCAGCAGAATTCAGCATCGCAGAGGCTTACAACAAGACCTACCCAATTTGGCCAGTGCCGAACTGGGTTGGAGCCTTGACGAACGCAGATTATACATCGGCAATGGTACCTTAGAAGAAGGAGCTCCTACCGAAGGTGTAACAGAAATTCTCACCGAGTACACTGATTTTATTGGATTAATTTCCAGTTACACATTCAAAGGAACAGAAGCTGGTTATACCAGTGTCACCGGTGCATCGGCATTAACTCCAGTTGTTAGAACTTTACAGAATGTCCTAGACGAAACTATAAGTGTTAGAGACTTTGGAGCCAAGGGCGACGGAACTACCAACGACACAGCAGCCATTGATCGAGCCATTAGACAAGTTTACATCAGTTCGTTAAGTACCACATACAATTCCATTCGCAGAACAATTCGATTCCCGGCCGGTAACTACAGAATTACCAGCAATCTGGTGATACCACCAAACTGTACTTTAGTTGGTGACGGAAAAAACAACAGCATCATTACCAGCAACGTTGGAGTCATACAAACTTGTGACAGTTTGTTTCAAATCACCGGGGGAACATACGGTGTAGGAGCTACCTTACCGGGTAATATTACAATTCGTGATTTGGGATTGGTCACAACATCCACTAGTGTGCCAGCTGCATTGTTAGTAAGTGCAACCAACGTGACATTTGACGGCGTAGGCTTTGTTGGTGGCACATATAATGTAAGTGTCACAGGTTCTTCTTCAAACATTGAAGTTTCAAGTAGTACTCTTCGTGGTGCCACTACTGGTGCTATTAACGTTGCTGATGCAGTTAGTGGAGTAATAACACGCAGCAATTATTTTGACACCGTACGTGTGCCAATGTCTGCTGGAACTAATGCCGTTACAACACTAGCCAATGGTGCTGGTCGAATTGATTACGAAATCACCAGCGGCACAAATTACAGAATTGGTACAATCAAATATAATCGCAGTGGCGGTGTATGTTCGTTTGATGATGAGTTCAGTGAACCTGCTGTCAGCATTGGTGCAAACATCTGGGCCAATCTTGGCGGTGTAATGACCTGTACCGTTGGATCAACATCCACTTTAAAATACAATATTAAACAATTTATATAAACAATGTTTCAACTTAAAGCTGAAGATCGGATGAGATCTTGGCGTGACTTTCGAGCGACTATAGAGTCTTTACCATTGGATCAAGCACTTGCCCAAACTGCAGAGTTTTGGGCTGGAGCACCTTTTGTCCCTTACAACCTGGATTTCGATCAACCAACCACTTGGCCCGATCCGTGGACATTAATTTTGGAAAATGTCTATTGCGATGTTGCAAAATGTTTGGGAATAGTCTATACTATAGCATTAACTGGTCATAGAATGCAAACCGACATTGAGTTTAGATTATACTATGATCCCAAAACAGGATATGAGTATAATTTAGCTTGTTTTGATCAGGGAAAATATATCCTTAATATGATTGACGGAGAGGTAGTAAATATCAAACAAGTTGATAAAACGTTAAAAATTAAACGGCAGTACAATGAAAAAGAATTACAATTAGAATCTTACTAAGAGGCATCAATGACAACAATTCAAGTAACAAAAAGAGAAGGTCACATGGAAGACCTCGATTTAGAAAAGTTACACAAAGTAGTATTCTGGGCAACCGAAGGCATCACAGGTGTTAGTGCCAGCGAAGTAGAAATAAAAAGTCACATACAGTTTTACAACGGTATTAAAACAGCAGATATTCAAGAAACCTTGATCAAAAGTGCTGCTGATTTGATTTCAGAAGAAACTCCGAACTATCAATATGTAGCTGGTCGTTTGATCAACTATCATCTACGCAAGCAAATTTATAACGACTATACGCCATGGTCCTTGTACACACAGGTCACACGCAACGTGGCGACAGGATTTTATGATCGTGGCCTATTAGAAGCCTACACTGAAGATGAGTGGACGACCCTAAACAACTACATTCATCATGAACGTGATGAAAATTTTACCTATGTTGCTATGGAACAGTTCCGTGGCAAGTATCTGGTACAAAACCGTGTAACCCGAGAAATTTTTGAAACACCACAAATGGCCTATATGCTTATTGCGGCCACACTATTCCAGTCGTATCCTCGAGAAACAAGGCTACGTTGGGTAAAGGATTATTATGATGCAATTAGCCTTGGCGATATCAGCCTTCCTACCCCTGTTATGGCTGGGGTACGTACTCCACAAAAACAATTTTCGAGCTGTGTACTCATTGAAACAGATGACAGTCTTGATAGTATTAATGCTACTACTAGCAGTATTGTTAAGTATGTCTCACAGAAAGCAGGCATCGGCATCGGTGCAGGCCGCATCCGTGCCCTGGGTAGTCCCATTCGATCGGGTGATGCATACCACACAGGTGTAGTTCCATTCTACAAACTATTCCAAAGTGCCACACGCAGTTGTAGCCAGGGTGGTGTGCGTAATGGTGCAGCCACTCTGTACTATCCATTGTGGCATTATGAAATTGAAGACCTTATTGTATTGAAGAACAACAAGGGCACAGAGGATAATCGTGTACGTCACATGGATTATGGTGTTCAATTCAACAAATTAATGTACGAAAGACTGATTCAAGGTGGCGATATTACCTGTTTTAGCCCCCACGACGTACCTGAAATGTACGAAGCTTTCTTTGCAGATCAGGACCGTTTCAAAGAGCTGTACGAAAGGGCTGAACGCAATACCAAACTACGTAAAAAAACGTTCAAAGCCGCAGATTTGTTTGCCCGTTTTATGCAGGAACGCAAAGATACCGGTCGTATCTATTTGCAAAACGTGGACCATGCCAACACGCACAGTCCATTCGATGAGAGAGTAGCACCCGTTAAGATGTCAAACCTTTGTTGTGAAATTGATTTACCAACAGTTCCACTTAAGGATGTCAACGACGAGGATGGTAGGATTGCACTATGTACCTTGAGTGCAATCAATTGGGGCAATGTAAAAAGCCCACATGACTTCCAGAAGCCTTGTGAACTGGCTGTACGTGGATTAGATGCACTATTGAGCTATCAGAATTATCCTGTCAAAGCTGCAGAGATAGCTACCGAAGAGTTTCGTCCGCTTGGAGTAGGTATTATCAACTTTGCTTATTTCTTGGCAAAGAACGATGTAAGTTATTCAGATCCACAAGCACTAACACTAGTAGACGAGTACGCTGAGGCCTGGAGTTACTATCTTTTAAAAGCCTCAGCTGATCTCGCCGCTGAACAAGGTGCCTGCACACGAACACACGATTTAAAATCTGCTAGAGGTATTCTTCCCATTGACACACGTAAAGCAGAGATTGATGAATTGGTACCGCACCAAGAACGTATGCCTTGGGCAAAACTACGTGAACAAATCAAAGCCACTGGTCAGCGTAATGCTACCCTAATGGCACTGATGCCGGCAGAAACATCGGCACAAATCAGCAATGCTACCAATGGCATTGAGCCCCCACGCAGTTATGTAAGTATCAAACAAAGCAAAGATGGCGTACTCAAACAAGTTGTGCCCGAGTATCGTCGCCTAAAAAACAAATACGAATTGCTATGGGATCAACGTAGCCCAGAAGGATATTTGAAACTTTGTGCTGTACTGCAAAAGTACATTGATCAGGGTATCAGTGTCAATACCAGTTACAATCCTCGCTTTTATGCAGATGAAAAGATTCCAATGAGTGAAATGCTACAACATTTGATCATGTGCTACAAATATGGCACCAAACAGTTGTATTATTTTAATACCAATGATGGACAAGGCGAAATTGACGTTGACAAGTTAGCTGCATTGCCCGAAGGCACTAACAGCGACGATGCCGACTGTGATAGTTGCGTAATTTAAGGGTTACTGTACATGTTATATTTTTTTGGAGATAGTTGGTCAGCCGAGGTCGGCGAACTAGAATCCTGGTATCAAAAAAATAATATTGTGCCCAGTGAGCCTTTGGCTAGCTATCCTGCAATGGTCAGCGAGTTATTAAATGTGCCATACAAAAACTTCAGTATTCCAGGATCTAGCCAACCGAGCATGATACCGTTGCTAACAGAAAGCGGTGCTGGTGCAGGAGACCATGCTATTTTTTCATTGACGTCTTCAGCTCGTAGATTTTATTACGACGACAATAATACAATGATACATTTATCATCAGATGTTAATAAAAAAAGTATCAATGAGTATCAAGATTCTTGGATCTCTGCATCAACCTGTTTTACATTGTACAGTTATTGTATGCAACACAAAATACAACCCTGGTTTATTAGCACATTTGAAACTTCATATTCTAATAGAATCGATAAACAATATTCACTGTGGAATAGCATTCCGCATCATGTGTGGGTACTCCCTAAAGAAACGTGTGTGGTACAGTCAGAATTTGACCCGGAGTGGTATGCTCCGGAATCTAAAAATTTAGTAGCTAACCTGTATAATTGGTTAAACTCTGGAAGACCAGCAGTCGAAAAATATATTCGTCCATGTAACGATCATCCAAATCTACAGGGCAGAGAAAAAATTGCTCAAAGAATAGTTTCAGTATTAAAAGATAAAATAAAGGAAGTATAATGTCAGTATTCAATATTAAAAAAACAGATCATACCAAATCATTGGCTTTTCTTGATACCAATGGCACACCGGCTGTACAGCGTTATGATGTACTCAAGTATCGACAGTTTGACAAACTCACAGATAAACAGTTGGGATTCTTTTGGCGTCCAGAAGAGATTGATGTCATGCACGATGCAAAAGACTTTAAAGATCTAACAGACTTTGAAAAGCATATCTTTACATCAAACCTAAAGCGTCAGATCCTGTTGGATTCTGTGCAAGGACGCAGTCCTAATTTGGCATTCCTTCCTCTCGCCACCATCCCCGAGCTAGAGACCTGGATTGAGACTTGGGCATTTAACGAAACTATTCATTCACGTAGCTATACACACATCATTCGTAACGTGTACAGTGATCCCAGCGTGATCTTTGATGAGCTGATGGAGTTAGATGAAATTGTTGCCTGTGCCACAGACATCAGCAAATATTACGATGACCTAATTGAAGCCAGCGGTTGGTTCCGTATGTTAGGCTACGGCACTCATACAGTCAATGGAAAACAAATTGTAGTTGATCCTTATCAACTTAAAAAGAAATTATGGTTGTGTCTTAACAGCGTAAATGCCCTAGAAGGAATTCGTTTTTATGTTAGTTTTGCTTGCTCATGGGCCTTTGCTGAACTTAAGAAAATGGAAGGCAATGCCAAGATTATCAAACTTATCGCTCGCGATGAAAATATTCATTTGGGTAGTACACAAACACTTCTTAAATTATTGCCTACAGATGATCCTGACTATGCTTTACTCAAAGTGGAAACCAAGGCCGAGTGTGAGCAAATGTTCTTGGCAGCAGCCGCACAAGAAAAAGCCTGGGCCAAGTACTTGTTTAAAGACGGAAGTATGATTGGACTCAATGAAGTGTTGTTGGCGCAGTACATTGATTGGTTGACCTGTAAACGTATGACCGCAGTGGGTCTGGATTGTGGTATGAAGCCAGGTGCAAGTAATCCCCTGCCGTGGACTATGAAATGGATTGCCGGATCAGATGTACAGGTTGCTCCACAAGAAACAGAAATTACCACTTATGTGATTGGTGGCACAAAACAAGACGTAGACCAAAATACCTTTAAAGGATTTAGCCTGTGAAGGTTTTGGTTAGTGGATGTAGTTTTGCTGAAGATTTAACTCCCCTAATTAAAAAACACATACCAGATCCTGTGGTTGTTAACTTGGCTCAGTCTGGGGTTGGCAACAAGTACATTGCCGACTCTGTTGTCATGGCCACTGCTCGGGAAAAGTTTGATGTTGTTTACGTGTCTTGGACCGGCCTGTCAAGATATGATGTGTGCATAAGTACCGACAATAAAGAATTATTTAAAAACTGGGCTCAACAAAAATTTCTATTTGACAAGTATTATGTTTGTACCGGCGGAGCAGGTGGATGGGATCATCTTGATCATAGTTTTGCCAACATGTTGTTTAAGAATTATCATACCTTTGTGGATCACGAACAGTTATACTACAACAGCATATTAGAAATTGTAAAAACACAGGGTTATCTAAAAAGCCTTGGTATACCTGCATATCATACCTGTATGTTAAATCAGTTTGTTGCTGACCCCAATACAATGACTCAACACACCTGTGAATACGGTACTCAAAGATTTTCCAGTTTACAAACATTAATTGATCAAATTGATTTTACCAACTGGATATTGGAAGATCAGTTGGGCATGTTTGAAACTTGTGCTCGACTTGATTTACTCAGTGACGACGGATTCCACCCCAACAGTGAAGGTTACAAGTATTGGATTGATAAATTTATTGCCCAGCTAAAAAACGATAAAATACTATAAGAGGATAATAAAAATGATGATAACAGTTTATTCAAAAACACATTGCCCGTTCTGCGACAAGGCCAAGGCCCTGTTGAAACTAAAAGGCATTGACTATACAGAAATACGCATTGACGAAGATGAAGATGCACGAAATTTTATTGTTGGACAAGGGCACAGAACAGTACCACAGATTTATAGAGATGGCGAACTGTTAGTAGAAGGTGGATATCAAGGACTAAGCAAACAAGACAACGAGTTTTTTCAACAACTCAAAGGATAAAAATGTTAATTCAAAAAGGTTACAATGCCGGCAGTATCGTGTGTTTCAAGCTGGTCAATGGTGACGAAACCATTGCCAAATTGGTAGAAGAAACTGACTCAGCATTTGTAGTAAGTCGACCCTGCACAGTGGTGCCTAGCCCACAGGGTCTGGGACTCATGCAAAGCCTGTTTTCTGCGGATATAAATACTAATATAACGCTGAACAAAACTCATGTAATCATGCATAGTCCGGTAGTAGATAAGTTAGAAGCACACTATATCCAAACTACCACAGGTATTCAGCCAGTTACCAAAGGTGGGATCATAACTTAAATGCCAGTACCAATAGCCAGCTGTGGAATCCCTGCAAGTGTCAATGGATTTCCACCACCCCCGGGAGTTATAGCACTTGGAGCCCAGACTGTAAGAGTTGGTACAGCTGGCTTGCCAACGGCTTATGTGGGATCTTTGATTACTATACACGGCAATCCTTACAATCCCAAAGCACCTGGATTTAATCCAGTCTGTGCCGCTGCAGTGATAGCACAGGGTATTCCCAACATTCTAGTAGAATGGCGACCAGTTGCCATGTTAGGTGCACCTTGCACTTGTGGACAACATTTTGTCACCGAAGGTATTCCCAACGTATATGTAGGTCCATGACATGGCCACAGCCATTGCGTTAAATGCCACCAGCAGTATCATCAACAGCCAAGGCCTTGGTGCTAGTCCGGCACTACTAGCCAATATCTCCGCCTATCAAACCAACTCGGCTTTAGCGTCATTTGCCAACTGTTACATCAACTCGGGTATTTCACCCAGTCAAACTGCCAACATTGTCTCTCAATTAAATACCATCGGCAGTACCATAACGTCTGGTCATTTTTTATTAGACCTATATCCAGGCAATGTAACTCCTACCAGTAGTGCGTCGATCACTGCCTGGACTGCCAATACCGTGATTGCAACCGGCAGCTTTATATCACATCTTGGAAAAATTTATACCACCACGGGAAATGTATTTGGCGCATCATTTAATGGTAACGTGATCAAAAACTGTACACTCACTGGTGTTAGCGGCATTGTTAAAAAACAGGCCCAATTGCCTTTTGATTCGGGCTATTCGGGATTTGCCAACATATATCAGCGTAGTCAAGGTTATGCCCAACAGGTTTTTGATACAGTAAGTTCTATGTCGATGTTGAGAAATACAACCTATGCCCAAACAGGAGTGGGATTTGCTGGTCCAACAGATTTAGTTACCAATGGTATTGGCACCAATGCTGTTTTATTAGCCAATGTCGTGGCCAATTGGGGAACCATGTATGATATCAACAACATTACACAAATCGGTGATCCTTATGTGTTTGGTCAAAACATATTAAATCAAAATCTAGGTTATCTGAATGCCCTGGCAGATCAATTGACCAATGTGGGCCTGGATATCACCAACCTGCCCGATGTTCCAGCGGTCAAAACCACCACCATACAAGAAGAAGTAATGACCACTGTTTCTTCGTTTGTGGGCGAAATAGAATTTCCAACACTCAAAGAAACAACAATAACAGAAGCTGTCACTGGCAATAGTCCTACTGTGGTACTGAACATTTATAAAACTGTTACCGGCGGCAATTTGGCCGCTGCAGTTACAGCAACTGGAATAACAACCAGTACTGGCAACGCCAGTCAATTGTTAACTCTAGCAGATTATCTCGATCTTAACAAGGTAGTGCCAGCCAACTTATACTCAGCACTAAATGCCTTGGGAATATACACATTCACAGAGCTTGGTCAGTACCTTGGAAAAAAACTTGGACAGGCCAGATTTAGGTCTTGGGCAGAAATGAGCAGATTTTTGCTAACTTTAGAAACTCCAACTTTATCGTATTTGACAGCCAATTCTGCATCTAATATATTGTACGGCAGTACTGTCACCACATTGACCAATGCATTTGGTACCGGATCAGGAGCCCTGGGCAATCCTGTAATGGTTGATTATCTTGGTGCCTGTGCCGGTGATCCTTACACCAATAAATTCTATGTTATAAATTCTAACTATAACACATTGGCTAACCAGGCAGGCATTACCACATCCTTGGCCAGTCTCGACCGGGCCATCATTGATTACAGCAATGCTTACAATGCATATTTGGCGTCAGAAATTCCTGAAAGCAGTGAAGGTGCCGGGGATGGAACGCCACCCAATCCACTTTTGTTGTTGCCGTTTTCTATCATAACTTCAAATGTTACAACAGTAAACTCTGCACTGAGTTCATTACCAACTACCGGTACATTGGCCGATGCCACATCCGTTTGTAACACCGGGTGGTACACAATGTTGGATCGTGTTGCTGTCGAAGTGGCCAACTTGAATCGTGCCGGAGTAGTATTCACATCGGGTACCACATTGGGTCTTTTGGGTTTTGCTGAAAATATTGGTCAAACAGCCAGCGACAAAACACAAGTTGAAGGATACCAGTTTTTTGCCAATATTATAACCAATGATGCGGCCGGAGACTCAATTCGGGCCGCGGTCGCCGAAACTCTCAACACTCGTGCCCTAAATGGGGTAGGTGTAAATATCTACAACAATCCTGATCCCAGACTCAAAATCTACCAAAGTCAGGCTCAAAACGTGTCATTAACTACATACTTATCCCAGAATAAGTAGGGTTTTAACTGCGTTTTTCGCCATTGGGCAATACTTACCTTGACTTTGCGTCACTTATATAGTATTATTACTATTGTTTTCGATACTTAAATAGAACTACGAAGTCCAAAAAAGGAGGAATTATATGATCGCAATTTTGGATAAGATTAAACACCTTGATGCTGTTCAACTAGTAAAAACATCAATGCGTTTAATTTGCTTTATGGTTTTGGTTGCTGTGGTTGTTGTAGTTACCAATACCAAATTACAAACTCTCAAAGTCGACAACGAAGTTTATCGTCAGGGATTTGTGAGTGTCACAGAGCGGACCAAACAATTGGAATGCTTGACCAAAAACATTTATTACGAAGCCGCAACAGAACCGTTTGAAGGCAAAGTGGCAGTAGCACAAGTTACTATGAACCGTGTGGAAGACGGTCGCTTTGGACGTGATGTGTGCGGTGTGGTTTATCAAAAAAATGTAATCTATGAAAAAATCGTTTGCCAGTTCAGTTGGACCTGTGATGGTGTCAGCCGAGTCAAACCCATTTATGCGGCACACTACAAAGAAAGTGAAGAAGTGGCCAAAAAAGTTCTACTGGAAAACTTCCGTTTGCCCAGCATGAAGGAAGCCATGTATTATCATGCTGACTATGTAAACCCACGCTGGGGCAAACCACAAGTGGCCAAAATTGGTCGTCACATTTTTTATAGGGAAAACCGATGAAATTCGATATCAACAATTTCAAACCTGTTATAAGTAAATTTTTTAGCAATCATTTTGGTCAGCTCAGTGCCGACACCCTAGGATGGTTGGCACCCATAGTAATACATTGTGCTACCATTCCAACCTTGTTAGCACTACTGACTGGGTTGAGTGATCGTACTCCGCCTATCGACATAGTGTTGTTCATGTGGGCCGGCCTGGTACTGTTATTTGGACGTGCTATCATTCTCAAAGACATGTTCAACATCATCACCATTGGTGCTGGATTTATACTACAAGCAGTCATAATGGCCTTGATCTTATTTAAATAAATGTTTTTTCTAGCTCTTGAGCGTTTGGAGTCTCTGGCCACAAGACACAGTGGCCGGACTTTTACGCCCGAGCAATTCACACACCTGATCCGTATGCAGTTCCGTGACCCACAGTTGCGATTCGCCTGTGTACGAGATCCGGACTTGACACGCAAGAACTTTACCATTCTTGGCGAATATCGACCGCACGAAGATGAACAAAACGAACCTTGTGTTTATATCACCTTAAACTTTAGTCCACGCTGTCGTAAAATTGGTTTTAAAAACTACGACTGGGCGGCAATGAGTTTCCATTTGGCAGACATCTTGACTCACGAATACTTGCATCAATATTATTGCCGTCGGCGTGGATACCGTCACGGTCGTGGTTATAGAGATCGACTAAATTCTAGATACAACGAAACCATGCAGGACTATCTAGGATGTGAAGATGAAATACAGGCTCATGCTTTTAATGTGGCCAGTGAAATGGTAGTTTATAAACAGCACATGGTCTTGACAAAAGTGTATCGCATGTATAACCGATACTTTAGGCGAGATCGTAAAGTTATGTTAAAATTAGAAAAACAAGTGAATAAGTATATTAGTAGATACAAACTGGAGCTATCATGACTAAGTTATCAGAAGAATTAGCAATCGAAGATGGTTTATATGACACAGAAATCGAAGACGATGACTATGGTATTATACTTGGACCCAATGGCGAATTAAAAAGTGTATTTCTACCTGATAATATGCCGTTTGAAGTTCCAGAAAAACTAGCCAAGATATTTGCAATACTGGGCTACACAGATCCGGACCAACTGACCAATACCCTGCACTAGTTGACCTAAAATTCGTAATATTGTATAATTACTATATTATGAAGAATCAGCAACAAATCCCACGCCGAACACGCATTCACAATGTGTTGTTTTTTCGCGACACCCCGTTTCGCCCCCAGCGTGTGGAGCTCAAAACCCGCTATAAACGCAGTCAAAAACACCCTCAAAAAATGGTAGACCAATAATTCCCAAAATAGTATAATACTTGTATAGTAACTAATAAGGAGCAGATATGAGTACAGTTCAATTCGCAGGTTTTAGCCGTGTCGACGGTGCGTTAAAATTCCGTACTGCCAACGACATTAGTCGTGCCCAACAGTTGGCCAAGTTAGGTGACACAGACATCAGTATGGCAATATTGCCAACCCCAATGACTAAAAATGACGCCGCCAAGTATGTTCTTACCAACTTGGCAATTTCTTACCCCAAGTTCAATACGCCTGAAGCCACAGGCCTGCTTACTGGCTTGATCAAGGATGAAAATCCGTTTGCAAAACCCAAGAAGCCGGCCAAGCCACGCACCGTCAAAGTTACCAAGCCACGTCTTGTTATTGGCTCTACATCAGTTGGTGAAGATGATGCTCCGTACACTCCCAAACAAGCGGCCAAGATCCGTGCTGAGTTTATGAAAAAACTCAAAGCCGCTTACGAGGCCAACTAAGATGCCATACGTTCCACAAGAACTTCGTACACAATCGTTCATTGCCGGCTTTAATGATGTGTATATGACTGTGCAAGCAAATCCTGAAATGCGTATGATTCCGATCAGTCAGTTAGAAACAGTTCGACGTGGATTACGTCAGTTGGGATATCGTTTTCGCATAGTGTATCGTGGCCCACACCGAAGAAATCGCAGTACCCTCAAACACAATGCTCGTGCCTTTAATGTTTATTTTGGAGATTATTAAATGAATAGCATCTATAATTATTTGGGTTATGAATATCGTCCCTGGGATGATGTGGAACCAGACAACATCAAAACATTCCACGAGTGCTATAAAAATGGCCAGCGAGTTAAAATGCCCGAAGCGTTTTACTGTCACAGCCCGTACGATACCATGACGTTTGAACAATTTGTTGGTCATGTTCAAACTGTAGAAGTATTTGTTCAAGGTTAATCATGTACCATTGGCGTTTTTGGTTTGTTCTTGGCATGGCGTATTTTGTAATACATTTTGCTGTGGGTGTCTACAACTGCCAAAAATACATGTGCCCGGGTGATATCGAAGGTGATTGGATATTGGAATTTACAGACGAGGACACCGGTAAACGTATGATGATGATTGACGGCAAAAAAATCCTCAAGGAAGAGTATCAAAAACAAATGGGCATTGGACCATACAACACGGACAAATAAAATGGAAAAACCTGACAATCCCTTGTACCAGATACGCTACACTATTAGCCGTGATCAGATACAAGATTTTATAAACCATCTCCACAAACAGCAGTTTGACTATCTGGAGCAGGCTGTGGAAACAAGTAAATACAAAGATGCTCAGGAAGTGATCAAACGCATCATGGAGATGAAATGAAAAACCCAGAAAAACTTATCAAAGATTTTTTAGAAAATCGTGTTCGGTTAGAAGACTTGACCATGGACGAATTAGACAGCGTGTTAGACAGCCTGATTGATATCGGTGAAAACTTGATAGGCACTGACAATCACGAAGTTGGCGTGGCCATATTACAAGTGCTTGATGCGGCCATTGATCTTCGTTGCCTGGACGCTGCAGACGCAGGTTTTGAGCAGGCAATCATTGACGCAGAAAAGCGTGGTAGTGTATACTGGGAATTTGAGGAGTATCTTGTCCACTAAACTCAAGCGTATTGGTTTCTGTTGCAAATGGCTCAATGACCCCAGCGAATGTGGCGGTATGAAAGTCAATGCTGTAGATCGCGATCTCAATGGACGTAGCACCACCATGCGTTGGTTGCGTGAGCATCCACTTGAAGCGGAACAGCGTCAGTGGGACATCATGAATCACAACGCTGTTGCGGCTGTAAAACTGATCGAGCGTGTGGCCACACTACCACCAGAACGACGCATGGTGCGACTGGGTAGTGAAATGCTACAAGGCTACACTGAAAAAGATTGGATTGACTGGTGGCAAGATAGATCAATACAGGACCATTTAGAACGCATCTTTGCACCCATTGGTGAAACAGCACGTAGACTAGATGTGCGTTTATCGTTTCATCCAGGACAGTTTTGTGTGCTGGCAAGTGAGAATCCCGGCATTGTAGAAAGATCAATACAGGAGTTTGAATATCATGCAGATATGGTCAGATGGATGGGATACGGTCGGACGTTTCAAGACTTCAAGATCAATGTCCACATCTCGGGTAAACGCGGTCCAGCCGGTATTCGAGATGCCCTCAGACGGTTATCTCCCGAAGCAAGAAACTGTATTACAATCGAAAACGACGAAAATGCCTGGGGAGTCGACAGCAGCCTTGAACTTGCCCAAGACTGTGCATTGGTTCTTGACATACACCACCACTGGATACGTACAGGTGAATATATACAACCCACCGATGATAGAGTTAAGGGCATAATTGATTCGTGGCGTGGTGTACGTCCAGCCATGCATTATAGTGTCAGCAGAGAAGATGTGCTGGTGGACCATCCTGTGGATTCTGCGCCGGACCATGCTGTGCTGTTAGAGTCGGGCTACAAGAAACAAAAGATGCGAGCTCACTCAGACTTTTACTGGAATCAAGCAACCACAGACTGGGCATTGACATTTTGGGAAGATTTTGACATACAATGCGAATCAAAAGGCAAAAATCTAGCCAGTGCTCAGGTTTATGAACGTGCAAAACAGCTAGGCATGTAAATACTATACCACTTACACCAAGCCCGCCAAGTGCGGGCTTTCTGCTTTTTACCATAAATACACAAATAACAAGGTTAAAGCAATGACCATAGCAAACATATCACTAGGCACAGTACCATCACCATCCACAGCAATGACCAATGCAAGGTTGTGGCAACTATTGGGAGTTACTCCTGCATACAATCTAGGTACTGGTAGTAAAACCCTAGTGGCACAAATTAATGCTGCTTTATACGATATCAACAATGGTACCACGGTGTTGCCCAGAACCATCACCATGGTCAATGGACAACCAAAAACGTTAACTGGCGGGAACCTTATACTAAGTCTCAGCGACATACCGGGCGTCGCTTCCAACGTTTATCTTCAAGCAAATTTCCCAACCAATTCCGTACTCAATGCTAGATTAACAGCAACCAATGCCGCTATTGTTACTGCCAACTTGGCCATGAAAACCTATGTTGATGCCAGAGTGACTGCCAATTTGGCTGCCAACGTGGTAGAAACTGTCACAGCTTCTCTTAACTCTGGAAACTTGTTGGCTCCAATCAATGCCAACATCACAACGCTGACTTCAAACGTGTCCACATTGTCCAGCAATGCTGTAACACAAGCGGTACAAGTCAATGCTATCAATTCTAACCTGGGTGCGTTCCAAACTTACTCCAATACCATTACGGCCAACTTGGGTGCGTTCCAGACCTATGCCAATGCCACATTCAGCGGCGGAACTTATGGCAACGCCACGGTGGCTGCGTACTTGCCTACCAACCCAACTTGGACTGGTTATTTGACCACAGCCAATGCCAATGCGGCTTCACAAGCAAATGTCCTTAACACAATTAACGCCAACTTGGGTGTGTATCAAACCTATGCTAACTCTGCTATTGGTAGCATACAAGCCAACCTGGGTGCATATCAAATTTATGCCAATGCCAACTCTGCTACTCAACACACCAGCATCAACACAATCAATGCCAATGTAACAGCAGCCAATGCTCGCATTGTATTCATCGACGCCAACATTGGTACACTGGTATCTAATATACTGAATCCATTGAGTGCTGACAACGTAACTACCAAGGCCAATCTTGGAACTGCTACCATAAACATTTCTAGTTTACAGGCCAATATGATTGCGGCCAATGCTCGTGTGACCAGCTTGGATGCCAACGTTGGTGGCTTTGCCGCTAATATTTCTACGCTATTAAGTAATGCAGCCACACAAGGTTCAACCTTGGCCAACTTGACGGCCAATGCCGCAACACAAGCAACCAGTATCAACACCATTGATGCCAATCTTGGATCAATTGCTACTACAGTCAATGGATTGTTGTTGAGCAATGCTGGAGTTCAAGCATCAACCTTGGCCAACTTGACTGCCAATGCTGCCACCCAGCACGGTAACATACGATACCTAGATGCCAACCTTGGTACTGCTACCACAAACATTGCCACTGGCTTAACAGAAACCAATGCCTTACGTGCCAACATCACAGCTGCCAACCTTGTAATTGCAAGTTTGGTATCTACCAACAACGCCAATATCAGTGCGTATCAGACATTTGCCAATGCCAATGTGTCTGGCCTGGCAACAAGTGTAACCACATTGTTCAGCAATGCCGCAACTCAATATGCACAAATTGTTGCTGTTAACGCCAACATTGGTGCTTATCAGACCTATGCCAACACAGCTTCTGCAACGCTGTCAGCCAATGTTGGTGCGTTCTACAATTACGCCAATGTAGCATTTGCTGGTGCCACTTACAGCAATGCCAACGTGGCCGCGTATCTACCAACTAACCCAACCTGGACTGGGTACCTGACTGCGGCCAATGCCAATGCTGCCACACAAACAACCAGTATCAACACAATCAATGCCAACTTGGGTTTACATCAAACTGTGGTCAATGCTTCGTTAGCATCTATTAATGCTAACCTGGGTGCATATCAAACTTTTGCCAATGCCAATGCTGTGAGTCAGAGTACCAGTATTGGTACTATTACAACTGGACTGGCGGCATATCAAACTTTTGCCAATGCCAACTCAGCAACACAGCAAACAAGCATTAATGCAATTACGGCCAACTTGGGTGCATATCAAACCTACGCCAATCTCGCATTTGGCGCAGGCAGTTTTGGCAATGCTAATGTGTTTGGTTATTTGAACAGTTACAACGGAAACTTGTATGCTAGCAGTTTGACCGCAACTGGATTGGTATACAGTCGTGGTAATGTTGCTATGACATCCAACGTGGCTCGTAATGTTTACGTCAACAGTTACGCACCCTCAATCACACAAGGTAACATTGGCGATATTTGGTATCAGACATTTTAAGACATGATAGCTAACGTATCCTCGTATATAACTTCAGTTGAAGCATTACCACACGCTAGTAGCATTAGCGAGGGTTCCTTACTTACTGGACCTAAGGTAGCAACAGCATACAATATTCCTATTAACACCGGAGCCAATGTTAAAGTTGGTATTATTAGTCTAGACGGCGGGTTTAGTCAAAGTGATCTTAGTAAATCATTAGCAAATATAAGTTTAACGGCACCCACTGTAACATTTGTTGGTGTTGATGGTGCTACTAATAGTTATAATGGCGTTAGCAACGATGTAGAAAATATGTTAGATTTAGTATGTGTTGCTAGTATGGTCCCAAAAGCTAATATTGTATTGTATAAAGGCAATAACAATTCCATTACATATAGTTCTAATGTTACGTTAGCAAACATTACCAATAGAACTAGTAGTTTTGGTAATGCTATACAACGAGCAGTGGATGAAGATTGTGATATCATTACCATTAGTTGGGGCCTTGGAGAAATTTACAGTAACGTATATCCAAATTATTACTGCGGAGATTTTTTAGCAGTACCGTTGTCAAATGCTTCTGCTAAGGGAATTACAGTTTTTATAGCTGCTGGAGATTATGGTAGTTCTGCCACACTAACTGGAAATATTGTAACAGTAGACTATCCATCAACTAATCACAATGTGATAGCAGTGGGAGGCACCAATTTATCGGTATTTTCTGGTAATACGTTACGTTCAAACGAAACAGTTTATAATAATAGTCAAATTGGTAATACACCGGGTTTTGGTGGTTCGGGTGGTATAAGTTCAATGATTGCAGTACCAACTTGGCAAAATGGATTAACCTATAGAAAATATTTTGCTTCTAATTCTTCTTATGGGCCAAATATTACATTAACTAGCGGTACTATAAGTTCTGATATTGGTCGTGGTGTACCAGATATTGCCGCAGCTATGAACGCCTACGGAGTATGGATGACTTATAGCGGAAATAACATAGGTAGAGTTGAGTCTGTGTCTGGGACAAGTGCTGCCGCACCTATTATGGCTGGTATGTTTGCTAGATATACGTCTTTAACTAGTCGACGTCCGATACCTAATGCTATACATCCTATACTATACGGAAATCTCAATGCGTACTACGATATTTTAACAGGAAATAATGCAAGCCTGTTAACTACAGGATACGCCGCAAGTTCTAATTGGGATCCAGTAACTGGTGTAGGTGTTCCATACGGTAATGTAGTTTATCAAATGGTATCCAGTGGCGGAACAACTGTTAAAACAGCCGCCGATACCTGGGGTTATGTAGCCAATGTCAAGGTAAAAACTGCCACAAATACCTGGTCAAACGTCAAAGCTATCTGGACCAAGACCATAACGGGGTGGAAACAAACGTACTAATCGATAAATACTCTATAATAGGGTTAAAACAATGAGTACTTTTGCAAACGTCTACTTAGGTGCCGCTCCAAACGATTTAACGGGTGACACGCTAAGACACGCATTTGAAATAATCAATTTAAATTTTGCTAATATTACCGCAGGTAATGCCAATATCACCGTTGATGCACCAGTAAGAACTGTGGCTGGACGCACAGGCAACATCACGCTGTATACAAATGATATTTTAGGCGCTGCCAGCTTGGCCAACGTTATTGCTCAAACCACTGCAGCCAATGTTTACGCCAATACCTTGTACGCAACAACCACCAGTAACATCACTGCCAATGTGTATGCCCAGGTCAGTGCAAATTTATCCAGTAATATTGCCAGTATTGCCAATGCATTGATAGTTTCTGGCAATACACTTGCACCGGTCAATGCCAATGTGGCGCAAATCAATGCCAATGTCACTGCGGCTAATCTACGCATACAAAATATTGAAGCAAACTTGGGCGGTGTCAATACCAGCGTGACCAGTTTGATATCGGCCAACATAGCTATTAATGCTAACCTAGGTACTGCCACAACAAATATTACCACTCTGTTGGCCAATTCTGCCACACAAAGCACTGACATCTCAACCAATACCAATAGAGTCACTGCTGCCAATGCCAGAATAGTTACCCTGGATGCCAACTTGGGCACAGCCACAACAAATATTACCTCCCTGTTGGCCAATGCGGCCACGCAAGCCGCAACCTTAGACACTCTAACTGCCAACGCTGCTACACAATCCCTATCGTTGGCGGTACTTACAGTAAATGCTGCTGCACAAGCAGACACCCTTGGTACACTGACAGCCAATACTGTGGCACAACAAGTGACCATTGCAGCCTTGCAGGCCAATGCACAAGTTCAGGTTGCTGAATTAATTGCGTTGTCTGCTAACGCAGTCGCACAAGGCAGTCAGCTCAACACCATCGATGCCAATCTTGGCACAGCTACTACCAACATCGTCGGTTTACAAACGAATGTGGCCAGCTTGCAGGCCAATTTACCTTCAGTTGTTGCAATCAATGCCAATGTAACTGCTGCCAATGCCAGAATAGTTACCTTAGACGCTAATCTGGGTACAGCCACAACTAACATTGCCACCGGATATACAGACACAAATAACCTACGTGCCAACATTACAGCTGCCAATGCGGCCATCATCACAGCCAACACTGGCATGAAGAGTTATGTTGACACAGTGACCTCAGCCTGGACAGCCAACGCTGTAACACAGGCTGTACAAATTGATACTATCAATGCCAATCTTGGCACAGCAACTACTAATATTACTACTTTGTTTGCCAATGCTGCTACACAAAGCACAGCAATAACAGTTGTAAATGCCAATGTAGCTTCGGCCAATGTAGAGATTGGTAGCCTACGTGCCAACATCACAGCGGCCAACGTACAAATTAATAGTCTACGTGCCAACATCACAGCTGCCAATGCCACGATCACGTCCTTCAACTTAATTACTACAGCAAATACCACAGCCGCCAACGTGGAAATTGGTAACCTACGTGCCAACATCACAGCGTCGAATGTGTTGATAGCTCCGGTGGCCAACTTGAGTGCCATTGTGGGCAATTTGATTCCAGTAACTAATAACACGTACAGTATTGGTAGCGCCAGCAAGCAGTGGAAACAATTATTCACTAGTGGTAATATACAATCCGCAACTTTTATTTTGGCAGGAACCAGCGTACAAACACCACTAACCGAAACCGGTAATATAGCTTCCAACACAGCCCTGATCTACGACCAAGCCATTGTGGGCAACATCCGTACTGTGGATGCGTTCGGCCTGGCCAATCTAGGCAATATCATAACATCCAGCGGAATATTCTGGGCCAATGGTACAAACTACAGCTCATCATTTACCACAGCAGGTAACCTGACATTCTCAGACACCACAATTGGTACAGCAGGTGGAGCAAGCAATGGCATTATCTTAAACTCGGCCGGTTCTGGCGAAATAGCCATACAAGACTACACCGGTATCAACAATACCAATCCTGGATACTGGTTGCACATTGGTGATGGTAGCCCTGGTACCGGAGACAACACCGGCAACATCAGTATCGACTTTAGAAACAACACTGGCACACAGCGTGGCAGTACTATTTTAGGTTATGCTTGGTGGGACGCTGCCAGCACCGGAACAGACAATCGCGGCACAGGCCCACATTCACACTTTGGTATCTACAAAAATGATGATACCTTTGACAACAAGTTTATTGAGTTCAACTACACTTCAGGCAATGCCAACGTAGGAAACATCACAGCACGTAGTTTAACAGTATTGACCAATGTGAGTTACACCATGGCCAACTATCAAAACTGGACATCAAATGTGAGCACAGTTGGTGGTGCTTTAGATCAATTGGCAGCAAGACTCAAAGCCGCTGGCTTTTAACCAATAAGTACAATATGAGAATAACAGACATTATCCGCGGAGTATTAGATCTAGTAGATGCTACAGATACACCTGCACAACCTGCTCCTGATGCCATTGCCGCCTTGGCTGTTGCACCAGATGAGCCTGTGATGCAGATCGCCGTGGAACCAGAATCACCAGAACCAGACTTGTTGGCAGTGATCCAACAGTTGGCTGGATTAGAGGCGCCAGAAGCTGATTGCGGTGTACAAACACAGTATGCCAATGAGCCTAACGAAGTAACCGCTCCCGTTGGTGCTGCTTTCCCAGGTGGTGATGACATGCACAGTCGTAAAAATCCCGCAGACATTCGTACCAATGCTCCCAGCATGTATCCAGGATTCCAAGCAGGAGCCCGCTAATGGCCAACATCACCATCACAGTTCAAAGTTTATTAAACACAGCTTTGTACGACAGTTACACTATCGACAATGCTCAAACTATCAACCAATTAAAAACAGCCGTTAATTCAGCACGTGGTTTTGACAGCACCTGGTATGATATAGTATTAAATGGATCCGTGGCCAGTGGATCAGCAACATTGTCCAGTCTTGGTATCGTCTCTGGAACTAGACTGCGTACAAACAATAAAATTGGTCGTCTTGCCACCAAAGAACTCAAACAAAAAGCCAAACTGGATTTGGCCGCCCTGGACCGAGTTGCCAGTGGTGAAGCAAGAGCAACTTATGATCTTTCTGCGTTGCCAACACAATACAACAACAATGCCATAGTTAACAATCCCAACACCAGCGGATTAACCGTGGGTCGTCCATGGATTTCTACTGTCAGTGCTTTTACATTCTACGAAGCATTTGGCACAACCACAGCAATATCAACCACACAGTATGTGAGTGGCAACAAGATTTATGCAGAATCATCAACCTATGATGTTCCCAGTTTTCAACCTGCTAGAGTAGTGGTCAACGACATTGAAGTACTACGTCAAGGTGATGCACCAAACCCATATGGCCGTGGCCACAACTTGGTAGTGTTAGATTCATATGGTGATGTTGTCACAGCAGCCACTCAATATGATACATACATTAGTCCTGCCAATTTAACAGCATTGTCATCGGCACTGACCAGTGTGGCCAGTGGCCGCATTGTGGTATTGGTAACATACGATGCATCAGCCCTAGATGCTGGTACACGTTCAGCAATCAACACTGGATACGGATCCACTAACAGCAACACCTGGGCGGCAGGTAGACAAAGTCAAATCTTTATTGGTATCAAAGTGTAATGGGCGTACAGAATCCTAACAGCACCAACTACGTTCATCCCAATGAACCTAACCTATTAAATGTTCACAAAGCATTAACCTATGATACATCAGGTGAACCACACCTACGTGTGACCCTTGGGTCTGACAACATCACAGTAAGTGGTAATGTCAATGTACTTGATGCTGTTAGAGTCAACAACACCGAAGCACAACGTATACCGGTGTATCTTGTTGGCAATGTGTTGGTTGTCAATCAAGGTACAACACCTTGGGTAACAACCGGCAACGCTAATGTTACTGTTACGGGCAACATCACTGGTATAACAACCTTGCCCTCAATCACAGGCAATGTTAGCGTCACAGGTAACGTTGCAATCTTGGGCAACATAGTTGCTATAACAACACTACCAGCCATCACAGGCACCGTAGGAGTGAGTGGTAATGTAAACATTGGTCAACTGCCAGGTATCACTGGCAATGTGAGCATTACACAAATGCCCGGTGTTACCGGTAATGTAAACATTGCTGATGGCGGTGGCAGTATTACAGTAGATGGCAATGTAACTGCTACATTAACAGGAACCAGTACATTTACCCTAGGCTCAGGATCAACTGATGCGTTTGGTAGACTGCGTGTCAGCGAACCATACACATTGTTCGACAGCAAAGCAAGATACTACGATCACAGTGATTTTAGTAATGTCAATGCCACTGGTGGAACAGTAGTATATGATGCTGATAGTTCCACATACCTATTGAACGTAACTGCCATCAGTGGATCTAGTGTCATAAGAGAAACAAAAAGAGTATTTCCTTATCAACCAGGTAAAAGTCTGTTGGTGCTAACAACTTTCTGTATGAACACACCCAAGACCAATCTACGTCAACGTGTGGGGTATTTTACTACCAACAATGGTATCTACTTTGAAAACGATGGTGCCTATAACTATTTGGTAATAAGAAGTTACAGTAGTGGTGCGTTGGTTGAGGATAGGATAAGACAAGATGCTTGGGACAATCCATTTGCCGCATTAAATGTAGATAGAACACAGATATTTTGGACAGATATAGAATGGTTAGGCGTGGGCTCTGTTCGTTGTGGTTTTGTCGTCAACGGTGCCTATGTGCTGTGCCATACGTTCCATCATGCCAACGTAGCAGGCAATACCACTACATATATGACCACTGCAATATTGCCAGTGCGTTATGAAATAACAAACACAGCAGGTACCAGTGGTGACAGTATGATGCGACAAATTTGTTCCACAGTTATCAGTGAAGGTGGATACAATGCTTTTACTTACAGTGAAACAGCCGGGCGTGGTACTTCGGTATTGAGACTATCTTCGGCAGGAACATACTATCCCGTAGTTAGTATCAGATTGGACAGCACAAGATTAGATGCTATTGTGTTGCCCAGACAAGTGGATGTACTAAGTCCTACTGTAAACTACTATCGTTGGAAATTGGTATTAAATCCTACCCTAACTAATGCCAACTGGGCAGGAACCAGTAGTTCGGGAACAGTAGAATATGACACAGCCGCAACTGCCTTATCAGGCGGCACGGAACTACAGGCCGGCTATGTCAGCAGTAGAGAACTTTCCGAACTGGGGGCAGATGCGTTTGCCTTTCAATTAGGTAGAACACTGGCAGGAGTTAGCGATATAATCACACTGGCCATGGCAGCAACATCAAACAACGCAGATGTCTTGGCACAAATTGGTTGGCAAGAGATTACTTAACCATTTTCATTGACAAACACCATTTATTGTAGTATTATTACTGAGCTAAAACTCTTAAATATTTGACTATGATATTTGGTTACTTCACCCTATTTGTTGCATTACTGATTGAAGTTGTAGGTGCATACTACAGCATAGTCGGCCTGGCGGCCATATTCTCCGGAGCAGTGATTCCCATCTTGATCATGGGCGGCAGCCTAGAACTAGGCAAAGTAGTTGCCGCGGTATGGTTAAAGAACAACTGGGAACGAGCCAGCCTTACATTTAAACTGTATCTGCTGCCTGCTGTTATACTACTAATGTTTATTACCTCAATGGGTATCTTTGGTTTCCTAAGCAAAGCACACAACGATCAAAATTTGATTTCAGGTGATGTACTGGGCAAGATTGCCATTTACGATGAAAAAATAAAAATCCAGCGAGACAACATTGATTCGGCTCGTCGTGCTCTACAACAAATGGATGCCGCAGTTGATCAAACCATGAGTCGTAGTACCACAGAATCTGGTGCCGATAAAGCCACTGCCATACGTCGCAGTCAAGCACGTGAACGCACAAACTTACAAAATGAAATAGCTCGAGCACAAACGGAAATTGTCCGACTGAATGATCAACGTGCTCCGATTGCCGCTGAAGTACGCAAGGTCGAAGCCGAAGTGGGTCCTATCAAATATATTGCCAAACTGATCTATGGTGACAATCCTGATGCCAACCTGCTGGAACAAGCAGTGGTCTGGGTCATCATCATGATTGTTGCTGTGTTTGATCCACTAGCCCTGGTGCTGATCTTGGCTGCACAACAAAGTATTCGTTGGGCACGTGGAGAGGATGCAGATGAACCTGTTGCCACAGACGCAAAGCCAAATCGATTTACACAATTCACAGAAAAGATTCGACGCCGCTTTATCAAAGATGATGCCCCGGACTTTGAAGGTGTCAAGTTGCCCGACGGCACCTGGGTGCAAACTGGTCCAGCATTCAATACTGCTGAACCCCCAGAAGAATATACCGACATCAATGATGTAAATGCCATGTTGGCCGAAGCCGCTGAGGATAGTCGAGCAGACTATACCGAAGGCAGTCTGGTTGTAGAAGACACACCGATTGATGAAGATCACAAACCATTTAAAGGTACCGGTGTTTCACCTACCGGGTTGGTAAGTACTCCTTATATACAGGCTGAAGTCGACGACGAAGGCGAGAAACAAGCAAAAGCGTTTCTCAAAGATGAATATTACGATTTAGATGAAAAAACAGATCCATTTATGGAAGACCTGGTCATGGCCAAAGAAGAACCTAAAACAGAACCGGTAGTGGTTGTTGACACACCAAACCCCAGAGCCGCTGAAGCCGTACCCGGCGCAGGCCGTGGTGCCATGTATTCAGCACCCATACAGGCAGACAACGCACCACAATTGGGCAAGGCCGCCAACACCGGATTTGGCAATGAGTTCCCTGCCAACCCACAAAAAGGTGATGTTTATTTGAGAACTGATTATTTGCCAAATCGGTTATACAAGTTCAACGAAAAGAAGTGGATCGAGGTTGACAAAAGCTCTACAGACGTGTATGCTTATGAAGAAGCGTATATTCGTCATTTGATCGAAGAAATCGAAGCCAATAGATATGACGCCGATACCTTGACAGATGTAGAACGTGAACAGATTGCTGAATACCTAAGGAAAAATGCATAGTAACTTTATTACCCCGCCCGACCTAATCGAAACAGTACTAGTGGTCAACGCCACTGAAGAACAAATCAAATCCTGTGCCGATGCTTGCAGAAACAGCAGTCGTGCCTATAATGTTTACTTTTATCATACAGACATGCGAGACGTGTATTGGTTAGGCCAAGCAGTCCAACGTGCAGAAACCATTTTACAAGCGGCTGATGCAGAAGTACCTGTACTGTGTCCTACCATCAAGTTCGGCACAGATCAAGAATTAACTCAACCTGAAGACTACTTCAATAAATAAACAACTATGGCATACACACCAAAAGGCGGTCCAATCGTTTGTAGAGGTAACACAGTCACATTGCGTGAAGGTGAACCTGTAGAAAAAGCTCTACGTAAATTCAAGAAGAAAGTGCTGGAATCCGGCCTGCTTCGTGAACTCAAAGAGCGTGAAACTTACGAAAAACCTACCACACGTCGCAAGAAAGCCAAAGCAGCAGCCAAGAATCGTTGGCGCAAAAAACTAGCTAGCGAATCGCTTCCTAAGAAACTCTACTAGCAATATCAGCAAACATACATTGTTGAAACGCTGGACTATACACAAGATCCAGATTTTTTTGACGGCGGTGGTATGTATCTGCCCAAATCTGATCTAAATCCTGTGCTAACAAATTGGTAATTGCCGTCATTAGCATGGCAATCTTCGTTTCTAAATTGGGTTCTTGATCGTACGCATGATCGACGATGTCATCAAACACATCTACACCAATTGCTCTAAGATACTCGATAGTTCCTACTGATCCCAATATCAAAAACAACTGCCCAGAGAATATGGGTTTCCAAGTTTTTTCACTGATGAATGTATTTTCAGTACGACTTTCGGGCAAGTAATCTATGTAACAGGTTTGATATGTAGGACAGGCATTGCTTTCAAATTTGTCCATGTCGTCTTCTGCATTTAGTCTAAGCGGATAAATTGAACGCAAATAGTCGGCGTCTTGTGCAGTGATCATATTCAAAACGTCTGTGCTGAGATAATCATACTGTTCAGATATTTCTGGATAGATCCACCCAAAACTTTTTTGTACCTGATCAAACCATGGCTGTTTGCTCATGGCCACAAAATTTAATGTTTTGTGAGTCCAAGGATTTTTGGTCAAACAACTTATCGGATATGGTCTAATAGTTGTAATGTCAGGCCGTTGATTGTTTGGATCTCGCAACATACTAGCATAGTATCTGGGCAAATGTACAATTTTAGCATGTTTATCGAAATGATAGCGATAGTTTGATGTTGCAACAATAAACTCCTGTTGTAAATTTAATCCTGCTATCCAATCCAGGTATTCTAATTCGTTATCTTCTGGCCCAAGACTTTTATCAAATATGATTAATTCAGCACTGGGATTCGTGGCAATTTGTTCTAGGATTTCCGGTCGTTGGTCATCACCGGGTAACCCGTAGCCATTGACAACTATGGGTAATATTTGTTTTTTTGGGTTGAATAAATTATAAGGATACATTTGACAATCGGTGAAAAATCCTGTATAAATACTTATGTAGATGCCCGGGTGGGGTCTACATTAAAGTCATACTTGCTTAATTAAGGAGAAAACAAATGACAAACATTACACTTCACACACTCGATTTACCCACATTCGTTAACCAAATTCATCGCCATACCGTTGGCTTTGACAGTTTGTTCAATGAACTAAATCGCGGATTTGCCAACAGCAAAAGTGATAACTATCCCCCACACAATGTTATTCGCTTGGACGACCAACACCATGTGATTGAAATCGCAGTTGCTGGTTTTGCCGAAAGCGAAATTGATGTTGAACTAAAGGACAGCGTATTGACTGTTCGTGGCGAACAGGCTGCCAAAAACGAAGAGATTGAATACCTACACAAAGGTCTTTCAACTCGTAACTTTGAACGCACATTCCGTTTGGCCGACAACACCGAAGTCAAAGGTGCCACAATCAAAAACGGTATCTTGGCCATTGCTTTAGAGCACATTGTTCCTGAAGAACAAAAACCTAAAAAAATTGCCATTACGTTTGCAAAATAAGTAATAGGTGTGTATAATAAGGGGAAGGCAACTTATTCCCCTTATTAAAATATCATGAGCGAAACAATGTCAAAAACCAAAACCCAGTCGGTAGTGCGTACCCGTATTGAACCCAAGCTCAATATCGGTGAGCCACCACAGTTCCGTGTGATCTATATCAACGATGAACAGACCACGCAGGAATTTGTAGTAGAAACACTCAAGGTCATATTCAACTATGATGAAGGCGCCGCTGTGTCATTGACCATGAAGGTACACGAAGAAGGTTCAGCAGTGGTAGCAGTATTACCCTACGAAATGGCCGAACAAAAAGGCATTGAGGTTACCTTACTGGCTCGCAACAACGGGTTTCCTTTACAAGTCAAAATCGAACAAGACAGATGATATTCAATCACATTCGTAAACTCAAAGACGATGGCAAGAAGATTGGTATTACCTTCAGCACCTTCGACATGTTACACGCTGGACACATTGCCATGTTGGCAGAAGCAAAGAATCATTGCGACTACTTGATCGCTGGCCTGCAAACCGATCCCACCATTGATCGACCTGACACCAAGAATAAACCTGTACAAAGTATTGTAGAACGACAAATTCAATTGGCTGCTTGCCGTTATGTGGATGAAGTGGTGGTTTATCAAACAGAACAGGATCTAGTAGACCTGTTGTTAATCCTTCCATTGGATATCCGAGTACTTGGTGTTGAATACCAAGACAAAGAGTATACCGGTAAGTACGAGGGTCAACGCCGTGACATTCAGCCAATATTTAACGGTCGTGACCATTCATTTTCCAGTTCGGGACTACGCAGTCGTGTGGTGGAAGCCGAAAGCATGAAATTATTGACAAAAAAATCTTAATGTAGTATAATACTAACATGGACATAATGTTAGATTTGGAATCACTAGGAACACGCCCAGACTGTGCTATTCTCACCCTGGGTGCTGTCAAGTTCGATCCTTACACTCCCGATAGTTTTAGCGACAGCCTATACTTACGCATAGACGTGGATGAACAGCTTGCCCTGGGTCGAGAAGTGCAACAAGATACACTGGCCTGGTGGTCAAATCAAGCAGAAGACGTCCGCGAGGAAGCCTTGGGCGAAGGCAACCGTGTTAGCCTGGAATCAATGTATCGACAATTAAATAAATTTACAGTTGGTGTTGATGCCATCTGGTGTCAAGGCCCTGCGTTTGACATTGTTATCCTAGAAAACATTTACCGTCAGATGGGTTGGCCCACTCCTTGGCAGTTCTGGCAAATACGTGATAGCCGTACCTTGTTTCAAGTACACGGTGATCCTAGAGAAAAAGGCAAAACAGGCCTACACAATGCCTTAGAAGATTGCGTCAGCCAAGCACAGGGTGTGCAAGCAATATACCACTCATTGAAACTAGAAAAGCGTACCTACGCACGAGCAATGGAACAAGCATAATGCAAATCATTTGGAATCGAGCGGCAGCAGAAAGTTTACGCACCAATCAAACTGTGCTAGAATTAGAAACATTTCCAGTTGGAGATCAAACCATCACAGCATATTGTGTGGTGCCAGCTGAACGAGTATTTCCCGATATCGCACGTCTAGAAAATCTTAAAGAATTACACCAGGCATTTATAACAGCATTCAACAACAAAAATTATCAACTATGTCAGGACCTGGCACCAAATCTTGTTGGCGCTTTTGCTGGCGAACTGGATAGCTTTTATCAAGCCATACTAGATAAAATTTCATCCCTGTAATTTTTCTACTTAAAACAAAAATGACACAGTTGCATACGGATTCTTACGAAAATGGTTATTACCAAGTTGGTAATAAACTGTATGCAAACAAAATGCAAGCACTATATGATGCTACACAAACTAAACAAGATGTATCATGGCACTTCAACGATGACACTTATAAAAAAATAGATTGGACTAAACCTCCGAAAGAATCTTTGCTGGAATTGTATTGCCAGCGGGCACAGCAAATCAGAGACGAATACGACTATATTGTTCTCAGTTTCAGTGGCGGCGCCGACAGCCATAATATACTACAAACATTTTTAAAAAACAACATAAAGTTAGACGAAATTTATACTAAATTTCCGTTACGTGCAGAGAGAAAATGGGTAGAAGCCAACACACAAGATCTTGATGAACAGAATGTTGATAGTGAATGGGAATTTGCTGCCAGGCCCATGTTGGAGTATGTTGAAAAACACCACCCTGATATAAAAATTAGTTTTGATGATTCGTCGGACAGTTATGAACAATCAATCATACCTGAAAGTAGATTTCAAGCAGACACAGCCAATCATTATCAGGCCATTAGAACTTATACCACGTGGAATAGAACCACAGACTCCATAGAACAACAAATGCGTTTAAATAAACGGATTGCGTTTGTGCAAGGACACGACAAAATACAGGTTATAAAAGTTGATGAAAAATATCATGCTCATTTTGTAGATCGTGCAGCCGAAGAAACAATACCCGGCAGACACAATGAATGGTTTTACTGGACTAAAAAATTTCCACTGTTGCCTGTAGCCCAGGCACATCATGTGATGAATTTGTTTAAAGTAATAGATAATTTTAAAAATAATCCCGATAAAAAAACAAAACACTATAAAATATTGCAGAGAATGTTAAAACAACGCATTTTAGATATTAGGTTGCCAACGAATATAAAATATAGAGAATTTTATAGAGACGCTTGCTATCCGTATTGGGACGATAACACATTTCAGGCAGGTAAAGTGCTGGGTCCAATGGTTGTCAAAAGTGAATATTGGGTAAAAAAACATAATCCTCAACTGTACGACTCTTGGGTCTGGGGCACAAACCAATGGATAAACAACATTGATCAAAAATATTTAAAAATCAAAGACAATGTCATTGTTGGCGCAGAAATAATGCATTCTTGTTTGTATTCTTTAGAGTAAATTAAAACCACCACTTAATTTGTGCTAGATCCTGTTAAATACTAATAGGAGCTAGAGTCTTGACGATTCTACTACCGATAATAATAATAAAAAGAGGTAGCAGTATGCGTATGTTTAACCAGGTTATTCTAACCTTAATCGCTGTGTGGTCGACCACTATCTACGGCGCCCCTTTCAATGATTACAGTTTTAAAAGCCCAAGTTTCAATGGTTCAGGTTACAGTAGTCACGTCCTTACTATCGAAAATCAAGAGTTTTCACGCAGAGCACAGGTGGCCAAAGACATCCAAGCAGCCATTGACAAGGCCAAAGCCGATAAACAAAATACCAACATACAAAAGTTTTTAAACAACTTAGAGTCGCGTATCTACGCTCAGATCAGTCAAAACTTGGCCACTGCCATGTTTGCCAACAACAACTGTAGTGGCAGCAACAGCGTGGGTTGTTCAGGTACTTTGAACTTTGAGGGCAATACTATTTTCTGGAGCAAAGACAGTAGCAACATTTATCTGCAGGTCACAGACACAGTGGGCAACCAAACCACAATTACAGTACCGCTGGGTACATTTCAGTTTGGAAGTTAAATGCGTACATTATTCACCTTACTCTTTGTCGCTATCTTAACTGGTTGTGCTGCCACGCAAAAAACTAGCATCACTGAATATCGTCCTGAACCCACGCCCAACAAAATGCAGAAAGAGTTTGATACATTACCACCACCCAATGGCAAGAAAGTCACAGCGGCAGTTTACAGTTTTGCTGATAAAACTGGTCAGCGTAAACCTACCCCGGGCATAGCCAGCTTGAGCTCGGCAGTGACCCAAGGTGCCGAAGTGTTCCTGATCAAGGCCTTACAAGACGTGGGTCGTGGTGAGTGGTTTGATGTAGTAGAACGTGTGGGCATAGATAGCTTGACCAAAGAACGTACCATCATACGACAAATGCGTGAAGCTTACGAGGGACCTGGTGCCAAGCCCTTGATGCCCCTACAATTTGCCGGCATCATCATGGAAGGTGGTATCATTGGCTATGACTCCAGCTCAGAGTCTGGTGGTGCCGCTTATAGATTTTTGGGCATTGGCCCACAGACACAGTATAGCAAAGATACTGTAACTATTAGTCTACGAGCCGTGAGTGTGAACACCGGCAAGGTCTTGGCCGCCGTGAGTGTGACCAAGATAGTTTACAGCACATCAGATAGTGTGGCTGTGCTAAAGTTTATTGAAAATAAAAATATTGCTAGTCAAGTTTTTGGTAGTGCCAGCAACGCACTTAGCCCGACTGCCAGTATGTTTGAATTTGAAACTGGATTAACAATTAACGAGCCTGGCACTTTGGCAGTCAAAGCCACAGTGGAAGCTGCCGTGGTTGAATTGATCAAAGAAGGTGAACGCAAAGGCGTTTGGAGCTTTAAGCGAGAGGAAACACGAAATGATGTCAAACCTGTTACAACAGTTACACCGCCTACGCCAGTCGCAGAACAACCAGCCAAAAAACCAGAGCCAGGGCCAGTCGCAGTCACAGAAACCAAAGCACCAGTCCAAGCCCCTGTAACGTCACAACCGGAAGCAAAACCAGCACCAGCTCCTACCAGTCTGGAACGCCGTCCTGGGGAAAATCTAGCTGACAGCGTGAAACGAGTACAGTCCGAAGTAAAAACAAAAGAACCAGTGGCCAATCGAGTTTGGTTACGAGAAACAGAATACATTTATAAAGAAACACGAGAAACCAGCCAAAGAACTTGGCAATTTCTTCGTGGTACAGAATTAACAGTAGTTGCTATCGAAGGTGAGTGGCTACGGGTTAAGGATCATCAAGGTAGGGGTGGTTATGTTTTACAAAAAGTAGTATCAGCAACACCGTTGGTTGTTGGGGTCAACGAACAAAAGGTCAAGAGTGGTAAAGTAGAGACCAAATAAGGTCAAAAAGGAAGAAGTATTATGAAACACAAACTAGCGACAAAAGTAACAACAATCCTGCTAGGTATTGTGATGAGTGTGAGTGTGCATGCTGTGGATAACAGTATCTACATTGATCAAACAGGTGACAACGCCACCATTTCTATTACACAAGACGGAACAGGCAACGTGGTACGCGGCATACAAGGCACAGGAACCAGCAACACTACCCCATCCGGCATCTATGGTGACGGTAACGAAGTGACGGTGAATCAGGTTGGTAGTAGTAATACCTTGAGTTTAGGAATCAATCGTGGCACAGGCACAGGAACCACTGGTAACACGGTAAATTATAGTGTCACGGGTAACAACGCCGCAGGTATTATTAATTTAAATAATGCCAATGACAGTACAGCATCGGGAAATACTGTGAATATCACACAGTCAGGTAATAATGCCACTGCCAATCTTAACATCAAGGGCGATGATAATAGTGTAACTGTAAATACCGCAGGTGGTGCCAACAATACATTTACTGGCGTTGTTGAAGGCAACACCAATACACAAAACATCAGCCTAACTGGTGGCGGTGGCAATAATGCTACAGTTACACAAACTGGTAACAGTAACAGCGCCACAATCACAGCCGTGGGGGCCAGTAACTCATTTACTGTAAGTCAAGCTGATGGCGGACATACCGCAAGTATAACACAGACTGGTAGTAGTAATACTTTTACTGTGACACAGTCTGGTGGTGTTGCGGCTAATGTGTTTAATTTTACCAGTAGCAGTGGAAATGGAAATAGCGTAACTATAAACCAAACTGCTAGATAAGCGATTATAAATGTATAAGGGGAACAAATTATGCAACCTGACACTATGCGTACTCTTGCTGAGTACATCCATGAACTTAGAAGCCGCGATTGGTACCATAACGGAGCAAGTGAACAGCCCGCCTTCGATACAACGACAGAAGACGACGCTCACTGGGACCAAGGGAACTCGAGTGGAGATGCAGGACGCGGTAAAAACCACAGCGGGTAAAGTTGGCATAACTTTTGCCGATGATACCAAAGTACAGGTCAATGAAAACAGCAGGTTGGTCATTGACGATTTTGTATACGATCCCAAGTCAACCAAAGGCGGCAAGTTAGCAGTCAATGTGGCCGCAGGAACAGTGAGATATGCGTCAGGACAGATCGCTAAAAACAGTCCTCAAAATGTTGCCCTTAATACTCCTACCGCTACTGTTGGTGTACGCGGTACAGACTTTACTGCTACAGTAGACGAGCTGGGTGCATCAACTATAATCTTGTTGCCCAGTTGTCCACGTGGTTGGGTCAATGTGGAACGTGATTGTAAAACTGGAGAAATATCAGTCAGCAACGATGCTGGTAGTGTAATATTAAATAAACCATTTCAAGCCACCAAGATAGAAACACGCTCAAGTTTCCCCACACGTCCGGTCATAGTCAATCTCTCCCCTGATGCCATCAACAACATGTTGATTGTGGCACCGCCCAAAGAACTCAATGAAGTTCAAACTACACAACGAGCCGTTGCTAAAGGAGCCTTGGATGTAGATTTTTTACGTGAAAATGGCTTGGTCAACATGTTGACAGCCCAAGAAACACATTTTAAAGATTTTCTTAGTACCAGTTTGCTAGATCAGAATCTCTTAGCCAATATCTTAGATATCATCAACGCACAGATGGCTGCTCAATTGGATTTTTTAAACACAGCTAAAAGTGGATTGTTACCGGACTATGTGGCCACCACGGGTGTTGTAGCATCAGTGGATGACTACTCAGTGAACTTGACCAGAGACGATGGAAGCAATGTACAAAGTGTGACTGTGCCTAAAAATCAAAACACCACAATTTATCAGATACAAGGCAGTATAGAAATTAAAAATCGTGTAAACTCAGGCGGTGGAACTACAATAACACTAAGGCAGAACTAATGAAAAGATTGTTTACATACCTGTTGATAATTTTTGCTGTGGCCTTGTTAGAGCTGTCCTGTTTGGGTTTGGTAAAAGCACAAACAACGTCTAATGCCCTTAAGATGGGCTACAACTTTGCAACAGTCAGTCAGACTGTGGTTTTCGATAGTGCCATGCAGACCGGCGGAACACTAACTCTTTCTGTGCAGGCAATGGATGGTGGTGGTCGTGCTCCGGGCGATCCGTTTACCATAAGACTGGTTTTTTATAATAGCAGCAACCAAATCGTTAACACAGTACAGCAGGCCAACACCTTGGTCTACGGAGCTACCGCCCCCACAACATATACACTAACAACTACCAACTGTGGTGGAAGCTGTGCCTCAGTTGCGTATGTTAAGGTAGAGTTCTATGGCAAAGACGGCGGCTACTGGGCCGGCAACTATGGACCGTATATTATCGACCCAAGTTTGAGTTTTAACGGCGGCCCTAACATTTTATATAACCCAGGATTTGGTGTGTACGGAACCAACGGCTATGCTCAAGGCTGGACCAGTAGCAATGGCTGGCAAAGTTGTGCCCTATACAGCGGAACACAAACCTGCGTTATAAACAACGGAGCACCAGTCAATGGCGGTAACTACTCGGTCACAGGCGGTTCTACCAGTGGATCCGCTGGAGGATATAGTGCGCCACCTCCAGCACCCACATACACAGCCAATATTACAACCGAACAACAGTCCAGAGTTACAGCGTTTCAAACCAAAAGCGTGGTCAACAACACCATATACATAGATCAAGTGGGTGATAACAATACCGTTAATGTCACGCAATCAGGTCGTGCCAACGAACTCAAGGGCATAGGGCAACAGGCTGTACAGATACAAGGCAGTAGTAATAGCATTACTGTACGCCAAGGCGACCTAGATACCGCAGGTAAAAACACAATAGAAATGCGTGTGGTAGGCGGCAACAACGTTTTAAATTTGAATCAAAGTGTAACTGCCACAGGAACATCAACCAACAGTTCTAACAATCACTATCAGCGTGTGGATGTTACTGGTTATTACAATTCTGTGACCACGCAACAAAACAACACTGGCGGTGTGGGTGGACACTATATGGAAACCACTATCAACGGTAATACCAACACAGTAAATGCCACGCAGACCAATAATGCCAACAAAACCTTGTTCAACACAGTCACAGGCAACAACAATACTGTGTCGGTTGTACAAAAAGATGGCGGACAACACTATCTGGAAAGTACTCTAACTGGCAATGGCAATACCATAACAGCAGTACAAGAAGGAGCCACGGCTAATCGTGCTTCAATCACAATCAACAACTCAGGCGGTCCGGGGTCAGTAGATCTGATACAATCGGGTGGAGCAGTATATAACATAACAACAACCTGTGTGACAGCCGGCGGATGCGGGGTAATAACCGTAAGACAATAATGGAGACAATCAATGATATCATTTACAGCAAGATATTTTCATCACGGTAGAAACGTGTTGGATGATGTGAGCCTGTACGTTCAACAGGCAGGCGGATATTTTGAAACGCATCGCGGTTACGTGGTTGAATTTTTTGTACCCGAAGAATACAGAGATTTTGTTGTTATGAAATATCCATTTTTACGGGAGGTAGTCTACATATGATCACAGGAATCCCACCAGTATGCCAGGTACCAGGTTGTGAACACGGCGCACAAGTCTACAGCAAGGTAGGCGATAACACTCAATATCTCAAGACCTGTTATCGACACTGGGCCGATCTAATACCACAAAACCGAGAACAAAAACCCAATAAATAATTTTGTAAATTTGAGATTTGCTGAACACCCAGTACGGGATCAATGATGTATGAGTATCGAGATCAAGAAAAATAATAAAAAGGATCTCGAAAATGAAGTTTTTCACAACAGCCCTAGCGGCTTTTGCAGCATGCCTGGCTTTTTCAGCACAGGCACAAACACAAGATTACAGTTTTGGCACCGGCAACCTCAACGGTTGGACCGCAGGTGGCGGAACAGGCACACAAACAGGCCCATACATGCAAAGCGGTATTGGTGTGAGCACTACCAGTGGAACACAAACTATTAGTTGCTGTGGTCCTAACACATGGAATATCAATCCATACACAGGCAGTTACATGGTTGGCATGCAACCGGGCGGCCAACAAAACTATTCTGCAATGACTACCGCATTGGGTTTGAGCAGTTCAAGTATTAGTAGTTTAAATTCTTTGGTAGCGTCACAGGGCGGCGGCATCACCAGTTCTGCTTGGATCAGTAAAGATTTCACATTCACAGCACCAGCCACATTTAAAATGGCCTGGGTATATACCAGCACAGACTATGTGCCGTTTAACGATGGCAGTATTGCCACTTTGGTCAACACAGGATCAGCCGACACATTCGGTAAGGTCAATAACGTACTGGGACAGTACGCCCTACTGGGTGCTACCAACCCCAACACAGGCAACTACTCAACTGGCAGTTATGGCTCAACAGGTTGGCAGTTGGCACAGTTTGACATTTTAACAGCAGGCACATACAAAGTGGGCTTTGGTGTATTCAATCAGGGTGATACTGCACTGAGTCCGGTGCTACAGGTCAATGATGCAATCGGCACAGTAACAAAAAATGGCGAGACATTTGGTGCTGTGGCACCTAACCCAGGTAGTGTTGCACCCTCAGTAGATCCAACTCCTCCACCTTCGGCCCCAACAGTGACCGGCACAACAACAGTCGACTCGGTTACCACAACAACCACAACCGGGACCGCCGCAGTTACCAACAGTATTGCTTACGGTACAGCGGCAGCGGCCTTGGCCATTGACAACGCAAGAGGTGCTCAAACTGCCAAGACATTGACAGTTACACAAACAAAAACAACCACTGTAACAACACCATTTACAGTTACACAAACAACCACAACTCCTGTGACTGTCACAACAACCACAACTCCTGTGACTACCACAACTTACAGCGATGGCACTCAAACAGTGACAAATGGAACTCCTGTAGTTACCGTGAGCACAACCGACTCAGTCAGTTCTAATAGTGCATCGGGCAATGAAATCAGTCAGGCAATTCAAACCAATGACTATTCAACTCGCGTGGATCAATACAGTCAGTTGAGCAATGTCAATCAGGCAATGAACTACATGTTAGACAGCAATGTGTTAGATCGCAATCGTGTGCTGGGTGGTGACTTCAATGTATCAGAACGCAACACCTTTTATGTGACAGGCAGCGCCGGCCAATCAAACTCTGTGGGTGGTTACTCGTACAAGAGCATGACATACGGCCTGGGTTACGACTGGCAAGTTGCTCCAAACTGGATCATTGGCGGTCAATACAATCGTGGTCAGGCTAACCTAAATGGTGCCGCAGGCACAAATGCAGGTGGTAGTTTAAACAAAGACCACGTAGGCATTTATAGTGCTTACACAGTCAATGACTGGATCTTTAAAAACGACATTGGTTATGCTGCCAACACATTTGATACCAATCACAGTTTACCTGAACTGGGCATGGCAAATACAAGTTCAACCAAAGGTCAAGACTTGTGGGCAACTGCTCGTGTTTACACACCAGAGTGGAATGACATACGTCCCTTTGTTGGTGTGCGTAACGAAACCAATCGTCGCAACGGGGTCGCAGAATCTGGTAGTAGTTTAACTGCTATGACATATGACGCAGTCAACACAAACAAGACCAGCACAGACATTGGTGTACGTTATGACGCCACGGTTGCTACAGACTGGCGTGTAACAGGTGAGTATGCTTACAACAGTCAAAACTTTAACACAGCCTACGCCAGTGTTGGATATGCAATTGATCCAAAGAGTGTTGTGCGCCTACGTTATGGTTATGGCAAACAATATGATTACATAGTACAAAGTGCTATGATAGAGGCTCGTTTTAGTTTTTAACACAACCGTAATATTCTAAGACTTAAATAATCTTAGCGGACACAAAGATGGGGTGTCACTGGAACCCGTAACCAGTAATAATTCTGTAATATCTTTGCAACACATTGAGCGATAAATATGGTTATGACAGCCAAAACTTATCGCTCAATTTTTATTAGTGACATACACTTTGGCACCAGAGATTGCAAAGCCGAACAACTCAACAACTTTCTCAAACACAACACCTGTGAAACACTTTATCTAGTGGGCGACATCATTGACGCCTGGAAGATTCAACAAAACAAGTGGCGATGGAAACAAAGCCACACCAATGCAATCAGAAGAATCCTAGGACACGCCAAACGTGGCACACGTGTGATCTATGTGGCCGGCAACCACGACGAGTTTCTGAGACCACTCATACCTTATGGCATGGGATTTGGACGTGTTGAAATAACAAATCAAACAGAACACATTGGGGCGGATGGCAAAACATATTTGGTCACCCACGGAGACCTGTTTGATGGAATCACACGTTTGGCCCCTTGGCTGAGTTTCCTGGGCGATAAACTGTACGACCTGGTATTAGATTGGAACAGCAGATTTAATTGGATCAGACACAAGTTGGGATTTGGCTACTGGAGTTTAAGCAAGTATCTCAAACACCGTGTCAAAAAAGCCGCAGACTTTATGTTTCAGTTTGAAACCAATCTAGCTACATATTGTAAGAAACGTGGCTTTGATGGTGTGATCTGTGGACACATACATCACGCAGAAATAAAGATGATAGATGGCATTGTGTATATGAATGATGGCGACTGGGTCGAATCAATGACTGCTCTGGTTGAGCATCACTCGGGTAGGTGGGAAATAGTAACTTGGACAAAGGCACATGACAATGTGGATACTGATACTACTGGCAGTTCACACGAATAATCCGCAAGACATACCAGGACGAATAACGATCGAATTTGCTACCGAATCCGAATGTTTGCGAGCTCAAAGCACCGTACAATATTGGCTTAAATTTGATAATTTTAAAATAAGTACACGATGTCAAAAACAATCTTGATCATAACAGACAATGTCCCAGATCAAATCAACGGCGTGGTCACAACTTTCAAAAACTTGGAAGATCATGCTAGGCGTGACGGGTATAGTGTTGTTTATCTTGATCCCGGGCAGTTCCCTAATTTTGCTTGCCCTGGTTATCCTGAAGTTCGCTTGTGCTGGCCGCACGGTATCAGTAAGAAAATTAAAGCGATACAGCCAGATTATATACACATCGCTACAGAAGGGCCTGTAGGCTTTTTTGCTCGTTGGTGGTGTGAACGTAACAGTATTCCTTACAATACCAGCTATCACACAGACTTTCCCAAGTTCTTAAAAACAATGTATCATGTGCCTAAAAGTTTAACTTACTGGTATTTGCGTTGGTTCCACAAAAACAGTCATCGTGTGCTGGTCACAACAAAGACCATAGAAGCGGATTTAAAATCACACGGATTTGGACGCATGGTTATCTGGACTCGGGGTGTACGCAGAGATATCAAGCCCACAGCGGAATGGTGTGATGATCGTTCTAAGCCAATGGTTCTCAATGTGGGTCGGGTCAGTGCTGAAAAAGGTCTGATAGATTTAATTCCTTTACAAGATGCGTACACACTAGTTATAGTAGGCGACGGACCGTACATGTCTGAAGCACGTCGGTTGCTACCTTCTGCTAAGTTTGTGGGCTACAAACAAGGACAGGAGCTGGTTGATTATTACAATCAAGCTGATGTGTTTGTGTTTCCCAGCCGAGCAGACACCTTTGGTCTAGTGATGATTGAAGCCATGGCACAAGGTACTCCTGTAGCAGCCTTTCCTGTACAAGGTCCCGTAGACATCATTGAAAATGGCATAAACGGCTATATGGACAACGACCTAGCGGTAGCAGTTGAAAAGTGTTTAAAACTAAGCGGTCGCGTGGTTAAACAGTCCAGTCAACGTTGGACCTGGGATGAATGCTGGCGTATTTTCAAAGACAATCTAGCAGTGATCAAGTAATAAATACTTGATGTTCAAAAAAATCTTAATCAGTCCTTGGACTGCTCTATTAACACTAGCAATCATTGTGGGCTTGCGTGTTGCAGATCCTATGTTTGTTGAAAGCGTAAGGCTACGCTATTTCGATACACTTGTTACTAGCCGACCTGCCGAAACGATCGGGGTCAGTGTAGTAAACATAGATGAGAAAGCATTAGAACGATATGGGCAATTTCCTTTTTCCCGTGATACATACGGTGCCATTATTCGAGACCTTTACAGACGTAATGCTGGTCTTGTTGTGTTTAATATTCTTACTCCAGATAAAGACCGTATGGGGCAAGATACTGCGTATGTGCAAGCGTTAAAACAATACCCAACGGTACTTCCTAGCATTGGATCAACAACGACAAGAAATCAACCACGAGCTCCAGGATCAGCAGTAATTGGACCATTTGGTTTAGATGCGTTTGTGACCTATCCGGGGCTTATCGCTAACATTCCCAGTGTAGAAACGGCCGCTGCCGGAGTTGGTGTTGTTAACACGTTTCCGGAAGTTGACGGTGTTGTGCGTCGTATGCCACTGGTAGTTGCTTACAACGGTCGATTGTATCCAAGCCTGGCCATGGAAGTCATGCGTGTGGCTGCAGGCGACTCAACCTTCCAAGTTAAAATCAATGAGCAGGGTGTTGAGAAAATGCGAATTCCAGCATTTGGTCCTGTGACCACAGACAGCTTGAGTCGTATATGGATTGACTGGAGCTTGACACCAGAGCGTTATAGCCTAACCAACTTGCCCCGAGACTTTGATGGTGAAATCGTTATTGTTGGTGTGTCGGCGCAAGGTCTAGCAAACCCTGTAGCCACAAGCCTGGGCGAAATGTTACCACAAGATTTACAGGCCGCAGTATTAGGCACAGTTATTGCCAACAAAGATCGTCCAGCAATATCAAGACCCGACTGGGCCGATGGTGCTGAGATCATTGCTATTGTGGTTTTAGGTATCGTATTATTATTTTTAACGAGGTATGTATATGTTGGACTTGCTACTGGTGTTATCGCTCTTGGTATTTTGTATCCTGTATCTCAGTACGTTTACACGGCTAATGCTTGGCTATTTGACATTACTGCCCTTGCTGGCGGCCTCACTGTTATTCTCCTTCATGCTTACGGTGTTAAGTTTGTAAGCGAGTTCTTACAAAAGCAAGCCATAAAGAAACAGTTTGCTGGTTACTGTTCAAAAGAAGTTGTGGAGATGTTACAGAAAGATCCTGACTTGATCAAACGTGGTGTGCGTAAAGACGTAAGTGTTATGTTTAGTGACTTACGTGGCTTTACACCAATTGGCGAACACTATGGCGATGATGTAGGCGGATTAGGCAAATACATGAACGGTTACATGGATGCTATTTCAAAACCTATCATGGACAACCGGGGTATGGTTATCAAGTATGTGGGTGATGCAAGTATGCACATTCATGGTGCGCCTATAGACGATCCTGATCATGCTAGAACTATTGTCAAAGTAGGTTTAGAAATGTTAGACGCTGTAGATGCTTATACCAAAGAAATGGAAGCACAAGGCTTGCCGCCAGCTGCAATGGGCTGGGGCTGTAACACAGGTGTTGGGTTCATTGGTGAGATGGGTTCAACCGACCGACACAGTTATGATATCTTGGGTGACATGGTTAGTACAGCCGCCCGACTAGAAGCACGTTGTAAGGCTTACGGTGTGTTGGCCATTATCGGTGCTGAAACATACAACAGAACTAAAGATGATTTCTTCTACTTGCTGTTGGATAACTTACAACCAAAAGGCAAGACAGTAGCAGACTTAATCTATACAGTATTACGTACTCGAGGTGAAGATTACAGCAAAGACAAGGAAGCACACGATGTAATGCATGACCTGTACCGTCAGAAAAAATTCAATGAAGCGGCCGCCATGTGCAAAAAGTTAACAGGCAACTTTGGTGGACAAATGGACAAGTACTATAAGATATGGATTGAACGTTGCGACTTTATGAAGCAACAAGACCTACCAGCAAACTGGAATGGGGAATTCATAGCTCATGAGAAATAACCTAATTGATTTTTATATTGATAATTATGTATGGTGGTTTTTACAGTTGTATTTCTTGCCGTACCGTATGCCCGAATATGGCAGCGAAGTCGACAAGTGGATCAGTATGTATAGTTTAAACGGTGCCAAATCCAATTTGTGTCGCCCCGGTTGATTCCTTAACCTTTTTCTGTTATACTTAACTTATGTCTGACGTATGTTCTATATCCTTTGCCTTGGATCCCACCAACACCCCTAGTTTTCTATTAGATTGGGAAGTTACCAAACGCTGTAATCTTGATTGCACGTATTGTGGTCCAACTGAACACGACAACACAACAGAACACCCTCCACTTGCAGAATGTTTGCAAAGTATAGATTTTATGTTTGCGTATGTAAGCGAATACATGCGACATATCAAACCCAGTCAACGTAAAGTTATCTTAAATGTGTATGGTGGCGAAAGTCTGTTCCATCCTGATATTGTAGAAATACTCGAGCAGGTCAGAATCAAATACCGACCCTATGAGGATCAATGGCACTTGACTGTTACATGCACAACCAACGGAGTAGTAGGCGAAAATCAGTTTGGTAAAATAGTTCCGTTAGTGGATTATTTTTCAATGAGCTATCATGCTGAAGGCTTGCCCAAGCAACAACAACTATATTTCAATAACTTGTTGATCTTAAAGTCGGCCAACAAGCCTTGTAAAGCAATCATTATGATGCACAACACCAAATGGTCAGACAGTGAACAGGCAATTGAGTTTTGTAAAGAACACAATATCAACTATTTGGCAAAAGTAGTAGACACCCCTGCGGGCAAAGAGTGGAAGTACAACGATCAACAAGTTGATTACATGAAAATGTTTTGGGTGAGTAAGTCAGATTTTGATGCTAGTAAAAACATGATTGAACAAGGTCGTGCCTGCTGTGGTGGACGTAAGTTAAGTACCAATGGTAACTTACGAGAAGCTATTACGTTTGTTCCAAGGCAAGGATTTCGTGATTGGTCGTGCGGTGTCAACTGGTATTTTTTATTTGTAGAACAACTGACTGGACTGGTGTACACCAACAAGGATTGTAAAACAAGTACCACAGGACGAGTTGAGCCTCTTGGCACCATCAACAACTATCGAGCAATTATTGACACAGTTCGACAACAGTTTACCACAGGCATGCCTGTAATACGTTGTGTTAAAGATACTTGTGCTTGTGGATATTGTGCGCCTAAGGCAGAATCACAACTGGAGTTTTTAAACTTAATTGGCCGGCACGTTGTCGATTTGAGGGTTTTTGACAGTGGCAAGACCAAATCGATTTAGAAGTTTAATATAGGTCCAGCCTAGATCCCATTCCCACCGCTTCATACTAAGTTTAGCACTAGCAGGATCTGCGTGATGATTGTTGTGCAGTTCTTCTCCGCCAATGAAGAATGCCCACGGCACAATGTTGGTTGAGTAATCTTTGGTCTGTGTGTTGCGATATCCCCACCAGTGCCCAAAACCGTTGATGACACCTGCGGCCCATAAGGGAATCCAAATCATTTGCCATAACCAAGGTAACCATCCCCATGCCCAACCAAATATAGCACAGTTGATAAAAAACATTAACACTATGCCCACAAAGTTAAATGGTGTGTAGATATTCTTTTCAACCCAATCGTCGGGTGTACCTACTCCGTATTGTTCAACCATTTGTTTGTCTTTGGCAGCGTCAGCATAGTAAAATGCACCACACAGGAATACTTGCCAGATTCCAAACACATGTGGGCTGTGTGGATCACCGTCGGCATCAGTGAATCTGTGATGCTTGCGATGTGTTGCTACCCATTGTTTTGTGACCATGCCTGTGGTTAGCCACAGCCAAAAACGCATAAAGTGTTCAACACGTGAATCAAATTTAACGCCGCGGTGTGCTTGACTTCTATGTAGATATAGAGTAACGCAAGCAATGGTGATGTGAGTCATCACCAGAATGTATATTAATAAGCCCATCTAATATTTATTGTAAATGAAAATTTGTATATAAATACATGTGGGGAGTAACCAACCAGCAGGTGCTGGTTCTAAGTGTCGTCAACACGATATACAATATCCGGCGCATAGACAAAGAGGTGAGACCATAACTTTTAAGGAAGATTATGGAACTCTTTACACTTCAAGCCCTTTGGGCATTTCTCGCTATCATTTTGATAGACATTGTATTAGCCGGTGATAACGCTCTTGTTATTGGAATGGCGGCTAACAAATTACCAGACCACTTACGCAAAAAAGCAATCTTTTGGGGAACCTTTGGTGCTATTGCTATACGCTTTGTATCAGTAGCAGCATTAACCTACCTACTAATGATTCCAGGCCTGCGTGCCATATGTGCCGCGGCATTGATATGGATTGGGTGGAAGTTAGTATTTGATCACGGCGAACACAACATTGACGCTAAGGATACATTCTGGGGTGCAATTGGTACTATTGTAGTTGCCGATGCTGTTATGGGCATAGACAACGCATTAGGTATTGCCGCAGCCGCTAACGGAAGTTTTGTTCTAGTTATTGCTGGCTTGTTAATTAGTGTACCAATCATTCTGTTTGGTGCTACTATGGTCAGTAAGATTCTATCGCGTTGGCCAGATACAGTATTTGTAGGATCATTTGTATTGTTTGCTGTTGCCATGTTGATGTTAATGAAAGAACCATTGATGGCTAGTTGGTGGGCAGGACTTGTTCCATGGGCCGCCGCCATTGTACCGTGGGCAGTAGCACTAGTTATTACTGCCATTCAATACAACAAGGCAAGATTACATTTACATAAACGATATTTGTTCAAGTCATAAAAAAAGCCCCTTATGGGGCTTTTATTGATAAGCCATTGGATTATCCGTTACCGCCGGTGGCTTCTTTGTCGTTGACTGTTTTTTCTATTTTATTGATGGCTTTTTCTGCTTCTACACGTTCATACTCAATGGTCTTACCGCGTAGATGTAACACAGTATTGACTTTTTGATTCAAACGAATCAAGTCATTGTCTAGCATACGGATGCGATCGATAAGAGCAATAAGAACTGTATTGGCATCCGAAATAACAGGCTTGACTTCTTTTGTGGCCCATTCCCACACATACTTGATGATGTAGCCCATGCCCACTGCCATCACAATGGGAAAGCCATATTTGTTTATTAAATTTACAATGTCCATGATTAAAATAATATCCCTGTAATTACACCTGCTATAAATGCGATAAGTGCAAACTTGGCTAGATCACCATCGGTCCAAATCTGTTTAAGTGGTAATGCATAAGGATCATATTTTTTCATCGCCAACTCCGTCTCTTAGAAATTTTTCCAGCGGGTCAACTTTGACCAACATAACACGACCATTATGATTAATAACTTTAAAATAGTCGCCGCCGCGCCAGCCTAATGCATCTACATTGAGTTCAGCGTCTAACAGGATTCTATTGGGCTCCAGGTCCCATTCGTAGTCGTAGTATCTCATTAGTCTCTCCTTGCATCGTTCTTGCCGTCTGCACGGGCAATACGATCAGTATCAGGTTTGAGACCTAGTGCATTACTAACAATGGTATCAATGCGGATAACATCGTGATTCATAGTTTTTACACGATTGTCTAAGGCTGTGATAATGCCGGCCATGCCTTTGATAGCGGACAATACTCCAGCTAATAACAGTTTGATTGTGAGATATACAAAGTAACCACCAGCGAGTGCGGCAGCAATCGGAAAACCTAGATCTCCGATGATCTTAAATGCTTCATTCATACTAGCTCCTTGATACACGACAGCTTTAGCTGTTCTTAATGTACAAGTATTTATTGTTTGAGGCGGGTTTTTACTTCTAGTAGATACTCTGGGGTCAATTCAAACCGTTGATGATAACGACTGTGATTACCAGGTTGTCTTCCGTTGTTGATTTGACATAGTACGTGTTCAAAGTTATCCACTAATTCGTCAACAATAAGATCCTTAAATCCGGTATAAAAATGCGTGAAGTTATATTCTAGTACCTCTTGCATTTCCAAGTACATTTGTCTAAGTACTGCCGGAGACATAGCACACAGTTTGGCAAGCTCAAATGTGATTTTTTCTATGCGTACATAATGATCCTGCTCTTGGTCGTAACTTTCATCTATCCAACGATCAAATGTACGAAACCCGTAGCGTTTTAAGTAGGCAAGACTGCCAGGAGTACTAACCAAAAAGAAAGGTCGTTGAGCCACAATGGGCTTAAACACTTTTTCTGTCAAGTGTAACTTGTCTTGAAAATATACAGTTTCTGTAACTACATGAAACAAGGCGCTGGTTAGACTATCAAAATTGACACTGGCACTTAACGTACCATCGGGCGTCGCTGTGTCAATGATCAATGGATCGCTAATATTCCGTAATTGTTTATATATCTTTACTCGAGCACGATTGTCTAACGGATTGTTGGGATCTTCAATTGTCTTTTTCCAACCCTCATGGAATAGACTGACTGACCCCGATTTGACCAAATCTTGTTCTAACAAACTACTAACAAGATGTAATCGATAGGAACGATATTTTGACGTCAAATGATTGTAACATATAAATACTTTATCAAATCGATTAAATGATCCAGGTTCAATATACTGAAAATCTCTGTACCAATCCAATGCAGCAAAGCCGTGATAAAAATAATACCAGTCGTAGTATCCATTGGATTTAACAAAATTATTTTTTAATTTTGAATGTTCGCTGTTAGCCAAAAGATTGATGCGTGATGGTCCTGTAAAATGTCCTGGTTGCAATTGAGATTTTCGTATAATTGGTAGTGTATAATCGTAGTAAGGCTCTTGATCAAAAAAGTAACAATGTATCCAGGAGTTTTGAATATGCCATTGTTGACTGTAGGTACCGAATCCCGGGTCAACTGAATCAATTTTAGTATTTAGGAAATTTTGTTGCTGATACGTGCCAAAGGGGTAGAAGTAAACACTTTTACCGTTGGTAAATTTTGATATTAAGTTATCATGAAGAATATTGTAAAATCTGTCTAAGGAAAACATTAAATGAACGTAGGCTTTATAGGTTGTGGAAAATTAGGAATGGCTTGTGCTGAAACCATGGCAAGCCAACATAATGTAACTGGTTATGATATTTATCCAGTGAAAAGTGATAAAATAATTATTGCATCCACTTTGCAACAAGCGGTAGAAGGCAAGGAACTGGTGTTTATTGCTGTGCAAACTCCGCATGATCCTATCTACGGTGGCGATCAACCTATCACTCATTTGAAGAACAAAGACTTTGACTATACCATTGTCAATGATGTATTACGGCAAGTCAATGAATTTGCAACACCCGAGCAGTTAGTAGTTCTTATCTCCACAGTTCTTCCCGGCACTACACGTAGAGAACTGAAGACACACATTACCAAGGCACGTTTCATTTATAACCCATACTTGATCGCAATGGGATCAGTTGAATGGGACATGGTTAACCCAGAGATGGTTATCATTGGTACTGAAGACGGTAGCGAGACAGGCGATGCTCGCTTATTGACTGACTTCTATAATACATTAATGGAGAACAATCCACGTTACGTAGTGGGCACGTGGGACGAGGCTGAATGTATCAAGGTATTTTACAACACATTCATCTCAGCAAAGATTGGCCTGGTAAACATGATCCAAGACGTAGCTGTCAAGCAAGGCAACATCAATGTGGACGTGGTCACTGATGCCCTGGCCAATTCAACCATGCGGATCATGGGACCCAAGTACATGACGGCAGGAATGGGAGATGCAGGGCCATGTCATCCTAGAGATAACATAGCCTTGCGTTATCTTGCAGAAAACTTGGATCTTGGATACGATATCTTTGATACCATCATGAAAGCACGTGAGGTCCAGGCCAAGAACATGGCACGTTACATTTATGACAACCGTACAGGACTTCCTGTTTACATACACGGCAAAGCATACAAACCTGGTGTGGCTTACCTAGAAGGCAGTTATAGTTTGCTAGTGGGTAGCTATTTAAAACAAATGGGTATTGATCCTTATTATATTGATCCCTTAACAGATCCAGACACAGTACCAGCCAGTGTTGTAGGTTGCGTATTGTTGGCACACAACCAACAAGTAACCTACGGTTATGCTGGTGTTACTGACAAGCAACCACTGTATTGTGAAATACTCAGTGGTAGCATTGTCATTGATCCGTGGCGCAAGTATACCACAGACAGCAAAGAAATTTGTGTTATACATTACGGAAACACACGACCACAATGATAATAACATATCACATAGACAAGTTTTGGGACGATGAATACAAGCATCTGAATTATATTGATGAACCGTATAACGATGCAGACAGCGTGACTCGGTGGCAGGCAATGGGATATGAGTCCAGGATCGCTGGACATCTATGCGATATGCGTCAACCCCAACCTTCGTGGAATCACAAGTTTATTGAACTGTATGAAAGCATGGGCTGGAAAAATATTGGTACAGCCTACTATCGCATGGATTGTGGCACAGTAATGCCCACACACCAAGATCATTATAAAAAATATGTAAGTGTTTTTAACTTAGAAGGCAAGGAACATACTATTCATAGAGCTATTGTGTTTATGGAAGACTGGGCCAGTGGACATTATTTTGAAGGACCCGGTAGTCCAATCACTGGCTGGCGAGCAGGTTTTGTGGCCGAATGGTGTTACGACGTACCACACATGGCTGCTAATATTGGTCCAACACCAAGATACACTTTACAAATAACAGGGCATAAATGATATCCAGCTACAATGAATGGGATCCATTACGTTCAGTGGTAGTAGGTAGTGCAAAATACGCAAACTGGCCCAGTACGGATCCTGTATTTGCTCGCGAGTCGGAAAAAACAACCTGGAAAGAAACACCAGTTCCCAGCGGGCCAGTGCCAGATCATATTGTCAATGAGGCCAATGAAGATTTAAACGAATTGGCCTGCACCTTATACAATCTTGGCATACATGTAATACGCCCTGCTCCACGTAACTATCCGGTCACTGGCGGTATGTACAACTATTGTCCTAGAGATAGATTGTTAATCTACGGTAATACCATTGTAGATCCTGCAATGATGTATCCGTGCAGAGATCAAGAAATCATTACATTAGACGAAGTAACACATAAATCACACGACATCAGAGTAATGCCCAGAGATGCGGGCATGGTGTTTGATGCTGCCAATGTTTGTAGACTAAATGATACTTGGCTATATCTTGAAAGTGACAGCGGAAATAAGAAAGCATACGAATGGTTGTGTGATCAATTTCCAGATGTCACTATAGAACTTGTTAACTTTTACTCGGGCGTACACATTGACAGTACTATTGTTCCCTTACGTGAAGGACTTGTTATGTTAAATGCCAGTCGTGTGTCAGACGCAACAGTTCCCAAATGTTTGCAAAGTTGGGAAAAAATTTGGGTACACGATGTAGTAGCACAAGGATTCTATGAGTATCCTTATGCCAGCAAATGGATCGCGATGAATATGCTAGTCATTGATCCCACGACAGTCATAGTAGATCGACATCAAGTTGAACTGATAAAGACCCTAGAAAGTTATCGATTCACAGTTATACCCTTAGAATTGCGTCATAGTCGCACTTTGGGTGGTGGATTTCATTGTGTGACACTAGATTTATTGCGTTCCAGCAATAAATAGTAGTATGACTTTTGCAGACTATACAGATGCGGTCCTATCCGCTTTGACTTTTAATCCCCGCTTTGACGATGTGGTTGCTCGCAAGCAGGAAATCCTTGACGGTGTTTATCGCACCGAAAATCTTGAGCCAACCACGATTTTATTTGTTGGATTCAATCCAGCAATACTAAGTTGTCAAGCCAAGACTATTGCAGTGACAGAAATCAGCGACTCTGCACAGGCATTTGTTAAATCCAAGAATGTAAAGTTTACCTATATCAATCCTGTGGATTTACCAAAGCATCAAAAGCAATTTCAATGTGTGGTAGCAATGGACGAGTATTTTACCTTTGCTGATAGCGATCAAGCACAGCAAGACAAAATAGCTAAAATTTGTAATTTGGCCACAGCATTTGTGGTAAGTACTATACGTGATTATAAAAATCAGGATTACAAAGATCGTGAATTTAGTCAGCCAGTGTCAGTTAGAAATGGCAAAGACACTAGAATTTTTTTAGAAAATCACGACTGGGATTTAAAAGATCGTACACTATGGGATACCATGATTTACGAAATTGAAGGAAGCAGTTTAAAGACATACGGCACGTTTGATCGTCGTACTATGTTTTTTAAACAGTTAGCAAAGTTTAGTATGGACGCTGGAGCCGTGAATTTCCTCGTGCATAAAAACCTGATGTACAAGAGTCTAATCAAAAAGAACTACGAGCATGTAGTTAGCATACAATTCGAGTAAAAATGGATATTGACCAACACGTAAATCAAATAGTACAAAACCTAGTAGCAGAAATAACAACAAAAGTCCAACAACAAGCTGCGGCGGCTGTTGAGGCTAAAATTTCTGAAGTGCTTGCGGCTATTGACACCGGCACCATGCTTGGCGAACGACTCGGACAAAAAATTGATGAGCGGTTAGCAAAGTTACCAATTGATTCTAAAACAATTGAATCAGAGTTGACCAATAGAGTCAATGATTTGGTTACAGATTTAGCTACCCAAGTTCAAAGTAAATCTATACAAATAGCCAACGACACAATTCAACAGCAAGTCAATGCCATTAACTTTCAAGAGCTTTGCCAATCTGCACTGATATCTGCTATACAATCCAACAGGTTTTCTTTTCCTGAAGCCAGTGTACCAGGTGTTGCAGTTGATGTCAGCACCTTACGATTATCCGGCGAAAATATCACAGGCGGTATAGTTAAAAATTTTGGTAGTACCGGCATCGATGACAAGGCCACAGCTTGTCAACTGAGCATCTTTGACGAAACCACAGTGGTAGAAAATAATTTATTAACTAGAGACCTCACAGTCAAAGGTTCAGCCACAATCGAAGGCGATTTAGTTGTAACTGGCACAGTACCACGGGATTCTGCCATGTTTGTTAGTCTAGTAGATTCGGTAGCTCTAGAAGTCAAAGGCGGATTAAACCACGATGTGTTCAGCGGATTTTCAGACTTGGTATTTAAACAGATTCGTGAAAACGGCCTGGACCTTAACAAAATTACTTTAAACGGTACTGAAGTTGTCAGTGGCGGAAACCTAAGTAACAATATCACATTTAGTAATCTACAACGTGTGGGTACTTTGGCAGAACTACGTGTTGGTGGCGAAAGTTTGTTAAGTCAAACCCTGTATACCACCAACAAGCGTGTGGGAATTAACACCATTGAGCCAGCACATGCTTTGAGTATATGGGATCAAGAAATTGAATTTGGATTTAGCAAACGTGAAACCAATGTGGCTGTGTTTGAAACACCTCGTAACCAACGATTAGTTATCGGCACCAATGGTAAAAACAATTTGGTATTAATGCCCGAGGGCGGAGTGGTTGTAGATAAAATTACCATTGGAACCACAACATTGTCCAGTGCCAGTATACCTCCAAACTATGATGCACCACACGGTGCTGTTGTGTTTAATTCAAGTCCCACAATTGGTGGGCCATTGGGTTGGGTAAGTTTGGGTGGTGCCCGTTGGGCCAACTTTGGTTTTATTGATTAATCAAACAACACGTGGCCTAATGTGCCACTAAATTCCCGATACCAGTCGCGACCCATCATCACATTGTAATTATGATCTACAATATCTCTGCATTCGGCCAAGATCCGTTCTTGTGGTTGTTTACACAGCCATTTTAGTTGCTCTAATGCAGCATACTGACGTATAGGGTAGTGTTCTATTTCGTCATAGCTTTCGTCAATTATGCTGTTGAATGTTCGAAATCCCAAGTCACGTAACATGGCCAGACTGTATCTATTAGCAACCATAACAAATAATCTACGTGCCAGGATTGGTTTAACTATTTTTTCTGTAAAGAACACACAGTCATTATCGCAGTTGGTTTCACACACAAGACTGTAGGCTGTTTGATTATAGATATTCAGCGGCATGACTTGACTTAGGCTCATAGTGTGTCCGTAATACTTGACAGGCTCTACTGTCCATTGTACATTTTCACGTTCAGTTAAACCTTCTTCTTCCCATAACCATTGACTATCAGTTGCAGTTTGAAAATCAATATCAAAAGTGTTTATATAAGTTACTATACCCTTATCTGCCAGTCCCTGTTCGTGTATAAAATCGTATGCACGACTGCGATGACGTTTCCTACGTCCAAGTAAAGCATCAAACATTAACGGTTTAGGTGCGTAGGGATTCAATTGGTATAGAGTTGTGGGACGCACATTTTTATAAAAATGTATGGTAGTCGTAAACCAATCCAAGAATGTGTATGTTCGGCCATTGTTTAAAGGAGGAGTTAATCTTCCACAAAGGAACCAACGCATCTTGGGCAGGTCATGACGCCGTACAAATTCCACTGTGGATGCGTGTAACTCACTGCAGAGAAGAATTATAATGTCTACGTGTTCGTAGATGTCGGCTATCTCTTGATCAATTTGATTGTTTTTTGGAAAATTTGGATCACCGTAGGGGTACGGTACTTGAAAACAAGCGACTCGCCGGCTGTGATCAGAATTAACAAAACGATCTACATCGTTGTAATAACTCCAGTCATCGGCAGGGCGGCCGCCTAGTTCTTTAAAATGAAACCTAAAAATAGGATTGGAACGCTCTGGGAAATAAATCCCAACATCCTGATTTGTTACCAATTATTTTTTAGCAGTTGTGGTTGCTTTTTTAACGGCAGTCTTGGCTCGGGTTGCTGTGGTTTTAGCTGCGGCTTTGGCCTTGGTTGCAACCTTTTTAACTTCAACTTTGGCTTCTTCAACCACAGCCTTTGCTTCAGCTTGGCTAACATGTCCGTCTTTGTTGGAATCGGCTTTTTTAGCAAATGCTTGATAACCAAAATATGCAACTATTACTACTCCTACTAGAATGATGACTAATTCCATTTTTAGATCTCCTTAATTGATGGATAGTATTATTTAGTAGGTGTTTTATGATATTAATATTTTTGCCCAAAAAGGTTGCATTTTGTTGCGTTGCAATATATAATTGCTAAATAAAGTAGTGGTACACAAGATGCCGAATGGTTTGGGTCTTGTTCATAACATTTCGCTTAAAAGGAAAATAAAATGTTTAATTTCAAATCAGTAGTAGACCAAGTAGCAACAGCAAGCAAGCAACCTTTGACATTTGTTGAAGACAAGGCAATCCGTGCAAACCTAGAAACTCTAGTGGATTCTTATGCCGGTTTTACCAAAACTGTTTACGACACCAATTTAGAGTTGGCAAAACAAGTAGTAGAAAGCACAAAATCTGTTGATTTTACCAAGGCTTTTGAAAAGTTTACAGCCACCAAGTGATCTGTTGTAGAAATACAACACCCTAAAACCCCTGAAAAATGGGGTTTTTTTACGGCTCAAATTTTGGTAGACCCAAAAATCCATTTAATCTATAATAGTAGTTATAGTGATAAACAAGGAGCGAAAAATGAGCAAACTTACAGCATACACAGTAGAAATTTACAAAGCTGATCGTCGTATCAAAGCGGGTCGCAGATTGGTTGAAAAACGTGACTTTGATCCAGTAACCCAAGATTATATCAACAGCGTGGTTGGAGGATTTAAAGCTCGCGGCTTTATTGCAGAAGTTCACGAAACCTTTGTGACCAAGAAAAACCTCATGGGTGGCAAAGAGTTCACTGAGCGGTATGATACTCCGCATTATTGCAGTCCTGCTTCAGAATCATACTGGAGCATGTAAGTTAGCGGGCACTAACCTGCCCGGTTGACCCAAAATTCCCAAAATAGTATAATAGTTATATTAAGTTAATAAGGAGCAGATATGACACAGAACCATTTAGCCCAGTACGATGTAGAAGAATTGCAGAGTTATTTTAGCGATTTCCACAAGGATTTTTTTGGTTTTCGTCCACGTTATGCCACTCCTGAGCAATGGCGTAGCCGTGAGTGGTTAGAGGCTGCTATCAATGCTATCCACAACACCTTAGACAAAATGAAAGAGACCCCATCTGGTCGTGCCGAATTGCGCCGTCAGGGTTGGGTAGTGGAAGAGTCAGATTTTGATGTGTTGGAGCAGGCCGAACAGTCTGCTGATGCCGATTCTGAATCTTATGGGGAGAAGCTATAATGGGATTTTTCAAAGATATCCATATCGAAATCATTGAATGGTTGGCCCGAGGCCGTTCAGTAGAAGAAACTTATATCTACTTCAAAGACTATGTGACCATGGAACAGGTGCTGGCCATGGCCAATCAAGAATATGATTCGGATCCAGTTGACCAATAATTCAAACTGTCATATAATACTATTATGAAACTAGATCGAAACAATTTTAAACTCAGCCATCATGTATGGCACAAACGAGCATTTGACCCTGCCAGCGCCGAGGACCTGCGTGTGTACCAGGACTTTTTATTAAACAGCCGTTGGAAAAATGGATGTCCTTTTGTGATCGAATGGCCGTACTTGACTGTGACTGATTTGATCAAACACAAGATTGTAAAGCATCATATTGCCGGATTAATAAAACAGGCACGGGCGTGAAACTGACGGCTGTCCTGTTGGTTGCACTATCGTTGGTTGGTTGTGCTACAAACCACAGGTCCGGTCAAGCACTCACTTATGACCAATTGGATGCCTTGCGATATACCAATGCAGACTGCCCGCAGTTGGATCGCCACATAAAATTTATCGAAACACAATTACGCCTTAAGGGCCTGCTCAACGTGGATCCAACCACGCTAGATGAACCGGATCGGGTATATAATGCCACAGCTCGCATACTGATATGGAATTTGCGTATTGGTTGTACCAACCCCACCAGGTTCGGCAACAAATGAAACTGGCAATAGCACTGACGTTATGCGTGGCCACATCAACCGCGGTGGCAGATTGCTATATGAGATCAAACATTACCTTGTGGAAACAACCCATAAATGCCGAACCCACAGACATACAACGCCTGGTGGTACCGGATGACAAAGGCCAAAAATGTGTATTGAGATATCGCTTGCACGTGGGCAACGAATGGAAAACGGTAGAAGGCACAGGAATCGGGAGAACCGAAACTGAAGCATGTGCCCAGGCATTACAACTCACCCGTGGATCAATTTTAGAAGAAGTTGAACCCAATCGTGTACGTGCTGATACCCAAATGGTATGTTCGGATTTACCGGACATTCGTGTGCGTCCAGTACGCAAGGGCGAATTGATCTGGGAAAGTGAAGCAGACTTGCATAGCCATGCTTTAGAAAGAAAACAGCCGTATTTCTTTTGGAAACAGGCCCGGTGTCGTAAATTTATTGAACGCACCAGCCAGGACCAAAATCTAATCATTTATCAAGGTGTCATGTGCCAATCGACCACAACTGCAAATTCAAAGTGGTTGGTGCTTGACAAATATTAACCGTAATTGTATAATGTTGTTATAGTAACCAAACCGAAAGGTATAAAATGAAGAAGCTTTTAATTGTTGTAGCAGTAGCAGGTTTGCTTAGTGCCTGTGGATCCACCAAGCACCAGACTCGTGCAGACTTGTATCCAACAGGCCCAACCCCGGGTCAACAATCCAATGCAATCAGCCAGGCACCCGAGTGGATGACCAAATTGCCCAAGAGTGCCAATGCTGTGTACGAAAGTGCTACTGCAACGTCGGGTGACTTTGCCATGGCAGATATGAAAGCCAAAGCCATTGCCTATGCCAAGATTTGCACAGCCGCTGGAGGCAAGGTTCGTAGCCAGGTCAAAGTGTTCACACAAGACAATGGTACCACTACCACAGAAATGAGTGAAATGGCTATCCGTAGTATTTGCCCAGACGTTGACATCACCGGTGTAGAAACTGTGGAAATGAAACACGTGGCCGACGGTAATCGTATCCGTACCTATGTGCTGGTAGCTTTACCGATTGGCTCAGCCAATACCATGAAAACAGCCAAAGAAGCGGTTCGCAATAGCAAAGAAGCTTTTCAAGAACTGGACGAAATCACTGGTAATTCCAAAGCCGAGCCCGCAACAACGCCAAAAGGCCAAGAAATCAGTGTAGTCCGGCCCGATGGTAGCACCGGTACACTGAACTTGTTGCAGGTAGAAAACGAAGAGTATAAAGCTCGTCGTGCAGAAGCTATCAAAAAACCTGGTGCTGTGGTGGGACAAGTTACCATTAACTAAGCCGTTAATGATGTAATAAAGTGGTAGTTAATGCTCTCGTGGGGTACGTTATAAATACCTTAGCGAGGGCATTTTCATGGCTAGACCCAATCCCATCAGAGCAATTATGGAGGCTGAGCTTCCCAGCATCACTTACCAACGTCGTAAGTTATTTCGCCCCGGATATGCAGACATTAACTACGCATATAATATAATCAACAGATACTGTTTTGATAATCAATTACGCAAGCCCGAAATAGTGCAACGTCAGCTCAAGGGAGTCTGGGGTTTTTGCCAATGGGAAGATGAGGAATATTACAATGGTAGCTATTGTAGTATTAATATTGTAGATAAATGGTTTTGTCCACAGTGGTTCATACAGACCCTAGCACATGAAATGGTACATCAGTATCAATGGGACATACATCGTTGGGAACACTACAACGGTAAAATGGAAAAAAGAGGCGGAGCCCACGGTCCAGACTTTTTTATGTGGCGTGAACGCTTTGGCCATTATGGTTTGAATTTAAAAACGGCCCACGGTCAAAAACGTTGGTTCCGACATCAAGACTTCACTAAGTGCTAGACTAATCTGTAGTTTTCTGTTATAATAATCCTATGTTTACCAAGTTGCATATTGAATATGCTAACCCTGCTGACCTGCATGACTCCATCATGGTGCAATATCATCTGCGAGATAATCCTGTGGTTGCCCGTTGGGTCAAAAAGGTCATGCTGGCCCAGCAACAATACGAAATAGATGACCCGGCAAGATTTTACGGGTTTGGTAGCATCAAGGATCAACAGCACAATGCTCTAGAAAAAATCAATCGCTGTATAACTACAATTAAATTATACTACCCCGAAGTGACAGGGCAGTATGTGGCAGACGTAGCAGATCAAGATCTGCTTAATTATTGGCATTTTATATTTGAAACATATCACGGACTGCTCGACAAACAACAGGCTAGCAACACCGCACTTAGACCGGTATTGGCTGATTTAAACATTTGTGTACACAGATGCGAAAGTGTCGCCCGTGGTGCAGAACCCAGGCATGTGGTCACCTGGTACGGACTGCCCAAAGACACAGTATTAGAAGAGTCCGACTACACCCATTTCACAGATGTATGGGCGCCAGGTACAATATTTTTAAACTATTCAGAAATTGGCAAAACCATAGAACACTTGGCTTGGGACAATGATCTATATATCAGTAACAACGCATTCCAGCCGTTTAGACACTACTCAGCCGACTTTGTGGTAAGATTCTACGAACAATCACAGTTGCAAGCCGAGGAAAAACGTGCTATAATACAAGAATACTATGACAAGAATCAATTGATATTTGGACCTTGGCAAAGTTGTTTTGTCAGCGGTAGTGTACCACTAGCTGACATCGTGGGGTCAGTGCCATTTGAAGAAATAGAAGCAAGGCAATCAGTCAAGTCAGTGTTATTTACATAAGGAATATTATGCCAAATTTTGTGCCAACAGTATTAGAAAAAACAAGCAACGGTGAACGTGCTTACGACATTTACAGTCGCTTGCTCCGGGATCGTATTGTGATGTTAGACACAGATGTCAACGAGCATAGTGCCAGTTTAATTGTAGCACAAATGTTGTTTTTAGAAAGCGAAGATCCAAATGCAGACATATTATTCTACATTAATAGCCCCGGCGGTAGCGTTACAGCAGGTATGGCCATCTACGATACAATGCAGTTTATCAAACCCGACGTTAGCACTATTGTATTGGGGCAGGCTTGCTCCATGGGTAGCTTGTTATCAACCGCAGGAGCCCCAGGCAAACGCATGATGTTACCATATGCTCGACACATGATTCACCAACCATCGGGCGGAGCACGTGGTCAGGCCACAGATATCCAAATCCAAGCACAAGAAATTCTCAAAATGAAACGGTATCTCACCGAGATTTATGTCAAACACAACTCTGCGGGCAAAACTTTTGAAGAGTTCAGTGTGGACATGGAACGAGATTTTTTCATGAGTGCAGAAGAAGCACTGGCATACGGATTGATTGACCAGATCATCACAAAAAGATAATAGAATATGTTAATCATTGTTGCTCTGCAATAAATAATTATATCAGTAGAAACACTGATATAACTGGAGAACAACAATGAAATTTCTTAAAAAATTCTGGTGCATCATGTGCGCCATCGGTCAAGCCAAATATGCAGCCGAACTGGCTCGCAATCACAAGTATACGGAAGCACAGGACTTGTACAGAAAATAAAAATGCTGATAACTGAATTTCTAAACGCCAAGGAATATTATCGCTATGGTGATTGGTTAGTACAGCAGGATGATGAAACACGTCAAATGTACTTTGGTACATCTGGCGGACTGGGTTTGATAGAAAATCTGATAGATCGCATAGAGCAAGAACCCAACAAACATCACTTTTTAATAATTAAAAACTGTGATGGCTGGTTAGGAACATTGCACATCGCTGAACTCAGTGACAAATCAATTGAATTTGGTATCATAGTCAAAAAAGAACTGCGTGGAGAAGGTATAGGCAGTCAACTGATTGAAGAAGGTATCACCTGGGCACGTAATCGTGGATACACTGAGTTGTACATGCATTGCTTGACTTGGAATTTGGCTGTCAAACATTTGTGTGTCAAACACGGTTTAAAGGTGCGTACCATAGATACAGATTCTGAAGTTCAGATTCATCTGAATCCGCCCACTTGGATCACAGTACAAAAAGAAATAAACTACAAAAATCGAAATCTTTGGCATACTTTTTTACAAGACAGCCAATTCCTGTTTCAAGAGATCTACGGCTAAATACTCCATAATAGGAGATTTTCAATGAAGAAGTTATTGGCTGTTTTAGCCTTCACACTATCCACGTCGACTTTTGCTTGGGAACAACGTGCCCCATTACCAGTAGACGCTTGTAAAGTCCATAGTCCATATGGCTGGGCCACAGTTGGCGGAGCGGTCAAACCACAGGCCATCTGCAGAGAAGCTTATTTGGTGGCCTATGATGCGCCAGCCATGATTCCACGCTATGTGGCTTACACCTTATTACCACAAAATGCTCTAGGATGCTGGCCACGCACCAATGCGTTTGTTGCTGATCAAAGCATACAGGGTGGAGCCAGGCCCGATGACTATGCCGGTACCGGCTACGACAAAGGACATGCCGCTCCCGACGGCGATTTGAGTTGGAGTGAAATCGTAGAATACGAAAGTTTCTTGATGACCAACATGTACCCACAACACGGTAGCCTAAATCGCGGCATTTGGAAATTGCTAGAAACCAGCATACGTGGATGGACTGTACAGCTGAATCAACCGTTTACAATCTATGTGGGAGCCATATATGATCAAAAAAATCCTCGTATTGGTTCTGGGGTGGTTGTGCCGCACGGATTTTACAAAATAGTAATCAATCAACGCAGTGGGCAAGTGGCCGGCTGGGTTTTCCCTCACACAAAACCTTATGTCAATCTAGGCAATGATCTCAGCAAATTCCGTGTGCCTGTTTCACAGATAGCCACGCAGTCGGGTGTGCAGTTTAAATTTCCAGCAAATGCTGTAGAACTGGTACCTGGCGAAGAATGGCGTGTAGACTACGGTGCCCTAACCAATGCTAAACGTGCCAAGTGCAAATCAGCAGACTAGCCAGTCAAACTCAACCATTGATAAATACTAGGGTAACTAAAAATTACCCTATTTTTATGACTGATTATGCGATACAAAGAGCTACTTTCTGAACAACAACTAGACGAACTACGCATGAGCCCGGGCAGTCTTCGTGCTTTTGCCGCCAGTCCCGAAGCCGAAGGCATACGTGCTGGCTTTGAAGCCGAACTGGTGTTTACAGGCTTAGGCGGTGAAGCCGAGTACGACGAAGATCCAGAACCCGACTACGATGCCGACGAACGTGCCAACAGCGTACAACAAGTCATAGACTTTTTCAGTAACGATGAATATGGCTATGCTACATACGGTCGTGACCTAGACAGCTTGCAAGATGGCCTAGATGAAAAGTACATGGAATGGCACGATGATCAAATGTACCGTGCATTCCGTGACGAAGCTGAAGATCTTGTACGTAAAATTTGGGTAGACGAACGCCCAATGACCGAACGTATACACGACTATTTGGTCGAAGGCATGGACATGGACGATAGAGAAGCCGACCGCATACAAGCAGTTGGCGAGGCAGCACCAAAGTTTGATACCAGTGCCGAAGCTGATGCTTATATTAAATCAAATCCTGACTACAAACTTTACGTTGAAGCAGTAGAAGGGGCGGAAGAAATACTTGAAGAAGATGTTGAACAAAGTATCAAGGATCAAGACGGGTACTACGATCAAGCACTAGATGAGTTCCGCGATGATTTTTATGTGGACGATGACTCAGGTTTCTTTAGTGATGTTGGCCTGCGTTGGATGAGTGACATCGCCAGTGAATTCCAATTGATGTGGCCGGTAATAACTTACACTGGTCAAAGCAGTGAAGGCGGCTTCAGCGAAGACAATGCTAGAGAGTTGGCAAAGAGTTTGAGTGAGGAACTGGGTGTCAAGACCAAGGTGTCGGGCGGATATCACTCTGCTCGTCGTGATGATGAAACTTGGATCTTTGAACCAGACATGAGTTTAGATGCCGACGATTCAGACAACATGCCAGTGGAGATTGTGAGTCCGCCTATGCCATTGGAAGAATGTTTGCGTCAAATGGAAAACTTCTTTGAGTGGGCTGAATCAAACGGTGCTTACAGTAATAGTTCAACCGGATTCCATATGGGTGTCAGTTTACCGGTCACAGGTGGGCAAGTTGATTATGTCAAGCTGGCCCTGTTCTTGGGTGACGAACACGTACTAAAAGATTTTGGTCGCAGTGGTAATCACTTCTGCGAAGCTGCTATTAAAAAAATACGTCAACGTGTGCGAGGTAACAAAGAAGCCATTGGTGGTGCATTAGAGTTAATGCGTCACAATTTACTGGAGCTGGCACAAAAGGCTTTAGAGATCAACAATCACGGCTTTGGCAAGTACACCAGTATCAACCCACAAGGTGGCAACGACAGTACCAAGCCACACTTGGAACGCGGCGCCAAGTACATTGAGTTTCGCTCAGCTGGCGGTTCAAACTATTTTGAAGATATCAACCGACTGAAGAATACCTTGATGCGTTATGCCAAGGCCATGACAGTGGCAGCCAATCCTGCTGCTGAACGCAAAGAATACTACAAGAAGTTATACAAATTGATCAGCCCACCTGAAGGTGATCCTGCGTTGGATTTGTTCAGTCGTTTTGCTGCCGGCGAAATTTCAAGTACGGATCTTAAAAAGAGTTGGGCAGAAAAACAGTTGGAAAAAGAACCCAAAGGTGACTGGGTCTTGTACGACAGCTACGGCAAACGTGTACCGGGACAGACCTATAATGGCTATACCAAAACAGAAGCATGGGAACGAGCCAAGCAAAAGATAAGTCCTGGCGGCAGTATGGAAGGTTTCCAACAGGAGTATAAATTCTTGCCATCAAATTCTGAGTCAGGTGACTGGGAAGTATACAATGTTAACACCGGAGAAACATTGGAAATCTTGAATGGGTTTGAAACCAAAGGTGCAGCCGCTGATAGTGTATACGACAAATATGCTGATCAAGGTATTGGGTTTAACTTACGTCCAGCAGATCCAGAAGCACCAGAACCAGAGTTGACCAAGCGTGAGCGTCTTGCTAAAAATATCAAAGCAGCCCCAGCCGAAGAAATTAAAAACTGGAAAGTATACGATACCAAGACTGGCGAAGTACACTACGAACAAGAAGGTCGTAAGAGTGGTTTAGTACAAGCTATGCGTAAATTTGAACGTGAGCAAAAACTACCACAAGGTCGTCTTGCTATTGAAGAGATACCTAAGGATCCCAACAAGCAAAAACAAGACTGGGACGTTGTTTACACACCAACAGGTCGTGTGATTGATACTATTAAACGAGTTGATCGAGAACAAGCCGAAAAACTATTAAAGCAAGTGGCCACACTACACGATTTTGAAAATGCTGACAATTTAGAAATACGAGCACAACAGGCAGACAAGGATGCCGAACCTGACGTTGCTCAGAACTTTACAGATACGCCTCCTTGGCGAGATCAGTTGGCAAACCACATCAATCCACAGACAGGTGATCAGCCCCCTGCAGGATTCTCAACACAACGTCCTGCAACCGGCGACTATTATGAAGTTAAATCCGGCGATAGGATCTACGGATATGTATCAACAGCGGCGGCCTCTGACAATAACAGAAGTATTGCCATTGAAGTAAAACGCTACATAGAACAATTGACTGGTCGAGATGATGCTACTTTGGTATACCGTGCAGGCGATCCTGTACAGGTAACTGCACCAAATGGTGTTCCTATGTGGCAAATATATGAACGTGATTCAGGACATGTGGTCCACGAATTTGCTGACCATGACCAAACCAGTGCTTGGACACAGGCTCAAGGTTGGTTACGCAACATTGGCGCAGAAGATCCAAGTGCATTCAGTTGCAGACCCAAGATGAGTACATAATGTTTATTACAGAATTATTCCTAGACGAAATTAGTGATGAAGCATTACAACGCTATCTACAAGGCGCCGGCAAGCATGTTGATCGCCGTATGGATCACATGGCTCGTGTGCGTGATCGTCTCAACAAAGGTTATGAAATCTATCACGCAGATCGTCCTGCTGGATCCGCACAGATAGTAGATCGCTTTGAAGCTGATACTCCTGCACTAGCACGACAGTACTATGAACGGTTTATTAACCGTTACGAGTCCGATGTGGACTTTGATCTACAACTACGCAGAGCCACTGGCATAATGGAAGCGTTTGATCAACCTTACCCGGTCAAATGGGAAAAGGGTGAGTTTGGTGACTACGATGCTTTAGCTACCTTAGCAGATGGCACGTATCTCAGTATCATGTTTAACCGCGAAGAAGATGGCGAATATCAAATTGAGTTCCACAGAAACAATAGCCAAGACGTAACTGGCGAAGGTGATGCACAGCGAGTGTTTGCCACCGTATTAGGTGCAATACAACAGTTTATTAAAAAGCAACATCCAGAGCATATTCGTTTCAGTGCTACCAAAGACGACGACGACAACAATCAAAGCCGAGCTAAATTGTATGATCGACTAGTTCGGCGTTACGCCGCCACCTGGGGATATAGTGTTGACGTTTCTGATTATGCAGGTTCCACTGTGTACGAATTAACCAACAATCTCAATGAGATCACTGCTGTACCCACTGTGGCCAAAAGCAAGCGCCAACACTTGGATGTCATGCCCAATGATGGTCGACCTATTCCACGCGGTCAAGAAGCCGACTATTTAACAGACTTTGTCAGCAAAATGCCCGGCGGATATGAGCTATGGAGTTGGAAAGATCGCGGGACAACAACATACTATGTGTACAATCCTGAAACACGCATTAGTCAGTTGGCCACCACTGGTCGTTCATATTCTGAAAATCGAGATAGCTTTGTGGTAATGGGCACATACTCCGGACCCAAGAACACCTACCGTGCCGCTGACTTGTATGCGTTTTTAATTTTACAACTTGGTATCACCCTGGTCAGTGACAAAAAACAAAGTGAAGGTGGCCAACGTGTTTGGCAAGAACTACAGCGTCGCTATGGTCGTAGCATAAACATACACGGATTTGACACCCGCACAGACAAGCCAGTGAATGTAAAACCAACATCAGCTGATGAGCCTGATACCTATGTGGATCAAGACACAGTTCATAAAGCTGGACCACAAGGCAAAAAAGAGTTGGCCACAATCAGTAGAGATCTACGTTTTGTAGCCAGTGCCCGATGAGAGCCCGGGAATTTGTCACTGAGTCTCCGACCGTGTCCAGCGAACAGGTTTGGCAATATGTCAAAGGCATACACCCAGAGGATCAACAGGGTGGCGGCTTTTTAGAAAAACTAATCAAACAATATCCACGGTACCAATTGCGTACTGTACCATTGAGTACCTTACGCATACCTGATCAAGAATATGACGACGAACAACAAGATAACAAAACTGATGATCCTTACAATCGTGCCATGTTTGTAGACCCTGCACATGCTGGTGAACACAGTCAACACCATGTAGACACAAATCCCATTGTGATAGATGCTCGTGGCTATATTTTAGATGGCAATCACAGAGCCTGGGCCGCAGCAGAATTGCTGGGACGTGATAAGATAAAAGCCTGGACGCCTGCATAAAACACAAAACCCGCACTAGGCGGGTTTTTAATTGATATATTATTGTTTTTATTTACATTGAATTTGATTAGACCATTGCGTATGCAATAGTTCTTGTGACTCCACCGTTATGCAGTGACGTTATAAAATTATAATCTTTCCAATGATTTTCAGTGAAATCAGTAGCATTAGTGTATGTGTGAACAGCGATTAATTGTGTGCCTGTGTTGGTAAAACTTGTTAATTTATCAGATGATTCAATTACGTCAATGAAACTTTCAAACAATGGATAGCCAGTTGTAGTATTGGAATTATAATTATAAGTTGTGGTGCAAGTAAACGGAGCGTCAATACCTGCCAAGCTATATTGACCAGTGGGGTGAGTTAGTTCATTGGCTTCAGCATAATCAATGTACGCCTTGTCAATTGCAATGCTAGTCGCTGAATCAACAGTAGACCAAGTGGCCAACGAATCAAAGGTCATTCTGCTTGTTTGTGTCAATGAATTGATGGAATAAGTACGTTCTAGAACAATTGATTCTGAATCATTGATGTTTTTATAATATGTGTCTGTATCAGATATTGTTTTGACTAGACCCAGTTCTGCTTTGAATGCCAACACAATCGGAGCATTGATATGATTAAAAAACGGGATGCTGGGATCGGGTCTACTAATAATTTTTGTTTCTACGATTGCCATGTCTAAATTCCTTGTGATACTGTATTTATGCGTCAAACGCTAACAGTTGATCTGTTGTGAAAAAGCAACACTTTTCGGTTGCCCAAAAAATCCATTTAATCTATAATAGTATTTATAGTGATACGCAAGGAGTGGAAAATGGGTTTAGAAAGCCGTGTTTTGTTTAAAATGGTTGACCCAAAAACCCATTTAATGTATAATAGTTGTATAGTTAATTAAAAGGAGTTCAAAATGAGCAAAAAACACTTTGTAGCAATGGCTAAAGAGATCAGTTTGATGCCTAACAAGGCAGAAGCACTAGCCACAGCGATTGCATTTTGTCGGGTTGCACAAACGGCCAACCCAAGATTTGACCAAGCCCGTTTCTTAGAAGCCTGTGGAGTTTAATATGATTGACATTGTAGACATTCGTACCGCTATTGTTTCAGGTCGTTTTACCAATGCTGAATTGGATACTATACAAACGGCCATGACTTTTGCTCGTAGTCAACTTGCCAAAACCAAGATTCGTTCGTTTAACCGAGGTGCCATGGTCAAGTTTACCAGCAACCGAAATGGACAGTTTTATGTTGGTACCGTGGAAAAAGTAGGTATCAAGAACATCACAGTTCGTACCGCTGTGGGTCTATATCGTGTTCCGGCCAATATGTTGGAGAGTGTGTAATGTCTAAATTCCGTGTGTACTGTAGCGAAACTGTAACCTATATGGTTGAGGTTGAAGCTGAGTCTGCCGAACAGGCCGAAGAGTTAGTAGCCAGTGGTGCAGTAGATCTCGGTGATCCAGTAGACGGTGATAATTTTGGCATTGATCAAGTGGAGGCGGTATGATAATCATTGACATTGGCCTGGTCCTGATGGCTGTGGGTGGTTTTGGTCTAATTGCAAGTCTTTTGATATGGTGGAACTTACGTGGATAATTTTTTAATTGAAGTAGATTACGATCCTGTTAGCGGATCTTACATGGCCTGCTATGCTAATGGGCAAAACATCCTGTTGAGTGGCAACACTTACCAAGATGCGGTGCTAGAAGCAGATTTAATTAACCCCGAGGAGTATGCATCATGAAATCATTTATTTTAGGTACCATTTTTGGTTTGATTTTGGCTACTGTGGGTTTTAGTGGTATTGCTAACATTTTAGACAAAGGTGTGCAGACCGTTAAGACTCAAAGCCAGGAGTTGGCCAAATGAAAACCGTTGCTATCGTTATTTTGGTCAGTATGCTGACCGCTTGCGGTACTGTGGCTGGTATTGGTAGCGACATCCAAAAGTCCGCAGAATGGACCCGAGACAAGATGTCTAGTACCAAATCGGATTCTACCAAGTAATTTGGTAAAAGGAATTTCATATTATGGTTGACTTTCGTTTCGAAATAATCTATAATATGAAATATGTTGGAGTGTGTCCAGCATAAATTGTAGTATTTTTTAACTTAAAAATGGAGTTTTACAAATGGATAAATTGTTCAAAGTTGGTGGTGTTAGCAAGACTAAAGGTCAGTACAAGGTGCGTTTTGCCGGCGACATGACCCGTATCAAGATCTTGGCCAAGACTGATAGCGATATCAATCTTATGGAATTGCCTAAGGCAATGTCTAAGCCAGCATTGGTCACTTTCTTGAAGACCACGGATTTGTATGCCAATGCTGACTATCGTGCCGCTATCGATGCAGCTGATGCCAAGTACAATGGCTCTGTGAGTGCCAAGGCAACCAAAGTCAAGCCAAGTCTTGAAGCAATCAAGGCTCGTGCAGAAGCTGTAGCTGAGTAATAATCCGTAAGGGCATCGTCGGGAGACGTGTTAGCCCCTTACTATACTTTAGTGCATTTACCCGAACCGATTATTCTGGTAGCAAGGCGAAAGCCGGTAAGTGTGCTAAAATATAGTTTTAAAGGACCCGCCCGGGTAACGCTGGGCTAGTGTGACCCGCACGAAGGAGAAACGGTGGTCGTGCCCCGTGGGTGGTAGTCTTTAAACCAAAAGGCCGCTGGCAATGCGTTAACGGAACCCGTCGTGGAGTGGGTGGAGGCCGTAGCAATACGGTATAATTACCACCGGGGTTCGCAGAGCATTACTAAATACCATTATGGAACAATCTAAAAAACCAGTCGAACAATATTACTACTCCAAAGACGAGTGGGATCGTTTGGGTTGTGGTCCATTACCGCCCGAACGTGATCGTGCCAAAAAATTAGAAGATGTTATGTCACGAGGAAATCCCAAAACTGATGGCAAAGTAGTGAAAGGGTACAATTAAGATGGGTATGATAGCATTTGGTATCTTTGTAGCCATTATAATTTATCTCTTAATCTCGGTCGACGACTGGATTGATCAATAAAACATCTTTGCCGTACAGCAAGCGATAAGTACTAGTACATTCAAGGAAGTTTATGCTATTTGAAATTCATGCTGAGCGTTCAGCCGCAGACAAAAAAATCTTTTATTACGATAACGAAACCAACACTTTAAAAAGTGAGGATGGTACGGTATTTGAATATCCACAGATACACAAACACAATTTGAAGCCATATGTTGCTTTTGATCGCGATCGTCCATTGAAGAAAAGCCGTGCGATACAGCTATTAAAGATACAGTTGGGACTCAGCTGTAATTACTCTTGCGATTACTGCTCACAGAAGTTCGTGGAACGTGCTCCAGAAACTTCAAAGAAAGACATTGACGTTTTTTTAGAAAAATTCAAAGTGCTAGAGTTTGATGAAACCCAAGGCCTCAAGATTGAGTTCTGGGGTGGAGAACCATTTGTTTACTGGAAAACACTCAAACCTTTGGCTGAAGCTATCTTGGAAAAATTTAGTGGCTGGAAACATAAACCACAGTTCAGTGTGATTACCAATGGCAGCATACTCAATGAGGAAATAATTGATTGGCTAATGAAATTGAACTTTACAGTATCAATCAGCCACGATGGTCCTGGACAACATGTGCGTGGACCTGATCCGTTTGCGGATCCCGAAAAGAAAAAACAGATCCTGGGATTTTATCGTCAGATGAGCAGACTCAAAAAAGGCTTTAGCTTTAATCCCATGCTCAATGCACAAAACATCAGCAGAAAACGGATTTATGACTGGTTTGTGGAATTCACAGGAGACCCCAATGTGTCTCTGGGCGAAGGCGGCATTGTAGACAGTTACGATGCTGATGGCATGCAAAACAGCCTGCAAACCAAACAGCAACATTTTGAATTTCGTCGCACAGCCTTTGCTGATATTTTTAGTACACAAGGACAAATTGGATTCAAGATGCAGTTGGACAAGATCGATGGATTCATTAGAAACGTGCTGGCGCACGACGAATCCAAATTCTTAGGACAAAAGTGCGGCATGGACGACGAGCATGTGTTGGCAATCGACCTGCGTGGTAATGTGATGACTTGTCAAAACGTCAGCAGTCTAGAAACCGGCAAAAACGGAGAAAGCCATTTGGGCGGTAATTTAGACGATTATGACAACGTGGCTATCAAAACATCAACACACTGGTCAAATCGTGCTGAATGTCCCAAGTGCCCGGTACTACACCTTTGCAAAGGTGCCTGCATGTTCTTGGACAAAGAATTCTGGGATGTCAGCTGTGCCAACAGCTATTCGGACAATGTGGCCTTGTTTGCCCTGGCTGTAGAGAAAATAACGGGTTATATTCCCACCCTGATCAAACAGGACGAGTTGCCCTTGGAACGGCAAGACGTGTTTGGTACCATATATGAACACACAGAAACTGAAAAGAAACGAGTCATACCTATCAAAATTGTCAGTGAAGTAGTTGGCGAGATCGAAGGAATTGAAGTGTATGGTCAAAGTCGGGTGGAATCAGTCATAAATACTCAATAAAGAGAATTTACCATGACACTACCAGCATCCGGACAAATTGCAGTTGGCGACGTCAGCACCGAAATTGGGCAGGCTGCCACTTTCTCTACAGATTTAAATTTCCTCAATGGATTAATTCGTAGCGACCAGCGTCCGGCCAATCCCAGTATGACGGCATTTTATAACAAAGCCTATTTCCAAAATACTGCCGATGGCGCCAACTGTGCCAATGGTAACTGTACTGCAAATTGCAACTGCGGTAACATAAATTGCACAAATTGTCTCATAACTGGTCAAATCAATTGTGGCAACTGTGACACACAGAGTTGGTTACAGAACAACTGTAACTGTGCCTGCACATATAACTGTACCAGTACAACCACATCTTATGCCTGTAACTGTGCCTGCAACTGCTCCAAGATTATTTGTGCCAAGTTATACGACTTTGGTCTAATGAATCAAAACATCTGGGCCGCGGATCAAATGTACGGGCAATGGCTACGCAAAAAAGATCGCCGAGTGTATCGCGGCTATGTGCGTTGGGCAAGAATTGTAACTGCCTGGATGGACGGCAAAGGACCGGTGTACATGCCCTGGATCACTGACCCAGAAAAACGTGCGGCACGACAAAAAGATCGTATCACGGACATGGCCATCAAGATTGGTACGCCATGGTCAGAACACATGGCCTACTTGATGGGTGCATTGCCCGAAGACAATGTTCAAGGTCGTATCTTGATGGAGATTGGTAAACCTATTTGTCGATTTGTTGACAGCTTGCCACGTGTTGGCAAAAAGTCACGCCGCCATCGTTTGCCAACCTTGTACACCATGTGGGCGTTGTTTTATCTAAGCTATTACACCTCCTTGGCGGGTGCTGGAATCTATTCGTTCTTTAAAGGCTTTGGTTTTAAACGTGTGGGACAAAGGGCTGCAAAATGACCACGGTCATTGACGAAAGTATTTTCGCCAGTAGTGTGAAATCTTCGTTGTGGGAGTGCCCGGTGTGGCACCAAAAGACTCCGTTTACAGAATCATTTAATCAAGAGTTGTTACGAGAACTTTACGAAATTGCCAGCACGTTTGACGAAGCCTCAGGGAAAGAATCTCTATTAGATTATGATAGTCCCTGTATACAAGAATTGATTGATTTTAAGACCGAGGTAATCACTGAGGTTGTCAATCAATACATGCCAACAACACAACGAGCTGAATTTGTTGTGTCGGGAGCCTGGCTTAATGTAAACACAGCTGGAGAACGTATAGAACTCCATGCACACCCTGATTCGTCTATTGCCTGTAGCTACTACATACAGGGCCCAGATGTTGGTGGTGAATTTTATTATGTTGATACCGGCCGAGTCGGTGAACACCGAACTGAAATTAAAACAATAACCCCTAAAAATGGCGACATGATATTTTTGCCATCATATGTACTACACGGAGTCAAGATGAACCTGGGGAGATGTAGAGTAAACCTGACTACAGATTTTAAACATGACCTTACCAAGGACAGCAAAGATCGGTTGGTGTTGAAAAGTTTTATAAACAGTATGTTAAGGATTAAGGACTTATGAGCGATATTATTGTAGGCAAACAACCAGTTAACTTTGATGCTGAAGATTACAACCGGTATGTCAAGTATTTTTTAGACACCGAAGTTGGCGCCATTGTGTTCAATCTCACTGAGGATGAACGAAACAGTTTCTTTGAGATGTGTCACCAATACCCGGTCATATTAGACAAAGTGTTTTTGCTACCCGGCGATCCTTTGATAAACTACATCGTGTATGGCAACGAATTTTATGACGCACTAAAGAATCCGCATGACGGAATAGACTACACTCCCAGTCCTATCGTGGCACAATACCGAGAGTGGGCCCAGGCACGCAACATACCCGAGCCTGTGGACCAGGTAGTGGCAGAAGGCATAGATACCACACCCATGGTGGAGTTCCAATCACGTCTATGAATCGGTACTATACTAAGTTAGATAGTATTAGTCCAAGCCTGTACAACAACTTTGAAAACCTGGGCGAACAACACGTTTGCGGTGGCGGATGGACCAGATACTACCGTACCAACCTGAGCAGAAATATCCTGTTGCCAGATCACTTGAAGCAGAATTTTAATCTCAGCTACATGACATTCATTGGTGACAATGCACATCCACATGTGGATCTAGACATAGGTTGTAGAATAAACATATACCTGAGCGAAAACAACTGCCCGACTCGGTTCTTCTCTGTAAAGTCTGAAGAGTTTACCAAGCCCAAACCAGTTTCATGTGCAGAGTGTACAGTAGAGAAGTTTTGTGCTGGAGAATGTCAGTGCAGTTACAAACTCGATAATCTGGCGTTAGAAGATCAATTTGTGGCCCGCAAGCATGACATATATCTTTTAAATATTCGCAAGATACACAGCGTAGAAGGACTCAGTAAAACCAACTACAGAGAAGCCCTGTCGTTTACTACAGATCTTTCTTATGAAACAGTATACGAATCTTTACGACAATATGGTTCATTCTCGATTTAAAAAACTTTCTGCGTCTGCCGACATTGATTTTGAAATTCTAGATAAACGGATAGAATTTGAATTAGATACGCATGGCAACAAAATACAGTACTTTAATGTCACTTCCAATTACGTAGACCGTTTTATCGCTTCACTTGGTGAATACAGTCGACATTTTTACACAAGTTTTGTTAACATAGAAACCTCAGTGCCGCCACATACAGATATTGTTGACCAAGTCAATATTAATTTCTACATAGAAACAGGTGACTACCGAACCACATTTTACAAAAGCACGGAAAATGCTTCAAAGTTTACCTACGCAGATCACGGTGATGGACATGCATATCGCATAGAAGAATTAGAACCAATAGATAGTTTTGTTGCCTATCCAGGAGATGTGTACATTTTAAACGGCAAGGTCATCCATGGAGTTGATTCTACAAATTGTTTGCCAAGAAAGTTTTTACAAGTTTCTGCCAACGATTTAGGGTATGATCAAGTTTTAGAAATATTGAATCTATGTTGATGTTGATCTATACCATTGTGACCATACACCTGGGCTGTGTGCTGGCTTCCCTGTACATGCATCGATATATGATACACAGACAATACAACCTGACTCCGCGAGTAGAAACCGCAATGAAGATCATGTATTGGATCTTGTTTGATGTGGTTACTCGAGAGTTTGTGGTACAACATAGAAAGCATCACGAGTTCTCGGATTCATACAATGATCCTCATACTCCTAGATTTGGTTTTTGGTCTTTGTTGCGGTGCTGTCTAGTTCCAAGTTTCTTTCGATCGTATAAAATAACAGTTTCTGATCAAGAATATCATAGATACTGTGCGGAAGCATCTACCGACACCGTTATTGATCGGCATCCAAGACTGGGAGTTGTATTGTTATTGTTAATCAACATGCTGTTGTTTGGTTGGTTGGGAATTCTCGTATGGATTGTACATTTGTTTGTGGTAAATTTTTTAACAATCGCAACAATAACAGTATTTGGTCATAGCATCGGTTACAAAAATTTTGACCTAGGCGACTATACTCGTAATGTTGTTCCTGTAGGCATACTGTGTGTTGGTGAAGAACTACACAACAATCACCATAGAGACAGCAGGCTGTGTAACATGGCTGTAAATAAAAATGAATTTGATTTGGGATTCTACTATCTGCAGATTTTAAATCGACTCAACTTGGTTCAATTCAAATGAAAATAACTAAAACAGACATGTGGGTGACCCCTGTGTGGGAAATACAAACCGACTTTGACGAACAATTCAACAACGAACTACTTGACGAAATTGGCCAATATTGTGATCCTGAAGCCGACGCTGGCAACTCTAATATTTGGAACTGCGATAGTCCCCGAGTACAAGAACTAAAAAACTACACTATCAAAATAGTCAAAGCACAGACATACGATTACATAGCACCAACTGTCAAGGAATTTGAATTCTGGCATGCTCGTGGCTGGATAAACTATCACCGACCTGGTCAAGGTATGCCCATACATGGACATGGTAGCCCCAAGATTGCAATGACCTATTATGTTAAGGCTCCTGAAAACTGTGGTGACTTATTGCTAATAGATCCTCGCAATGGATGCGACTGGGATTCAGGAAATGATGGCGTTAACGGCACAAAGTTTAGTCGCATTCAGCCTGCAGAAGGTAAACTGGTATTCTTTCCAGGGTTTGTATTACACATGGTAGAACCCAATTGTTCCAGCCAGGCCAGGATATCCGTAACCAGTAACATGGGCACATTTGATAAAAGTGCTGCTCAAGCATTTAAAAATACACTATAAGGATGTACGATGTCATTCTATGAAAAATTAAATTTTATCAAATACGATCATGACCGGTTAGTAGCCGATGTAAAAAATCATGTGTTTACTTTGGGCAATCAAGTCGTGCAAGGCGAAGAATATGAAACCGATGCCTATAAAGGATTTGGCGGATGGAGTTTGCAGAGTCAAACTGGTGCCTGGCAAGACGGTTGGGAATTTTTTCAAAACGAAGAAGGCACCACTATCGAAGAAGTATTCTTTCCTAAAAATGCCAACAATTACACTACCTTGAAATATTTTAACATTGCACATTCGTTAGAATACAAGAAACCCACACAGGGCTATTGCGGTGAGATTGCTCGGACCATCGATCAAATTGAGGCATTTGGGTTGACACCACGTCGAGCCAGGGTAACTTGTCTGAAGGCTGGTAGCAAGAGTCTGGTGCATAGAGATTGTGGTGAAAACCAATATATGGCACGTATCCACATACCCCTGATTACAAATCCTGCATGTACCTTCACAGCCGAAGGAGAAACGTTGTATATGGAACCTGGTACGGCCTACATGGTTTGGGTAAATGTCTGGCATCAAATTCGCAATGATTCAAATCAGGACCGCTATCACATAATCATGGATGCGTACGATACTAGACGTGTCACAGACACGTTCAAGTACATGGGCGACATTGGCCAATTGGAAACGTTTGCTAATGAACTAAGACAACAGGTTGATCAGGCCGTTATCACCGCAGATCTAGAACAAAAGTTTGAATCCGAATTGGCAAAATGGCGTACCAAACCCAAGGTTGACGCAGAAACTTAATAAGTATATAATAACGATATTGTTGTAATTCCTTCAAATCGAAGGCGCTGTGGACCTGGGGGCAGAACCCAGCATCTCCACCAAAAGGACTTTTATGTTTAACGACTGGCATTGGATTTATCTCTGGGGCATAGCAGTTGTTGCCAACTATCTATTCTGGATTGTCAAGAGCCTTTTTGATGGGGATGAAACAGTTTCGACATGGTGAGCTAGAAGAGATGGCAACACGAGAGGAGTACTCGTAAAAAGCAAACAACGTAAACGCAAACGACGAACAGTTCGCATTGGCCGCCTAACAGCGCCTAGGGTAGGAAATACCTCGTAACAGAAACCACCAGCCCCTCCGGGGGCTTTTTTATTGCCAAAAGCTAAATAAAATTAGTTACAGCAAAGTTCCGCTGAAACTTCACCAAAGTTCTGCTTTTCCACTTGCATTTTTTATTAGCTCAGTGTAAACTTATATCTAGTTACACATTTTCTAAATCAAAGGATCTTTCTATGAAAAAAATCACAAAAATCTTTGCCGCTCTGATACTGGGTTTAACAGTCGGCCTAGCATCTGCTCAAAATTTCAAACCTACCAAAACCATTGATGTCATGACTCCATGGCCCGTGGGCGGTAGCAACGATGTTATTGCACGGCTGACCAGCGAAATACTTGAAAAACACGGTTGGAAATCAGTGACGACCAACATGGCTGGTGCTGGTGGTGTGATTGGCATGAACCACTTTGCCAAAGCCGAACCCGACGGGCACAATCTCATGGTAGTGGCCACTGCCAGTTTTAACACAGGACTAGTAAATGATTCCACTGCCACTTACACCGCAAAAAGTGTCGTACCAGTTTTTCCAGTGGTGCCAAGTATCCAGGTTTTATATGCCAGTGCTGATGCACCTTTCAACAACTATGCAGAATTTGTTGCATGGGCAAAACAAAACCCCAAAAAGTTTGACATTGGCATATTCAGTGCCATCATGGCCCCAATCTACAAAAAATGGGCAGAACTAGAAAAACTACCAGAACCCAATTTTATAGTTTACAAAGGATCTGGTCCAGTGTTGACCGATGTGCTGGGAGGCCATGTCAAAATAGCAGTTGACAGCATTTCTGTTCCGGAATCACATGTCAAAGCAGGAAAATTAAAAATCATTGGAGCATTTGACCCAGCAGGGGTAGACATGGCCAATAAATTCAATCCTCCAGCAACCAAGGCCGTGTGGTTGAATAAAAATCATCCAAATTTTGTGTTATCTTCGATTTTTGGAGTTTGGGCACCAGCCGGAACACCTGACCACATAGTCAGAGATTTATATCTGGTGTTGGCCAAAGGTTTTAGCGATCCAGAAATCCAAAAAAGATTAGGACCATTGGCATCAGCACCATTTGGTGGCACAAGAGAAATGCTGTTGGAAAATCAACAAAAAGTTTTCAACACCATGCAATCTATTGTGAAGAAATAAACAAGATAAATAATTATATGAGTTATAAAATAATCGGTCATATCAAAAACATACCAGATTTCACGACCTGGACCAAAGAAACTGTGGGTGCCAACACCTTGGCCAATTCACCAGATTTTTTAAGAAAAGCCAAGATCGCAGCACGCCAATGGCCAGTGGATTATCTAGTAGAAAAATATGGATACCCCAAGGTTGATGTTACAATTTCTGACCCACCAGATCCTACCAAATGGACTGTGACCGATTTGTCAGTGATGCATCGTATAGGTGACATACTGGGGTTTCATAAACCCGGCGGGCGTGTGCAGGTATTGCAACCTGGTTGTATGATTCCCATACACAATGATAATCTCGAACTGGGTTATATTACTTCTGGCGATCAAGCCTTGAGCAAAAACGATTTTACCGACGAAGAAATCCAAAGATTTTACGACAATCAAAATTCAGTGGGTCGTGTGTTGATCATGCTGGAAGATTGGAAGCCTGGACAGTTGATCTGGTTTTATGATGAAAAAACCAACCAAGACCAATGGTGGGCTCGTTGGAAAGCCGGAGAAGTTGCCTATTGGGAACACTACAAAGAATCTGGCATACACGCCACCATGAATTTTGGTTACTGGACTAGAGCATTGTTGCGATTGAGCGGATTCAAAACAGATCGTTTGACGCAGTTTATTGACGCAGATACACCATTTGAAATTGATTATAATTCATTTGACAAATAGTGTGATGTTGCCTAAAAACAACACCAAAAACCCTACAGTTTGTAGGGTTTTTTTTTGGTTGACTCAAAAATACCAAAATAGTATAATACTTGTATAGTCAATAAAAAGGAGTCAAAATGAAACTAGAAATCGGAAATAGAATTACCTGGGTTAGCCGTGCTGGTGAACTCGACGGTGAAATAGTCAACATTGTTTTAAACCTAAATGCCGCTGGAAAAGTGATTCCTTGGATTGACATTGCCAGTGCTGGTCGCAGTATCACCCGTCTTTGTGCCACTGATAGTTATCTTAAACAGATGAAAGTGCAGTATGTCAGTGGGCACTAACCTGCCCGGTTGACCCAAAATTCAATTAAATGTATAATACTTGTATATTAACTAATAAGGAGCTAGAATGACTGAAATCAACAACATCATCCAAGTGAACACCATCGTAAACGAAGCCAAGCAGGCCGCCCGCGAAGCTGCCGAAAAATACTTCCAGGAGAAGCTGGGTGGCAAAGATCAATACTCGTGCGGTTTTGCCTGGGTTGACATCTACGGTGTCAAAGGCAACACCCGTCTTGGCAAGGCATTCAAGGCCGCAGGTATCCGCAAGAGCTATACCGGCAGTTACCAGATCTGGAATCCGTCGGAAATGGGTGTGCAAAATATCGACACCCTTGAAGCAGGTGCCGAAGCGGCCGCAAAGGTTTTTGAGAAGTATGGTTTCCGTGCATACGCAGGTAGCCGATTAGACTAATGAAATTTTATCGTGAAACTACAGTTTGGGATGGCAACGTCCCAAACCATGTTTATTTGTTGAGCACAGATAAAAGCAAGATGTACGGTTACATCCGACGTGGTACTGATGTTGCTGAAACATTTAAAAAGCCATATCGTTTTGATACTCGTGGTCGTCAGTTTGTAGAAGTCAAAGAGCTGGGTGAAATTGATTTGGACCCGGTAAAAGCAGAAACTTGGAAATTTATGGGCAGTAAAGGCAACGAATATGTTGTCCAGAAAATAGATAATATGTTAAAATGTACATGTCCTGGATATACATATCGCGGCGACTGTAAACATGTCAAACAAGTAGAGGAGCAGGCGTAATGGCTACACGTTCAGCAATTGGTATCAAACACGGTGATAGAATCAAAGCTGTCTATTGCCACTACGATGGTTACGTCGAACACCTGGGTCGTGCATTACACACCTACTATCAAAGTTCGCCCAAGGTTAATCGATTGATTGCCCAGGGAGATATGAGTTGCATAGGTGCTGACATTGGTGAAAAACACCCATTCAATGATCGCTGTGAATATATTGATGAGTGGATCGCTACTCAATGTACCTTTTACGGTCGTGATCGCGGCGAGGACAATACAGATTTTAAATCTTTTGCCACCGAAACAGATTTTCTTGAATACTACGACGGTTGTGGTGCTGAATACTATTATCTGTATGACCACGGTGTTTGGTATGTGAGCCAGAATCATCGAAACAATTTTAAACCCTTGCACGAAGTTTTGAGCCCGGAGACAGCATAATGTCTAAGACTACAGATTTCCGCAGATGGTTGCACGAGTTGTGGTTGCGTAATTGTGATGAACGTGCAGAGTATGGCGAAATGCGTTATACACAAGAACAGTATTTTCAAATGTACAAGTATTGGTTGAAACGAGAATTCAAATATCAAAGGAGTCAAAATGCCTAATTGGTGTGGTAATACCCTAACTATCACTCACGAAGATCCCGAAATGATTGTTCGTGCCAAAGCAGCCTTTGCTGAAGGTCGTTTCTTGAGTGAGTTTATTCCTGTGCCCCAGGACCTCAACGAAACCGTGGCCGGTAGTCACAACGATCCAGAACAACAGGACCGTTTGGTAACACAGACCCAGGCCAATATAGAAAAACATGGTTATGGTAACTGGTACGACTTCTGTGTAAACGAATGGGGCACCAAGTGGGACGTGGGCGACGGACAAGGTATCCAAACCTGGGACGATCACGAACTCATCGTTTACTTTGATTCGGCCTGGAGCCCACCTATTGCGGCTTACGAGAAGTTGCTAGACCTGGGTTTTACTGTCTACGCAACCTATTACGAATCTGGATGCGCCTTTGCTGGTATTTTTGAAGATGGCTCAGATGATTACTATGATTTGTCTGAGATGGATTCGGGCGATGTACAACAGCAGTTGCCACCAGAACTGGATGATGCGTTTGGTATCAGTGAAAGCATGGCCGAATACGAAGCTGAAAACGAAGATGAAGTTACCACTTGGTACAAGGATGGAGTAGAACAAACCGGGCTTGTCCCACATGAGGTAAAGAAAGATGCTTAAACCCTGGCAGGTGGTACAAGAACTTGAAAGCGATAACAGTCGCTTGTTCAAGGAAGGTGTAGTTGAGCGTGAAGCAGAGGCCGGTAATGACGAGTTCTTTAAAGGTGCTCGGTGGGCGTTGGACTCAATGGTCACATTTGGAATACGCAAGGTAGAAGAAAAATCCGGTGATGGTCGGGGATTAAAACCAGAAACGTTTTGGGCCACAGCTGAACAGTTGTCACGCAGAGAGCTCACTGGCAATGCAGCCATTACCGCAGTCAATCACATGCGTTTGAATGCAACAGAAGCCGAATGGAATCATTGGTATAGAAGAATCTTGATCAAGGATTTACGCTGTGGTGTCTCAGAAAAAACCGTCAACTCTGTAGTAGGAAAGAAATATGGAAAATATATTGTACCTGTTTTTAGTTGCCAACTTGCTCACGATGGTGCTAATCATGAAAGCAAAGTGTCAGGCTCAAAATTGGTGGAAGTTAAGCTGGACGGAGTGCGTGTTATTACTATCGTCTATCCAAGTGGGCATGTTGATCAGTATAGTCGTAATGGCAAGGAACTGGTAAACTTTGAGCACATCAAGCGTCAGTTTGCCAAGCATGCCCGACTATTGCGAGAGCCAATGGTGTTTGATGGCGAAGTAATGAGTAGCAGTTTCCAAGACCTAATGCGTCAAGTGCATCGTAAAACGGATGTGGCCGCATCAGATGCGGTGTTACACCTGTTTGATATTTTAACATTAAAAGATTTCCAAGCTGGCTCCAGTTCAGTACCACAAGTGGATCGTAGCAATTCGTTACGTGCTTGGTATGCTCCTATTGCGGACCATATGCCTAACGTGGCTATTTTGGGACATGAACTGGTAGATTTAGATTCGCAGGGCGGTCGTCGTAGATTTGGACGTATTAACGCCGATGCTATCACTGGTGGATATGAAGGTATTATGATCAAAGACCCCAACGCAGGATATGAATGTAAACGCAGTACCGCTTGGTTAAAACAAAAACCCTATATTGAAGTTAGTTTGACTGTGATTGGAGTTGAAGAAGGAACTGGTCGCAATCAAGGCAAGTTAGGTGCTATAATAGTAGAAGGAGAAGATGATGGTAAACTTATTAGGACCAATGTTGGAAGCGGACTTACAGATGCTGATCGTGTTACTTATTGGGACAACGCTGACAGTATCATTGGCAATATTGTTGAAGTACGTGCCGACGCTGTTACGCAAAATCAAGATGGATCGTACTCGTTGAGATTTCCTAGATTCAAGGGATTTAGAGGGTTTGAAGCCGGAGAGAAAATATAAAATTGAAAATAGCACTAGGCAGTGATATACATTTAGAGTTTGGACCTATTGTGTTAGACAACACAGAAGGTGCTGATGTATTGGTGTTGGCCGGCGACATCTGTGTGGCCAAACACTTTACTGATCGTAATCCCACCTACGTTCAGCACCTGGCCCGAGAGTACAGGCAGTTTTTTGATCATGTGTGTCGGGAATTTCCTGAGGTAGTTTACATCATGGGCAATCATGAACACTACTCAGGTGATGTGGCTTATACTGAAAACATTCTTCGAGAACATTTAGACTACGGCAACTTACACATTCTTGAAAAAGAAACATGGCGGTATCAAGGGCACACCTTTGTTGGTGGCACCCTGTGGACTGATATGAACCAGGAAGATGGAGAGGCTATGAGCTATGCTCAAAGTGCCATGAACGACTTCCGCGAAGTGTTAAACAGTAATAGGATGGTAGTTCGTCAAGTTCCCATTTACGAACGGAATCCGCTATGGACCGGTGATGGTCTAAATGGTGGACAGTATCAACTTGATAATAAAGGTGCCATGATTCGTACAGGCTACAAGAGCAAAGAAGAACCAGCACGTTGGACTCCGGAAGATAGTGTTATCGATCACAGGAAAATGTTAGATTATGTTGATCATGCGACTCGTGACCCGGGTAGCTATGTTGTGGTAGGACATCATTGTCCCAGTGAGTCGAGTGTGGCGGAACAATACAAAGGTAACCTGTTGAATGCCGCATTCCGTAGTAGCCTGGATGCGTTTATTGAAGCTCGCCCACAGATTCGTTATTGGTTGCATGGTCATACGCATTATAACTTCAACTACTGGATTGGCGAAACTAGGGTGGTATGTAACCCACGTGGTTATATTGGACATGAAGCCAGTGCAGACTGGTTTAAACTACAGTACTTGGAGATTGAATGAGCGAGCACATACCAGACCGTTGGGTTGTTGTAAAGATAGTCACCGCCAAAGAACACTTGTATAAAGTGTTTGCTTGTTGGCACGGTGGTTATACTGGATCAGACAGTTGGCAGATGAACTCGGGTATCACTCAAGCCACACTTGTTGACAACCGTTGGGAGTTTAAAGGCTACTCAGGATCTGTGTACAGTTGCCATAAGGGATCCTATGGCACCAATGGGTATGGTGGCCGTGTGCTACAAGGTTTCATTGACAAGATGCCCAGCCAAGGTGCCCGAATGGAAATCATGCCTGGGTCAACGGACTGGGCCAACCTAGACTACGATCCGTTACAACAATGGATCAACTCTGGTATAGAAAAGGAAAACACCCAATGACAAGACTCAGCTGGATTACAACCATAGTAGAAGATCCTGATCACCCAGGTGAAATGTTGTTGGATATCGGCGAGGCTTGCAAAGAGCTGGGCTGGGCAGAAGGTGATGCCATTGAGTGGATTGACAACAAGGATGGCACTTGGACACTAAAAAGAAAAGAAACAAAATGACATATCATATTGTGTACGAAAATGTCGTAGTAGAAGATTTAGATATCAGAGATCGTGAGCGTGAGATCACTCACTTGCTGTACGAACACGATTGCGAAGTGACCTTTGTCAAGAAGGATGGTACTGTCCGTACTATGCCCTGTACTTTGCGTAAAGAGTCCATGCCCAAACGTGATGCTGACAAGTTGCATGAAACCCGACTATATAAACCCGAGACCATTACAGTTTGGTGTTTGGATAAAAATGAGTGGCGGGCTTTTAAAACCGCCAATGTCCGAGAGGTGCGAATCCTTGGATAGAGATTTACAACGAGACATGCAGGACTCACAGTGGTTCAAAGACAAGGTCCGGTCTGACAAGGTCTATGCCCAAAACGTATATGCTGCACTATGCAACATGCGTTGGCAACCTGCTGATGTTGTTCCGATTCTCAAAGACGAATACTGGTCATGTAGTTGGCGTGGTGCCGGTGGTATCGTGGCCACACTGGAGGCACGTGGTGGTGATTACATGGATTGGTATTGTTCGGGAATGGGTGATGAGACTCCCGACACCGGACGTTGGATTGAACGACCAAAAAGTTATGTGCCCGAAGGAACTGTTACAGATGAGATACGTGCAGATCTTGCGACGTTAGGTTGGCATCCAAGCGAATGGCCCAAAGACAAGGATTGATCAAATGAAAACACAAGACATAGAAAAACTGTTGATTGGCAGTATCAAGGAAGTATTACAAGACCCAAAATACTTTTATCAGTCAACTGTGGGTCCAGATTATTGCCATTTGACAGCAGTGGGCAATAGTGTTATACTTGAAACAGTTAATATTTTAGGATCCAGAATGCTGTTGGCTATGGCCCTGGATGATGTAGAACGCAGTAAACAATTGGTATTAGACAACCTCAAAGGAAATTAAAATGTCATACGATCCACGTGCAGTAAAAGTATCAAAATCAGTAAAACGAGTGGCCGCAACCATAACTGATCCAGCTCGCCGCCGCGATTTTATCCGTGGTTATGTCAAAGCCGAAGAAAACATTGGCAAAACCAGGTCCACTAGAAGCAAAAATTCAGATTGAGATTGTATTTGCATTTTACTTCAGATTGCATAAGTAAATATATATAGTTCTATATATTTTCAGGAGTAAAACATGGAATACAAAGACACAGAAGTTGTCACCGCAGAAGACTACAAAAACACGGAAATACTGTACCTTGATACCCAGGTAGAAGAAAGTAAAAAAAGTACCAAGCGTGGCGTGTATGCTTATGGTGCAACTACCGATCCCAACGCTGTAATACCAACTTGGGGTTACAAACTGCTGGATCATTTGCCTATTCCCCCACAACACATGATTGATCGTGCATTGGCGGCACCCAATCCCGAATGGAGCGGGCTATTCAGCGGTATAAATGGCCGTGTTATTGGCAAAGACACAGACGAACTAAGTTGGGACGGGCGTACTTTTAGAGCCGCACATCAAGCTCGAGTGAGTTTTAGCCAATTGGTAAATCCTGGCATGGCCAAGGAAGATCTGCCAGCCGAGGATGAATTTAGTGTTTGGGTCAAAGAAAATCTAACCGATAACTTTTTAAACACAGGTTTGTTTTTTGCCAAAGGAACACCGGAACAGCCCACAGTTGGAGCACATGCTGATCTAACAAGAGATTTTGTGTTGATTTACTGTTTTAGAAAAGGTGGCCCCGATACCACTTTATACTACTGGCAAGAGCATGGAGAGCCGCTGATCCGTGACCGCGGAGTTAGACGTTTTGATAACTCCAAATTGACTGTGGTTGATGCTTACCGTAGCACAGACGAAGAACTCAAACGTTGTTGGTGCCTGGTCAATACTAGAATTCTTCATGGCATTGATCATATGACGGATACCAGAACCAACTTTCAAGTATCTTTTATTAATTCGGTACCAGACGAAATACTTTACAAATAAACAGCAGACAATAAAAAACCGCCCGAAGGCGGTTTTTTTAAGACAGCAAGAATTACTTCTTAGCGTCTTTTTTCTCTTCTTTCTTAGCTTCAGCTTTTGGGGCATCTTTCTTTGGCTCTTCTTTTTTGGCTGGTGCCTGAGCAAAAGCGGTTACAGCAAAAGCGGTTGCGATTAAAGTGATTAATGATTTCATTTTATATTTCCTCATAAGGTTAATTGAAATACCCAAGGTTATGACCCTGGATAATGTATTTAACGCTGGCCCGGTACACTTGGTTTACAAATACGCCAAACAATGGTAAAATTGACAGTTTGGTAAAATTAGTTGTTGCAAGATCCAAAAAAATAGTGCATAATACATTCATGCTGTTGATTAACAGCGTTTAACTTAAAAGGAAATTAACATGTTTGATCTTTCAACAAAACAAGGTAAGTTGTTTAACGCACTAGTATTAAAGGGTGAAACTTTGACAGCGAGCCAAATCGCCAAGCGTTTCTCCATCAAGAACCCAACCGCTACAATCAGCGACATTCGTCATGCTGGTTTTGCTATCTATGGCAACAAGCGTGTGGCAGGCAACGGTGTTGCTGTAACTGAATATCGTCATGGCAAACCAAGCCGTCGTTTGGTTGCTGCTGGTTACAAAGCATTGGCAGCTGGTTTAGTGTAATACTGTAACAAAACTGTCAAAAAAAGCACCGTTCGCGGTGCTTTTTTTATGAGCCAATTAAATACTTTATGGGTCGCAGAGTTTTTAATCTTGAGCGTGATATCCGTAGTACAGATTGGATCATATCCAAAGTACGACAGCAAGAAATCTATGCCCAAAATTTATATGCCGCACTTTGCAACAATGAATATGTTCCTGAAGATGTCTGGGGTATACTTAAAAATATACATTGGGACTGCACCTGGCGTTATGCGGCCAGCATTGTAGCTGACATCCGAGAAGACGACAGTTACATAGATTGGTACTGCTCAGGCACCGGATTTCAAGGCACAGACTTTACCGGCTTTGTTGAAGAAAGCTATGTGACAGAAGAAGTAGAGTCGGACTTTAACCAAATTGGATGGTTGTTGACAACTCGTCGCTATTTTGATCTCCCAAACTAAATAGCCAACAATATCATAATAGTAGCATATAATACCCAAGCATGATTGGGATAATTATTTTTGCAGGTCAACTCACTTCTAGTAAATAACACTAGCAAGTTTCACAAAACTTCATATTTAAAATCAAAAAGGAAAAACATGAAAAAATTACTACTGTCGGCTCTTCTGGCTGGCGTGTTTAGTACCACAGTTCAAGCACAGGCATCCAGCGTGAATGTCTATGGAAATCTAGACCAAAGTTATTACGCAATACAACAAGCAAGCGGTTCCACAGCAAATCAATCAGGTTTAAATTCTCATGGTTGGAGTACCAGTAGGTTTGGTATTCGCGGAACTGAAGATGCAGGTGGTGGTTTGGCCATTGGTTTCAACTTGGAATCACAGGTGTCACTGGGCACCGGCGCAGTTGGATCAAGCACCACTGGAGCTGCACAAAGTACCACAGGCACAGCCGAAGTGTTTAACCGTGCCGCCAACATCAGTGCAAAAAATTCATTGGGTGAAATAAAAATTGGTCGTCAAATCAATCCATTGTACGCTGTAGTAGTCGGCAACGACGCATTGGGAGTAAATGGTATGGGCTTGATCAACTACTGGGTACTTGGTAGTCGTTTGAATGGTACCAATGTGATCACAGGTCAGGATGCAGGAACCAACATCGGCGGAGCCAGTACCAGCGGCACAACACCACAAATTTTCAGCAACGGTATCGGCTACACATCTCCTGCGTTCAAAGGATTGACAGCAAGTTTGTTTACATCACCAGGATCTGGTAGTGCCACCACAATCAATGCTGGAATCATGCGGGAAGCCACACTAAGATACGTTCAAGGTGGATTTACAGCATCTGCTGGATATGGTACTGTGGCCAACACTACTGGTGCCACAGCACTACGTAATTCTGTGTTTGGTGCCAGTTACCAATTTGACAAATTCAAAATCAGTGCTGCCAAAACCATGAGTAGATTTGATAACAACCTGTTCACTACTCGAGTAGGAAACGATCTTGACATTACCACAGCTGGCGTCAAATATCAAGTGACTGCTCCTATGTGGGTTGGTGTTGAGTATACAGTCGCACAAGACAAGTATACCACTGCCAACAAGAGTAGCACAACCGGTTTGGCTGTCAACTATGATCTAAGCAAGCGTACCAGTTTGTACAGCATGTTGGCCACGACCGATAACAGCGGTGTATCCAAAATGACTGCTGTTTACGGATCCGCAGCTGCAATGACTTCAGGAGTAGATAATAAGTCATTGTCAGTTGGAATGAAACATTCATTCTAATAGTTTGACATTGTAACTAAAAGGCCTTATACTACGGTATAGGGCTTTTTTATGGCAAAAACAAAAAAACAAAATTCAGTAAAAATATCAACCGGCGGGTATACTTTAAGTCCCACCTATTCAACCGCTTATTCGGGTAGCAATTACTCTAATATAACTATTACAGGTGGTAGTGCCGGAATTACCTACACCACTGCTGCTACCACTAACCCTACCTGGGTAGTAGATTCATATTATACAAAACGACCCAAAGTTGAGATTACCGAACAGGACCTGGTGATCGATGGCCTAAGTCTCAAGGAAACCATGCTGGCCGTCAAGAACGAACTGATGATTCCCACACGCATCAACCGAAATATCGAACTTGAACAAGAGTTTGCAGAACTCAAGGCAGCAGCCAAACACTATCACAAACTCGAACAAAAGTTTTTGGAACAAAAGAAGATGTGGGAAACACTCAAAAAAACTGACCAGTAAATCTTTTTAATGTATAATAAGGTATGACTACTGTAACCTTAGATTGTAAAGACAAAAACGTGTTCAACATCATCGACTGGTGCGATTCACATTTTGGAATGGATTGTTGGAATTGGGCCAGCCAATTTCCCAGTTATAGATACACGTTTACATTTGAAACCGACGAGCAGGCAACTCATTTTAGGTTAAGATGGCAATAACAATACGTGTTCCTTGGCAAGATCCTTACAATAAGGATTTTATGTGGAACGAGCTACTGGCATGGACCTGCGAAACCTACGGCTTGCCTGGAGATTCAACCTGGCGTTATCATCCCAATGCCGACTGGATGGACTTTCATTTTTACACAGAAACGGATGCCATGATGTTCCAACTCAAAACAGCTGGCCAACGCCGGGATCAACAAGAACAAGCAGCGGGAGTATATGTGAATGGTGGTTAAGGCAATCTTTCATACTTTTCGCATGGGCGATGTAGAAGATCCTTACTTATATGCAGGATTTCCCATAAGCGAATGGCAAAAGACCGAGCATGGTCGGTGGGTCATGGAACATGCTGTGGGAGAACCTGTGTTTTGGTGTGATCCTGATCCCGGTCAGCTGGGATATAAAGTGTCAATCACAGGCGAACTAGAAGAAAAGGACTATACTTTTTTTAAATTAAAATGGGGCAACTGTGCAGAAAATCACCGCCGCTGAATATGATGAGTTCCTTAAACACTTGGCATGGACCAGACTTAAAGCGCCAGACTACAGGTTTGGCCAAGCGTTCTTAAACTATTTTCCTGACATACGTGACATCATGGAACGTAGTGGTGACCATGGTAGCCAAGGTGCAGCACATTTATTCTACGAAGAATGGGAACCTACAGCACGAGCACGATGCGAATCATGGGTAGAGAAATGATCAACTATTATTACGAAATACAAGATGATGTTACTGTGTTTGGATATAGAGAAAAATATCTAGCACACTTTGACGTCAAGCCTGGCCAAATCCAATCATCTCCGTTGGGTGGGTGGAGGCACTTCCACGACGAAGCTGTAAAGAACAGCAGTCGAGTATGGTTGGAAAATGCCAATGGTGTTACCTTGGTCAAAGCACCTGTCAATGATACCAGTTGGGGCCGTGTTGGCGATCGAGAGCTGGTATGGCTCAAACTTATTTGTAAAGACATTGCATCTCTGTGACAAAACATGTGACCAAAATCACCGAGCAATTGAACTTAATAGAAGTCAAGCACAATGGCGAAACACTAAAGTTCCTTAACGGGACTATACAAATGGATAGTAAAAACAGATTTATACCTGCCCGCGGTCCTATAGATGGTGATTACCTGTTGATCATTGAGGACTATGCCTGGTGGCATGTTAATCATTATGATGTCACAGAATGGATGCAAAAAAACTTGCCACGTGGAGAAGATCATTGTGCTGGCATGGTCATACATTTCGATAATGAAGAACAACGTATTTGGTTTACGCTTAAATGGTCATGATAAATACTTGTTCAACTAAAGAGATCCCAAATGCAAGTTAAAAAAATCATAGTCGTAGGCGGCGGAACCGCGGGCTGGCTTAGTGCTGGCTTTTTAAGTAGTCAACTGCCTGGAATAGAAGTTACTGTAATACACAGTAAAGAAGTTCCCATCATTGGTGTAGGCGAAACCACAGTACCACAGTTCCGTAATCATTTAGAAAAAATGGGATTATCAGAAGATGTGTGGATGCGTGAATCGGGCAGTACATTCAAATACGGAGTCACCTTTGATGGGTGGCGCACAGGTTCAGACACTCGCTGGCACGGGTTTGGCGACTTTGTTACAGAAAAGGGTATTAACCACAGTATAGATGAATTTGGCAAGCGTGTTAGTTGTGCCAAGGATGACTCTGTACTCATAGCTGACTACTGGATTGAAATGCTTAAACGTGGCATCATTACAGAAGCGGATTACTATCAGTATGCGTCAGACACATATCATTTAGTACAAAATCGTCGTGCTCATAGAGATCTAGCGGGACATCAGTATTCAAGTCGTGTGCCGGGCTATGCTTACAACATCAACGCATTCAAAGTTGGACAGACTATTCGAGACAAAGTGGCCGTTCCCAACGGTGTTCGTACCTTAGAGCGTCATATTGTACGAGTTGATCGTAACGAACGTGAAGAAGTCACTGGCATTGTTGACGATAGCGGAGAAACTCACACCGCAGACTTGTACATTGACTGCACAGGTTTTAAGCGTTTACTAATTGGACCCGTGGCCAAATGGGTCAGTTACGAAGATCGACTACCTTGTAAAAACGCCGTTGGCGGACGTGTAAACTATCAAGGCAAACAAGAAGAATTCTGCGTACCCAACCTACACGCCACAGCATTCAAGCATGGCTGGTCGTGGCGAGTTCCCTTGCGTGACGACATGGGTTCGGGTTACGTTTATGATACACGTTACACTACCACAGAACAAGCTGTAGAAGAGCTAGGTGCTTACTGGCAGAATCTAGGAATGACTTGGGATCACAAAGTTACATTAAAGTTTGATAATGGTATCTTGGATCGTAGTGCTCATCGCAACGTGATCGCCTGTGGATTGAGCTCAAACTTCCTAGAACCTTTGGAAGCTACTAGCATTAGCTTTACTACACTTATCAATGAACTAGTAGTGGCAGTACTTAAGAAGCACGATGGCCATTGGAACGACGGCGAGGATCGTGTACTAAGTCGTTTAATGAGCAGAGAAGTTAAAATTACTGGAGACTTCCTGTGGGCACACTATGCCTTGACAGAACGCTCAGACACAGAGTTTTGGCGTGAGCAAGCCGCCAAACGTGAGGAAGCTGTTGATATGGTACACGGCTGGTTTGGTCGTCATTTTAGCGATATCTACAGACGTGAGAAAGACTTCGACCATACACGTTATAACAAGTACGACTGGGCACAGACTATCACCACCATGAGGGCATTTGCGGATTGTCCAACACGTCCAATCACGGAAGCCCTGTTACCACGTGCTCGGTTGTTCTATAAACACCGTGATGAAATGGCCCGTGGTGTGCTAGACCTAGTACCAACACACTGGGAATTGATCAAACACATCAACCGATAATGTATATAAACAAGGCCGACCTTACTCCGCCGCAAGCGGTACTTGATCAATGTCATCGAGTGTTAATTGGAGATCCTGCATTTGTGATGTGGAAAATGAAACGTTGGTGCAAAGAACAGAACCTAAGTTTGCTTTGGACAGAGTTGGTGGAAACTTCAGATGTCAGTGCTATGTTTGACGAAGTTGCTGCCTTTTACTTTACAGAAGCACGAGATGCTACCTTGTTTAGTTTAAAGTTTAAATGATACAAGATAAAAGTTGGCCGCCGCCAGAATGGACTGAAGTCGTCATACCTTGGGATGAAATGCTGGTACCAAGAACATTTAGAAAACCGTTAAACATACTGAGCTGGGTTGAACAACAGCCCGGTGGTCGCTATCACTTGCACGGTTGGCAAAGCACAGAAGGATTTGCATTTAGATTTGAACGGGCCGAGGATGCCACTGTGTTTGCGGCTCGCTGGCTATGATCAATTGGAGTTGGTTAATTGCTCGTCTTGTCAGTGCTGTTGGGTCATGGATAGATTCCAGTAATCTACGCAACCGTGTGTATAAAATGGCTGAAGAAGCAGAAATTATGATGACAGCACTAGAGGATATAGAACGCATGAGTTGCGAAGAACATATCAAAAAATATGCTCGTAAAGCCATAGAAACCGTTAAAAATCTACCGCAAGATCAGCTTGACCAATAAATCCTTTTAATGTATAATGTAAGTGTAGTGATAAATTTAATCAATAACTTCGGAAAGTGAGAGTATTATGAACTTAAAAATCAAAGCAGTTTTACAAATTGTTGCAATGACAACCATGGCAGTGAGCGTGGGTTTGGCATTTGCTTTTTACAATCGTTTGGTGGGCGATCAGTACACCTTGTACACCTTTGCTGGTTTATGTATGGTAGCATTATTTTATTCCATGTATAAACTTTTGTTGGACCGTTTGGAGTACGAAGAGCATGTCAAAAATCTCAGCGAAGATTTGAAAAAATTCAATAAATGAAAATTTACAAAAGCAACTACAGAGATCATTGGATCAGTCCATATACTGTGTTAGAGTATGTGTTCTTCTGGACTGCATGGTCAAAGTGTGGTCGAAACCGTGGCATTATCGAAGATCGAGATTATGTTGACCATCCGGCCTGGGTAGAACAGGCCACAAAGTATATCGAGCCTGCGTGTCGGGCCATCAAGTGGGTGCTGGATCTAGTTCACCCACAGGTCAACATCATCCGCATTGATCCGTATGATACCTGGAGCATGGATCATACCTTAAGCGATATTATCTTGCCCATGCTGAAACAGTTGCAGGCCACCAAACATGGTGCACCTTTTGTAGATGACGAAGATGTCCCCGAACACTTGCGTAGCACAGTAGCGGAACCCAAGGAAAACGAGTGGGACACTGACAGCTTGCACTTCCAGCGTTGGGATTGGATCCTGGCAGAAATGATCTGGGCTTTTGAACAAAAGGTCGCAGATGATGCTGAAGGCCAGTTCTTTGATCATTCCGCATACGACATTACAGATCGTGATCAAAGACGGGCATGGATAGATGACATCAACAACTCAGTCAGCAAAACCAAGTATGATGAAGCCGGACATCGTGCCTGGCAGTTCCGCAAAGCCAACGGTTTGCGGTTATTCGGTAAATATTTTGAAGCACTTTGGGACTAATATATGTTCGAAGATATCACAATAGGTTTACTTTGGTTGGCCACCACTTGGTTTATAGCCAACATTATTCTAGGTATCATGGATGCTTTTCGAGAAGTGGACACTGAACTAACAGACAAGATACGAAAACGAATAGATGAAATTGTGCATCGTGTTGAAGTCGAACAACAAGGCGATGTTTATTATTGGTATGATCGAGATAATCGCAAGTTTTTAGCACAGGGTCAAACCACAGAAGAAATCATTGATGTTATTAAAAATCGATTCCCGGAACATATATTCTATTTCGAAGAATCAAATCACCTGATCAGTGCAAAACACAACTGGGAACCTGTTCCTGCACGGTTGTCCGATAAATCCTAAAATAGTATAATACTACTATGACAATGCACCTCGAAGGACCGTGGCTAACTACTACCGGTAAAAAACGTGGACCCAAAAAATGGGCCAGTGCCGAAGCCAAACGCAAGGCCGAACAGCTAGACACCATGTGGAAAGCCAAGCTCAAGGAATTGGGCATAGAACAAGAAACCAAACGTAAGCGACGTACTTTGTCTACAGATTCACTCACTCTCAAAGTAACAATACCTCCGGGACGTGAAACACCCTATATCGCCAGCCGCGACACCGGTTGGGTGGCTTGCACCACTCCCGCCAATCAAGAGTACACCGGTACCAAGGTCAAAGGCATTGGCACCATGCACAAGAGCAACGCAGTACCTATTTTCAGTGACGAAGAAGCTGTGGACATCTCCAAGATGCGTAGGTAAATAATACTAGCATATAAAGGAGAATCGGCCCAACGTGAGTAAAGAAGATATCATTAAAATGTCCGGAGTAGTGGACGAAGTATTGCCCAATGCCATGTTTAGAATCATATTAGACAACGAGCAACAATCAAAAATCACTGCCACAATCGGCGGCAGGCTTAGACAAAACAATATCCGAGTACTATTAGGCGATCGTGTAGACGTAGAAATGAGCCCATACGACTTAACGCGAGGACGTGTGGTGTATCGTGCTAAATAGTAGCATGGACCTCCGCGAAACCTTAGACCTCCTAGAAGCAAAAAGCCAAGTTGACCTAGAGCAGATCAAACTGCCCTATGCTCGTACTGCCCTGGCACCTGTGACCAGTGCGGCCACCATAGACAATCATTACGGTAAATTGTACAAAGGCTATGTTGACCGTTTCAATAAGAAAGAGGGAGATCGTACATTTAACGAAGCCGGTGCTTACTTGCACAGTATCTGGTTCAGTCAATTTGCTCGCCCCGGTACTCGCAAACCACATGGCGTGATACTGAGTATTATCGAACGCAATCATAAAAATTTTGTGGATTTTAAAAAACGTTTCAAAGAAGAAGCCATGAAACTGCAAGGATCCAATTGGATTTATCTTAGCAAATCAGGAACCATTAAAACTATACATAATCATCAAAAACGCACAGACATAGCTCTGCTAGTGGATTGGTGGGAACATGCATGGACCATAGATTATGGAACCAACAAAGAAAAATACCTAGACAACTTATGGCGTATCATGGATTGGGACGCCATCAATCGCAGATTATGATCACAATAACTGAATCAGCAGTGGCAAAATTACAAGAAATTTTGGCCGAGGAAAATAACCCCAGTTTAAAACTCAGAGTTTTTGTACAAGGCGGTGGCTGTAGCGGCATGAGCTACGGTTTCACCCTAGATGATACTCAAGCAGAAGATGATTGGGAGTTAGACATCAGCGGTGTACAGGTTCTAGTAGACAGCATGAGCGGTGGATATTTGCAAGGTGCAGAAATAGACTACCGAGAAGATCAATACGGCAGTACGTTTGCCATCAAAAACCCCAACGCAGTTACTACTTGCGGTTGCGGAAGCAGTTTTAGCCCAACATAACACACAACTAGCCAACGGCCCAGCTCGAGCCAAATCCGATAAATAATGCTATATAAGGATTTAATATATGGCATTGACCTGGCAACCCACTTCTATTAAAGATATCAACGAAGGTACCACCGCTAATGACGGTACCGGCGATAGTATTCGCAACGCATTTTTCAAAGTTGATGAAAATTTCAGCAACATAACCAGTTTTTTCAATGGTGGCGGAGACTATGCCACTGGACCAGCATTTAGCACACTTGCAATTACCACTGCCAATATCTCCCAGGGTAATGTAGGTAACGTAGTAATAACCAATATCAACGGTCCATACACCAATGCCGCAGTCAATGGTACCAACATATATGGAAATATCAATGTGGCTGGTAATATTGTGCCAACTGCATATGGTACATACAATCTTGGTAGTCCGGACAGACCGTTTGCAAATCTTTACGTTGTGGCAACTATATCAACCACACAGATTACCACATCCAGTGACTCAGGTCTGTTAATTGTTCACGCCAATACCACACCTAGCGATGTCAAAGACGTTGGTATCATTGGTAACGTCAGCAACCACTTCAGCAGTAACATGTATGCGTTCTTTGGTTATCAGGCAACCAGTAATAATTTTGTTTACAAGATTACTCCTAATAATGCTGCCACTGTAGGTAATAGTGTAATTTATGATGGTGTTTATGGTAATGTTCAATTTGGTGCGTTATATTTAAGTAATGCTACTCCAGCAACTAGCAATATCACCGGTGCATTAATTGCCACTGGTGGTATTGGTACCAGCAACGATATCTGGGCCGCAGGTAATATCTATCAACGTGGCTATCGTGTATTAAATACTGCCGATGTGGCAGAAGCAGGATATCCTATCTACAACGGAACTAGTAGTTTGTTTGCTGGTAATACTATATTTGCAACCACTACTCCTTCCGTATCAACCAATACCGGTGCTATAGTAGTACTTGGTGGTGTAGGTGTGGCTGGTAACATCACTGCCGGCGGCTATGTCGGTAATTACTACGGTAATATTGTAAATCCTGTACAACCATACATAACCACAGTTGGTAGTCTAGGAAATCTGATTGTGTTAGGCACTATAAACGCTAACAGTTTACAAGCCGAATCGGGTTCGATCACTGGATTACTCGCAACCACTGGCATATTCCAGACACAAACCACCACGTTGTTATTGACAGCGGCCACAGTCAATGCCGGCACCATTGGTAACACTGGTGCCAACATTGTAGGTACCATTGGTACTGCCGCACAGCCCAACATTACCACAGTTGGTAACCTTACTAACTTAACTGTTACTGGTAACTTATCTGTAGTTGGTAATGTCGCATTCCCTAATATTTCAATTACAACCACAGCCGTGGTTGCAAAATTAAATTCTGCAGGAAACATACACATCACTGGCGGTAACCTGACTGTCAGCACTGACGCCACAGCGGTAGCTTTTGTTACGTCAGGCGGATTGACAAACAGTTTATTAACGGCCAGCAAGTCGGCCAATTCATTTGTTCAAAGTGCGTTGACCAATCGCAGTTCAGGCACCAGTGCATCAACCGACTATATTGCCTATGCCAACAACGGTAACAATAATCAAGGTTACATTGACATGGGTATTACCAGTTCAGGGTTCAATGATCCTGCATTTGGTATTACCAAAGCCGGCGACGGATACATTTTTGTAAGTGCTCCTGCCGGCACAGGTGGTAATCTAGTTCTTGCCACAGCCGATGGCTCACGTGGCGACATTGTGTTTGCCGCCAACGGATTTGTGTCAGGCACAGAACAAGGTCGCTTTAAAACTGGCGATGGTCTGTACTTGACTGGTAACTTGGTTGCAACCACAGGAACCATTTATCAAGGCGAAGGTGCCAAAACACTCGAAATAGACAACTACTTCTTCCCCGGATATGCTGGACTAACCAATGCCTCAGGTATTTTTGTAGGTAATACAAACTCATTTGTACAATTGGCCATGCGTAATCATAGTGCAGGTTCTAGTGCATCAACAGATTTGATTGCCTACAGCTCAAACGGCGACAATGATTCGGGCTGGATTGATATGGGTATTACCAGCGAGTCTTTTGCTGATGCTACCTATGGTGTAACTGGTCCACATGATGGTTATGTCTTTATGAGTGCTCCTGTTGGAACAACTGGTAATGGTAGCATGTACCTCAGCACCAGTGGCAATGGCACCAAAAACGACATTGTGTTCAGTACCAATGGATTCTCCTCTGGCAACGAACGTATGCGTATTATCGGTCAGGATCGCCCAGGAGATCCTGCCGGTGTAGAAATTTATATACCAACAACTAGTGTCAGTACCACAACAGGTGCGTTGCGTGTACAAGGTGGAGTGGGTATACAAGGTAACTTAAACGTTGCCGGTAACGTCAGCATCATTGGTAATTTGACATTTGGTGGTAACGGAACCAGTGTAAGCACATCAACATTGACTGTTGAAAATCCAATCATATTCTTGGCCAATGCCAACAATGCCAATACTTTTGACATTGGCACAGTTGGCCGATACAGAAGAGCAGCCAACGTGTTTACCGGACTTGTTCGTCAGGCCACTACAGGCGGTTGGAGATTGTTTGACGGTGTAACTAGTATACCAACAACCACTGTGGATTGGTCACAAGCAAGCAATGGTAATTTGATGGTTGGTAGTGCCATGGTTGCCAACTCAACTGCCAGTACCAGTACTACCACAGGCGCCTTGCAGGTCGTAGGCGGTGTGGGTGTTGGTGGCACAATATATGTTGGCGGTAATATTATACCAGGCGGCAATCTCACCAGCAACATTGGTAGTACTACAACATGGTTTAACACATTCTTTGGTGTAAGTACACAAGCCAAGTATGCTGACTTGGCAGAACGATATACAAGTGATGCACAGTATGAACCGGGTACTGTTGTTGTCTTTGGTGGCACACACGAAATTACAACAACCAATACGTTTGCTGACGTCAGTGTTGCTGGCGCTATTTCCACAGAACCTGCTTATTTAATGAATGCAATGGAAGAAGGTTTGCCAGTGGCCCTCCGTGGACGTATTCCTCTCAAAGTCATTGGTCCTGTTTCCAAAGGAGATTTATTAGTTACTGCTGGTGCTAATCCTGGACACGCTGTCAGCGTAGGAAAGAGTAAAGATCACCCCTTGGCAGTATTTGCTAAGAGTTTAGAAGATAATCAAGAGCCGGGTGTAAAAATAATTACAGCGGTAATTCTCTAATATGGCAGATAGTTTAACTTGGGTAACACCACCAGGATCCATTGCTAATTTTCCAATCGGCAGTCCATCTACTACCAAGTTAGTGGTAGCCGATACCAGCAACACTGGAGCCACATTAACTTATTCTAAAATCAGCGGAGATTTGCCACCTGGACTAACTTTAAGCACCACAGGAATTATTTCTGGAACTCCGCAGTATGTTACTTCATCAAACAATTATTTTATTTCTTTAGACTATGAGTTCATAGTTAGAGTGATCAGCAGCGACGGCCAAGTATTAGACGGTAAATTTATCATAATCATTACCAATACTGTCAATCAAGATTTTCAATGGACAACACCCGAGGGCATTCTTGGAACAGTACCCAATGGTAATTTTTATTCTCTGACTATACAAGCCCAAAGTTCTGCTGGTTTAGGTATTATCTACAGTTTAGTGTCAGGAGAGTTGCCCCCGGGCATGCAACTTATTAGTCACCGTGTGACCAAGACCATAACAGCTACACAATTTTCTACCAGCACCACTGTAAAAGTATCAAACACTCAAACAATAAGTGTCAATGACTATGTGTTTGGGTCAAAAATTGCTGCCAACACTCGTGTGGCTGACATCAACACCGCGACCAATATCGTTACATTGACCGTTGCCACTACCAGTGCTGTCACAACAGGAGATACTATAGATTTTTACAGTCCAGGACTGTTACAAGGTGTACCGACTATACTTGATCCTATCAAAGTCAATGAATCACGAAGTTATAGATTTACTGTTCGTGCTACCAACAGTTTAAATCGCATTACCGATCGTGCTTTTAGTTTAAATGTGACCAACATTTATGGTCCGATCATTGAGCCAGAAACCACGTTCCTTGGTAGTTATTTTGATGGTGACTTCTTCGATCAACAGCTAGAAGTAATACAATTGAATCCTGCAGTTGAAATCAACTGGGCTGTGACCAGTGGTCGACTACCACCTGGTCTGACCTTAAACAGCACCGGAGCAATCACTGGATATCTAGAGCCTGTGGAGTTAGTTGGACAATACGGTCCAAGTGGGTACGATGGTGAAGAAACTGTTAATGGTATTTCTGTGTCGCAACAAGAATACGATACCGGCCCATATCAATTTAACCAACTGAGTCAAAACGTAGCATATACTTTTACTGTACAAGCATTCGATGGCGCAAACTATGACTTGCAAACCTATGTGATCAATGTGGTCAGTCGGCCTAACTATACTGCTGATAGTAGTTTAAGTATAGATGATGTGTATCTAACAGTTGACTCGGGAAATGTGTATATTCCTGTGATACGCAATACTTCCACCATACTGCCTGCGGGCAGACAAGATGCATATTATGCTGCTAAAATTGACGGCTACGATTTTGATGTAGGCACTGAAAATTTAACATATCGAATTGTCAACACCGCAGGTACCTATGATGGTAGTCCGTTTGATCCACTCAATCGAGACGATCTCAACAACGGTTTACCAGGTAGTTTTGACTTTGTCAGTACCACAGTATCAAACTTGCCCGGGGTGTTATTAGACAGCGACTCGGGGTGGATTTTTGGAAAAATTAATCCTCAAACATCGGCCTATGAAGAATTTGATTTTGGTATCGAAGTATGTAAAACTGTAGGATATGGAACCACCAGTAACATTAGATTATCAATCAATGCTAACATTACAGTAAACACCACTCAGTTCGTCACACAAAGATTTGCCAACAGCGTTGCAGCAGCTAATTTGTCTGTGTTGGCCAATGTCACATCCTCAACAATTTATGTGACCCCGGTCTCAGGAAATGTGACCTTATTGGACAACAGTCTCTGGGTCAGTAACTCATCGTCGCTAAGTGCAACAGTAACAAATTCTAGTTTTTATCAGGTAGAATACTGTAGTAGGCCTACATATTTTACTTTGCCGGTGGTTGGAGATCCCAACAGTATTATTACTTGGACAAGTCCGCTGGACCTGGGCACCATTGACAATGGTACTATCAGCGAATTACGTGTTGAGGCTGTAAGTGCTATTGGTGCCAAAATTACATATAGTTTAGTTGATGAACGAGGAGTATCTTGCAGATTGCCACAAGGACTAACGTTGTTGCCAACTGGAGAAATTGCTGGACGAGCCACGTTTGAATCTTTCAGCGTCGATGACTATACTACCACATTTGATAATGAATTATTGGTCATTGACAGAACCGTTACATTTAGAGTCCGAGCCGAAACAGTTGATGGAAGTGCATCAAGTACTAGAACATTTACATTAAAATTAAATCTTATAGACACTGAACCATACGAAAATCTTTATTTAAAAGCCATGCCCCCGGTGAGCAAAAGACAAATGTATAACGCATTGATTTCTGATTCTAATATATTCAATGAAAGTTCAATCTATAGACTCAATGATCCAAATTTTGGTGTACAAAAAGATTTAACAATGTTGTTTTTGCCGGGGTTGAGTCCTAGCGAGTTGACCGAATATCAAACTGCCATGGCGGAAAATCATTTTACCAAAACATACACGTTTGGTGATGTAAAGGTAGCTTACGTGCTAGACGCCACATACGGAATTAAATATGAAGTTGTTTATGTAGAGGTAATAGATCCGGGCGAAAATGATCAAGGCATTGGTCCTGCTCAATCCACAGATTTAAGCACAGTGATTGATAACCCCTACATCAGCCAAGACGGAATCGCATATAACATTATCTATCCCAACAGCTCGGATAATATGACACGTAGAATGGAACAAATCATTGGTTACCAGGATCAAAGTAGTTTGCCACCCTGGATGACCAGTAATCAACCCGATGCTACCACTGCCACAGGATTTACTATTCCATTAGGCTATACCAAAGCTGTTGTGATTGCCCACGCCGAGCCCGGCGAGGGAGAAAAAATTGCTTACAAGATTCGTAAATCAAATTTTGATTTCAATCAAATTGAGTTTACCGTAGATCGTTATCAGGTTGATAATTATTATAGTTCTAATTACGATATCAGCACAGGAGCATATATTAAAGACAGAGAAACCACTTTTGACAGCGATCAAAATGTCAACGTTGGTACCATTGTGGCTTCGGTGACTTATGCAGTTAGTGTGCCATACAGCCAAATCAATGGTCGACCAGTTGAATATGTTCGAGCCATTGGCGGCATTGACGGCATTGACAATTTTGCCGACGGCGAAACTATAATATTTTCTAAACAAGAACAATTTGAAGATGCTGGGCCCTACGACGGATGGGTAGATTATTCAGCTTCGTACATCGGTGACAACACTGAAACCACAGTAGTAGAAGGTTACGACTCAGGATCATATGATACCTACACAGTTGTACCTGGATTTTTAGAAAAAAGCCAGGGCACATCAACTGTTAATCGTCGTGGCGGAATATGGAGAATCGATATTACCAATGGCATAGTCAATTTGACATTTGTGCAAGAAATCACTGTGTACGAACGTGTACGAATACTGTTTGGTAAAACCTTATCAAGCGCCATATTGACCTATAGCCTGGATTTGGCACCAGGACAAACAGTACCATTTTACAAAGTGTTTATAAGCAACCCAGCACTGAGAATCCGAACAACATTTAACAACGATACTACCAAATTCTTCACTTTCAGAGATCAGTACTACGAGCCCGGAAGTGAGGATAAATATGTTAAATTCCCACAATATGGAGTGTTTACTTAAATGGCATCAACTATAAACTCAAACAACATTGACATTACTTACCCAATAGCCGGGCAAGACAATGACACACAGGGTTTTAGAGATAATTTTAGAAATATTAAAAATAATCTAAACACCGCAAGACTTGAAATTACGGATTTGCAAGACGACGTAGCACTAACACCAAAAGTTACTTACATTACCGGTAACGTGGGCAACGTCAGCTATCCCGCCAGTGCCAGCAGTTCCGGTACAGTGGGACAAATAGCCTGGACCAGTCAGCATTTGTATGTGTGTATTGCGACCAATTCCTGGGTCCGAGCAAATGTAAGCACCTGGTAAACGGCTTCATAAATATACAATAATTAGGATAAGATAAATGGCATCAAGAATCGTTCCAACCAACATCGACGGTACATTTCCCGTAGCCGGACAGGACAACTCCAGTCAGGGATTTCGCGACAACTTTACCAACACCAAAAACAACTTTACATTTGCTCGCAATGAGATTACTGATCTGCAGAGCAAAGCTATTTTAACCGCGGCATTGGATGGGTCTACACTCAACAATGACATGGCCGGCACACAACTTATTCGTCCACAGCTCAAAGCATGGACACAGGCTCTGGTAGACCTGGGCAGTATCAGTGGTACTGCCACTGTAAATTTCACAGTGGGCAATTTTCAAAAGATCACTGCCAGTGGTGCAGTAACCCTGGCCTTGAGTGGCTGGCCTTCTGTAGGCACAGCCGGCGGTTACGGTGCTGTGCGTGTGTGGATTGTGATATCCGACTATACCACACAAACACTGACATTGCCCGCGTCAGTCAGTATTGGTGTAAGTGATATCAGTGGATACTCTAGTGCTACTAGTGCTATCACATTTGATGCCAATGGCAACTACATTTTTGATTTTAGCAGTATTGACGGCGGATCAACATATTTTATCGCTGACTCCATGCGTAACCGTAGTACGCTTCGTGGTAACACACAAGTTACCGGAAATTTAACTGTTATTGATAGTACTGTTAGTTCTCGTAGTAGTGTTACGATCACTGGCAATGCCGCTGGTGCTATTTTATTGCCACAGAACAGTGGTGTTATGCTGCATATTACTGGGCAAGAAAATTACCCTGGTCGTTTTTACCTAGACGCACAAGGAAATTCATCTGCTGCCGGGCATAGTCACTATGCGGCCTTTGTGGGTCGTCGTTTCAATGGTAATGTAGGTGTTCCTAGTGCTGTTAACAGTGGAGATATCGTAGCACGTTTTGGTGCAACTCCTTATCATGCCAACACCGCAGTCAACAGTGGTTGGCCCACTATCACTACCACCCGTATTGACATGCTGGCCGATGAAAATCAAACAGTGGCCAACATTGGTAGCCGACTAGAATTCTATACTACCAATACTAAAACAACCACAGCAGTCAAAAAACTTACTATCAATACCGCAGGTATTGTGGCCAATGCCAATTTATTTGTGAGCAACACCTATGTGCCAAGTTTTGCAAACAGCATTGGTGCAACTGGCCAAATCAGTTACGATACCAGTTATGTTTATATCTGCTTGGGCGCCAACAATTGGAAACGAGCTAACTTAGCAGCTTGGTAATACATCCAAAAATATCCGTTGACTCCTTGCGATAATTGCTATATAATTATACAAGGAGTCGTTTATTATGCATCCATTATTACCAGACCTATCTAAATTAACCTTAGATGAGCTTAATAACAAATACGGGGATTTGCTCAAACGTATTACCTATGCTTATCAAATTGGACAACCAGCCATGGTTCAGCAATTACAGATGCTGATGCAAGACTACCAGGCAGAAATACAAGTTCGTAATGCCAAGGCGCTACAGGACATGGAAAAACAATCCAAACAATTTAAAAACATTATAGACATTCAATGAAGTTTGATCCCTACGGACAATTGGTTATCTCAAGCAGTGAGTTGGTGGATGAGTTGTATCGCAATCCTGATCTCCGGATTGAAAATTTTAGTATCACAGATCCTGAGTCCTATAATCATTCGGTACAGAAATTACATTTAGACTTTCCTTTATTAAAAAGATACTTGCCGCTGGATTACAAAGAGCCGGTTCCGCAAGAACTATTTGATCACATTCAGCAATCCACATGGCACATGCCCCTAGAGTATTTGGAATTAGATATAGCCCAGCACGTTTTAAGTTTGTGTACTACGCAGGAAGAACTGCAACGAGTGGGTCAAGAACTATTGCTGTATCAAGAACGTGACTTGTTTAACCTGTTGCGTTATTTAAAATATTTTGTTGATACCATGCGTAAGAATGGTGTAGTGTGGGGATTGGGACGTGGATCTAGCACAGCAAGTTACATTTTATATCTGTTGGGTGTACACAAAATTAACAGTTTGTATTATGATCTTCCGATCGAAGAATTTTTAAAATAAACTACCCAGTTTATAAATAATGCATATAGGAGAAGCACAATGACAAAAGTATACAAAACAGCTCGCGGTAAAACCATTGACATGGACAAGGTCAAACTGGCCAACGAAACAGTCAATGCCGTGGGCAACATGAAAGTTAATGCTCGCGGAGACCGACTTGGTGTTGGCGGCAAAGTTATTGCTGGACGCAATCAAGTGATGGATCAGGTCTATGCTGTAAATCCTGCACCTACTAAACGCACAGGCGGATATAGCCCTAACGATCCAGAGGTGTATGCTCAACAACAATCATTGATTGAAAGTAACCGAGCCAAGGAATTGCATGATTTGGCGACCAATCTAGTACAACCGACTTCAATCGAACCTGTAGAATCTACAGAACCTGTCGCTCCACCGGCACGTGGTACGTTGGCTGGTAGTGTGGCAAAAACCACGGTGGTCAAACAAGAACCTATGCCAAATTCCAAGACATCAAACGGGCCCACAAGAATCTAATTATGTTTAAACCTATCAAAGTAACATCAATCAAGGCATTAAATGATCATGTGCTGGTAGCTGACATGAATTTCAAAGAACGTCAATTAAGCAGTGGCATCTATTTGCTAAACGATGATGCCCGTACCGCTGGTATCAGACCACGCTGGGCCAGGGTATATGCCACTGGTCCAGATCAACAAGATATCCGAATTGGACAATGGATCCTGGTAAGTCATGGTCGTTGGACTCGTGGTGTCACCATCGAAGACACCGCAGGAGAAGTAACTATTCGCCGAGTTGACCCAAACGACATTTTACTGGTTTCAGATTCTGAACCTACCGGGGACGATAGCCTAAGCGATGCTGTATTAAAAGACAAAGTGGATCGTTGGTAATATGCCCATGTACGAAACCACTGTACGCACACCCGAAGGCGAGAAAAAGGATCGTGTGTGGGCTCGAGATTTAGCAGAGGCCAGAATGTTGTTGGAACAACGCCACGGCCCTAGAAACGTTCCTTACATTCCACATATTATTCCAAGTTAATGGGATTCCGCAAACCTGATATAGAATCAGCATACTCTGCTATACGTACCAGTTTGGGCGAAATACACAGTCCTTACAATGACGGATGGACAAGTAGTTCTTGCAAACACGAACTGTATATGTTAAAATGTTGGCTAGAAGAAGAATATAATCGGTTACCAAAATTTGTCGGGGAAGAACTATGGGAACAGGAACGAGTAGTAGACATACTCAAAAACAAGTAAGCAGCAAACCACCACGTTGTAGTTTATGTAAACAACAGTACACTCCTGCCTGCGATTACATGCAAGGGCGTTGTCCGCATCATCCAAGTATAGTTAACCAGATTTTGGCTAGTCCATACAAAACACGTTTTTATAATTTAATTAAATTTTTCAAAGGTAAAAAATGAATCACAGAAATATCAGCCTCGTCAAGAGTGCATTGCGTATCGCCGCCTGCTATTTTTTAGCATATTATGATTTACAAATTGCTGCTGGTTTGTTAATAACAGCAGAATTACTGGGCATTGCCGAAGAACTAGTATGAGAAATATCAAGCTAGTTGATGCTGTTATTCAATTACACAATATTGCTCATTTAGTTGAATCAGAAATTGGCAATGGCGCACTAAGCCAACGTATTCGCAACATGGCGGACCAATTACATGTCTACTCAATTCAAGACGACCGTGCCAACACAATAGCAAAATCAATAATCAATCAGGTAAAAAAATGAAAGAACTCTGGACAGAAAAATACAGACCCAAAACAGTTGGTGACTATGTGTTCACTGATGCCAATCAACGTACACAGGTTGATTCGTGGATCCGGGAAGGTGCCATTCCGCATATACTGTTAAGTGGTAGTCCAGGCACAGGTAAAACCACACTAGCCAAGGTACTAATCAATGAACTCGGAATCGAAGACTACGACACCCTACACATCAACGCTTCAAGAGATAATGGAGTCGACTTTATTAAAACCCGAGTGGAAGGCTTTGTTAGTACAATGCCATTTGGTCCGTTCAAAGTGGTACTCTTGGACGAAGCCGACTACTTGACGCACAATGCACAGGCCATCATGCGTGGACTCATGGAAACCTATCAGGAGTCAGCTCGCTTTATCCTTACTTGCAACTTGCCACACAAGATTATCCCAGCCTTGCACAGTCGTTGCCAGGGTTTTCATATTGATAAAAGTGATGTAACAGAGTTTACTGCTCGTACTGCCACAGTATTGGTTACTGAAGCAGTAGAGTTTGATCTAGATACCCTAGACAGCTATGTCAAGGCCACATACCCAGACTTACGCAAGTGCCTGAACTTGTTACAAGCAAACTCAACCACAGGCACATTGACTACACCAGGTGAAAACGATCGCGGTATCAAAGATTGGAAACTGGATGCTGTTACTTTGTTCAAAGCAGGTAAGATTACAGAAGCACGTAAAAGTATTTGCAGTCAAGCTGCTGGTGAAGACATGGATGAAATTTTTCGTTGGATGTACGACAACTTAGAGTTATGGTCAAAGGATCCAGCCAAACAAGACGAAGCAATTTTGGCCATACGCAAAGGACTAGTCAATCATACCATGTGTTCTGATCCAGAGATTAACTTATCCGCAACACTTATTGAACTTACACAACTATGAAAATCAAAGACCTACACCTAGTGGCATTTTATGTACAAAAACCTCGCCCCGGTGTGCAAACACAGATTGCCGGATGGAATAAAAACCCCGACAACTATCAGTACGACGAACGTATTGAATTTACCAAAGGACTGACCAGCAAAGATAGTCAGTATGCAGGCATAGTATTAAACCTCAGTGAAAAAACTGTGGTACAAAACAGATACAATAGTGAACAACGAGATTTTGATGGCCTGTTCAAGTATTTCTTAGAAGCCTATCCCAAGTATGTGATCAATGTGATGGCACAGTTGGACATGCCCTACTTGGAACAGTTTATTCCCAAAGAAGAAACCAAAGATGAAGAAGTACCGGCTCAGTGACAGCGGTGACCGTGGCTGGTTTGTAGGAGATTTCCCCAAGGCCGTAATACGCACAAAAGAATTTGAAGTATGTTGGCAAGGCAATCCGGCCGGTGCAGTAGATATCCCGCACTATCACAAAGTAATCACAGAATTACAATTGATCACAAAAGGTCGCATGATAATCAACGGAGAAGAATTTGGACCTGGGGATATCTATGTCAGTGAACCAGGCGAACATTACCACGCACACTATCTTGAAGATACTGAAGTTGTAGCGATAAAATTACCTTCCTTACCCGCAGATAAATATTACATATGAGCTTACTTGATATGTACAAGGTCAAAAAGAAACGGGCTGTGGATCCCAATGCTCCGCCACGTCCCAATTTGCTTAACCACGAAAAACGTCTCAAAGAAGCCACTGTCACAGTGGAACAATTACAGCAACAGAATCATGAGTTAAAAGGTCGATTAGACCGTTTAGAATCCAAATTGACCAACCAAACTGCTTATCTCAATAGCCTACACCAATACGTAGCTAGATTTAAAAAAGGTTAATATCCGCCTAGAGTTGGATTATCTATATACTGTAGTGCCCAATCTATCTGCACATTAAAGCTATCGGTAGAACCTGCTTTAAAATAATCAACAAATTTAGTAGGATTGGGAAATGTGGATTCTGTCATCCACTGATTATTGTATCCTGTTTCGCAATGTAATCCATCAATTAACGTTTTAAAATGTCCCACAGACCAGGACAAAATTTCATCCACATCTCGAACAAAATATGTTCTTCGATCAAGGTGTAAAAAATCAGTTTGATGCGTTTCTCCTGGGACAACACGCCAGGGTAATATAACAGCAGGTATTTTTAATGAGTGTGCCAAATGGCATATACCGCCTTCATACCCTATAACAAAATCACACAGTTCATTGAGTACAAACACTTTATGTTCAATTGATATATTGCGGCTGTCAATGATCACAGGATCATAGCCGGCTGCTTGTATTAAATCTAAGATTGCGTTGTATGTTTTTTTGGTATGAAATTTTATAAATGGATAAGGATCACTATGGTCTTTGATATTGGAAAAAAATTCAAAATCTTTTACATAGTTACCATCGTTGATTAGTACTGCCGCTAATTTTTTTCCACGGCGTCCAACGGGTAAAGATTGCCCAAACACGTTCACATGATCAAATTGATCGTACCTACTGAATATTTTAAAACTTTCTAAATGAGTCGGATGTGGCGGATCGATCCAGACAACAGAATTTATAACAGGATCAAGGTTAATTTGATTGCCAATGTTAAAAATACGTTTCCAAGTGGTGTACCAAGAATCTATGCCTGTAGTTATATGAACCGGCTGATTCAGGCTGTTAAACAAACACATGGCCATAAGTGTATCACCCATGGCGTGTCCACCGTTTAAATATAGTCGAATCATGCAGTTATTTACAGTAAATTTGTTAGTTGACAAATAAATCCATTTATGCTATAATTACAGTATGAAAATGGATAATAAGCGACCCAAATGAAGCAAAAATTCCCCACTTTAGAAGCGTTGGCCACAGCCATAGCCGCATTTGCACACAACCAGGATCGTGTTGAACGTGATGCAATCACTACAGACGACGGTCGTACTATTGCCCCCAATCGTCAACTGATACGTGAGTATCTTGAAGGCAACCGTGCCAACTTACCGACAGTATCAGATCATGATCGAAAGCATGCTGAAGGCATTGTGCAATATCTACAACAAACCGGAATCATGCAGACCCTGTCCAGTCGTGACGATAAGTTTTTGGGGCAAATAAACAATCTGCTGTCACAGCCATCTGTAACTGCCAAAGATTTTGGTTTAATGGCCTGGGCACCAAAATTGGCCAGTGACTATCAAAAGAAAGATCATGTTCGTGAACTCAGTGCTCGATTCGAATATGCCAGTCGTTATATTGGGCAAATGGGCGATAAAATTATCACAGAGTTTACCCTGATCGACAGTAGATATATCAAGAGTATGGACTGTTATGCTGTGTACGGACATGATGCCGAAGGCAATTTAATATTTTATTGGGCTAGAGAACAAAAGAAAATAGTGCAGGCAGGACAAATACAAGGGCGTGTTAAAACGCACAAACGAGATGGATATCGTGGCGATGCCTGTGTCACAACATTAAATTATGTAAAGGTCGTATGAAAGAAAGTGTAATATTAGTTGATGCCGATGGTGTACTCCTTAACTGGGAATATGCGTTTGAAATCTGGATGGAACAGCATGGTTTTGAACAAATACCCGGCGGTAACTTAGACTACGACATTGGCAAGCGTTATGGCATCAGTAGAGAACAGACAGTTAGATTGATCAAGTTGTTTAACGAAAGTGCCAGTATTGGATTCCTTCCGCCCCTGCGAGACGCCATGTACTATGTGGAAAAACTACACAAAGAACACGGATATGTATTCCATTGCATCACCAGTGTGAGTGTAGATCCCAATGCTGTTAAATTGCGTGAAATGAATCTGCGTAAATTGTTTGGAGAAACTGTATTTCAAAAGATTGTGTGTTTGGATACTGGGGCAGACAAAGATGCGGCACTATATCCGTACAGAGATACAGGATGCTGGTGGATTGAAGACAAAATCGCCAATGCCGAACTAGGTGCCAAGTTAGGTCTCAACAGTTTGTTAATGGAACATGGTCATAATATGCATCACTATCACGACCATGTTCGTACAGTTAAAAACTGGGAAGAAGTTTACCGTATCGTAACTCAGACCTCCTTGTAAATTTTAAGTATTTCAAGCACAGCCGGGTGGCGTTGTATGTCTCGGTGATCAAATTCTATACCGGAAACGTATTTACAACTGCGGTAGTCATCTACTAACCGTTGGAAATTGAGAAGACCGTTGTCGTCTTCCCGGCGATCCGCTTGTCGAGTGTCACCAGTTACTACCATTTTACTACCTTCTCCTAATCGCGTGAGTAACATTTTCATCTGACTTGGTGTCGCGTTTTGCATTTCGTCTGCAATGATCCACGAATTTTTAAATGTTCTACCTCTCATGTATGCCAGGGGAGAGATCTCTATTTGGTTGTCATCTAGCATACGTGCAATTTCACTTTGGCGATAATAATCACCAATGATGTCGAATATGGGCCTGGTCCAAGGAGCCATTTTTTCATTTAGATCCCCAGGTAAAAATCCATGTTCTTCATCGTCGACCCCGACTGCGGGTCTGGTCACTACAATACGATCGATTTCCCCGGATCTGAATGCTTTCAGAGCAGCCAGTACAGCCAGCATGGTTTTACCTGTACCAGCTGGTCCTGTAGCAAATACTATGAGCCGCTCAGGATCGGTTAATAAATCAATGTATTTTTCTTGTGTTAAACTCTTTGGGATTAACGTAATAGGACGATGTTGTTGCTTCTGGTACAGGTCCATTCTTACGGTGTTGTTGCCTTTGAAACTGTTGGGGTTGTGATCATTTACTACTAGAGCCTCTGCTCTGCGTTGTTGCCTTTTGGACAAAGTTGCCTCCTTGAAGTGGTAGTGTCGTGCTGTCTACTAAGATATTTAGGTGTCCACGGGCAAAAGTTTAAACTGTGTGTTTTTGACTTTAAAAAACGCATAAGTATTAGACGACCCAACATAACAATAAATACCCACATAATTAAATTCAACCCGGTATCAGTACAAATTCAGATAAATAACTGTACTATGCCAGCAAATATTAGAGAACTACTAGACAACACCAAAGAAATTTTTGTAACAGATTCCGCTGTTAACACTCTGCTTGACTTTGAACGAGTACTTGATGAGTTGGATCTGTATGCGTTTGCCAACTGGAAACAGGGCGAATTGGTAGAAGGCCCCACATATCAAAAATACTTTGTAACTTGCACATTCATGTGGCCATACAAAAAAATGCCGGACCCTAAGGGTGCTGCACGTTTGGCCGAATACGAATGTGATGTACAATACAAGCAAGATTTCTTTGAGCATCCAGACACGGTCAAAACTCCCAACGATTTTAAACCCGGTACCCGAGTACCTAAAATGAAACAGAGCCCCATATGGCTGGTTGAAATTGTCATGCCTAAAAAGCTCATGAGCGATATACAACAAGGTGCTTTGGAACTAGAATCAGGCACAATTGACATGGAAGACATTGATGCAGCATACGAAACTGGTGCTGACAATGACACCGTAGATCAACAGGATAAAATCAATGATCAACCACAACAATAATCTCTTTGAAGGTTTGGAAGCCGGAGATCTAGCCCGATTGATCCACCCTGAACTACATATTGATGAATTCAAAAGCAAACTGGGCGACGACGCTGATATTGTTGTGCTAAGTTTTAAAGTAGACAGCAAAGAACCTGCCAACGATCTAGTGGCCTTTATTGAAAAGGGATACAACTGGGTAGTTGATGCCGATGTCAGTTCAGGCGAAATGGACGACGGCAGTTACATCGTGTTTGTTGAAATGGACCGCAATGAACAGCTGGCCGACAATGTTATGGCCTTAATGGACGACCTAATGAACTTGACTGACCAAGCCACAGATGAATGGCGTGTACGCTATTACAAGAGTCACAAAGAAACACAACTAAGTTTAGAAGCATTACAAAATCTAATTCCCAATACACCCGAAAAATACGAATCCATGTACGGACAAGAAGCGATTGATCAATTGAAAACAGCCGCCGGGCTTGATGTTGATACCCGGGCGCCAAAGAATGATTTCACCGAAAGTCTGAGAAACCTAGCCGGCATTATTAGATAACATTATAACAAGGAGAACAAACATGTTAGATACATTATTATGGGTAGCAGTAGGAGCATTTGTAGGTTGGAATTTCCCACAGCCATTTTGGGCCAAAGCAATTCAAGCTAAAATGTTAGGAATGTTTAGCAAAAAATAAAAGGTTATAAACTATGTCTTTCAATTTTGATTTTACACAAGAACAACTAGCACAACTACTACCAGGCAATCCATACCTGGATCATTGGTACGAAGCCTTATGCCAAATCCTGCCTGACTATGAAATCAACACACCACAACGTGTGGCCGCTTTCCTGGCTCAGTGTGCTCACGAGTCAGGCGGCTTCCGTGCATTAAAAGAAAATCTAAACTATCGTGCAGAAACTCTACGCAAGATATTTCCCAAATACTTTCCAACTGATGATATTGCCAATCAATATGCCGGACTACCTAACAAGCAAGAAGCCATTGCCAATCGTGTGTATGCCAACCGCATGGGCAACGGAGATGAAGCATCAGGCGATGGGTTCCGTTACTGCGGTCGTGGCTTGATACAACTCACTGGTAAACAAAACTACACCAAGTTTGCTGAAAGTTTAGACATTCCTGTAGAAGAAGCCAGCGAGTTCCTGTCAACATTTGAAGGTGCTATACAAAGTGCTGCATGGTTCTGGGAATCAAACAATCTCAATCAATACGCTGACTCGGGTGATATTCTAACAATGACCAAACGCATCAACGGCGGAACAATTGGGTTGGAAGATCGTAAGAAACATTACGAACACGCACTACACGTATTTGGAGCCTAACGCATGTGGCAATTTGCTACAATGTGGGCAATGTTGCCAGCAGGATTGACTCATTGGATCGTTAATGCAATGCTGTTGGCAGGTGTCATTGGTCTGGCCGCTGGTTGGGTTGGACGTTGGATTCCGTTCTTCGATGCCTATGCTAGATTATTGAAACCCATTGGAATTGTGTTATTACTTGTCGGTGTGTATTTCAAAGGTGGTGAAGCCACCAACGATGCATGGCGTGATCGAATTGCTGACCTAGAAGCAAAAATTGCTGTGTCTGAAGCCAAAAGCAAAGACGCCAATGCCAAGTTATCTACAGCAGTTAAAGAAAAGAATCAGGCCATACAAGAAAGCAAGGTTGTTGTACAGTCTCGATTAAAACAAGATGCGGTCAAGATCGATGCAGAGTGTCGATTAGATCCCGCAGCAGTTGAAATCCTAAACGAATCGGCACGAGACATCAAAAAGGTTAAGAAATGAAAAGATTATTAATCCTTGTCTCGGCCTTGCTATTAACAGGTTGTTTGAACACTCCTGTTGCTCGTCACTTTCCCGAAGTGCCGGAAGAATTAAAGATAGCTTGTCCTAGCTTAGAACAAGTTGATCCCAACACTACAAAGTTAAGCGAAGTTGTAAGAGTAGTTACTGACAACTACACGCAGTATCATGAATGCCGAGTCAAAATAGATGCTTGGATTGAGTGGTACAAAACTCAAAGATCTATTTTCGAGGAGGTAAAATGAAGAAGCGTAACTATACATCAGACACAGAAGCGGACCAATTCTAGTCAGGTAAGATAAGGAGAAATTATGAAGCGTCTTTTAATTGCGTTATCAATAGTAGCACTAAACGGTTGTGCGTTGTACGATGCTTATATGATGACCGGATACGATCCCAACGAGTATCGCATCATTACAGAAATTCGCACAGATGCTTACAATGCAAAGCAACATTGTTCCAACAAAGACATGTCGGAGGCCAATGCTATCATAATTGCAGACAAAACACAACTGTTTGAATTTTACGAAGAACAAATTCCACGTAATAAAAACGGTATCAATGCCAGTAAAGAGTTAAACAAAATAGCACAAGGACTTCGGGTCGCCTACACCAAAGGATCTGTAAGCCCTGTATTTTGTAAGTTGAAGTTTGAAAGCGTTGAGCACTCGGCTCAAACTATACAACACGTAGTGGGGAAAAGACCAAGATGAACTTAGATAACATACAATCACAACTGGCAGAAATTGCCAATTCAGGCGACGAAACATTTGCTATATTTGCACAACAGATCAATCAAGTGGTTGAACAGGCCAAAGCAGGCCAGATGAGCAACGCTGAAGTAGCTGAAATCATGCGTGATGCACAAAGTCAGCTGGCAATATTACAGGACATGAGCGATCTTGCATTCAAAGAAAAACTCAATGTGCTAATAACTGGCTTAATTACTATAGCCTCAGCAGTATAAATATAAAAATAACAAGAACAAAATGTTCAACAAGGAGCTAGCATGTCAGAAGAAATCAAAAGCGAAAGTGCAAAGAAAAACGAAGATTGGATGAATTCCAAATGGCGTCCAGCCATGGGTTGGATGTACATGTTGGTGTGTACCACTGACTTTGTGCTATTTCCAGTACTATGGAGCTTGGTACAAGTGGTAGGCGGTGGCGAGGTTCGTACGCAATGGAGTCCAATCACACTACAAGGTGCCGGCCTGTTCCACATGGCCATGGGTGCTATACTTGGTATTGCTGCATATGGTCGCACACAAGAAAAGTTGAACGACAAAGCTGGTGCAACATTGCCAACACCGGCTCCTAGTTTTGGTAGCACACCGGTTGCAACATCCGCACCTGCTCCTGTACAATCAAGCTTCGGTGGCGGATTTAACAACACACCAGCCCCTGCTGCAAGTAAGTTTGGTAAGGTAGTACCACAAGATGATCAACCGCCACTATAAGGAAAAGAAAATGAAAATTATTAATTTTGCAGTATGGACAGTGATTGCTGTGTTTGTAGCGGTTGTGGCAGTACCAGCACAGGCCGCCGACAAGCCAGCCAACAAAAAACCAGTGGCCGAAAAGAAAGTCAAGAAGCACAAAAAGGCTGAAGGAACCAAAGTTCCAGATGCACCCAAGGCACCTGCCAAAAAAGACGACAAGAAAAAGAAATAATTTTTTTATTATTTCGAAGGCCGGTAAGTTGACTCTGCCGGCTTTTTCATTTATAATACTACAATGACTTATTACGATATTTTAGGAGTTACCGAAAAAGCCACTGCGGAAGAGATTAAACGTGCTTATCGTAAACTTGCAAGTCAACACCATCCCGACAAAGGTGGCGATAAAACCAAATTTCAAGAAATACAAAGTGCCTACGATACCTTAAGCGATAATAATCGGCGTCAACAGTATGATATGCAACGCAATGGATTTGGTGGCAACGGTGTTAACCAATGGCACTTTTCCTCTGCCGGTATGAATCACCCTGATATTGACGCCATATTCAAACAATTTGGTTTTGGAGATCCGTTTGGCGGAGTTAGACAACAGCAACGTCGCAATCGAGATCTGCGTATAGAAATACCTGTGCCTTTGGTTACCACGTTGGAACAGCAGACAAAGACCATCAGTGTTGCCACATCCAATGGAGAACGAAGCACAGTAGAAGTAACCATACCAAGAGGTGTAACCAATGGTACCAATATCAAGTACACTGGACTAGGAGATAACCTATTTAACACCATTCCACGTGGAGACCTATATGTCCAATTTAATGTACACCCAGCCGAAAATTTTATTGTCAATAATATTGACTTATATACCCCGGTTAGTGTAAACTGTTTGTTAGCAATAACAGGTGGCCTGGTACGAGTCTCTGGATTAGATGGTCGAGAATTTGAGTTAACTGTGCCGCCTGGTACACAACCAAACACAAGATTTAGAATACACAATCAAGGCTTATATCAAATGAATACTGAAGCACGTGGACATCTTTATGCTGAAGTTGTAATAACTGTACCACAAGATTTATCTGAACCACAACTAGAAATTGTACGCAATTTACTCAACCCTCAATAAATATTTTTATGATACAACACAATCCCGAAATTGAAATCGTTATTGCCAACGCAACTGATACCGCAAAAAGATACAATCACGAATACGTAACATTAGAGCACTTGGCACATGGTTTGGTCAGTTTTAAACCATTCAATGATCTACTGGTTGCTTATGGTGCCGATGTTGATTCTTTGTTGGCCGACCTTGAAGAATATCTCGGCAAACAAACATACATCGCCAGTGGTGATTTAGAATCTGCCAAAGATCCTAAAAAAACACATGCTTTAGAGCGTGTGTTTAATCGTGCATTCACACAGGTCCTGTTCAGTGGTCGTAACCATGTACAGGTCATTGACATCTTCTTAAGCATTGCATCCGAATCAAACAGTCATGCCAGTTACTTCTTTATCAAGTATGGGTTAGAACGAGGCCATATAGTAGACTTCTACAACGAAAACTATGTGGAAACCAAAGGACGTCGTGTAAGTCCCAATGTGCGATCAGATGAAATTCTCAAAGAATATTGTGAAAACTTAAACGTGGCTGCCAAGGAAGGCAAGATTGATCCTGTGGTAGGACGTGAGTTTGAGCTAGAAGAAATTGCACAGGTGCTTGCCAAACGCAACAAGAGTAATGTGTTGATGGTGGGTGATGCAGGTGTAGGTAAAACTGCCATTGCTGAAGGACTAGCACGTAACATCAATGATGGACGTGTGCCCGAATACCTTAAAGATTATGTTGTTTACAACCTTGACATTGCCAGTTTGCTAGCAGGATCCAAGTACCGTGGCGAGTTTGAAGAAAAGTTCAAAGATGTGATTGGTGCATTGCAGGCCAAGGGCAAATGTATCCTGTTCATTGACGAAGCACATCAAATGCGTGGCGCCGGTTCTGGCAGTAACAGCTCAGTGGACTTTGCCAACATGATCAAACCTGCATTAAGCAAAGGGCAACTAAAGGTTATTGCTAGTACAACCTGGGAAGAATACACACAGAGCTTTGAAAAAGATCGTGCCTTGATGCGTCGCTTCTGCAGGATGACCATTGAAGAGCCCACTATCCCTGTGGCCAAAGAAATCCTGCGTGGCCTGCGTGAATACTTTGAAAAGTTCCACGGTGGCAGTATCAGCGACGAAGCCATTGATGCCGCAGTAGAACTCAGTGTACGCTACCAACCAGACAAAAAGCTACCAGACAAAGCCATCGATCTAATAGACACAGCTGCCGCACGTTTAAAAATCAATGCCCTGGCCTGGACTGTGCGTAAAAACCACATCGTAGATATTATCAGCAAGTTTACAAAAATTCCAGCAGAACAAATTGGTAGCGAAAGCACCAAGACTCTGGTGGACCTAGAACAAACAGTTAAAGGCAAACTGTACGGACAGGATCAAGTGGTTGAAACTGTGCTAGAAAAGATCTATGTTGCCCGTGCTGGACTCAAAGCAATGAATAAGCCTATCGGCAACTTCTTATTTTTAGGACCCACAGGTACAGGTAAGACAGAACTTGCCAAACTGTTGGCTGAAGGTATGGGAATGAAACTGCTACGCTACGACATGAGTGAGTATCAAGAGAAACATGCACTGGCCAAGTTGATTGGTGCTCCCCCGGGTTATGTGGGCTACGACGACTCAAACCTAGGTGGCGGCATGTTGATCAGCGACATTGAAAAAAATCCCAACTGTATTATACTGTTTGACGAAGTAGAAAAGGCACACCCAGATGTGACTAATATTTTGTTGCAGTTGATGGACGAAGGCACTATCACTTCAAGCAATGGTAAGAAAGCAGATGCTCGCAACGCTATTGTTATCCTTACCAGTAACTTGGGTGCCGCAGACAATGAAAAGAACAACATTGGATTTGGACGTGAGCTTGCTAAATCAACCGAAGATGACCGAGCAGTCAAAGACTTCTTTAAGCCCGAGTTCCGCAATCGTTTGGATGGTATTTGCAAGTTTAATAAACTAGACACAGTAAGCATCAAGAAGATTGTGGCCAAGTTTATCAACGAAGTCAATGAGTTGTTGAGTGAGAAAAGTATCAAAATACGCCTTACAGAAACAGCAGTGGAGCACCTGGTTGAAGTTGGCTACGACAGCAAGATGGGTGCTAGACCCTTGGGACGTAAGATTAGCGACTTGATCAAAGTGCCCCTGAGTAAAAAGATCTTGTTTGAAAACATTCCAGCCAATACTGTGATTGAAGTAGACTGGATTGAAGACAAGTTTGAATTTAATGTATTGGGACAATTTACCCCAACAGCACCTATAATAGACTCTAATGGATATATCGTTCTGGATTCAGTGCAATCCTAAAATTACTGTAGACCATACCGTCAAAAAGTTTTATGGTAAATTCTTATACAAGTTAGTTGTATACTGTCCTGCAGGTCGCTTGATCGATGCCAAAGGACCAATGGATGCGGCACTTGAACATCGCCGAGTCATGGCAAAGAACGTCAATTATGGCGGTTGGTGGGGAAATAGAAATCATAGAGATTTAGAAAATGCCGATGTTGAGTTTTTGACCATGTTGAGAGAAGTCAGGCACGACCGTGGTCTGGGAATAAAATTGCGGATAGAAGAACCCATGATTCAAGTTTACGCCGATTCCGATTCAGCATTGCAAACCTTTGTCAATACTCATTTTGCTGCCAACCAAAAACAGTACGTACGATCAATCTCCGGACCTGCCGACCAGGCAGCCGAATCGGTATTAAATGCTGGAGCTATCATACGCAAAGAAAACAACGGGTACCGGTACAAGATAATCTTAAAAGATGGTAGATATACTCCCGAAATCAAACAAAATTTACTAAACTATTTAGAAAACCAGGGTACGGAACAGGTTCAAATACCACGAAGTGCCAGAGACATGCTGTTCAAAAGCACAGGATTTATCTGGAACTTGTATTTTTACTCCAACGATGTCAACATGATCACATTCCTTAACTTGATAAGCCCGGGCATAGTTTCAAATTATCATGAGCTGGTAGTATTGTCTAATAAATAATAGCATATTATCAAGGAGCCCGTGATGGCAAAGATGCAAACCGAAACTGTAGTGATTACAGTGACCAAATTACTAAAAGATACAGATGTAGAGTCCACTGTTTTAACCGACGATGTGACTGCAAGTTTAGAAGCAGTGGTAACAGAATTGGCGGGTGCAGGTGCACTTGTTGAAATCCAAAAAGCCTAATCAATTAACCTAAAGAGAGTATATCAATGAGCGACAAGAAAATCAGTCAAGATGATGCTGTGGCCTTAATCAAAGCCGCAGCAGCCAAACAAAAGCAACAACAAGCGGAGCCACAGCAACAGGCCGGCACACCATTTGATTTTAAAAAGGTACACCTACATATTGGAATCCCTTGTTACGGTGGTATGGTAAGTGAGCCAACTATGACCAGTTTCTTGCGTTTTACCTTGCTGGCTGGGCAGGCTGGATTGAATTGGAGCCTGGACACAATGGTTAACGAAAGTCTGGTAACTCGTGCTAGAAACAACTTGATGGCCAAAATGATGACCAATCCAGAAGCCACTCATTTTATGTTTATTGATGCAGACATTCGTTTCCAACCAGAATCAATCCTGAGCATGATTGCGTATGACAAAGAAGTCATTGGCGGCTTGTATCCTAAAAAGGCCCTACCTGTGAGTTATGTTATCAACTTGAAAAATGAAACCAAGATCCAAGGTGATATCTTCACCGTGGACACAATGGGCACAGGTTTCTTGTTGTTCAAACGTGATGTATACAAAAAACTAATTGCTGCACACCCCGAGTGCAAATACGTGGATGATGTGGGCCTTGGCAAGCAGTACGAGCCCATGATGTATTCGATCTTTGATTGCGAAATTGACGAGCGTGGCCACTATCTAAGTGAAGATTGGCTGTTCTGCCGACGCTGGCAAAAGCTGGGTGGCGAAATTTGGGCACACAGCAAAGTGTTGCTTAACCACGTGGGACACTATGAGTATGCCGGAGACCTTGACAAGATTGCCATTGGCAAGCGTGGTAGCATGGGCATCATCGAAGATACACTGGCACAACAAGGTGCCAAACCAGAAATCAAACCCATGGAAACAGCCCCAGGCGCTTGATCAATGACAGAAACTCTACATTTTAAAATTGGTCTTGCTGGCACATACTGGGCAAAACAACCCGAGTACAGTATTTTAATCAATGATATTGTATACAATGCGGGCACCATTGCTGTAGCTAGTGAAGAAACATTTTATGTAGAGTTTGATGCTGAAGTAGAAGAAGGTCCTTGCACTCTAAAGATCAGATTAGAAAACAAGGACTGGGCCGATACTGTACAAAACGAAGACAAAACAGCTATCCTCAAAGACATGCTGTTGAATATTCGTAGCGTTGAAATTGATGAGATCAACTTGGGCAATTTGATCTATACAAAAACTCAATTTGTTGGTGACGACCCTGAGCGTCCTGTGTTGGATAAATGTCAAGACCTAGGCTGGAACGGTGCTTGGATCCTGGCATTTGAAAGCCCTTTCTACTTTTGGTTGCTTGAAAACATCTAAGATAAATATAGTAATAGAAAGACTATTACTATGTTTCTTAATGAACTAGCAGAACGCCGTGTTGTTGTTATTTTTTGTGGAAGATTCCAGCCTTTCCATCGTGGCCACGCAATAGTCTATAATAATCTAGTCAGTACATATGGACGTAACAACGTTTATATTGGTACTAGCGGCAAAGTAGACCCCCCAAAAAGCCCTTTTAAACTTTCCGATCGAATTTATTTTATGAATTTGATGGGAATTCCATCTGACCGCATACTACAACTGTCAAACAATTACAACCCTGCGGTAGCTGCTCAAGCCTTGGGCATACAAGATCTCGGCAATACTGTCATGATCTTCCCTGTTAGCCAAAAAGATGTAGACGAAAAACCCAGCTTGTTTGCCAAAGGCACTAACAAAGACGGTTCACCAGCAAAACTGCAACCATTACCCGATGATCTGAGTCGAGTTGAAAGTGCAGACAAACACGCATATATTCAAGTGGTCAATGTAGAGCCATTTGAAATACTGGGGCAATCCATTACAGGTGCTACCAGCATTAGAGATTTATACAGCAAAGCCAATAATGCACAACGCCAGCAAATAATCAAAGATTTATACGGCAAGTACACACACGAAGCAGAAAAGATTATGAACAATAATCTTTTACCGGCTGTTGATGTGGCTCCTGCACCATTGCCCAACAAAACCAAACTACAAAAAGTCACAGTACCCAAAGAAGAACCTGTTGCAGAAGCAGTCAGTCATTTTGTGCCCAGCAAGCCCAACAGCGAACATGGTTACTATAAACTATTGGCATATCGTTACAAAAAAAATCCCGGTTCATTGAGCGCCAAAGAAAAACAAGAACTACATGATTTTGTAAACAGATTAAAAACTGTCAAAGAAGAAGCTGCTGGAGTAGGTGTAGTAGCTAAAAATAAAAAGCAAGCCCGTGATCCACGTTACAGCACCAGCATGACAGTGGATGTTGGTCCTGGCACACCAGGCAAAAATCTACGTGCTTTTAACTTGGCCGAAGAAGATATTGCTTGGGCAAGAAATAGATTAAGCGAAAGCGAAGTTGACAATTTAATTTTGACACATATCAAGTATATCAATCAAGATATTGATTCCATCAAAGAGCGTATTGCTACAGAAAAGCTACCCGCTGATTATGTGGCTAAACTAAAGCAAAAAATTGCCGATCTTGAAGCAGAACGTGCCAAATTGATGTTTGATCCCAAATGAAACAACACCTAATAACCGCCGATGTGTATGCCCACTGGGGTGAGGTTAGCCCGAGCTACAGGGTGTATGTAGACGGTGATTTGCTGACCGAACGCGACTTTGGATGGCCCGGGCATGAAGTTTTTATTAGAGAAAACATCGTGGTTGATCTCAAACCCGGAGTTCATCAACTGCGTATAGAACAAATAGGTAACAACGGCAAGATACAGATTAAAGATATAACAGTGGACGGGGTAGCTTCTAAGCCCGAGTTCACTACAACAGAATAAATATACTTAACACGGAAAAAAATACAATGAAAAGCTCTGAATTTATTAAAACTCTAAAAGAAAATGCATCTGGTGGCGCTACAGGCTCGTCTAGCGTGGCCACTGTCTCTACAGGGCTAGGCGGGGCTACTACAGATCTTATTAAGCGTCAAAAGTCCTACAGCAATCAAAAAACTCCAGGCGGCACAGTCAAGGTTAAAAAGGTCAAGTAATGGATATCTACCAAATTTTAGAATCTCTCAAACGAGTTGAAGAATCGATGTCCGAGGCTGACTTATTGATTCAAGATATTGTTAACGGTCGAGTCGACATTTACGATGTGTATGCACATCCAAAAGATGAAGTTGAAAAATACGTAAGTGAAATTATTCACAATTATTATGATGAAGTAGTAATTGACACTGGACTACATGCCAAAGACGATTTTGAACCAATCTTTGATCGTGTTGTTGATCAATTGCAGAAAGATTACAACGTTGAATTTGATGAAAGCACCGACGATGATGGTAGTTACGTAGATGATCCCAAGGCACATGCTTCGGTCAATCGTGGTGGCCACAACAAGTTGAATACTCTGTCCGACTACTATGCCAAACTAGATGCAATTGATCAGGCGTTACAAAATCCAAAGATGGCTCAGTTTTATCCAGAATATAAACAACGTCGTCTTGATCTTGAATTTGCGGCACGTCGTGCCGGACTAATCAAAGAAGGTGGCAAATTCAGTTTTGCCAATCCCAAGCAACGTCCCGGTGATCAGGTGCGTGGCACAGAAAAGGCCACCAAGAAAAAATCCGGTGAACATCCTTTTACAGGACGCCTGGTTGGCACCGATGAATCCAAACTAGATGAAAAATGTTGGGATACTCACAAGCAAGTTGGTATGAAGAAAAAAGGCAACCGCATGGTTCCTAACTGTGTGCCCGTAGATGAAGAATACGAAGCCTACATGAACGAATTAGTTGGTACCTATGGAATGACTTCGGGTGGCACAGCCACAGGTGGCAACACAAATACGAACACACAAGCTGGTCAAGAAATTGACACCATCACAAAAAATTTACAAAATTTAAAATCAAAAGTTCCGGATCTTAATATACAAAAAGCAACTGCGGCCTTAAGCAAGGCCGACGACAGTGATCCATTATCATCACAAGATAAAGATGCAGCCAGTGCTCTGGCAGATCCTGTGGCAAATTTGATCAAAGATCCCCAATTGGGTCAACAGTTACAACAACTGATCAGTAAAGGCATGCAAAAAGATCAAGCAGCGGCACAATTAGCTAAACAACAGGGCGGAGTATAAGAATGTTTGTATTTGATTTATTTGAAAAGAAAAAACAAGATGCTGCCGCTGGCAGATTTGTAGGCGGGACCAGCCAAGACGCACGAGTCAAAAATGCTCTTGACAATGCGTATCGTGCTGTGCCTGCTGCAAAAAGCCCTGAAGAAGCTGCACTTGGGTACATTGACATACAAAACAGTTTGAATCAAAAACAAGATCAAGCACTAGATCAACAGACCAAAACAAATCAACAACAGACCAAACAGATCAATGACCTAGTGAACGACATGCGTCGTAAAGAAAAAGACTTTCGTGATCTAAATGCTCAAATAGCCAACATGCCCAACGTGACACCACAGCAAGCGGCCAAGATGGCGCAAGACATTGAATCCTCACACGATACAAACAAAGATCAACCTGCCGATATTTCAAATGTAGTTGCAAAACAAACAGCGACCCAACCCGCCAAGACTGTAGCTGCTCCTAGTCCAGGTGCCAGCGTATCTCAATTGGCCAATTATCAACAGGCCAAAGATCAAGGTGCCGCAACAGCCAAGACACAACCTGCGGCTCCGCAAGCAACACTAGCACCTGCAGTTACTCCGCCTGGTAGAGTAATCAAGGGAAAAAATCAATCCAATGCAATAGGACAAATGGCGCAACAATTAACTGCCCCGCCTGCACAACAAGAATTACCAGGCACCAATGTTGTGCAGATGCCTAGTAATCCAGAAGCTCAACAACGTTCGCACCAATTATCCAGCCTTGGTTTTCCAGTGGATGCTGCTAATACCGGCACATATCAACAACGAGTTAATATGAGAGAAGCAATTAGTCCCGCTGACTTGCAGAACATTGCACAACATAATAACCAAGCGTTTTCACAAGCATGGGCACATAGCCAATCTACAAAATTATACTTTGGCGACGGACAATGGGAAGATTTAACATTCCAAGAAGTTGAACAAATTGTTAGTGCTATTGCCACAGACTATACAGAACAAACACGTCCACAAGTATGGCAACAGTTGTTTACCGATCACAATTATTTTAAAGAATTTAAAGCACAACATTTGAGTCAAATGCCATTACAGTTCAGTGAAGGTGACGTTGTACCAATGACCGACAACAAAACAACCAATCAGGCCTATGCAGATGCTCTGATATTCTTAGAACGTGTGTATGCCAACCCCAACGATCCCATGATAACAACCATGCGTCAGGATTTTGCACACAAATACCAACAGCGTTTTCAAATCAGCCAGGCCCCTGCCCCTGATCGTAGTTATTACTTGTTGGACAAACAACTCAGTAAAAAATATAAGTTGCCCACTCCTGACTTCAAAGGTCTGGAAGAAGATAGTTGGCACAACGGTCAAAATAGTTGGTCAAGTGAACACGACCAATGGGCCAAAGAAAGTGTAGAACAACAATACTCTGTGACCACCAAGGTAGTCGATACGGATTTACAGGTAGGTGATCCTATTAAGGTTACAGGATCCAATGAATTTAAAGGTAAACCAGGCAGGCTGTCTGAGTTTAGTCCAAGCGGTCGTTTTGTTATTGTAGACTTATATAACCATGGTATGCATAGTATGAATTTAGCTGACATCGAGTATGACGAGGAAACTGCCAAAACAGATCCAAAAGATGACTATTGGAATGAAAATGCTGTAGATGAGACCATTCGTAAACTTGGTAGTCAATATCGTTTGTACAGTGGTAAGGGCAAGAACTTGGGCACATTCCCAACTCGAGCTGGTGCAGAAAAACACGAACGTGAAGTACAATACTTCAAACACGCAGGTGAAGGTGTAGCAGAAGCTGGCGATCGTGTAGATCCTATTCTAATACGAGCACTAGAACGTATGCCCGATGGGTTAGCAACACACGACCAAGTACTCAATGCCGCATACGATGCTTATGCCATGGAATTGGGTAAGATGAAAATGAAAAGCGACTACGGTGTTACCCGTGCGTATATTCCACAACTGATGGATCTATACAAAAACAAATACGGACTAGATATTAAAGAAGCACAAACAGATTTTTTCAAGCGTCGTGAACGTGAGCGTAAGGTCAATGCTGGTCAGCCTGTCAAACCCTTGCCACGCAATCCACAGACTGACTACGCCAAAAAACGTGCCAAAGAGAAACGTGACTTGGAGCAGTTTGGCGAAACTACCAACTACTGGACTCGACTACAGAACGAACGCAATACAAAAATTGCCAGCCTGGTCAGTGAATTAACAGAAAGCGTCAAGGATATCAAATGAACGAACAATTAATCAAAGCGGCCAAGATTGGCTTTGCCAGCGAATACACTTTTTATCTAAAAGCACACTACTTTCATTGGAACGTGGAAGGTCCAGACTTCGGCCAACTGCATGATCTATTTGGAAAAATCTACGAAGAAGTCTACGGCAACATAGACGGCTTCGCTGAACGTATTCGTGCTATGGGTGCCTATGCACCAGGTTCCAGCAGCAGATTCAACATGCTGAGCCGCATAGAAGATGAAACCAGCATACTTCCAGCCGAAGCCATGGTACAAGAATTACTACAAGATAGCGACAACATGGTCAAACTACTGAAACGAGTTTATGATGTTGCTGAACAAGCGGGCGAGCATGGTTTCAGTAATTTCCTTGCTGAACGCATGGATGCTCATAGAAAACATAGTTGGATGCTACGTGCCACAGCAAAATGAAAATTAACGAAGTTTTTTCGCCCCTAGATGAAAAGTGGAGCCGGAAATACAAAAGCTCTATCAACTGTGCTAATCCAAAAGGATTTAGTCAACGGGCTCATTGTGCTGGTCGTAAAAAAAATGAAACCATTGACACTCACAAGTTTGGGTTACCCGCCAAAAACTTGTCGCAGTTGTATGATATCAAACGTCAATTGAATCAACCACAGACTACACCGCCCGTGGCATCCATGACTGAACCCGCATCTGTTGCCCAACCCAAAACACAAAAAGATCTAAAGACTCTACAACGTGAACGTGCCAAATTGGATCAAATCATAGAACTGGTTCAGAACACCATACCAACATTGGTCAACCGAGCCGAACGCACACGAATGGGCATACCACCCGGTTTGGCAGCAGACATAGAATTAGATTATCCTACACCCACCACAGAACAAGAAATGGACGAATATCTTGTGTTCTTACAACGCAAGGTACAAATGTTAGGCAATTATATCAAACGTGCCAGATCGGTCTACAGAGAAAGCATCAACGAAAGCGTGACAAATAAATTTGTAAAAAAGTTCTTGCCTTGGCTACAAAAAGAATTAGATATTAAACAACTGCCCAAGATAGAACTACTGGACCGGCCAATGAACACCAGTTTTGGCACGTACGATGCCGACAACAAATGCTTGTATTTGGTCACTGCTGGACGTCATCCTGTTGATGTGTTGCGTACCTTAGCACACGAACTTACTCATCATAAACAAAACTTAGCTGGTATATTAGACGACAATTCAGGCAACACTGGCACTGATGAAGAAAATGAAGCCAATGCCAATGCTGGTATCATCATGCGTGATTTTGCCAGTGACAATCCAGAATATTTTGGAATGGAAGAAGCTATTCAGGTCAACAAGCCAGCTGAGCTTGCTGTTCAACAAACTTATACTCCACCCAAAACTCCCAGTACAAAAAAAATCAACCCAACACCGGCTGTCAAGATTGACATTAGAAATTCTAAACCAGACCCTGACGCACAAACATACAAACCAAAATGAACGAATATCCAGTATATCCAGAACAGAACGAAGGCGACGATAGTGATTATCCAAGAAATCCTTACAGCCCAGTTTGACCCCGAGTCAGAACTAGATGCCATACTTGCAGAACTGTGCGAGATGGTTCTTGCAGGCCAACAAAAAGATTCTGAATATTTTGGCATGGTAGCGGCTTGTGTGATCTGTCCCGACGGCACCAGAACATTTGGCATCAATCATGCAACCAAAAATGGTCTACGTGTACATGCAGAGCGTGCGGCCTTGGACAGAACTCCCAACCCAGGACCAGAGTGTATTGTTGTGACTACCTTGAGTCCTTGCAACACGGCTCGTGTTCCAGACCATCGTGAACGCTACGGTGAAGATTGTCAACAACTATTGGATGATTTTGGTATTGAACATGTGTACTGTGGCTATAAAAACCCCGAAGAAGATCCTGATACCAGCATAGAAACAAAAAATGCCAAGATACTAGAACTTTGCAAACGCTTTGCTGACACATTTCTGTCCGAATCCCGTAAAAAGAAACGCAAGTCTCGCGGTGGTGGTGGTGGATACTTTTTTCCAGGATATGGCTACTACGGCGGTGGGAGCGGTTCCGGTGAAGGTGGTGACGGCGGTGAGTCCAAGTCGGGTATAGCAGAAGGTTCAGAATCATATCCAGAAGTTTTGTATCATGGTTCCACACAAGAAATCAATGGTCCGCTGACTCCAAGGCAAGCCCATGACATAGGTGGTGCTAAAAAAAGTAATAAAAATGCTATCTATGCCACAGATGATCCTAACTTTGCTATAGCTTACAGTTTGGCCGAGCGTGGTTCCAATACTGGTACTTTTGGATGGAAGAAAGATCCTCATCTAATATTTTTTGGTGGCAAGATCAGACACGGTGAAAATGTCTATCTACACATACTACCAACTAAAGATGAACAAGGACGACCATTATTTGTTCGTGGGGCAGCAGATGCTGAATGGTATTCTCGCCCAGGTGTAAAAGAGATCACTCCTACAGAAGTCAAACCGTTGCCGGTAGATCAATACCTGCACTTGTTAAGAAAACCCACTCCAGAAGAACAGAAAATATTTCAAGCAAACAAAGCCAAGCAAGATATAGCGGAAAACTTTGCCGACGGTAAGGTCAAAGGCAAAAGTCGTCCAGGTCGTGTTAAACGTTCGGGTGCCAGTTGTTCAGGAAGTGTGACTAGTTTACGTAAAAAAGCAAAGAATGCATCAGGTGAACGTGCTCGAATGTATCACTGGTGTGCCAACATGAAATCAGGAAAGAAAAAATGAAATCTAATGAATTTATAACAGAAGCTAAAGCTACTAAAACACGCTTGGATCCCAAGTGTTGGACAGGTAAAAAAATTGGCAACCCCAAGACCAAGGTCAAGGGCGGAGTTAGAGTCAACAACTGTGTGCCAGCCGAAAGTGTGGCCGAAAACTTTGATAGAGAATACAACGACGAAGCTGGCATGTTTAAAAATGATCTACAAACTATTCAAAGAGTTAGTACCCATTTAGAAAAAGCCATACAAGATAATGAAAATTTGCCAGAGTGGTGCCAAGCTAAAATAGCACAAGCCAAAGGAATGATTGTTAATGTTATGGACTATATGATTAGTCAACATGAAAACGGTATAGTCGATACAGTAAATGAAGAATTTGATCTTATTGAATCAATCATCGACGATCTTGCTGAACGCAATTCAGTAGATGCAGAAGTGATCTGGGAAGACCTAGAAAGTTTAACTGATGATGAACTATACGTATTTGCAACTACAACTCCTGTAATGGAAGATTGGCAAAAAGCCAACAAGAAAGACAAGACCGACGGTATGAGTCGCAAAGCTGTCAAAGCCTATCGTAGAGAGAATCCAGGCTCAAAGTTAAAGACTGCTGTGACTACCAAGCCTAGTAAGTTAAAGAAGGGCGGCAAAGCCTCAAAACGTCGTAAGAGCTATTGCTCACGTAGCAAGGGTCAAATGAACATGCACAACATTTCGTGTGCTAAAACTCCAGACAAAGCTATTTGCAAGGCACGACGTCGTTGGAACTGTGAATGAGTCACATAGTAGCTAACTTACCCGCTGTAAAATGTTTTGTTCGTAGAGAGTTTTTGTATGATTTTGAGCAAGGTCACGGTGAATTAGAACCTGTGTGGTGGGTTAGCATTAAAAGTTTAAGAGGTCAAGCATTCCGTATTGAAAGCTATCTCAATCAGTATGGTGCTTTGTATGACAAGTTACCGTTACATGCTTACTGCTGGAAACCCATAGAGGGCGAACCACTACCGTTGGATTACCTACAGTTATGGGACTGTCTCAGTTACGATATCACTGTGATCAAAAAAGCACAACTACAAAGTATGCGTTGCAAGTTCAAACTCAAGAATGGAGCCTGGATGTCAGGCGAATACATGTTTACTGTGGACTCAGCACATCCAGACTTTAACACACTTGATACTGGCTTCTCAGAGGATGTGGAAGATCACAAGAGCTACAATTTCATACGCTGTGATAACGGACAGTTTGCCGCACAACCCAACAACAGACTAATCATATTAGAACCCAGTAGCAATCCTCGAGAACTCAAACAGCCAGACTTTCGTGTGGCCACTCGTAGATGGAGTGTGGAAACAGACGCCAAATGGGCCCTGGGTGACACTGACACAGTCATGTACGAAAAATCAGAAATTAAACCGAATACACTACCTTAGGACGTTATGCGTTACTAGTGTATGCCCGGCTGCTGGGCTAACATATTTGGGAGTCGTGCCCCGGAATGTATGTTTAAAGTGAGCAACTTTTCCAAAACACTCTTGCTTTATCAAAATAAGTAGTATATAATATGTTTTTCAACTAGGAGATTCAAATGTCAACACGTATGTTTAGCAATGAGCAAAAAGCCAAATTAACCCAAATCATCAACGAAGGTATGGCTGTGCTACAAGAAATTGAGGACCTCAATGCCGGTCTATCAGACACAGTAAAAGCTATTGCTGAAGAAATGGAAATCAAACCAGCTATCTTGAAGAAGGCTATCAAGATTGCCCAAAAATCCAAACTAGGTGAAACCAACAACGATCACGAAGAATTAAACACAATTCTTGAAACTGTAGGTAAAACACTTTAATGTTTCCGTTCGGCGACTGGATCTACGCTACCTGGGACTACATAAAAAAAGACTACCACGAGTGGCCTTTGCGTTTTTGTGCTGAAGTTTTTAGTTGGGCCTGTAGTGTAGTCAGTGCCATTATCTTTGCTGTAAGTGTTCCAGAAATTCCTGTCATTCCCTTATACAGTATTTTTATTGCTGGTTGTGCAGCGGCAGCTTGGACCTGCTGGACACGAGGCAGTTTTGGTCTATTGGCCAATTATGCATTTCTTATTTTTATAGATGCCATTGGACTGATTAGATTTATTATTAAAACCACCTAATGTTGCATCAGGTGTTTGATGACTGGTTGTACGAATGTCAGGATCAAGATTTTGTAAACTATGCACAGTCTTGGTTCAATGGCACAGCAGATTTAAATTGGACTAACGAACTACGTGGTCTAAGAAATGCCAACAACATTGATCAAATTGATCAACTGTATCAAAATAATCCATTTGTAAATTTTATCAACACCCACGTTAATATATTTTTACAACAACAATACAATAATTTTTCCCAACGGTCAGTGCTGATTGGCATCTGGCCGTTTGCTATGACTGCTGAGTTGTGTCATGCTCCACATCAGCACGATGAATGCCATTTCAGCGGTACTTACTATGTAGAAATTCCCACAGGATCTGGACCTATACAGTTTCACAATGATACCAAAATACATATCATAAATCCCACAGCAGGCATGCTTTTAATATGGCCCAGTCATATTAGACATTCGGTTCCAAAATGTGAATTTGTTGGCACACGACGGGCAATTTCTTTTGATATTGCTCTTGCTAAACGCTAAGTAAGATAGTATAATATACAGAGTCGCTGACTTAATCAGCATGTAGAGCAAGTGTCGGCTCAAAGCGGCACACATTGGAGAGTTATGAGTTATATAGATGCATTGTTTGATCGCGACAAAGATCGCATACACGTGGTAGAACGTGTGAACGGAGAACGAATTTATACTGAGTATCCGGCCAACTATGTGTTCTACTACGATGACCCCAGAGGAAAATTCCGCACAATCTTTGACACGCCTGTCACACGCTTTGCCACAAAAAACGGCAAAGAGTTCCACAAAGAGCAACGCATCAACGGTAACAAGCGACTATGGGAGTCAGATATCAATCCCATCTTCCGTTGTCTTGAAGAAAATTATCTAGGCGTAGACTCGCCAAAACTACAAACAGCCTTTTTTGACATTGAGGTGGACTTTGATCCACTTAGAGGCTATTCAAAACCTGAAGATCCCTTTAACGCTATCACTGCTGTCTCAGTCTACATGGACTGGATGGACAAAATGGTCACGCTGGTGGTTCCGCCCAAGAGTTACAGTTGGCAAACTGCTGAAGAAATTTGTGCTCAATATGACAACTGTTTTTTGTTTGAACGAGAAGAGGACATGCTCAACACATTCCTTGACCTGATTGAAGATGCAGATATCTTGTCGGGATGGAACAGTGAGGGCTTCGATATTCCTTATACCACAATGCGTATCACTAGAGTTCTCAGCAAGGACGACACACGTAGACTATGCTTGTGGGGGCAACTGCCCAAGCAACGTGTGTTTGAACGCTTTGGTGCAGAGAACTTGACCTTTGACTTGCTGGGTCGTGTTCACTTAGACTACATGCAACTGTATCGCAAATACACTTATGAAGAACGTCACAGTTATAGCCTGGATGCCATTGCCGAATACGAACTGGGTGACCGCAAGACACAGTACGAAGGCACCTTGGATCAACTGTACAACAAAGACTTTCCCAAGTTCATTGACTACAATCGCCAAGACACAATGATTCTTGCCAAGTTAGATAAGAAACTACGCTTCTTAGACTTGGCTAATGAACTAGCACATGACAATACTGTGCTACTGCAAACCACCATGGGTGCTGTGGCAGTTACCGAACAAGCCATTATCAATGAGGCTCACAGCCGTGGGCTAGTAGTACCTAACAGGAGAAGCAGAGATGATCAAGGTGACACACAAGCGGCAGGTGCCTACGTTGCTTACCCCAAAAAAGGTATGCACGAATACATCGGAGCGATCGACCTTAACAGTCTCTACCCGTCAGCGATCCGTGCTCTTAACATGGGACCAGAAACGGTCGTTGGTCAGTTAAGAACTGTAATGACCGACCACTACATCCAAGAAAAGCTGGCGAGTGGATCGAGCTTTGCTGATGCCTGGGAAAACATGTTTGGTACCCTAGAGTATCAAGCAGTGATGAACATGGAACCAGGCACTGAGATTACTGTAGACTGGGAACAGGGTGGTTCGGATGTAATGAGTGCCGCAGATGTATGGCGCTTGATATTTGACAGTCGTCAGCCATGGACTTTGAGTGCCAATGGCACAATATTTAAATATGATGTCAAGGGTATTATCCCTGGCCTATTGGAGAGATGGTATGCTGAACGTAAGGAAATGCAAGATAAGAAGAAAACCGCAACATCTAAGGAAGATCAAGCGTTCTGGGACAAGCGGCAACTCGTTAAAAAAATTAACCTTAACTCACTTTACGGGGCGATCCTTAACCCGGGTTGCCGCTTCTTTGATCAAAGGATTGGCCAATCTACGACGCTTACGGGCCGGATCATTGCAAAGCACATGGACGCACACGTCAATGAAGCTATTACCGGCCAGTATGACCACGTTGGCGCAAGTATCATCTACGGCGACACGGACTCGGTCTATTTCTCAGCCTGGCCGCAAATCAAAGAGGAAGTAGCCGCAGGTCGCATGGAATGGAACAGAGAAATCTGTGTGCAGTTATATGATACCATTGCCGACTCAGTAAATGCCAGTTTCCCAACATTCATGGAACGTGCTTGTCATTGTCCTAGAGAGATGGGTGCCATTATTGCAGCCGGTCGTGAACTTATTGCAAGTAAGGGCTTGTTTATCAAAAAGAAACGTTATGGCGTGTTGATCTTTGACATGGAAGGTGTGCGACTAGACACACACGGCAAGCCAGGCAAGATGAAGGCCATGGGCTTGGATCTCAAGCGATCAGATACACCCAAGGTAGTACAAGACTTCTTGAGTGAGCTACTCATGGATGTGTTAACAGGTGCCGGCCGAGAAGCTGTTATTGAAAAAGTCAAAGAATTCAAGTTATTGTTTGCTACCAGACCAGCCTGGGAAAAAGGCACGCCCAAGCGTGTGAACAACTTGACCAAGTATGCAGCAGAAGAAGCACGTCTGGGCAAAGCCAACATGCCCGGACACGTTAGAGCCGCAATGAACTGGAACAACCTAAAGCGTATGCATGGCGACAACTATTCAACAACCATCGTAGACGGTATGAAAACCATCGTGTGTAAACTCAAAGACAATCCAGTGGGATATACGTCTGTGGGCTATCCCACAGACGAAACTCATATACCGCAGTGGTTCAAAGACTTGCCATTCGATGATAGCACAATGGAATCAACCATTGTGGATCAAAAGGTAGAGAACTTGTTGGGTGTGCTAGAGTGGCGTATTGCTGAATCAACAGATATTAAAACAACCTTTGATGATTTGTTTAGTTTTGAATAATGAAAAAATTAACTGAACTTGTTCGAATCCGAGAGCTGTTAAAATCAGAGTACACGACTCACGACATTACCTTGGGTATTAACAGTTTAGAAAATCGCATTGGTGCTATTGCCAACGAAACGCCATTGGCAGATGTACAAACAGAAATCCATCAATTGACTGGAGATTTTGCTAGACTACACCAGGATTTACAATTTAGTCAGTCTCGATTCGATCTCATCATCGACAAAATAAATCAACAGATACACGTGGAAGCGGCTCACTTGTTTACCAATAACTACGAATTAGAATTGCGTGTCGAAGAAGAGGCAGTGAGCAACATACGAAAATTACGGGTGATGGAGTTATCTGAATCTTTACAAACAGAAATTCATAATCGCATACAATTAAATACCAATTGGAAATATCCAGCACTAGAAATTGGATGCCGGGATGGTGAGTGGACCAAACACATTGTGGCTGCTGATCCGTTATATGTCACTGATCACTACAGAGATTTTTTACAATCTACAGTCAGTCAGTTTCCAGATGAGTATCAACGCAGACTAAGACTATATCTTGTCAAAGATACCAATTTTGATGCATTGCCTCAGGGACAATTTGGATTTGTATTTTGTTGGAATTTCCTAAACTATCGCAGTCTCGATACTATAAAAGAATATTTAAAATCGGTCAAGGGACTGTTACGTCCGGGTGGCATTTTTATGTTTAGTTATAACAACGGCGACTTAGTCGACGGTGCCAACTATGCAGAAAGTTTTTGGATGAGTTATATGCCAAAAAGCATGTTGATACCCATGTGTGAGAGTTTGGGTTTTGAGGTATATTACATCAAAGACGTACATGGTCAAGGAACCACAGTCAGTTGGATCGAACTCAAACGGCCTGGCACACTGGAAACGGTCAAAGCACATCAGGTATTAGGCGAAATAAAAAGACGAGACCATTGACTTTTTCTAAATACTATTATACAATTACTACACTTACGGAGAATAAAAAAATGTTTGATCACTTAAAAGATATTGTACAACACACTTATGGCTTGGGCGTTATTAGCATGATCAAGGTCACAGGCGATGCCAACGGCACAGCCATTAATGCTTTTGACCAAGCTACCAAAACAGTAGTTCTGAATGCCGAATTCAAAGCACCCATTGCCGAATTCCAAGGCGTGTTTGGTATGCCAAACTTGGATCGTTTAAACACCATCCTTAACATTCCTGAATACAAGGAAGGTGCCAAACTTGCTGTAGCAACACAGAAAGATTCGGACGGCACAGATGTTCCTGCCAGCATCAACTTTGAAAACAAAGGCGGAGACTTTAAAAATTCATATCGATTTATGACCACTGCTGTCATTAATGATCAACTCAAGAACGTTAAGATGAAACCAGTCAAGTGGGGTGTTGAAGTTGTTCCCACAGCACTGAGCATTCAGAAGTTGAAGTTTCAAGCAATGGCACACTCAGATGCTACCACATTCTCCAGCAAAACAGAAAATGGCGAACTAAAGTTTTTCTTTGGCGAAGCCAGCAGCCATGCAGGATCATTTACATTTGCCGCAACACCGGGCAGTTTAAGTAAACAATTGAATTGGCCTGTGGCAGTTGTCAATAGTATTTTGAGCTTGCCCGGAGATAAAACATTCAAGATCAGTGATGAAGGTGTTGCTGAAATCACTGTGGATTCAGGTTTGGCTGTTTACAAATACATGTTGCCAGCACAAACCAAGTAATGAAAGAAGCAGTTAGACGCGGATACTTAGCAGGTGGCGGATTGCGTAGTCCAGATAAAAAAAACTTTTATCTAAATATTCCTAAAAACGCCAGTACGTATCTGTCTAACACACTACTGGCCAATGGATGGCACTATCATACATTAGGTGACGACAGTGATCGAATTGAACACGCAATGGTTGTGCTAAAAGACCCTGTTGATCGTTGGGTCAGTGGAGTTGGTACATATATTAGCAGTTGGATATTGGGACCGGGGTATGGAAGTGATCACTTTATTGAACACTATAATAATTTATCTGAACGGCTGTTGTTTGAAACCTTGATCGTTGATGATCATACCACACCGCAGATTAGATTTATCAAACAACTCGACCAACTATTGCCAGGCGTACCTGTTACATATTTTAAACTAGATCGGTGTGTGATTGACAATATGGGTGCTTGCATCTCACAACCTTTCACCGTAGCCCCGGTTGAGTCAAATGTTTCCGAAGATCATTACGATCAACAAGTCGTAACTAAATTTATAAAAAATAGGATACTGGACGATTTTACATTAAAAGCCAAAGTAGTTGCTAGATTCCAAGAGGACTACAATTTTATCAATCAAACACAATTTTACTATGAGCCAAGATAACTTAACTGCCAAACAATCAGACTATGCTGTGTTCCTTCCAGCCATCAGTGGTTTCTATGCCACGTTCATAGGCAAGCAACGTGATCCTGCCGGACCTTATGTGGATCCTACACGTTTTCCGCAAGGCATAACAGACATGGAACAACTCAACTGGTTGAATGATCAAAAAGCGTTGTTTCCTTACAAGTGGTCTCTTTACTCCGGTGGCCACGCAAACCTCGACCTTGCCAAACAGGACTGGTCAGAGGATATGGTACGCAATCGTGATCCCAACACACTGATCTTAGGCGACTCTGGTGGATTCCAGATTGCCAAAGGATTATGGGAAGGCGATTGGAAGGCCAATTCAGGATGTCCCAAAGCACAGAAAAAACGAGAACAGGTTTTGGCTTGGCTTGATGGCATTGCTGACTACGGTATGACCCTTGATATTCCAACCTGGGTTGCACTAGATAAAGAAGCAGGTAAGAAATGTGGTATCAGTACGCACCAGGAAGCTGTTGATGCTACCAAATACAACAATGATTACTTTATGACCAATCGTAAAGGTATCAAGAACGGTGGTGTTAAGATCTTAAATGTATTACAAGGTGCCAACCACATTGAGGCCGACGATTGGTACGAAACCATGAAACACTATTGTGATCCTGTGCAACATCCAGACACACACTTTAACGGATGGGCCATGGGTGGACAAAACATGTGTGACGTAGAGTTGATTCTCAGACGTTTAGTTACTCTACGTCATGATAACTTGTTACAAGAAGGTGTTCACGATTGGATGCACTTCTTGGGCACAAGCAAACTAGAGTGGGCAGTACTGTTAACTGTAATACAACGAAACGTTAGAAAATATGTAAATCCTAGTTTCACTATCAGCTTTGATTGTGCTAGTCCATTCTTGGCAACTGCCAACGGACAGGTATACTTTGAAAATGTGTTTCCCGACAACGGCAAGTGGTCATACAGGATGGCTCCTAGTGCAGATGACAAAAAGTACGCAACAGACACACGCAAGTGGAGTGACGGAGTGGTAGCGGATGGCAAGTATCCACGTTGGGAAGACAGTCCACTTAGTAACTTGTTTAAAATGAAAGACATTTGCTACTACAAACCAGGCGATGTAAACAAGAATGGCAAAGAAGGCAAAACGTCATGGGATAGTTTTAGTTACGCATTGTTAATGGGTCATAATGTATGGATGCATTTGACAGCGGTACAAGAAGCCAATCGTAGATTTGATGCCGGTGCTCATCCTGCCATGATGCGTAGCTCAGGCCCGGGTGGTGAATATTTTGAAGACATCGTAGAAGCAATCTTTGCTGCCCCAGATAAAGCAACATCGATGGAGATCATTGATATGTATAAAGGAGATACCGGGTATTGGTGTGAAATTGTTGGTACTAGAGGATTCAAAGGCAAGAAAGCTGTTAACGGTAGTGCCAATTTTAGTAAATTGTTTTATTTTGAAGATGATGTAGAAATTGTAGAAGAAACAACAGAACAAGAATTTGATCAAACTAAACTAGACGCACTGGAGGCAGAATGAACAGAGCAGGACACGAACAAGTAAATTTCTTTGTTGGCCGGGAAGTAGAGCATAGCCCGGCATTTGGACATAAAACTTTATTTGTGGTTGGTGTACAAGACGCCGGCGTTATTATCAATATGGTCATGGACAATAATTGCAACCATGTTTATTTTGGTGCCAACCAAAGTTTTCCCAATCCTGACGTCGACGATGGCGATACTTGGCGTGAATGGGAAGGCATGATCACCTCATGTTTACAACGAGGTCTATTGTGTACTTTGGACTTGGATGTGTCTAGTGCAGAAGGTCTAGCCCAGGGCTGTTTGATCGAGTACAACAATTTCATCCCAATGATCAGTGTTAAACTACCATATCTGCAACTTTTGGGATACAACGCCACAATAAAGCTGGATGACAAAGACTTTGCAGCAACCAATCCCGGAGTATGGTGTCACCAGTTACATGACTTAAAGGATCGTACTAAGTTTACGGATTGGTCCAAATACACACAAGACGAAGTTATAAAATGATCGCTTGTCCGCTTCCGTGGACTGGCGTCGCTGTTAATCCCGATGGTTCTGTTAGAAATTGTGCCATGAGCCAAGAAACCCTGGGCAACTTAAAATCTTCACCAATTGCTGTAATATTAGACAACACACAAAATCAACAAATAAGAAACAGTTTAAAATCAGGTCACTGGCCCAAAAGCTGTCAGCTATGCGAGCAAAGAGAAACTGTAGATCCTGAGTTTAGTAATCGAGCATACCAGCTCAAATTACACAAGGACGTTGACATTGATTACGATGGTACGCATAAACTGACACAACTGGATCTACGCTGGTCAAACGTCTGTAACTATGCCTGTGTTTATTGTGGTCCATACTTTAGCAGTTTGTGGGCGGCTGAAATGGGACAAACTGTCAATGCCGATTGTTCCACATTTGATCAATTGAAAGATTACACACACGATAAACTGGCGGGACTTCAAGAAGTATACTTGGCCGGCGGCGAACCGTTGATGATTAAAGAAAATGGCGAACTGTTGGATCGATTATATGCGGCCAATCCTGATTGCTTGGTACGCATCACCACTAATCTTTCAAATTTAAAAACTGGAATTTATTCTAAAATAAAACAGTTTAACAATGTGCAATGGGAAATCAGTGTTGAAGCCACAGGTGCTCAATTTGAGTATATCAGGCATCCAGGAGTATGGTCGGAGTTTGAAACGAACCTTCGACAATTGATTCAACAATGGCCCCAGGAGAAAATTGGTGTAACAATGAATTATTTCTTGCTCTCTACCAACATTGTTGAAACTGGGGAATATCTTATTGATTTGGGCGTAGATATTGATCGCACAGCAGTACATTACTTGACACAACCAAAATATTTGGACGCTAGAAATTTTGGTGATAAAATTTTAGGTGATTTAATCAGCGATCTAAATAGATATAATCCAAACACAACATTTGGCAACAGTTTACATAATTGTGCAGAATTTCTTACCAAACCATTTGACAAAAATATAGACAATGTTGTATACTCGTTAAACACAATAGATAAACGCAGAAATTTAGATTTTACAAAAACTTTCCCTAATCTTATTAACATGCTCAAGGCATAAAATGAATCAAGAACAAAGAGCAGTAATTGAAAGAGTTAAAACAGCTGCCCGGCGCAGAATCTGGGTCACCTTCCGCAAAGAAGGTATCCATTGCTACCCAGCGGCGGCCACTGATCCCCGGCTAAATACAGCAGGAGAGTATGATGTCGCGTTCCTTGCTAATCCTCATCGCCATATATTTCATTTCCGGGTGTCAATCGATGTGTTCCACAATGACCGGGACATCGAGTTCATCCAGTTCAAACGATGGCTCGAGTCGCTGTATAACGGTCAGAATACCGTTTTAGAACTGGATTTCAAATCGTGTGAAATGATCGCTGACGATCTTTACATACAGATTGCAGATCGATATCCCAATCGTAATATTTCAATTCAAGTGGCCGAAGATGGCGAGAACGGTTGCTTGATTCATTATAACCTCACTCGCCCTTCCCAATCAATTGTAATTTAAGGAGTAGTAACATGGCCCAAGAATGGCTAAAGAAGTATCTTCGTTTCAAACCCGAAGTGGTCGCTATCTTTGAAGACCTAGAACGCTATGAGCGTTTTTGTCGAGACTATGGTTATCCGTTTGATGAGAAAAATCTTTACAACGAACGCACACCCTACGGTGAATACATGAAAATGGTACGTGGGCGTGAACCATGGGACCAGTGGCGTACTCCCAAGCGTGATCGTACCACGTTTAAACCACGTGATACGAATTGGAAACCCAGAGACTAATGAGGCTTTATAAGATGCGTAAACTATGGTACATGGGCCTAGAGCCCTACAAAGCAAGATACACATTACAGTTACAAGACTGGAATGAATCTGTGTTTAAACGTCGTGGCATCACGTACGAACTTGTTACAGGTGAAACACTCAGCAATGATCAAGCCATTGTCACAGGACAAGTGCTAGATGCACATGGCCGTACTTACTTTGGTATGAGCCAACTAATGAATCTTGTACGCAAGATGAAACAGGGAGAAGTTACAAATGAAGATGTTATCTATTTTGAAGACATGTTTCAACCCGGTATCGAGAGCTTACCTTATATTATGGATCAAATCGATCCTGCTCATCGTCCTCGCATTGCCGTTCGTTGCCTTGCACAAAGTATTGACCCTGATGATTTCGTTCATGTGTGGGGTATGCAGAAGTGGATGGGGCTTTATGAAAAAATGGTGGATAGTTTTGCGGACATTATTCTAGCATCAAATGAAGAAATGGTCATGCACATGAAGGTGGCCGGTTGGGAAGGCAACATCTATAACATTTCGGGCTTGGCATTTGGCAAATCGGAAGTGCGTGGTCGCATCGAGGGCGAACTAAAACCATTCCAGGATCGTGCATATCGCGTGGGATTTGCAGCACGTTGGGATCAGGAAAAGCAACCAGACTTCTTTATGGATTTAATTGAACAATGGCATCGTAATCACAACAACTTTCCAGTGGAGTTTGCTATTTTCAGTGGTGCTAAACTAAAGTCAAACAATGACAGCTACATGGCTCGTACTAGAGACCTACAGGCTCGCGGTTGGCTAACAGTATATGAGGATTTGGAAAAAAATGATTACTATCATCTACTTAACGATACTCGTGTGTTGTTTAATTGTGCTCTGCAAGACTGGGTATCAAACACCGTTTCAGAAGCAGACACTCTGGGAGCCAACGTGCTTTATCCTGCTTATCGTAGTTTCCCTGAAACTTTTGCTAACGATCCTGAACGACTTTACATTCCTTGGTCGTTAGATGATGCCGAAACCAAACTGGTCAATTTGTTGGCTGATCCCCATCCTAACCAAGGACGTATTAGTGATTGGACCGACGGTTGTATTGATCGCATTGTAGATATTTTAGAAGGTAAAGGAGAGCAGTGGCGCCGTATGAGCACTGATTATCGTAAACACACTCATGAAAGCAAATACTAAAATGACAACCAAAGATATTACAGCAGAAGAACTAGTAGCTGTTCTTAAGTTTACACCACGCACCTATAAGGTTAGCATGTGGGGCTACGGTGGCGAACGTGTTATGGGCACAACCACCCAGGAAGTCTGGGATTATTGTAACAATAAGCAAGTTGATCTCAGTGACATCGCCTGGAACTATGATGCCTGTGAAGACATGGATCTAGACGAAGACCTGTTGCCATTCCCACCAGGATCCTGGTACGAGTGCGATGATATGGGACACACCAATGGTGTAAGTCGCGATGCTGGTACAATTCAGATTGAAGATGAAACGGGCGAAACTGTGTTTCAAAAGTCATTTGATGACTGTGATGGTGCATCCGAAGACAGCCCAGAGTGGTGTTGCGACGACGAAGTTTGGATTGGAAGCCGCAAGAAGGGCGAGATCGTATTTGTTGGAACTAGCAATGAAAAAGGCACCTTCTTTGAAGGCGAGATCGAACTTACTGAACCGTTTGATATCACCAAACTGGAACTGCACTACGAAGAGTTCGATGGCGAAGATATTGTTACTGGTCTAACATATAACGGTGAAGACATTGATAACTTTGGTGGCAGCACCGATGGTAAGAGTTCAGACTTTACCATGGCACGGATCACCGACGATGAAGGCAACTGGGAACGCTATGAACCCGAAGAAAAAGATTGGGGTCATCCCGAATTCGGAACCAGTCCAAGTGAGTGGGAACGTTCAGAGACATTCAAGTTCAAGAAACAAAAACCCACAATTCCAGGATACTATAGTTGCAACTATGGTGGAGGCAGCACCTATGGTAGCCTGTATTGGGATGGCAAGGAGTTTGGTGACTGGGAATACGGAAAATTTAATCCAGTTAGACAGGATGGCGTTGTGTCATGGTCAGGTTACAACTGGGACACAAGCTCATGGGTCAATCAACCACCCGAGCCACCCAATGTCATTTGCGATAACAAAGAGTGTGGATGGATAGGTAAGAGTGAAGACCGTGTAGAAGATGAAGAATACAACGATCATTGCCCCGACTGCAATGGCACAGACTTTAGTTGGATTGATTATGATCCCGACACCAAGGAAGGCCGTGCCAATCGTGCAAAGTTCTGCCGGGAATGGGATCCGGCAATTGCAATGGATCGTATTGTAGCATCTGTGCCCGAGGACGTTGCAACAAAAGCCAAATGGCCATTTTAATTTAAGGAGAAACGTATGAATACAGCAGTATACCGTAGTGCCGCAGGAATTAATGAAGCAATGGGTCGTGTGTATGGTCACATGAGTCTTGCTGTGGTTATCAGTATGTTTGTGAGCTATTTTGTAGGATCCAGTCCAGAGCTAGTGCGAGTCTTTTTTACAGGACTAACAAAATGGATCGTAATCTTTGCTCCGTTGGTGTGTATTCTAGCAATGACATTTGCGTCTGAAAGATTTAGCAAGACTGGACTACAATTATTCTTGTATGCGTTCAGTGCTCTTATGGGCCTGAGCTTTGCCACAATCTTTGTGATCTATTCCATGGGCAGTATCTTTACAGCCTTTATGGGTGGCGCTGTGCTGTTTGGCACCATGAGCATTTATGGTTACTTTACCAAAAAAGATTTGACCAGTGTAGGATCATTCATGTTTGTGGGCTTGATTGCCATTGTGATTGCCAGCATTGTCAATATCTTTGTTGGCAGCTCAGTGTTGCAAATGGTCATCAGTGCTATTGCTATTGTTGTGTTTTTGGGACTAACTGCATACGACACACAAAATATTCGCCAAATAGTGTCACATGATAGTGATACTGGTCGCGAAGAAGTGTTAGGAGCACTTAGCCTATACCTAAACTTTATCAATATTTTTATCAGCCTGTTGCAGTTGTTTGGAGGGCGTAATGATGACTGATCCACGCTGTTGCGGTTCAGGCAATTGCATCATTAATGCAGAAGGTGAGTGCTGGTGCGGACAACGATGGGATGGCACTAAAATGTGCCAACCTTATTATATTAACGAATCCGGTATGAAGGTCAATGCCGTAACAGGAGATCTTATCCATGACCAAAAAATTTAGAATCTGGTTGGCCCGTAAGATTTTAGGCAACCATTGTCCTTGCTATCAAATGGGGTATCACTCAATGGTAGATTTCCAACAGCGTAGTGCAGATGCTTTAGCTAAACACAAGGCAAGAAAAGAATGACAACCTTTACCACTGATGACATTGAAAGTCTAAAAACCGAATGGTTTCCATTTGATTTAGATCCTGTACACGAAGGCGAATATGAAGTGATGAGTACAGCATGGCCCTGGACGCATCGTGCAGACTGGACTAAAGAAAAAGGGTGGGGCGAGATACAAATCGACCAATGGCGTGGATTAAAAGTTAGGATTCCAGAATGACCGAACAAGCCAAATGCGGGTGTGGACGTAGCCCAACAGGTAAATGTTGTGGCTGGCATGCCTTGACAGAAGAAGCATATCGTGTTAAACTAGACGAATATGAACTGGATCAATACCGCCAACAAGCACAAGAACTTTGGAGTGATAGTTGTACTACCGGACGGGCTGAATGACTAGCACGAAACGAGTTGTTGTAACCGGTGGGTGTGGCTACATTGGTAGTCACGTGGCACGGGCATTCAAACAACACGGCTACCACGTTACTATAGTGGATCAAGTCCGACGTGAACACACACTCCGAGACATTGACGGGTATTTTATCGGAGACTTTGTCAGCGATGGTGCGTTGAGTGTGTTAATACATGCCAACCCTGACGTTGTTGTACATTGTGCTGGTACCAGTCTTGTTGGCCCTAGCATGACAAATCCCGGCGAGTACTGGGACAACAATGTGGTAAAATTTGTAAAGTTCTTGGACGTGGTAAAAACTTTGCCCAAACGTCCGTTGATCTTGTTTAGTTCAAGTGCCAGTGTGTACGGCGAGCCTGAACGTTTGCCTATTCCTGAAGGTCATCGTGTCGATCCAATCAGTCCGTATGGCAATACCAAAGCCACTTGTGAACGCATATTAAAAGACTATTACTTGGCTCATGCTATCCCAAGCGTATGTTTTAGATTTTTCAATGCGGCTGGTGCTGAACCTTTCAACTACGACCTTGGCCAAGAGCCCAATGCCACACATATTGTGGCACGAGTGTTAGAATCTATGTTGCGTAAAGAAGAATTTGGATTAAACGGCACAGATTATAAAACACGTGATGGTACTTGCGTCAGAGACTACATACACGTATGGGATCTAGCACAGGCACATGTGATGGCCGCTGATCGCGCCGGCGAAGCTCATGGATGGGTTGGTGCACAGCAGATCAATCTTGGCACAGGTGGTGGTATCAGCAATCAAGAAATTGTCAACTATGTCAAACAACACTACGACACCGATTTCCGTACTGTTGTATCTGCTCCTAGACTAGGAGATCCAGCAGAGTTGGTGGCACAGGTAGACCGAGCACACGAATGGTTAAATTGGACTGCCGAATACAGCGACATAAGTACTATTATAGACTCAGCTTATAAGTGGTATCTACGATCGCTTACCTATCCGTAACTTGGATCTAATTCCCCGGGCCCATAATGTATCAATACGCAGAACTTGTCCATTGGATGAGAAATCAAGACACCATGAAGATCTTGCCTGCTCAGGTAGACATAGATCTGACCAATGTGTGTAATCAAGACTGTTACTACTGCAATTCTGCCGACTTCCGTGCAGAAAAGCCTGTACAAAAGAAATACACAGAATACATTGCATTACTAGACAAGTTAGCAGGATGGCGAGCACACACTCCCCGCAGTTACGGCACAACTCATACTATTACCTATCCCGGCGGTGGAGAACCCACTGTATTGGTCAGTTACGAGAAGGTCATTGAACATACCCTGGACCTTGGATTCCTGACCAGTTTGACCACAAACGGCAGTAACCTGGACACCCTGCTGGATACTGTTCACGTGGATAAACTACGCAAGATGGCCTGGATTGGTATTGACATTGATGCCGGCACAGAAAGTTTGTATGAAGAAATACGTCGTAGCCTAACTGCTCGTAGTTTGTTTACCAAGGTATGTGACAATGCTCGTGGCCTGATCCAAGCCGGGGTCAATGTTGACTTTAAAGCATTGATAAACCCATTGAACGACACCGAAGAAGCAATGAATGATCTGTTTCGCTTGGTAGCCAAGTTGGGTGGTCGTATGATTTACTTCCGTCCTGTTATCATTGACAATCAAGCATACCCAATTACCCCAGAGACCATTGCTAGACTAGAAAAGTACAGTCAGTTGTACAGGTTACCATACTGGGCCAATCAAAACAAAACTCTGCCACGTAACTACAAGAAGTGTCACCAGATGTTCCACTTTCCTGTATTCTGTGCCGATGGTAAAATATACATCTGTTGTGAAGGCAAGGGTAATCCACAGTTTGAATTGGCCAATTGGGACTCAGGAGACTTCCGTGATAGTTGGTTGAATGCTCGTCATTACGAAATATACAATCGAACTCGTGTGGAGTTTTGTGCTCCATGTCGTCCTAACATAAGCAATATACAGATACAAAACATTTTAGATAACCCCAAAAAAATAGAGACCTTATACCTATGACTCCTACATTTCCTGTTATTGAATTATTTGATCGCCTGGCCATCGCCGACGTTAAGTTTAAACGCACCGGAGGAGCCAATGCTGAAGAACTCACTTGGTACATGAATCAAGCGATAGCACACGACATAGAAAAAATTGAAGATTTATATATGAATCTTGTGGGCATACACAACGAGATATGGGAACTAGAGTCCTTGCTTAAAACTGGGCGTGAACAAGAACTAGGGCTAGAAGAAATTGGTCGACGTGCCATTGCCATTAGAGATCACAACAACAAACGTATTGCCATTAAAAACGCTATTGCTGAACGACTAGAGTGTGCAGTACGTGAGATTAAAAAAGATCACCTAAGCGAATAGGTCATTGAGCATGGTCCTTGACACCTTGCCCGCGGCATTTTTAGGTACTGAATCAACTTCTTCAAGTATGGTTGGATAACACGATTGTCCCATAGATACCAATACTGCCTTGATTTGCGTTTTATCGTACGGTCCATTGTATATGCATTTTACAGAGTCGGTACCAAATATTGCTAGATCTTTAAGGTCAGGAAAGGCCGCATATAGTTTGTTTTCCAGGCTCAAGGGATCCAATTTGTAACCACGCACATTGATACGATCCACACTACGTCCTAGAATTCGAAAGTACCCTGCTTCATCTTGCTCGGCCAAATCGCCGGTGTCGAGCCAATCCGAATCGGCCACAGCCGGCCCTCTAATCAGTAGTTTATTTTGCTCAATACGTGCTTCTACTCCATCCGGTAAACCCACTGTGCCTATGCGTTGTTCACCTTCCAAGGGATTAGTCAGACAGTGACTACACGATTCTGTCATACCAAAACTTTCCACGATAGGTACAGCAAAACGTTCTTTCATGGCAGAATACAGTTGTGGAGGCAAAGCAGAACTGGCACTACGAACAAATCGTAAACTATCAAACTGTTGCTTCATCAAGGCTTTTAATATGTCTGGAATGCCGGTGATGAATGTGGGACTGTGTTTGGAAACTTCTTGTAATCGTCCAATGGGCAAAAATGTTGTTTCCATGCCAGTCATGCGGCTCATCCAATACATCATTTGTCCGTGTGCATGCCATAGACTCATTACACCAACATATCGATCATTGGCAGTAAGATCGTAGGATTTGATTATTTGACGACACACATAATCGACTTGTTGTTCGGTAAAACTGTAAAATTTACTGTCGCCGGTGGTGCCCGATGTATACCAGTAAACTTTTTCTCCAGGATAATCGGCACCGTCTCTTTCTTGTATGTTGTCGGCCGTGACCAATAGGCTCCAGTCTGAATTGTTCAACAAGTATTGATTTCGATCAGCAGGCGCTGCAGGATTCAATACCATAATGCTATAATTTTTATCGTATAGCGGTATATATTCCCAAGGATTGGCAACACAGATAACAGCACGTTTCATTTGATTAAATTAAATTTGATTTGATATGGTATTTATATTATAATAGTGTTCCACTAAAGGCAATTTGAATATATGAGTTTTAAAAGACTGTTTGACTTTGAACACGCACTGGCAGAGTATACCGGTGCCCCTTATGTGGTTGTCACCGACAGTTGCACACACGCAATGGAATTGTGTTTTAGGTTAGACCGAGTCACTTACACAGAGTTTACAGCATATACCTATCTTAGTGTTCCGCAAATGATTCGTCAATTGGGTATACATTACGAATTAAAAGACCAGGCGTGGCAAGGCGAATATCAATTTGGGCATACCAATATCTGGGATAGTGCTCGCAGACTTGAACGAGCAATGTACCGTGCAGGCCATAAACAATGTTTAAGTTTCGGTAACGGCAAACCCTTACAGTTAGGTAGAGCAGGTGCTATCTTGTTAGACAACAAACAAGATTACCAAACACTGAGTCGTATGCGTAGTGATGGTAGAGATTTATCCATATTGCCCTGGACCGAACAAAAAGTATTTGAACAAGGATATCACTATTGTCCCACGTTAGAAGTATGCGAACTGGGATCACAAAAATTACCATTAGTGGACGAAAAACCTAAATATATCCAATATTCAGACTTGAGAACCATTGACTTTGCAATCTAAATATCATACAATAATACAAAGTCATCCACGACACTAACTCGGAGAATACATGTCCAAAAATAAAAATAAAGATAAAAATAAAGATAAAGATCTACTATTTGATGCAATCAAAGCTACACAATACGTAAATGAAGCACCGTATCATCCCGGATACGAAGATGCTGTAATGCATATGAGCGATAAAGGTTACGAAGAAGGCAAGTATCTAGCCGATGCTATTCGATTCAACATGAAGCGTGACAAGAAACGTTTCTGGGCCGGTGACAACATCAGCGATTACTTGCACGAAGGCGACAAAGAACGACTAATCGATGAAGCTACAGAAGCTTTTGAACGAGTTTTAGACACCCTGTTGATTGATCGTGCGACAGATCCCAACAGCCATGGCACAGCACGTAGATTGGCCAAGATGTATTTCAACGAAATCATGGCAGGTAGATATGAACCAAGACCCGATGCCACAGCTTTTCCCAACGATAGTGAGGATCGATATGAAGGAATGTTGGTTGTTAGAAGTGAATTGCGTAGTATGTGCAGTCATCATCACCAGCCTGTATCTGGGGTGGCTTATATTGGTATCATTGCTGCCAACAA